CTTTAAACACATTGCATCTTTCAAAGAAGAACATATAACAAGATAAGGTTGATTATACTCTAATTGATCTATACCTTGAAGATGAGGTTTAACTTTTATGAATTTAAACTTCTTATTCTTTGGTTGATAAATCTTATAGATATTATCATCTTTATCAAAATAACCATATATATAACTTTGAGCTAATAATCCCCCTATTGTTCTTACTTCTCTTTTTTCATTACCTTCTTTAACCATACGGTAAAAATTAAGAGGTTTAACATTATATTTATTAAGAATATCTTCACCAATATTAAAACTTAACCAAAATTCTGCATCCCAATTAAACCATTTTCTTGAATTTACATGTTCTACTTTAAATTTTGCTTCTGGTTTTATAGTAGATTGCGTATATTCACCTTTATCTGTAATAAATTTATTATAATCTTGACCTATTTTAAATACTGCTTTAGAGTAGTCTATATTAAATAGTTCTTTAACTAAATCAATTTTATTACCACCTTTACCTGTTGAAAAATCTTTAAACTTATATTGACCTTTATCCACAAATACCCACATGCTTGGAGTTCTTTCAGTAGGATGAAATACAGATTTAATCTGCACATTCTGTCCATTCAGTCTTTCTGGTAAATCCAGATAGAACTCAAACACCCACGTACTTGGAACTTTAGATCCATCTAATATGAGATTCTTTGTACTTATCATGCTTTTAAAATAATATAGGGACAAGTAAGTGCCCCTATATTGTTAACTTGATTGTATTGACTGTTATTATGCGGTATTCACTCCGTTGCAGGACAGCCAATACACCTCTTACTAGGTAATATTATCCTGCAAAATTATAATTCAAAATCAGAACCTGACCCTGAATCTGCTTTAAATGGTAATTCATCAGCACCATTTGGATTAACATCTTTTTTAACTAAAGCTTTAACATGCACAGCACGATCAAACTTAAGAAGTCTAGAGTTTTCTTTATCCAATGCTTCCATTGCAATACCATCTTTAGATATACGTGGTAAATAAAGATCATTATTTACATAACCTTCTTTATTTTCCCATTCACGTCCACCTATACACATATTTATAAATTTAGAACCTTTTTGATTTTCAGTAAATAGATTATTACATTCTTTCATAAAATCTTCTATATTTTCTGCTTCAATAGAATCTAATCCATCTCTCATTTCTAATGTTTCACCTAAAGTAATCATATTTTTTAAGATTTCTTGATCTCTTTGGATTTCTCTACCACTAGGTAATGTAGTGTCTTTAAATGGAAAAGGACTAATTCTTACTCTTCCAACTTGACCTTCATATCTACCAAGTGATTGATTATTATAATCTCTAAAGAAACCTTCAAAATCACCACCAACTGGTTCAGTTTCTACATGTAAATGTATATTGTATGAATCAGCATCATACGGGGTTTGATCTAATGTAATAGAATTAATCTTTACTTTATGATTTCCTGGATCTAATACAGGCTTTGTACGTCCGCTTCCTGCAGACATGTCTTTAGTATTCAACATAACTTTCTTTTTTAAATTTGTTTCACTCATATTAATTAATTTTCATATTCAATAATTGCATTCTTAACACGTTGTAATGAATTTTCTATACGTGCATCATCAAACATACCGTCTGGTGATTTACAAGTATTTTCTCCATTATTAACTGTTTCAAATACATAACTTAACTTATCATCTTCTCCTTTGACAACTTTGCCAAATAGAACTATAGAGAATAGACCTTCTAAAGTTAAAGCATTATCTATCATTTTACCTACAGTTTTTGCTTTTACTTTTCTATGTCCATTCACATCTGTTGATTCTTCAGAGTGTGTAAGGAAGAATATATATAAGTCATCTCTCATATCTTTAGGCATCTTAGCAACTTGTGCAAGATTCTTTGCAATAGAGGTAAACTTATCATAACCTTTCTCATCAGCTCTATCAAAGTATTCAAAACTGGACATATATTGCCAGTCATCAATTACTAGATTTTTTATATGAGGCATTTTATCATTAACATGCATCATGGCTTTCATAATTCCTGCAGCTGTGGCTGTAGCAGCCATATTACCATTAGGATTATCTTTACCAATCATTGTATAATTCTTTTTCCATCCTTTAAATGGTAAAGGTTTATTTGCAATGTTAATAATAAATGTCTCTTCAGGACGTAAATTCCTTATAGACGTTGATTTACCTGACCCGGAGTCAGCTATAACTAAAACAGAATGTGCCATTATTTACTTAATTTTTGGTTTATACTTAATAATGCTCTTTCAATACCCATAAGAACATCTACTATTTCTCTTTTTTCTGGATTTTTAATTAATTCTGGTTCTTTAATAGGTGATCTTCTACTAGTTACATCATTAATTACTTTTAATTCACTTACAGGTACAATATGTCTTTCAAATCCTGAACTACTTGTTACTATTTCATATTCTTCAGCCCAATGAGCATTATGTTTTAATAAATATAATGTTCTTTTTGGATCTTCTGAATCATATTCTATACTAACAAATTCTGTGTAGATATCTCTACCTTTTTGTAGTTCACTAGGAAAGAAAGATACATGTAATTCATCTTTTCCTGATGGTCTATATGCCATCTTAGGTATATATAGAGCATTTATATTTGCGGAAGATTGGAAATAATCTTCATGCTCTTCTCTTAATTTTAATACTTTTGCTTTACGCTCTGCTGGAGTCATACTTTTATTTTTTGTTGTTACCATATATTATCTTCTTTGTTCTTGAGGTGGCGTATCCATCTCTATTATTTGCATTCTTTCAAACTGAGCTTTAAAGAAACTCATACGTGTATCACCATTTCTTGCTTTAAGGAAATGTAATACTAATGTTTTGTCATCTTCTATTATATATCTATCAGGTCCATAATATCTAATCTTTTGTTTAGCAGGCCGGTTAATACCTATTAAAGTATCAGCATGTTGTAACATTGCATCTGAACCAAATATATCTGATTCTAATACATAATTACCATACTTACCGTTCTGTGCTCTGTCTGGATTATCTATATTTCTATTTAATTGTGATAAACATATAAACATACAAGGATATTTACGTTTCATCTCTGTAAAGAACTCACCTAATTCAAATAACATATCTAATCTGTTATTTTGATAAGGTGCTCTTTTAACAAGAATACTATGATCCAATGTGATAATAGTTTTCTTTTGATGAGTATTCATATAAATATCAACTTGATCTCTCATTTGATTTACAGTCATTGGTGTAGTTATTTGATCTACAGGACTTTTGATTCTATCTTTAGCATACATATGACATTTTTCAAATGTTTCTTTAGTGAGTTTCATTCCTGCACTACACAACTCTTTATAAGTTTTACCAGTTACCGAAGAAAACTCTCTTAATGCTGTAGTTCTACCTACCATTTCAAAACTAAATTCTAATACTCTATAATCTTCTTCAGGATTAAGAATAAAAGACTCTCTAATTATTTGATCTTTAATCAATGTTTTACCAGAACCAGGTCTTCCCCCAATTACAGTAAGAGTATTCCACTCTAATCCATCAGTTACTGCATCATTAAATTTAGGCCATGGAGTTTGTATAGATTTCTCTTTACCACTCTGCCTAGCAAGCATATATTTTAATGCATCATTAAAAGCTTGATATTGTCCGTCCCATGCTGGTTTAACTTTACTCATACTACATTTTCTTTAAAATGATCTTTTTCTAATTCAGTTATACCATCACGAACCATGTCACAATAATCAGCTAATTCTGAATGTTTTACTTTATTTTTATCTGATTTACATATAAAGTATTGACTAGTTTTCATATACATATATTCTTTTTCTCTATATTCATTAACATACATAACAGTTGCATGCGCAACTTCATCCCATGTATAATCATAAGTATCAAAGAACCATCTAAATGCATTTTCTAATGTCTTAACATTTTGTCTACCTGGTTTACCACTTGGTAATTTACCTGCAGGAAATGCTTCTCTATATATTTTAAGCATTTCTGGATAACCTTTGCCTAATAATTGAGTGCTAGTTCTTTTTTTTGCAATTCTAAATAAATTATCATATTTAGCACAAATTCTTTTACCTTTTGCACTTAATGTAAACTTTGGTTTTTTATATATCACCAACTCTAAATCAATTAGTTTTTGTGCCAATCCTTTCTTGTTATCTAAAGGAAAAGAAATACTATTCTTTATCCCGTACAAGAGAAGTAATTGGTTCGGTGTAAGTTTGTCTTTTAATATCTTCTGGAACAGTTCTAACATAATTTTTAATATTTTTTTTAAGTTCATCATAAGCTTCACAAAACATAGGATCTCCAATATCTAATAAACCTTTTGCTTGTCTAATACCATGTAATACACTTGCATGATGTTTATTAATATGATCACCTGTATATTGTAACGTAAAACCTATTTTATTACACATATAACAAAAGAGTTGTTTGAATATTACAAATTCTCTTTTTCTACACTCTTTTCCAAGAGTTCTCCATCCTTTAAATTCCGGATATAATGTACGCATTGTACCTAATACTAATTTTTCAAGTATTTCTATAGTTTTTATCTGATGTGCTTCTTTCATTGCAATTATCTCATCTTCCCATTGTTTTATATTAACAACTACATCAGATTTATCACTTAATAGTATATTTAAATTTTTACCATATTTAGATTCAAAATTAGTTTTAAACTCTTGAATTTCATTGGTCATTTCTAAAATATCTTCTTTGAACATTGTTTGTTTTTTAAGGGTTTGTAAAGATACTAAATTTATTGTATCTTTAAGTATAATTTAATATTAATATAATGGCAAAAACACAGAAAAATAAAGATTTAATTACTGAGCATTTAACTCCTGAGCAAAATAAAGAAGCATTAGATAATTTAAAACAATTACAAGATGGACAAATTGCTAAAGTTCCTTTTGATGCAATAATAAATGTACCTATATCAGGTGCTTTTAAAGTATGTCTTGAAGAAACATTATTATATGTTTTAGCTGATTTTTCACCTGAAGGCATGCTTCAAACTTTACACAGAATAAAGACAAATTTTGAAGGTATGAAACCTGGAGATTTGACTTTACATGATAAAGCAGTTTGGACATTATTAACTTTAATTAATGAATGTAATTATAGAGCTGCTGATCAAAAAAAGACAGCTATTTATGAAGATCCTGAAGCAAAAGAGCTTGTTGCAGATCTAATAAATGGTGCTCCTGGTAGTGTTTCTGAAATTTTAAAAGAAACAGATAAAATTAGAGAAGAAAAATTTAAAGAAAAAGAACCTAAAAAAGAAGAATCTAACGAAGATTCAAACCAGTAAAATCCCCCATTTCTATTAGGGACTGTATCACCAAGTTTAATTCTTGTTTGCTACAGTCCTTAAATGATTTACAGTATTCTTGTTTATCTCTAACAAAACATAATCCTGTTTTTCTTTTAGCTTCAAGTTTAATTTCTTGAAATGTATGACCAATGTTATTTGCCAAATCTCTGATCATAGCATGAACTTTTGCAAGTTGTGCATTAGTTCCGTCTTCTCCAGATACACTTACAAATATTTCTACTTTAGTATCTTCAGGTAATTCTTTAATCCAATCTTTGTATAAAGTACCTTTAGCTTTTATAGTGTGAACAAGTTCACCATCTTTTTTCTTTAATATTGAAAAGAAATTATTTTTCATTTATTTTTTTTATCTATCCAATCACTTATTTGAGTGACAATATACATACCTATTGTAACTCCTAACATAAGAGACAATACTATTGCTGTTTCTACCATGTTAATATTATTGTTATTATTATTACTATCATTAGAGGAAGAATCCATTTGATATCTTTTTCAACATCTTTACATTCTTCCTCCCATTCTTTTAATTCTTCATCAGTCATATTATTTCTTTTTGACGTTCATCATTAAGTTCATTAACAGCATCTATTTTACCAGTTAATGTTAACCATCTATTTAGTTCTTTTCTTTTTGTCCAAATAGTAACAGATGCTTTATCTTCTTGTATAGCTTGAATAGCCCTTTGTAACTGATCCCAATCATTTTGAGATAAGGAATACTCTTCAAGTATTTTCATGATCCTCTGTTATTTCTTTTTCTATTTCATACATAACATCAGGACATAATTCATAGAAGAAATCAGCCATATCAACTTGTTCATCAGTTGATGTATTTATTTCTTCATTCCATAAATAAACAGCTATTACTTCTACAGTTGATCCTGTACCAGGATAATCATGTGTAGCTGGTTCAGCTGGTATATAAGTATATTCTATATCTAGATCCCATTCATTTATTTTCTTTGAATATGTCTTTTGCATTTTTCTTTTTTTTATTATCTATATTATTTTCTTTAAACCATATTTTCATAAATTCTTGTGGTGTTCCTTTAAAATCTCTAGTTATCATTTCCAGATAAATTTCTTTCATTAATCCCATCTCTTTTAAATTTTTTTAACATTAAACGTGCAGGAATTACTTTAGTCATATTACATGATGAGCAACACCTTCCTTCTTTATTATATAGGGGCAACGGATTGTGTCCGTGCCCCTCATATTTACTGTCACATAAGCAACAAGTTTTTTCATTATAACCTACTTTCATTTTGACTTTGTGGGATATATTCTTTTTCTACTTCATTTCCTTTATAGTCTAAATTCAAAGGTGTTAATATATTTACATATATATAATCAATATATTCTTCTTGATTATCATTTATTTCCTTTAAAGATTCAATTTCTGCTTGAAAATCTTTATTTTGACTTTTTAAATTATTATTAAGTATAAATTGGCCTATAATTAAAATACCTGCAATTACATACCAAATTTTTTTTCTATTCATTTATCTAATGGATTAAAATATTTAACTTTATTACTATCAAAATTACTAAGTGCGGAGTTTACCCACTTTACATCTTGAGTATTCTTATAACATAATATATGACATACAGCTGTCTCACTAGGATTAAGTCTTAGTAGCCTACCAATCCTCTGTGCTGACTTACGTTCATTACCATATGCATGCATAATAATACCTTGACGTAAATTAGGTATTGTAACTCCTTCACTCAGTTGTAATACACAAGATAGTTTATCAATTCTACCATCACTGAATAACTGTAAATTATCCTCCGATGCAGTGTTTTTAGAATGATAACTATGTTTACACATTCTATCAGCTTGTGCTTGCGTATTTGCAAAAACAATACATTTTTGTCCTATATTATTCATTAAACCCTTGGCATACTCCTCTTTAGTAGTATAATCCATCATGGATTTCATTCTCATTATAGACAAATACTGTCTTTGCTTAGGTGTTTGGGCATCACCCAAAGCACCTGTAAAATAATCATAATCTGATTGTTCACTTGTATACCAAGATCTACCATCCTTAGTAGACTTTTTAAGTCTTTTTAATTTAGATAGTTCTAGTTCATGAACAACAATTTTATAATTATTAAGTATATCATTGTCAGCTGCATCATCTACACTAAATGTATATTTAACAGGACAATACTTATTAACCATCTTTAATTTCTCTCCTCTTTTAGGTGGTGTACCAGTTAAACCTAATATTCTACCTTTAAATTCAGAGAGAAATGTTTCATGTGTTTCTAATAAACTATGACATTCATCTAAATAAACTACATCATAATCTCTTGGATTAAGTTTATTTAATGATAAATATGTTGTAAACTTTATATGACTTTCTACCCATTTTTTATCTAATAATTCTAATTCTTTGATCCAAGAGTCTTTTACAGACCACTTTGGAACAACAACTAAAACTCTTATAAATGCATCATATAGTTTTTCTAAATGGTTGATAGCAATTCTTGTCTTACCAACACCCATAGATATACCGAGCGTTGCTCTTTTATTATTAATTGCTATATCTAAAGCATCTGATTGTACTTTATCTCTTGAGATTTCTTCCACAATCATTTCTTTTGCTTACTTGTTATAGCATATAGTACAAATATACCAAATGCCAATAATATTACAGATCCTATAAATGATACTATAGGCATTAATCCTAAAATTAATGCATAAGTCACACCATATAAACCTCCTATAATTGCTGCTGTCATTATGATTACAGTAGCAAAAAATTTTAACATACTAATTATTTTCTTTTTCATCATTATTTCTTTTTATATTATTTTTTTTTAATAGTCTATCAATCATATCATTGTGTTTTTCATTTAATTTTTCAGGCATGTCCTTTGTAAATGAATCCATTATTTTAAATTGATTTGTTTCATTTATTATATGCAATAATGTTTCTTGATCTATTATCTCAGGATTATCCGTGAGAAACATAGCAAGTTCATATAATTGCTCTTTTTTTAAGTTTTGTGCTAAATATCTTAATAATTCTATCATAATTCAGGTCCTACTAATATTAAATCTATTGATAATGCTGCAAAAACTAATATTGCAAATATTAATAATATAACAACAAATAAAGCTGTTTCTTTTGTTCCTTTTTCCATTTTTATATTCTTTTAATTGAAAATCCTAATTCTTCTGCCTCTATTGGATTTAATTCTATCCAAGTATGACAGCTTCTACATACTGATAACCAAGTAGTTACATCATTATGATATTTACCTCTACCTTTTTTGTGATGAACTTCAGTTGATTTATGAGAACATCTAGGAAGTGCAGCTTGACACATAGGATAGTCATTAAGAAATACCCCTCTTAATTTACTATACTTTGCATCAATCCGCTGCATCTTCTTAGATTTATTCTTCATATTGCTTTCTTTAAACTAAAATAGTTTTTAGGTAATAATCCTACACTTATAAACTTTATGATTACATCTTCATAGTTTATTCCTAATTCTTTTAAAGTCATTTTATTCTTATAATCAGGCAAATATTCAAATGGTGTTTCATGTATTGCTCTACCTAATTCTGATTTAGCAAATATACGAAAAATTGGCTGAATCTGTTTATAAGAAACAAACTGTTTTAGTTCATTGATAACATTTTGAGCACGTTTCCATACTTTAGTAATTCTTCTCTTTTTATCCCAATGCATTTTTTCTATTTCTTCTTTTTTATACATCTTTAATCCATGTAACACTCTTTTAAATAAAAAATGCTGATATGGATTTAACTTTGTATATACAATAGGTTGAGCTAAATCTTTACTAATTAATTGATATTCAGTTAATAATCCTAAATATTCATATCTTTTTTTTAATCTATCAGCCTCCAATGAAGCTAATTTAGGTTGTAATTTTTTGTACTGTTCCTGTGAGATCATGATCTGGTTTTTTAAGTTGTTAATAAAATAGAAAAGGGCCCAATTAAGGACCCTCTTCAAAAAAAATTTAAACTAGTATTACTACTAGGATCAGTCAAAGTTGATCAATCTTATAATTCAAAAGTTTCTTCTTCCATTACTATTTCTTCTTGTGGAGCATTCTCCCCTTCTTCTTTATCTTTCTTCTTACTTTTAGGCTTAGCTTTAGCTTCAGGATCTTCTGTAGTATTATCTATCATTTCTTGCATTTCTGCTTGAGTTAGATTTCCTTTCTTTTCAGTTTCCTCAGAAGCATTAGCTTCTCTAATAGCATCACCATTAGTATGAGCAATAAACTCATCTTCTAATGTACCTGATGCATCATAGAATGCCTTTCTATAAATAGGTTCTCCATGTCTACAACAAACTATTCCTGTTTCACCTGCTATTTTAAGATCTCTATCTGGATCATTAGCATCAAAAGCTTCTGTTTGTTCTTTTATAATGATATTACCTGGTAATGGTTGATCAGCAGTTAGACCTATCTCTTGTAAGTCTTCTACTAAACCATGGATTAATGTACTTAAGTTTGATCTTTTGACCCAACCTGTTGCACTGAATCCAACTCTTGTTTGTGTTAGTCTAACATGACCGTATTCTGGATTGTTTTTTGATACTCTAATTACATTTCCTTGTTCGTCAGGACTAATCCTAACATTGCTGTTTTTGTTTTCCATTTTTAAAAAATTAATTGATTAATATTATTGATTACACATCATCTCTATGGAAGTAATTATCTTCCATTTTTTCTATATCCTTGATTTCATCAAGATTTGGTTCTCTTTCAGGAATATTCCATGTATCAGGATCTTCCTTCTGTTTTTTATTTGTATGAACTACAGATTTATAAAAAGGATTGCTAATATCTGATGTAAATTCTTTACCAAGACCATTGAGCTCTCTAAAATCTTGATCATCTAATTCAAGATATTGTTCTAGAGACATCTCTATTATTCTGCCGTTTGGTAATTGATAAATCATACGCAAATGTATACTATTTTATTTACTTTACATAGTCAAAAAACTTGACCACTTAACAAATAAATGAGTAGTATAGCTATCTTGCAACAAATATTTTTCTTCCTTTTCTATCTATATGTCCTTTTTTCTTTAATTCTTCTAACTTTCTTTGAATTGTTCTTGGATGTACATCACAAACATCCGCTAACGTGCTAATTAAAGGATAACACCATCCATTTTTATCAGCATAAGTACATACTAAAGCGTATACACCTTTTGCTGTTAGTGATATTTCTGGATCTGTTAATACATCTTTGTTAACTATTCCAAACCTTTCCATAATTTTATAATGTTAGATCTTTTTACTCTCAGTTCTTTAGATGGTTTTGTTTTACTATTTTCTACAGCATGAAAATCTACTGTTAATTTATATTCAGTTGAATAAGGACTACAACTATCTCTATAACTAGCATCATTTATAATAGTACCTTTAATATATCCTTCATCACACATTTTTAATGCATCTTTCATTAAATCATCTTCATACACATCAGTTAGATCATACTTATTATCTTTAGGATCAAACCATACTATATCTCCTTTCTTAAAGTATATGTGTTCTTTTTCATTTACTATTTCATCCATTATTGTACCTTTTTGTTCATCAGTGAGATATGATATCATCATTGCTACTATGAACTCATCTGTTAGTGAATCTTTTATTACCTTTTGTGTTATTTTATTTATATTCATTTTATTATTATTTTATTTATTATTAAATTCTGGTATTGTTATGTATGACATCTAAGTCACATTTGGACTAAAGGAGCAACCTAAGCTGCTCCTCTAATCACTACTCACTTAAACAGAACAGGCAATCACACCTATTCAAACGTTAGAATGAGAATTTTTTAACTATAAATACATCACGCATGTGATCATCATCACTTTCACGCGAAATATTTGTTAGAATATCTAAAAGATTTACATTTTTAAGATAAGATTTAAATCTAGACAATATATTATTCATCTCTTTTATCTCATTAATGTTTTCTTTATGATTTAACAAACCTAATCCTTTAACAGTACATTTATTTGACATATATATTCCATACTCATCAAAATCTATTTCATACTTATCAAACTTCCATTTGTAATAGCATCCTTTCTGATACTGACAAATGTTATACATCTTTATTGTTTCATTAAGTAATAAATTATAGATTTTATTCATCCACTGAGTATTCCTACTAAAAGTAGAAAAACTTCTCTCAGTTAAATTATCCTGAGGATAATAACTCTGAGTTGTATTGGTATTAAAATATCTTTGATGTATTGTAACATCTACTCCTTTATGTATATCAGTATTTGATATACATACTGTAGCAGCATGTCCTTTAAAAGATTTACCAGGTTGTAATTCTAACAATCTTTTGTTAAAAATATCACCATTCTTTTCCCTATAATCTGCTTCAGTTTCTTTTTTATGTATCCATTTAAATATATTATATAATTCTTTCATTGTTTTTGTTTTTAATTGTTGAAACTGTTTTTGTTGCGCTAGTTAAGGTCAGCGCACAACCTGTTAAGATTTAATTGATTCTTTTCCATGTATCACATTCAGATTCATCAACTACTTTGATTTCACTTGCAGGAATAATAAAAGAAAAATCTTTATTCATCTCAACCAAATAATTATTAACTAAATCATTTATCATATCTTCAGACATACTAACAGGACCACCATCAGGTAAGATACCTTTATCAAAATCCCATACTTCATATCCTAATGTTTCATACAAACCAGTCCAATCTCTTCCTCCCATTCTTTCTTTCATCTCTGCTTTCTTCTTATCAGTTGATCTAACAATTGATAATGATAAACCATTTCTAAATGGTATTAATGTCTGTATTGTACCAACATAAGAGTCTTCAAATGTTTTAACGATGCCACAATCTATGGCTAAGTCTAAATAAAATTTCATAAGTTCTGTTTTAAGTGATTAATATTAATTGATTTGAACAGTTTACTCTGTTGTTTCTCTATGGCTGAGTGAGTGACCATTTCCGCTAACATTATATGACATGTCTGTCATATTACACACACTATGTATTCCTACATAGTAGCAAGCATTACCGCATTTTATCCTGTGCTGGCAGTTGTTCATCCTACAGTCCATAGAATCAATGATTACATCACGAGTTGTAAACTCTTCAGAGAAGTACCTTCCCCTATCTAAGTACAATAGTAAACTATTATACCACGCCTTGTGCCCAAGGTAGATAACCATATCATCTCAACTATAGCCTTGCGAGCTATAACTGTTCCCATATTACAGGGAAATAAGGTAATTGTCCTTATAAGATGTCCAATGACTTTTACTTTTCTATTAATAATTGATTATGTCACGTAAGTGTGACTAACTATATTAACTAACCTAGATCCAAGCAGTGCATCAGAAATGTAACCATCATCCCTTTCAGGACAACGCACTACAACTGCTCAGTGTAAATATGTCTATTTACGTTACTTCACGATGCTGTAACCACATCATTTGTAATGAATACAACAGTAACTCTATACCTAGAGTGTCCATCATATTCTAATAGTTTACCTGTTGTGCTTTCACACTCAATACCAACGGCTATTGGTATCACAACTCATCCATAAGGACATTGTTGTGGTTACTACCTTGCATACATGGATTGCTAATGCAACGCTACTAAGGTGCTAACCTGTTCACTTTATTCCTATTACTAGGCTTATCCTATTGACTATATGCAGCCAAAATACTACCGAAGTAGTACATAGTGGAGATGCTCAGAATTGAACTGAGATACTACATAGTACCACAAGTGGTCTTCTATGCAGGCAAAACCTTTCATCCCCATTTTATTTGCCTCCGTTACTATAATTCTACTATAGAGAGAGAACAAACTAATTAACTCTAATCATTCCAACCATATGGATGTGTATGTGTAACAATACTAATGATTATAGCTATATCTTATTTTAATGCTGTTGAGTTCAGCTGATTACTATTAAGGTGGTAAAAAGTGGTGTTTTGTGGTAATCATACACATTCACACGCACATAAGAAAAGAATTAAACACTAAACAAAGCATAATGTGCATATACAACTGATATCATCAGGATATGGAGTGATCATGCTCTATTTAAGTGAGTATTGTAAGTCTATTAAGTCTATTCAGTCTACAGTAAGTCTATTCAGTCCTCTTTAATGGAAGGAGAGGATTGCTCCTCTCTTCCACCCCAAGAATTACTTCTTGGCTGCAGCCTTAGGCTTGTCCTCAGGCTCAGATGCTGCATCAGTCTCTTGCGAAGCAAGATACTTATCAGCATAGCCAGGTATTGGTTCAACCCAATACATGCCAGACTCTACGTCTGTAGGATTACCATCTTCATCCAGTTCCATTATTGGTACTGATGAGAATCTCCACCCAGGCATTTCCTGGTCCTGTTCAAGACCCAGTTCGTGGATGTCAACTCCTGTTGGCAAATCAACTGCAGCTATAAGACCCCAAGTAGTATCTTTAGATGCTTCTTGGTTTCTTGCCTCTACCACTACACCATTTATAATGGCTTTAGTTGTAGACAGCTTCTTAGATTTGACAATAAGAGCATCGCTCTTGTCACTCTGTTCATGGAAAATTACTTTTTTCATAATAATAAAATTTTAATTGTTAATAATTATTTTTATGGGGCTAGGCCCCGCCAAAAATAAATTGGGGAGTTAAAACGCTAGGGCCCCATCAGAACTTTAAACACACAAAATTTTTTTGGCAAATAAAAATTTAGTATATTATACTATAAGGAATTCACTATTAGGGATGGCTTCTTTTACAAAAAGGCATGTGCAGTATGAGGGGGGGATCAAAATAATAACCATTAATAGGGGGGATATAATTCGTATAGTGATAACGTTAATTAATTCGTAAACATTTAAAATATAAAAAAGATGAAATATTTATTTTTTGCAAGTGGTGTTACTCCTGATGGAACTGCAACTACTGAAGAAGTTGCTATGCTTAAGCTAAGCGATCTTTCATGCATTGTTAATGGAGGTGCTGATGAGATACATATGATATTTAAAGATACTGGTCCTACAGCTGGTGCTTCTGGTGCGGCTCAAATGGATGATGTATATTGTACTGTAGCATGTGCTAATGCATCTATAAGAGAAGCAATATTAGAGTTAGGTGAGGTATTATCTAGATTTGAAAAAGATCCAGCTGCTAATGTATTAAGAGTATATGATGGTACAGCAACTCAAGTAACAAAATGTGTTAGCTCATTTTCAGGATGCGCTATTAATGCAGAAGAACCTGCATAATTTAAAATTTAAAACTATGAAAGAAAACCCTGATGAGGATCATCTACCTGAACTAAGTGAGTCTGAAAGGATTCACTTAGAACAGATGATGGTTGAAAAAGCTTTTGATAACTCTTATTTAGTAATTACTAAGAAGGCAACCTTTGAAGAATTATTAGATAGACGTGATGAATTTAGTCATGTAGGTACAAAAGCAGTATTAATTTATGATCCGTCTGAAGGATGGGGAACGGATGAGGTAGAAGATATGATAGACTACTATGAAGAGTTAGAGGAGTATGAGAAGTGCGCGGAACTAAAAAAAATATTAGATGTACAATTATAATGCAAAATGCATCAGAGTAGTAGATGGTGACACTATTGATGCGGAAATAGATCTTGGCTTTGATGTTAAGATTAAAAAAAGAATCAGACTAGCAGGAATCAATGCTCCAGAATCTAGAACTAGAAATAAGGTTGAAAAGAAATTAGGGTTAGCTGCAAAAGAAAGATTAATTGAAATGTTAGACGGAGCTGCTAATTGTTTTGAATTAGAATCACAAGAACTTGGTAAATACGGTAGAGTACTTGGCAGATTGTTAATAGATAAAATTGCAGGAAAAGATGTAATAACTAAAGTTTGCGTAAATGATTGCCTCGTAAAAGAAGGTTATGCCGTAGAATATGACGGTGGCAAACGTTAAAAATATTTAAAATGAAAATATTTAAAGATGACAATGATTGGAATGAAAAGTCTATAATTGGATTTGTAGCTTTTGTAATCATGTGTGTAATAATGATGGCAGATCTAGCAACCGGATGGTATGGTTATGATCTAGTTATTAATGAATTTGTGTATGATTCATTTGTTTGGGTTGTACTTGGATGCTTTGGAATAAGCGGTATAGAAAAATTTGCAAAAAAATAATCCCTAAACTTTTTTTATTTAAACTTTTTATATATATTTGCCATAGTTATTAATTTAAAAATTTTATAAAATGGCAAAGAAAACTAAAGTAGAAGATATTTCTACAGATTCTTCTGATCTTACAAAAGAAGAGTTAGAAGCAAAAAGAGCTGAAGTAACAGCTTATTATGAAGATCATATTCCTTCATTAAAGATTCAATTAGAATATGAAAATTTATTAAGAGATATTGAAAAAACTCGTGCTGAAAGACTTCAGGCGCAAATGTTTATAGCTAATACTATGGCAGGCCCTCCAGGAGAAAACGGCAAATCTACTAATCAGATAAGTAAGGAGGCATCAGAAGCATTTAATAAAGCTCAAGAAGAAGCTAAAAAAATGAGAGACAATGCTCCTAGAACTTTAAAGCGTAAAGCAGATGCAACTAACTAGAGAGAAAATTCAAGAGACCATCAAGCAAAAAACAGATTATCTGTGGTTTGACAAAGGTAACTATAATCTTAATATTGTGGGTGTAAGAAACTCAGATACTAAGAATGAAGTTACAAACCGCTTTGATGACAAAATAACTCTTTCTTATAAAGTTGATGGTAAATGGCAATTCCATTGTTTTGATTGTACTACAGACCCAGGGACACATTGGGTTGAAAATATAATGAGAAAAGAAGGTGTTGCTATTTTAAAACCTGGGCAATATAGAGGAAGCCACATTATTAGAAAACATCAAGGTAGATATGAAGCTTTAGGACAAGATAGACCTGTACAAGTTTATAGAGATGATAATAGAGATCATATGTATAATCTTTATGAATCTTCAGTACAAGAAGGTAATTTTGGAATAAATATTCATAGGGCTACTAAATATGCTGGTAAAAAATCTACACAAGTAGATAAATGGTCAGCAGGTTGTCAAGTGATTGCTGCTAATGATGATTGGAAGCTTTTTATGAAAATATGTAGAAAAGCAAGAGATACTTGGGGCAATAGGTTTACCTACACTTTATTAGAAAGTAAAGATATATTACATTCATGGCTATAGTTAATAAAGTGAACAAAAAAGTAAAAACAAGTAAGGATCAGGTAGTAAAGTATCAGATCCTTACTTATTGCTTTTTTAATAATATTCAAATTAGTAATTCTGATTTGGAATGTTTAGCAGTATTGGCTAAACAAGGAAATAATGAACTAACAAATTTTTGTGAAAAAATTTCTGAAATGGGAATATTTAAAAGCTCTCAATCTTGCAGAAATGCTATTGCAAAAGCTGAAAAGAAAAATTTAATTATTAAAAAAGGATCTAATAAAAAATCAATATCATTAAATGATGATATTAATATACAAACAGAAGGTATAATATTATTAGATTATAAAATTTTAGGAATTGAAACCAAAGAATCATAAAGCTTTTTTTGAAGAAGTGGCAAAAGAAATAAATGTTCATAGAGATGTTGTAGAAGATATAGTAACTTTTTACTATGCAAAGGTTAGAAAAAATTTATCTGAATTATCAGATACACATATAAGCGTTTCAGGATTAGGAACATTTAGTATTAGAAAAAGAAAATTAGAACAATCAATTAAAAGAAATAAAGATATAATAGGTAATTTAAGAAAGAATGAATATAAAGATTATGAAAAGTATTTACCTATACATGAAAAAGTTAAACAAATGGAAAAAGCTCTTAGTAAAGTAAATGAGAGAATAAATAAAAAACTAAAATTTAAAAATGAGAATAAATAAACTTTTAGGTGCATTTACAAATATGGATAAAATTTTTGAGGGTCTCAAAAATAAAATATTCAAAAGAGAAGATATAGAAAAAATTGCAGCATTAAGATGGCAAGAATGTGCACGTTGTGAGTTTCTTGATAATTCAGGAAGTAAATGTGCTATGAGAGGCACGCAACCTTGTTGTGCAGATTGTGGTTGCAGTATAGCTTTAAAAATAAGATCATTATCTTCAGGTTGTCCAAAGGGTAAATGGAATGCTGTTATGAATAAAGAGACAGAGAAAAAAGTTAAAAAACAAATAAAAGACAAAGAAGATGCCAGTAATATTTAAATCAGATGGTCATATATATGAAACACTTGATGAAAATCTTGAAAAAGATCAAATCAAATGGACAAGTGTTACATCATTTGTAGGTATGTTTAAACCTAAATTTGATGCAGAAGCACAATCTAAAAAATCATCTAAAAATAAAAGATCTAAATGGTATAAAATACCTCCAAAAAAAATATTAGAAATTTGGAATAATGAATCTAAAAGAGCTATTGAATTAGGTAATTGGTATCATGACGAAAGAGAAAAAAGATTATGTGAATTTACCACAATAGAAAGAGATGGTGTAGAGGTTCCTATTGTAAAACCTATAACTGATAATAATGGTATAAAAATTGCACCAGAACAAAAGTTATCTGAAGGTGTATACCCAGAGCATTTTGTTTATTTGAAGTCTGCTGGTTTATGCGGACAAGCTGATCTTGTAAGTATAGTTAATGGTAAGATTAATATACTTGACTATAAAACAAATAAAGAAATAAAAGAAAAAGGATTTACTAATTGGGAAGGTATTACATCCAAGATGTATAATCCAGTTAGTAATTTAGATGATTGTAATCTTAAACATTATAATTTACAATTAAGTTTATATGTATATATTATAAAAAAACATAATCCTAAACTTAAAATTGGTGATTTAACAATTCAACATGTAATATTTGAAGAAGAAGGTAAAGATGAGCATGGTTATCCAATAACAAAATATAATGAACAAAAAGAACCAATTGTTAAAGAAGTAAAAATGTATAATTTACCATATTTAAAACAAGAAGTACAAAGTTTAATAATGTGGTTAAAAGATAATCCGCTATGTTAATAAAATTATTTGATATTCAAAATGGTAAAGTTGTTCCTAGTGAACACTGTTATACTTTAAAGTCTTTAAAGACTGTTATGGAAAAATATCCAGATACTTATTTATCTGTATACCAATATGTATTTTATATGACATGTCCAGATCCAGATGTGAATCCTTTCTTTAATCTTCCTGAACATGAAAAAGAAGATTTAATTATTGAAGAAATTGAATTAGAAGAGTCAACAGAAGATGGTGCAATAAGACATGCAATAGATACATGTAAAGAATTATATGAAACTCCTACATATAGAGCATACAAAGGAATTAAAAGTATGTTAGATAGATTGGCAAGATATATGGAAACAACGTCTATTGATCACGGTAGAGATGGTAATTTAACTGCATTGGTTAATACTGCTGCTAAGTTTGATCAAATTAGACAATCCTTTAAGGGAGCATATAATGATATGAAAGATGAACAACAAAGCTCTGTCCGTGGTGGTCAGGGTTTAGCTTATGATCAATTATAAATTTAAATTTTAAAACTATGTCAAAACAAAAAATTATACCACTTGGAAAGAGAGTTTTAGTAAAACCTCTTCCAATAGAAAAAGAAACGGATTCAGGAATATTACTTGCTCCATCTCAAATAGAACTTATACCTAGAGGACACATTGTAGCTGTAGGTTCAGCAGTTGAAGAAGATATTAAAGTTGGAGATTTTGTTGAATTTGTAGGCCAACAAAAAGAACACAGAACTTATATACATGAAGGAGAGCCTTGTTTTATGATGCATGACCATTTAATTGCTTGTAAAATAGAAGATGTATAAAAAAGTTCCTACATATAAAGATGGAAAATGGGGTATACAAGAATTTGAAACCCATGAAGATTTTAAATCTTTTATTTTAAATCTTTTTAAAGAACCAGGGCAGTATCAATTTGATGATACTGCTTTGTTATTTAATGAACAAGCTAATAATTTTAACAATCAAGGATATTATTGTGATAAACCTTTTAGATCTAAAGATTATATACAATATTGGAATAATGAAAAAGATAAGTGTAGAGAAGGAGTTATATATTATGGTGAAAAAAATATATTTTATCTTACAAGAGATTATTATATGTGGTTAAATTTTCTACCAATCTTTGATAAAGAAGAAAAAAAATATGGTTTTGCAAAAGTAAGAGATGCTCAATATCATATGGCATTGTATGAATTATTAGCAGAATTAAATTATAAGCATGTAGCTATTCTTAAGAAAAGGCAAATTGCTTCTTCTTATTTTCATATGGCTAAAATTATAAATCAATTTTGGTTTGAAGAAGGATCTATATGTAAGATAGGTGCATCACTTAAAGATTATATTAATGATAAAGGTTCATGGAAGTTTTTAGAAGAATATAAGACATTTCTTAATGAACATACTGCTTGGTATAGACCTACTAATCCTGCTAAGGTTTTATTATGGGAACAGAAGATAGAAGTTAGAGTTAATAATAGAAAAACTCATAAAGGTTTAATGTCAAAAATTCAAGGTGGTTCTTTTGAAAAGAATCCGACAACTGGTGTTGGTGGACCTTGTACTTTCTTTTTTCATGAAGAAGCTGGTATTGCTCCAAAGATGGATCAAACGTATGAATATATTAGACCTGCAATGACATCAGGTATGATGACTACAGGTATGTTTATTGGTGCTGGATCAGTGGGTGATCTTGATCAATGTGAACCATTAAAACAAATGATATTATCACCACAAGCTAATGATATATATGCTGTAGAAACAAACTTAATGGATGCCAAAGGAACTACAGGTATAGCAGGTCTTTTTATTCCAGAACAATGGTCTATGCCACCACATATAGATAAATATGGTAATTCACTTATACCTGAAGCATTAAATGCAATAAAAGAAGAAAGAGCTCAATGGCAGTCAGAATTAAATCCAGAACAATATCAACTTAGGATTTCACAAAAACCAATTAATATTGCAGAAGCTTTTGCATATAGAAAAGAAGCAATATTTCCTCAAGCTATTCTCTCTAAACAAATTCAAAAAATAGAAGATAAAGAATATGCTTATGAGTTTGTTAAATTAGAAAGAGATGAAAAAGGAATTGTTGCTTCTAGAACTGATAAACTTCCTATATCTGAATTTCCAGTTAATAAAAAACAAGAAGATAAAACAGGATCTATAGTTATTTGGGAAAGACCAGCAAAGAATCCTGGTTTTGGTATGTACTATGCTTCTATTGACCCTGTATCAGAAGGTAAAACAACTACATCAGATTCTTTATGTAGTATATTTGTTTATAAAAATCCTGTAGAAATTACAAGAAAAACTTCAGAAGGATTAGAAACATTTGTAGAAAAAGATAAAATAGTAGCAGCATGGTGTGGTAGATTTGATGATATAAATAAAACACATGAAAGACTTGAACTTATAGTAGAATGGTATAATGCTTGGACATTAGTTGAAAATAATATATCTCTTTTTATACAACATATGATTGCTAGAAAAAAACAAAAATATTTAGTCCCTAAACAACAGATAGTATTTTTAAAAGATCTTGGATCTAACAACAATGTATTTCAAGAATATGGTTGGAAAAATACAGGAACATTATTTAAAAATCATCTTATATCTTATGCTATTGAATTCATTAGAGAAGAGATAGATCAAGAGACAGATGAGAACGGAGATGTGCTAAAAACACATTTAGGAGTAGAAAGAATTCCTGATAAAATGTTATTAACTGAAATGATGCAATACTTCCCAGGATTGAATGTGGATAGGTTAGTTGCATTTTCTGCGTTAATAGCATTTGCAAAGCTTCAACAAGCTAATAGAGGATATTTAAGACGTAAAGAAGAAGATAAGTCTGATGATAACTTGGAAAAATCACAAAATTTGTATAAATTGAATATGAGACCCTTTAGGAATTTGGGACGCAGCAAAAGAGTTTACAAAGGAAAAAACAAAAGGTCTCCGTTTAAAAATTTAAGATAATGGATAAATATTGGACATCATCAATAAGTTCAGGAGCTCCTATTTGGAAAGCTAGCTCTACATATGAAAATGCTAAAATAGTCTATTCAATAAAGAAATCAAAAGTAAAATAATATGAGGGTACTTAATGCCTTACAAATAAAAAAGGGAGCGAAAGCTGATAATGATGGATATCCTGCTTCAGCAAGTTTAACTCAACCTGTACAATTTTTACCAGCTAAAAAGAAAACTGATGATTGGGCTGCATGGAATTTAGATTGGCTAGAATTGCAGGGAATGCAATATCTTAGAAATAATTCAAGAAAAATTTTAAAGAATTTTAAACTAGCTAAAGGTATTATTGATAAAACGGATTATGTTGTAGAAGAAGATAATGACTATAAAGATTTAATGGACATCTTAACAAAAGAAGATGATTCTGCATTAGAATTAAAATTTTATCCTATTATTCCTAATGTAATTAATGTTCTTTCAGGAGAATTTTCTAAGAGATTTAATAAAGTTCAATTTAGAGCAGTAGATGACTTGTCATATAATGAGATGTTAGAAGAAAAAAGAAAGCTTGTAGAAGAAACATTATTACAAGAAGCTGAATCTAAAATGAAATTTAATCTAGCATCAATGGGTTTAGATATGAATACTCCTGATGTACAACAGCAATTAGATCCTCAACAATTAAAAACACTTCCAGAAATAGAAGATTTCTTTTCTAAAGATTATAGAAGTTTAGTAGAAGAATGGGCATCTCATCAATTAAAAGTTGATGAAGAAAGATTTAAAATGCATGAACTTGAAGAAAGAGCTTTTAAAGATATGCTTGTTTGTGATAGAGAATTTTGGCATTTTAAAATGATGGAAGATGATTACCATATAGAATTATGGAATCCAGTTTTAACATTCTATCAAAAATCTCCAGACACAAGATATATATCAGATTCTAATTATGTAGGTAAATGTGATATGATGACGGTATCTGATGTAATAGATAACTTTGGTTATTTAATGACAGAAAAACAATTAAGATCTTTAGAAAATATACATCCTATAAAATCTACTAAATATCAAATTAGAGGATATGATAATAGTACTGCATATGATCCAACAAAATCACATTCTTGGAATACTAATATGCCTTCATTAGGATATAGACAATTTGTAAGTAATTGGCAAGGTAGTCCTGAAGGAGGAGGAGATATTGTCCAATGGATTCTTAACGAAGGGGAAGATATATATAATTGGGGTGAAGCAGATATGTTAAGAGTTACAACTGTTTATTGGAAGACACAAAGAAAAGTTGGTCATTTAATACGTGTTGATGATGATGGTGAAATAACTCAAAAAATTGTAGATGAAAGTTTTAAATTAACAGAAGAACCTGTTTATAATACAAATTTGTTTAAACAAAAAACAAAAGATAATCTTATTTTTGGTGAACATGTAGATTGGATATGGATAAATGAAGTATGGGGCGGAGTTAAAGTAGGACCAAATTTACCTGCTACATGGAGACAAGGAAGTACAGAAATAAATCCTATTTATTTGGGTATTAATAAAGCTAAACCTGGAAGAATACAGTTTCAATTTAAAGGAGATAATAATCTTTATGGTTGTAAACTTCCAGTAGAAGGCAGGGTATTTTCAGATAGAAATACAAGATCTACTTCTTTAGTAGATTTAATGAAAGCATATCAGGTTGGTTATAATATGGTTAATAATCAAATAGCTGATATACTTGTAGATGAACTTGGTACTGTAATTATGTTTGATCAAAATGCATTACCACGTCATTCAATGGGAGAAGATTGGGGTAAGAATAATTATGCTAAAGCATATGTAGCAATGAAAGACTTTGGTATGTTACCATTAGATACTTCTATTACTAATACTGAAAATGCTACAAACTTCAATCATTATCAAACATTAAATCTAGAACAAACAAATAGATTAATGTCTAGAATACAATTAGCTAATCATTTTAAGCAACAAGCATTTGAAGCTATTGGAGTTAATCCGCAAAGATTAGGACAACCTATTGATCAAGAAACTGCAACAGGTGTAACTCAAGCAATGCAACAATCATATGCTCAAACTGAAATGTATTTTATACAACACTCAGATAATCTTATGCCTAGAGTACATCAAATGAGAACAGATCTTTCACAATATTATCATGCTAATAAACCTAGTTTAAGATTAAATTATATATCTAGTGAAGCTGAAAAAGTTAATTTTCAAATGAATGGAACAGATTTATTAATGAGAGAATTTAATATTTTTTGTACTACAAGAACTAATCATAGAAATATATTAGATCAATTAAAACAATTAGCAATGACAAATAATACATCAGGAGCTAGTATTTATGATCTTGGAAGTATTATTAAAGCTGATTCAATTGCTGAGGTTTCAGATATACTTAAAGATGCAGAAGCTAAAGCTGATGCAGCTAGACAAGAGCAAATGCAATCACAACAGCAAATGCAAGAAAAACAACTTCAAGCACAAGCGCAAGAAAAAGAAATGGAGCGTCAATATCAAGCTCAAGAAAATGAAAAAGAAAGACAGAAAGATCTATTAGTTGCTGAAATAAGAGCAGCTAGTTATACAGGAGATCAAGATATTAATCAAAATCAGCAAAGTGACTTCCGTGATGCAATGCAAGATATTACTCAAAGAGATCAATATAGAGAACAAATGGATTTTAAAAGAGAGGACTCTGTAAGGAAAGATGCTACTGCTCGTGAGAAAATGGATATTGAACGTGAAAAACTAAATACACAACGTCAAATTGCACAAACTAATTTAGATATTGCACGTGAAAATAAAAATAAATATGACTTCAAAAAAGAACCAACAAAGAAGAAAAAGAAAAGTTAGCTATATACTGCTTTAAATTTTTTATTTGGAAAAAATTTTTGAGGTTTATAAATAAATCTTTTGTATATTATATATGTATAACCATTAAAACCTAAAACTATGGCAAATGAAAATGAAACCAAAACAGTGGAAGAAACTAAAGTTGAAAAAGTAGATATTGATATTGATGACATATTTAGTGCAGCACCTGGAGGAGATTCCATAACGCTACCTGAAGAAGAAAAATCAAACTTTTTTAGCAGAAAAAATACAGATACTAGTTTCATAGATAAACCAGTTGAATCTAAAACAGAAGAAGCTGAAACAACTAAAGAAACTAAAACTGAAGAAGCAGTTGAAAAAGAAGAAGAAGAAGAAACTTCTAAAGAAACTATTACTCCTAAAGAGGATGTTAATGTAGATGAAGTATTAGGACTTACAGAAGAAAGTGAAGAACAAACAACTGTAAAAAGAGGTAGAAAGCCTATAGAAGGAATGGCTGATATGTTTAACAAACTTATCAAAAGTAATAAAATAGTTCCTTTTGATGATGAAAAAGCTCTTGAAGATTATAGTGCTAAGGACTTTGAAGAGTTAATTCAGGCTAACTTAGATGAAAGAACAAGGGCGGTTAGAAGTGAAACACCTAAACAGTTCTTTCAAAGTCTACCACAAGAATTACAAATAGCAGCAAGATATGTTGCTGATGGTGGTACAGACTTAAAAGGTTTATTTGGAACATTAGCTCAAGTAGAAGAAACTAGAGAAATAGATGCAAAAAGTGAGCAAGGGCAAGAAAGAATAATAACAGAGTATTTGAGTGCAACTGGTTATGGTAGTGCAGAAGAGATTGCAGAAGAAATAGAAATTTGGAAAGACTTAGGAAAGCTTGAAAAACAAGCAAAGAAGTTTAAGCCAAAATTAGATAAGATGCAAGAGAAGGTTGTTGCTAAGAAATTACAAGAGCAACAAATGAAGCAGAAGCAACAAGAACAAGCATCTCAAAACTATATGAAAAATGTGTATAACACATTAAGAGACGGGAGGATAAATAATATAAAGGTTGATAGAAAGACGCAATCATTATTATATAACGGATTAGTAAATCCTAATTATCCTTCAATATCAGGAAAAAATACAAACTTGTTGGGACATCTTTTGGAAAAGTACCAGTTTGTTGAACCAAATTATCCGTTAATAACTGAAGCATTATGGTTATTAGCAGATCCAAAAGGATACAAAACAAGAATAATGCAGCAAGGTGAAACAAGAGCCGTTGAAAAGACTGTAAGAAAATTAAAAACAGCACAGTCACAAAAATCATCTGGTTCAGCTGCTGCAGAAGGAAGTAAAAAAACAACAAGTAAAAGAAGAACTTTACCAAGAGGTGGTAATAATAACTTCTTTAAAAGATTTTAATATATGTTTAATTTAGTGTTTAATTTTTAATTTATAATCAATATGGCAACTCCAGTTTTAAATAATGGGATTTTCCTACGTGATACTAACTACAAAGTGAGTTCACATGTTGATTCTTATCACTTAACTAATATCTTGGGTTCTGCGGAACCAATGGATATGGGGCCGGTTGATATATGGGCTATGGCTCAAAAGGTAGAAATGCCTTTATATCAATTAGCATCATTTGGTGGAAAGAATACAATCATGGTGGATAACGCTCGTGGTGAGTATAAGTGGCAAACTCCCGTTGCACAAGACCTCCCATATTCGCTAGGCACATCAGCTGATGCAGATAGAGGGAAAGATGGAACTACGTTTAAAATTCTTTTGAGTTCAAGAGAGTTTGGGCATGGTGACATTATTACTTATGATAAGTATAATGGTGCTGAATTATACGTTACTGCAGAGGAAATAATTCCTTTTGGTGATGGTTTTCAGTATACTTGTCAACTTGTTAATAATAGCAATACAGCTGTTTTAGCAGACAAATATTTAGCGCACGGAACTAAATTCTTTAGAAAAGGTTCTGCACGTGGTGAATATGGTGAAAGATATTCAGATGTTCAAACAGGAACAGGTTTCAGAGAATTCTACAATTTTGTAGGAGGAGCTGAAGCACACGTTCATTATTCTATTTCTTCAAGAGCAGACTTAATGCTTAAAGGAGGAATGAATGCTGATGGTACTATTCCTGTAACAGAGATTTGGAGAACTTTTGACCAAAATCTTAATCCTTCTGTTTCTTCACTTGAAAGTATGGTGGAAATTATGGGTAAAGACTATGTAAAGAGAGCGTTTGATAATGGTGATCTTTCTAGAACTTTCCTAACTAATTTAGAAGCAGCTCATCTTTCTAAGGTAGCTACTGATATTGAAACTTACTTAATGTGGGGTAATGGTGGTAGAATTAAGCAAGACGGACCAGATGACATGCGTCTATCTGTTGGTCTATGGCGTCAGTTAGACAACTCATATAAACGTGTTTATAATAAAGGAACCTTTAATATGGATATGTTTAAAAATGAATTGTATAACTTCTATCAAGGAAAAGTTGAATTAGATGGACCAGATCCTAAACGTACTTTAGTAGTACAAACAGGGATAGGTGGTATGAAATTAATAAATGCTGCAATTGCTGCTGAAGCAGGTGGAATGGGTAGTAACTATGTTATTAATGCTGATAGTAACGGTATTGTAACAGGTTCTGGAATGAATCTAGGATTTGGATATGCATATACATCATATGTAATTCCATTCTTAGCAAATGTTCAGTTTGTACTTAACCCAGCATTTGATAGTTTACATACTAATGATATTGAGAATCCTTTAGTTGATGGCCGACCATTAAGTTCTTACTCATTTATAATCTTTGATGTAACTGACAATGGAAATGACAATATTCACTTATTGAAACTTTCATGGGATAATGCATTAAAATGGTTCTATCAAAATGGAACTATGGATTATATGGGAAGATCTCAAGGGTTTGCTTCTTCTGGTAACTTCAATGGATATAGAGTTTATATGACTCAAACCATGCCTGCAATATGGGTGAAAGACCCTACTAAGGTATTGAAGATTGTTATGAAGAATCCAACTACTGGTGGATCATTCTAATCTATGTTAGTAATTTGAGGGAGGGATCTTAGGATCCCTCTTTTAAATTTTGTAAATTAAATATATATAAAAACTTAAAAAACTACATTATGGCAAAGAAAACTAAAAACAAAAAAGAAACATCTGTAGCTACTGCTCCTACTCCAGTAGAAACAATTACAGAAGATATAAAGGTTCCAAATTTTGAAATGGAGCCGGAAGAGTATACAATGATAGAAAAATGGCAAACTGTTAAATCTGGTGAAGTTGCAGTTCGTCCTTATTTTGATAGAGGAAATGAAAATCTAGGATTAGAAAATTATGGTATGACTCTTTTTGATGGAGTTTATCATCAAGAACAATTATCTTGTCTTGAAATAAATGGAGTAAAAAGATACATTACAGGATTAAATGAATTTGCTCCAGAAGTAAAAGGATTACCTAAAGAAGAGAGAGAGGCTAAGATAAAAGAAATAAGACAAGCTGTTGCTCAATTAGAAGCAGAACTTGCACAAAATATAATAGATCCAGAGGATCCTAATTTTTGGAATGAAGTTAAATTGCTTAGACCTGATAATGATAAGCTTTGGAGTAAAATTACTATAAGATGTGGTAATGAACCTCTTTATCTTGATCCAGCAAAGGATGCTTATGATCTTATAAAAATATTTGCAATAGAAGCAGGTGGATTTTCTATAGTTGCAAAAAACTTAGAAGATGCTCGTTCAAAAATAAGACCACCTAAGTTCTATTTAGACAAAATTGAAGATAGTGTTAATACTAGAACTCAAGATGCTAAAGTTAGAAATAGAGCTATTGCTGCTTTAAGTAATTTATTTGATTCTAATCAAACTAAATTATTTTATATTGCAAAGGTAGTTGATTCTAATAGTACACAATATATTAAATCAACACCTAATGATATTATATATGAAATGATGGATGGTTATATTCATGGTCAAGGAATTGAAAGAGATGTTAAAAGAGCAGCTTCAAATTTTTTAAAAGTCTCTAAGGAGAGTTTAGAAAATTTAAAGTTAAAAGCTATTATTAAAGATGCTACTCAATCTAAATATTTAGTTGATAGAAGCGGTTGGATTCATGACTCTGATTCAAATATGAAATTAGGTAAGACAACTTCTGAAGTACTTGCTTATTTAAAGAGTCCATTAAATGATGAGATATCAACTAATTTAGTTAGAAAAGTAGAAAAAATGTGGAATAGATAATGTTTTGGATGTTTAAACTTTCTGCAACTGGTATATATTGTGTTAGCCTTAATAAGCTAACACAAATATACAGTACAGCTAGAGATAGTGTAGTTTTAGTTTTTAATGATGCGGCTGCAGACCGCTTTATTGCAAAAAGTATGATGGTTACATTAGCAGTTACATTAGATAGAAATGATGATGTTATAGAGTTTTTAACTAAAAGAGCTGGGGAATTAGAATCAAGATCACCTGTACTTATTGCAGATGAAGAAAATAATACTTATATACACCCAGATATTACAAGAATTACAGCAATAGCAAATGGAAGCTAATTATGGATAATAATACATTACAAATAAAGTTTAAACAAAGGCTTAACAAAATTGCCAGTAATGACTATGATAATATAGAGTGTTGGCAAATTGTTGAAGCTTTTAATAAAGCTCAAATTGAATGGTGTAGAAGACAATTACGTGGAACCAATATGTATAAAGATGGTGATGAAATGTCTAAAAGAAGAGTGGATGATTTAGAAATTTTATTAAAGGAAGTAGATTTAATAGGGGACGATGTAAATTATGATAGTACATTTGGTTATTTTCAATCAAGTAATTTTCAAAATATTTATACTGGTGATTATCTAGAGTATAAAAGAATTAAAGCATCTGCTATACAGTGTGATCCTGGGGCTCCTGGTATTCCTGCACAACCAGGAACTCCTGATGGTCCACCTACAGAAATACCAATATTTGAAGAAGTAGAATCAACAATTAGTGTACATTGGCCTATAGTTAGAACTAAAAATGGAATAACTATTATGACTGGTAATCCATGCAATTATGTAGAATTTTCTGCATATTACTCTTCTGGTCCAGGTGAATGGACATTTGACTTTCCTGAAGCTTTTGTAACTACGTCTGGTACTATTATTACAGATCCTGAAGTATTAGCCACTCTTCCTCCAGAAGGTGATTATATGCAAACTTCAAGTTGTCCTACTGATGGTGATCCTGCAATGCCTTCATCAATTTGGCAAGAAGGAGGAGATTGTTGGCCAATAGATAATGGAGATGGTACTTTTACACAAAATTTTCCTGATTGTTTGGATGGGTATAATACAAATTTTTTAGAATGTGATGGACTATGTTTTATAGTACCTGACTTTGGATCTAACTATACTTCATTTCTAACAACAATTGATACTGGTGAAGTAGAAGTTATTCCTGGTGAACCTGGTACACCTGGTACACCTGCAGTGCCAGCTGTTCCTTGTACATGTGCTCCCAATGTAGAAAAAGAAAAAGGATGTCAAGATCCAAGATCTATGACAGTATATTTATCAGAAGTAGGTAATGTAGATGTTATATTAAGAGATCCATTAAAAAATCCTGATTTTGATTGGGGTGAAACATTTGTAACGTTTAAAGAGAAAGAATTAAGAATTTGGAGAAGTGATTTTTGGATAAGAGGTCCTGAATTAATTTATTACAGAAAACCTGTAAACATTCAAATTATAGATTGTGTAGATCCATATACAGGGAGTCAATCAACAGTTGATGTTCCTTGTGAGTTTAAAGATGATATAGTAGAATTGATTATTGATGAAGCTGTTAGTATTATAGCAGGTGACATAGGAGATATAAATAACTTTTCAAGGGGTTCACAATCAGCAGAAAAAAATAACTAGTATTCAAAGAGTATCATTTATTTTTTGTATATTATATATGAAGACCAACGTATATTTTTATTTTTATTAATTTTTAAAAAGTTTAATTATGGCTTATTTTAATCATGCATTTAAAAAATGTTTTGGTCCTGCTAAAGTTTTAAAAAACGCAGCTGGTGCTAAACCGTGGACATATGCTACTGGCGGTGACTTTGGAGCTTGTTTAGCTTCTGACTGGTCTGGCGTTACATATGCTACTGGAGCAACTGATATGGACTTGTTAAAACCTAATCAAGGGTTTTATCTTGTTGGTAAAGGATACAGAACATCTGATACAATTGGAAGCAACCCTGGGCATGGGGGTTACACTGAAACGTGGAAATCAAAAATGATTCTTCCAAAATATATTAATAAGATCTGGAAAACAAATGCTACTGAAGCTCAGGCTAATAAAATTACTATTTCTACTTCCGCAGGTACAGCTAGTCAAAGTTGTTTTACTTGTGCTAGTGTAGGTGCAAATAATTTTCTTAGACTTGATGTTAAAGGTGCTGCAGCATTACGGTTTTTAAATCACAATGCTTATATGATTTTTGATACAGGTACTAGTTGTACTGCTTGTAATGGTGGTTATATGAATAATATATATGCTGTTAGAGAGTGGGCAATAGGAATTTGTGATGATCCAATTATTAATAAGTTTGTTAAAGTTAACAAAATGGTTTATAACTTAGCTGGTGGTGCCGGTGATGTTACAGTTAATACATGTGCAACTATTAAAACAGATGCAGCTTTAAATACTGCAGCTACTGCTGGAACTTGGCTTGTTAACCAAACAGGTGAAATTGAAATAGAAGCTGCTTATGTTGACACTGAGTGGGGATCTTGTTCATTTGAAACTACAGACTTTAGCCCATCTGCTGAAGATGATGGTAATGGTGTTGGAACAACTGTTGCAAAAGGGGAACCTTTACAAATGCAAGTTTCATTCTTAGATGAATCAGGTACTGCTAATTCATGTGATTGTGCTGCTGCTCAAGGTACTAAAGCAATTACTGTAAATACTACGGCTAAACAAGCAAATATTTCTGCTTATACAGTTATGAAAGATTTATTGTTAGATGAGAATTATGCTCAGATGCCGTATAATCAAGGTAATAGAGATAGTGCTAGATTTAGAAAGGCAGAAGGAAGTGACTTGTTATATGCTGAAGTTCATGCTGGTGGCTTGTATGAATCCTATGATGTATTACATAGTGTACCTAGACGAAATAATCCTAGTGGGGTTATGGACAATGATCAGTATCATTATTCAGTCTATGTAAGAGCTGGTGCTAGTACTACGTTGTTAGATACAATGTGGGATGAGATGGCTGTTGCAGCGTTTGGATCAGGTTCAACTGCTGAAACTATTGATATACCTTAATTAAAGGTAATATCAGTTATTAAAGGAGGGGTAGAGTTAAATCTACCCCTTTTTTATTTCTATTATCTTTAATTTTTTGTATATTATTTATATAGTGCATTTAAAAGTTTATTTATGGCAGCTAAACATATACTAAGTCTAGAAATACCTGAAGTTGTAAATTGTGAAATATTTACAATAAAGGATACTAGTCAATACGCAGATAATCTAAATGTAGATTGTGGAAACTTACAAGTTTTATATCCAGGAGGTACAATCCCTGTTGTAATTAAATTAAATAAAGAATTCAATATGAACTTTAATACTTGTTCATTTGAATTAACAACAACTGGTTGTGAAACATCAAGAGCATCATTTCCTGATGGAATTTATGTAATTAGATATAGTGTTGCACCACATGATAAATCATATGTAGAATATAATTACTTAAGAGTAAGTAGTATAATGTCTACTTATTATGATAAACTTTGTGAGTTAGATGTTCAACCTTGTGAACCAAGTTCTGAAAAGCAACAATTATTAGCTGAAATGAGTTATATAAGAACTTTAATAGATGCTGCAAAAGCTAAAGTAGAATATTGTCATAGTCCTAGTGAAGGAATGGAACTTTATAATTTTGCAAAAAAGAAATTAAAGAAAATAACTTGTGACGTTTGTTGTAAATAATTTCAGATATGTCAGAACAATCATTACTTAAACAAATTAAAATAGAACAAACATTTGCAGATTATGTTTATAAAGATTATAGAGCAAAAAGATATGGAATGTCTCCATGTTGTTCTATAGATCAACTTCAAAAATATACAATCAAAAAAGAATTATGTCAATGGGAAAATAAAAAAGTTCCTATTTATTCAGGTACTTATGAAGATAGTACATCTACAGGTCATACTAATACTGATACAGAACCTTTTGTTTGGACTTTAAATGCAACTCCTGTTTATGAATGGGTGCAGATAATTTCAGAAACTGGTATATGTGCAGAAGGTATTGGTATAGGAGCTTGGCCTCCATTTTCTGATACATTAGGAGGATGTGGTGGTTTTCTTGGAGATTTAAATGATAAAACAAAAATAGTTTGGTACATGCATCCTGATAGATTAGCAACACTTCCTAATACATCAGGAACTGCTAGATTAGTTGTATATATTGCTGATGCTGATGGTGATCAGGTTGGTATATGGGAAAAAGCACTTACAAATACTACAGCAATAACTCCAGTTATGACAGACATTATAGTACCAAGTTCTACAGAGTGGTTACAAAATACTTCATATGATGCTTTAAAAATAGATGTACCTAGAACTTCTGTAGGTGGTACAGCAGTTCAATGTCCTTCTGCTGGATATACAGCGGGTAAAAATGGTGTTAATGCCAGTGAAGTAATGACTTTTTATATAGTAGATGGAACAGATGTACACACTTTAGTATGGGATGGTTGGGGTTCTTGGTTTGGAGGTGCTTCAGGTGCAGCATGGCCTTGTTGTCCTATTTCAAATGGAACTTCAAGAATACTTGATACAGGGACTTTAACAATTACAAAAATTTGTCCTGATACAACACCAAATTCAATTCATTTTTGTGGAATGACAGCTGCTTCAACAAATGGAGGTACATGCGTAAATGATTCAGAATGTATATATATACAAGTGGTAGATCAAAATGGAAATCCAATGAAGGAATTTCCAATTATTATAGATGGTGAATTGTCAGGTTATACAAATGATTTAGGAGTATATAAAACTACAATAATTAATGCCGGAACTGTAACAAAACATATATTAAATAATTGTCATTGTTTTACAACAAAAGGTGAATGCCGGCAACAAAAAATATTATTAACTGTCAATGATAGTACATCAAAAGAAGCATGTGATACACCACCTGCGCCTTTGTGTACTTAAATTGAGTATTTAAACAACTTGGTTGTTAATTTAAAAAATTGTATATTATAGTATATAGTAAGTAAATTGCAGCTGTAAAAAATATATTTATGATACCAAGTAATACAGGAGGTAAAACTAACGGATGTGACCCAACATCATCAAATTGTGTAGTTTGGCAAGGACCAAACTTAGATTGCATTGGATTATGCACAGGAGATACTGTTAGTACAGTAATTGCAAAATTAGCTGAAAAGCTTTGTTCTGTAGTTGCTGACAGTTGTGGTGAGTGCACCATAGACTTAGGTACAGTTGATGAAAAATGTATTCAAGTAGATCCTACCACTCAAAATCCTTTACCACCTGCTGCTAATATTCAAGAACTTTTAACAAGAATAATAAATTATGTTTGTTATGTAGAAGACATATTACAAGAATGTTGTCAAGATACAATTATTAGTGTTCCTACTGTTGCTGGTGAAATAAGAAGTCCTTATTCACCTGATAACCCTTTTATAAGAAAGATATCTAATAGCATGTATCCTCATGACGCAGCTAAAGGTTTAGAAGCTGAAAAATGGATCATGGTAAGTTTAGCTGCATCTTATGATATTATAAAACAAATAAAATCTTTACAAAATGAAGAAAAAGGTTTAAATGATAGAGTAAAGAAATTAGAAAGACAATCTGCTAAAACACTTGTATTACCTAAAGTAATTTCTAAATGTGTATCAAGACCAGGAACAGCTGTAGAAATGAAAACTTTATTAACAGCTCTTGAGTCAGCGTTTTGTAGTTTAAGAACTGTTGTAGGTTCACCTAGTGATGTTTTAAGATCTATTAAGTTTCAACCTGCTACATTAGGTACAGATTCTAGATTAAATGGAAAAGGAAGTATGAGAGATATGGCTGGATGGATAGTTGGTGCTAATGATATAGCTGGTTCTTTAACTAATTCATGGTTAACTATTGCTGATCTAAGAAATGCTGTTTTAGATTTACAAAAAAATACAACACCGGCTGCTGTTACATGGATGGATGATTTAAATGTAAAAGCAAGATTTAAAATGTCAGGACCATCTGTTTCTGGTATAGTTTTAGATTTTTCAGATAATGCAAATGTTATACCTTCTACATTTTATGATACAGATAGAGGGCGTGGATCTAAAATAACAATTAAAGATTCTTCTTTAAATTCTGTATATAAATATGTTCAAATATCACAAAATAAAGCTAATACAGCTTATTCTATAGATGATTTAGGTAGTATTGACAAAACAAGTAATATGGAAATTACTATAGATATACAACTTACAGATGGTGATAATTTTGTTGGTAAATCTATAAATATTAGTTTAACAAATAAAAGTATAGTTCCAACTGTTTCAACTTCTGCTATAACTAAAAATTCTTTTCAATATACAGTAAGTGGTATAAATACTACTGTTGGAAATACAATAAAAATTTCAACAGAAACACCTGGTGGTACACTTAAAGATGTTGCTGTTTATTCAGCTCCTAGTGCAATTATAACTGGTACAGTTACTGGTTTAGATGAAGGAACAAGCTATAAAGTTTTTGCAACAGTTATAACCAAAACAGGTGTAGAAACAGAAGGTGAAAAAATTCAAGTTACTACAACTGCACCAACATGTACAGCAGTTCATGTTACTGCAAGTACATTTAAAACAGCATTAACAGATTTTAAAACAGGTGCAACTAAAACTGTTTTATCAGTTTATAATGATACTGTAAATAATAATCAAGTTGTTTTTGGATTTGATAATGGTAATAACCCTATAGCATATAAAGGTACAGCAGATACCTATACAGCACCTTCTGGAACTTTTATAACATATGGCACACTTGTAAGTAAAAATCCAACTACATTTATTACTTGCAATAATGTAGTATATGCAAGCGGATTATCTGCAAGTAATACAGGAAGTGGTTGGGAATATGTAACAGCCTCAACATCACCAAATGGAATAACTTATTATATATATGCATTAGTTAATAAAATGACTAAAACAATATTAGAAGTTGTTGCTTGTTGTGATTGCAAAGCTCTTTATTTAGTAGATACAGATGATGATGTTTATTTTGTACCAACCAATCAACATAGAACAATAAGTGTAAATGTTGCAGGAGCAACTGCAGGAGCAGTTGGAACTTGGACTATTGTTTCACAACCTACTAAGGGATCAGCATCACTTTCTACTACTGCTACTAGTACTGAAGGTATATTTAATTATACAGCTTCATCAACCGATCCTTGGGTATCAGATTCATTTTCTGTTAAATTAACAAATGATTGTGGAGTAAGTAATACAATTACAATTCCTATACAAAGAGCAACTGTATTACCATATAATGATACAGATATTGTTGTAATGGTAGATGCTAATTCAACTTCATATGCAGATGCTGATAAAATAAAAACAACTTTTGAAAGTATAAAAACTCAAATTCAAACAATTTGTAATACATGGACAGGTACTATTTATTATGTACCAGTTGATAGAACAACTGGAGCAAATACTAGTGCTGATTATTTAAATTATGGATTAGCAATGGTAGATAAAAAGGGTGGTACTTCAGGTTCTCTTACAGTTGCAACTGGTGCTACTACATGGGATCTATTTAAATCAGAACCTCCTTATTGGGGAGCTGCATCTACAGGTCCTGTTCCAGCTTCTACATATATTTTTGCAATAACAAATCAAGGTAATACAAATGGTAGTTATGCTGATGCTTCTTTATCTACAGGATGGGGGTCACAACCATCAGCTCAATATGACACAGATTTTGATGGAGTTAATGATATGTTAACATTAGCAGGAGGTGGTACAGCTAAAAGTGCATGGGGTTCAGGTAAAACACATAAATACTTTAATGATGCAGCAGGTAATTTAAAATTTGCTCAAGTTAATATATGCCAATTAACTGGATCATTAAATGAAAGTGCTGCAACTGCACTTCAAATGACTGGTTCAATTGTTGGAAGAAAATTAACTCTTTCTGAATTTAATGGTTTTAAAGTTGGAGGCATTCAGTATCCAATAGACTTAAGAAATTATATATTAGATGGAACAGCTCCAGTATCAGTGCCATATGGAACCGGTACTACAGCTGGTGGATATTCTAGAGATGGTATACATAAATTAAATTATATACCAACTCTTTTTGTAGAAAGTGGGTATGATTGGTCAGCAATTGCATTTAATAAGCTTATATTAAGTATAATGGGCTTAAGAAGTGGATCTACAGGTATAGGATGTGCTACTACTTCTCCAACTGCTCAAAATATGATAAGTGGTTCTCATAAAACATTTGGAACACATGCTACAGTTTGTGCAACTGCTTGTTCAAATGCAGCAAGTTCAACCGGTTTAGTTGAATTATTTAATTCTACAGGTACAGTATTTGATACTGCCGTTAGAGCCTATAGTACTTTAAACGGTGCTATATTAGGAGGAACAACTGGTGGATCAGATTATGATGAACTTACAGCTGGTCATTGGTATTGTCTTAGAGATGGTTCAGGTGCTGGAACTAGAAGAGTTGCAAGATATAATGCATCAGCTCCTTTTTGGACAGAAAAAACTTGTGCAACATGTTAATAATTAAAATTTAAAAAAATGGCTTGTAATACGTGCGGAAATACTACTTCAAATCCTTGTGCTTGTCAAGACACAAGTTTAACATTACCATCTAATTGTCAATATACAGATGAGTCATGTATAGGTAAAGAAACATGTGCTGATATTCAATGTGAAGAATGTGTAAGCTGGTGTAGATGTACACCATATGATAAAGATAATTATCCATATACAGATTTCTTTTATATGAAAAATGCAAATTCTGATACTATATGGGTAAAGTGTGGGGAAAGATTAGACATGACTTTACAAAAAATGACATTATTTATGACAAAACCTACCACATGGAAACATCATATTCCATTATTTTATCATGGTAAAGTAACTACAGATTCTATTGAATTATTTTGGGATGGTGTTCCTACAGCTAATGATCCTGTTTCTGGAGCAGTTGATCTTACAGGTATACAAATATGGCAAAGAAATGTAACAGCAGCAGGACCTTGGGTTCAAGCTAATACACAATTATTAACAACTGCACCATATTATGAAGCTGCCTTAGCAACAGGAACAACTAAGAATTTTGTAGCAGGAGGTTTAAATCCTAATTCAGTATGGGAGTTTCATTTAAAAAGTACCATAGCTGGTCCAGTAACAGAACAAGCTAGTGTAACAATAAGAGCAAAAACACTAGCACCATAAAGCGATCCGTAGAGGTTTTTGTTGGTTTTAACTCTGCAAATTGCTCTGAACCCCGGATATTCATCTGGGGTTCTTTTTTTTATTAACAATTTTTTATATATTAGCATCACTAATTAATATAGCTATCTTATGAGTTTAAAAGAAAAAGTAAAAAATGCTTTAAAATGGAAAAAGAATTCAGAATATTGTGCAGAAAGATTAGGAATTACAGAAGAAGAATTTGATAAAATAAAAAAAGAAATATATGCAGAACAAAAAGAAAAGAGAAAAGAAGAAAGAGAAATGGGGTATGTCACAGATGATTGTACATCATCATATGACATGGAAAATGGTCAAGGAAAAATTACTGGAATATCAAATACAGAACCTAAATCTCCTGAAGAAATTATACAAATATTAAATATTGATACAACACAATGGAAGTTGTCACAATATTGGAATAAACAAATGTCAGATCATTGGCGTATATCAGCTTTAATTACAAAACTTAAAAATGATGATACAGCTCATATAGAGCAATTACTTGAAAATTGGAAACCTAAAAAATTTTCTCCAGTTAAAAGAATTAAAAGTCAAAGTAAAAAAGATGTATGTGCTATATTATCATTACAAGACATTCATTTTGGTAAACAAGGTAATGAAACTATAGATAAAGATTTTGAAGAAACTATTATGGATCTTGTAGAAAGAGCACATGCTGGTCATAATCTTAAAAAAATATTTTACGTAGTAGGAGGAGACTTAATGAATATGGATACATGGGCAGGTACTACTACTAGTGGTACACCATTAGATAATTGCTCTACTGCTACAGATGCATATATGCAAGCATTTGATGCAATATATTGGAGTATAAATTTTATAAAGCAGTATTGTGATGATCTTCAGGTTGTATATATTCCTGGTAATCATGATAGATTATCTTCATTTCATTTAACTCATGCTTTATCTAGAGCTATAGATGATCCAAACATACTCTGGGATGTAACATATCTTGAAAGAAAAGTATATACATGGGGTGATAATTTTTTTGCTTTTGAACACGGTGATGTAAATACTAAAAACTCTCTTTTACTTTATGCTACAGAGTTTGCACAACAATGGGGTATAACTACAAATAGAACTTTATTTACAGGTCATTTGCATCATAAAAAGAAAGTAGAATATATCACTACAAATGAGCGTACAGGTTTTATGTTAAAGATACTTCCAAGTCTTTCTAGAACAGATTATTGGCATTATCATAATAAATTTGTAGGATCTAAAAGATCAGGTGTAATAGAATTACATGATTATAATAAAGGTAATATATGTGAACTAACTTATTCACCAGATTAATCTATTACGTTTAAACTTTCATTAGTCCTCTTTTTTTTGTAAATTATAATGTATAGTAATATGATAAATAATTTTAAGGCTCCTAATTTAAAAGGTCCAAGGTATAGAGAAAAAGTATTAGGTTTACTAAATAGTGAATTTATTAAAGAGTTTAAAGATAAATATCCTATCTATAGTAATATAGATAATAGGAAACTTAAAAATATTATTATATCATACAATACAAAGTTATGGAATGAGGTAATAAACAGTAGAGAAGGTGTAGAGTTACCTGATTCCTTGGGTTATTTATTTATTGGTACATGCCCAGCTGCTAAAAGTGTTAATACAAATTATGCACTTTCTAAAGAATATGGAAAGGTGCTACAAAATAAGAATTGGAATACAGATGGAAAAATAGCTAAAATATTTTATACTAACTATTCTACTAAGTATAGATTTAAGAATAGAGAGTTATGGCAATTTAAAGCTGTTAGACAATTTAAAAGAGGTGTGGCTAAAGCATATCCAGAACATTGGAATAGATACATTGTTATGGAAAGTAAAAAAAGAGTAGCTGATATGTATAAGAAAAAAGTTTAAATATGACAACAATAGGTGATGTAGTATCAAGAATCAGAAATCAAATGAAAGCTGAATCTCAAGATGCTTTTGTAACTGATAGATATTTATATAGTCTGGTTAGTAAGTTTGCACAACTTCTAATGAGAAGACAAGACTCTGCTAATAAACTTATGAAATTTAATAGTATATGGCAACCATTGCCGTTTGTTGAATTAATAGAAGTAGATAAAGTAGAAGCAGAATGTGCAGGAATTCAAAGCGGATGTACTATAAAAAGAACAAAGCATAAACTTCCAACATTTATGGAAGGTTATTGGGGACCTTTAATTAGAACAGTAAGTTCTATAGATGGATCTATAGAGTGTCAACCTACTATGCCAGGTACCTATACTTCAATGACAAAAACAACATCATTTAAATATAATAAGAATAAGTATTTTTGGTGGTTAAATGGTTATATATATATGCCAAATGTAGAATGGGATGCTATAAAGTTAGAAGGTATATTTAATGGAGATATTTCAGAATGGAATTGTGATGAAAAAGATAATTGTAAACCTAGATATTTACAACAAATTTTTATTCCAGAATTTTTATTTGCAGAAATAGAAAAGATGGTAATAGCTGAAATGTTAAATACTATGAAAATACCACAAGAAGATGCAGATAATAAAGTTAATATACAAAGATAATGGCAATATCACATAAATACAGAACATTTGATCAATTACTTGAAGATGTATCTATTGATTTTTCTAGTTATGCCTTAGAAGGTATGATTGAACCTCAACAGTTAATTAAAGTAGCTATTAGAGTTAATTATGATTTAGGTTTAAAAATAAATAGTACAAAAGAATTGCTTGTACATATAGAACATAGTAAAGGTAAATTACCTAAAGATTTTAAATACTTAAATTATGCATACGTATGTGGAGAATATAAAAAAGTTTCTACACCTCCTTCTGGTACTCATGTTGATACAACAAATCCAAAATACGTACCATCTCCAGATGATCTTGGTCCTTGTACAGATCCTACTTGTAGTAAAGTATGTGTTGTTCAAACAGGATGTGATAAACCTAATCAAGAAGAATATATGCTAATACAATATGTAGGTGCAGAACAATATAATACATATACTCAATTTTTTCCATTAAAAATAATAGATAAAGTAGGTGCAACTGTATGTGATTGTCCAAATATAAATCAGCAAGCTGTTGATAAAGCTGAAATTAAAGATGGATTTTTATTAACTAATTTTAAAACAGGTAATGTATATATAAATTATCAAGGTGCTATGGAAAATGAGGAAGGTGATTTATTAGTATTAGATCATCCTTATTGTAATGAATATTATGAATATGCATTAAAACAAAGAATACTTGAAAATATGGCTATGAATGGAGAGCAAGGTGCTGCACAACAATTAAACTTAATTGAACAAAGATTAAGAGCTGCAAGAAATAATGCGTTAGGATTTGTTAATACTCCTGATTTTGCAGAGTATAAAAAAATGTGGGAAGTTAATAGAAGAGCACAATATCATAATTACTATAATATGTTTAAAAGTCATCCTACAGTAAGATAAATGAATTATAATGGCAAAGAAACAACAGCAACAAAATACACCTCTTCAAAATACCTCAAATGTAGATACAGATCTATTTAATAAAGGTATGCATAAAGATCCTAACCCTAGCTTTCAAGGGAGAGATGGGTTCTATTCACATGCTAGAAATGCTATTAATAATTCAAAAGAAGGTGATGTAAATGTTCTTGGTAATGAACCTGCTAATTATCTATGTGCAGAGATACCATATACTATAATAGGATTTATTCATTTAACAGGAGATAATTGGATAGTTTTTTCAACAGACAATAGTAATAGTGTTATAGGTAGATTTGATGATAGCAAATGTCATTATGAACAAATAGTAAATGATCCGTGTTTAAGCTTTAATACATCACACTTAGTTACAGGGGCTTCTAAAGAGATGTTTGATTGTTCTTGGCAAGTATATTGGGATGATGGACTTAATCCCTCTAGAACACTTAATCTAGATGATATTCCATATGTACAAATACAAACAACAGGACCACTTATTGATGGTACTCCTTGTGTTACTTATATAGATGCACAACCTTTACAATTAGATTGTGAAAGATTGCGTCTACATCCTTTAATGCAAACACCTTGTGTTACATTAACTAAATCAGATACAGGAGGTTTATTAGGAAATGGTACTTATCAAGCTTTTGTTTGTTATACAATGAATGGAGAAAAAATTGGAGATTACTTAGGTGTTTCCAATGTTCAATCTTTATGGGATCATGCAGATACTACAGGAGCTTTAGATATTACCATTACAAATTTAGATACACAATTTGACTTTTTTAAATTAGTTATAATGTCTAATATAAAAGGTAATATAGTAGCTAAAGAAATAGGAGAATATAGTACACAACAATCATTTATTTCAATAAGTGTTATATCTCATGAATTAATATCAATTCCAACTTCTGATATAATAAGAAGAAGTATTACTTTTGAAAGATCTGATAATATGTATGTGGTTAATGATTATTTAATTAGATCAGGACCTACTACAAATTTTGATTTTAATTATCAACCATTAGCAAATCAAATTCAAACACATTGGGTATCTACAGCATATCCTGCAGACTATTATAATAATGGTGGTAATAAAACATCATTTATGAGAGATGAACAATATGCATTTTTTATAAGGTTTATTTATAATACAGGTGAAAAATCTCATTCATATCATATACCAGGTAGACCAAATGGAGGATATGCAATTAATCCAATTAATGATAATACATTAACAGGTTTTGATGCTATTAATGATATTAATACTGATAACGTTGCTTGGAGAATTAGAAATACAGCTGTAGATGCAAGTGGTACATTAGGTGGTATTGGAGTAATACTTCCTGATGGAGGTAGAGTTATAGGTAAAGGTTATATGGGATATTGGGAATCTACAGAATTATATCCTTCTACAGATCCTGCAGGTAGATGGAATTCTAATACTGGTGATCCTAATTATAATTTATGTGGTACTCCAATTAGGCATCATAAAATGCCAGATGAACAAACAAGTGCTGTTTGTCATCTTAATGGTCAATCAGGTACTAATTTAGAAATACATCTATTAGGAGTTGAATTTGTAAATATTCAAGCTCCTGTAGATAATGATGGAAATTTTATACAAAATATTGTAGGTTATGAAATTCTTGTAGGATCTAGACAAGGTAATAAATCTATTATTGCTAAAGGTCTTATGAGAAATATGAGAAGATATACACTTCCTCAAGCAGATGATTCAAGAAGTGCAGCAGGATCAGTTGTAACAGCGGGTAGTGCATTTGCTGAAGGAGCTCCAATTATACATAGTGGTGTAAATTCAGGTCTTATGCCAAATTATCCATTTAATGATTGTGATAGAAATGATCCTTTTTTAAGAGATACGCAAGGTAGTGGTAATTTATATCAAGGAGGATTAATGACCCCTAGTATTTTTAGTGCGGACTGGTCTGGTGGAGATACGTATCCTTTAGGTTTTACATTTCATTCTCCAGACACAATGTTTAAAAAGATTTATTTAAATCCTAGTGAGGTTTATAGTTATGGTATGCGTCAAGGACAATCAATAGGTAAATTTAAAAAATCTGAAAGACATCCAGGACATAAATTATTACGTGATATCTCTGCTTTTGTAGCAGCACTTATTGGTACAGGTTATGCCATAGAACAATCACGTGGTAAGAAAACTAAAAAAGTTACAGGAGCTAAAGCAATGTCTATAGGTAAATCTGGGGGACCATGGTCAGATAATACTTCAGGAGGAACCTTTACTACAAATGCTTATACTATAACAGGAGGTGGATATACAATATCAGTTGCACCACCTGCACTTGTGCCAACTGGACCAATTACAGTGGGAGCTGGAGGTGGAGTAACTACAAATGATAATACAACAGATAGTGAAGTACCAACTGCTAATGTTAATCCAGTTACTGGACAACCTTATTCTACAGGAGATGCTCCATCTCAAGATGGTACTGTAGTTGGTAATGCATCTGCTGGACAAGGAATTGCAGAACAAAATTTAGTAGCTTATGAAAACAGCGCTGGAGTTCCACTTAACTCAGGAACTCCATGGGTTGCAGGATCTGATACAGGTACACCTCCAGCACCAACAGATCCACTATTTGCAGATCTTGTTAGCACTACAATTCCAACAACTGGTCCAGGTATGCAGAATACTGTAGATAATTCTGAAAATTCATATGCTTTAAATCATGGATTACAATCTATTAGTACTACTTCTATTAGTACTCCTAATCAACAAGAACTTAGATATTTTAGATCTGTAAGACAAATGCATGTTGATGCATTAAGAGATACATCAAGTTATATTGGTCCAGGAGAAGAAATAACACATGAAGGTAGTAGATATAAATCTTTACCAGGATTAGGTCAGATATTATTAAAAATGTATCAGACAATGAATATGATAGCTCTGGGTGGACAAGAAATAATTGATCTTATTTACAATCTTGCTAGCTATCAAGATTATGCATGGAAATATAATGCTCATGGATTTTATAATAACGTGCTTTCTCCATATAATAATAATAGTCAAGTTCATAGACAGAATGTACAAAAAGCTAGATACCTATCAAATACTATACAAAATATTACAAGTGGTATAAGAGTTAATAATTTACACAGACCAAAGACTGTAGCAGTACTTACTAATCCTATAACACTTCCTGTAGAAGCAACTGTTTTTTCTATACCAACTTCTAATCAAGATAATTCAAGAGTTAACTTAGGAGCATTAACTGGAAATCCAACAGCTTATTTTGTTAGAGATATATGTGCTCATTATGTAGGATTAAAAGTTGATTTTAGAAATCAATATGGACAATTAGATGGTATAAAACAAATTCCAGCAGAAAATTGTACGCAATTATTTTTAGATAATAACCCTATGGGAACAACCCCTGATGTAAATAGTGTATTTACAAGTGATATTATTTTTGGTGGAGAAATGTATATAAACAGATATACAGAAAAAGTTATAATGCCTTTCTTCTATGATTACTTAGCAGAAGATCAACCAGATGGAACACCATTTGATTATAGACTTAGACAAAATATTCCTTCACCAGAATATTGGGCTTTCTTTGCAAATTATGATCTTTCTGGTTTGGTATCTCCTGTAACAGATCTTACATTTAACTGGACTGGAGTTGGTGGTACAGTTCCCGGTTTACCATCTCAATTTCATAATTTAGATTTTCCTGGTGATGATATGAGTACTTTTGGTGGTATTCTAAGTGCTCTTGTTGGAAATGGTAGAGGATTATTTGTTTTAAAAGAAGGTGCTGTATATTTACATAATAGTGGTATAAATGACTTTTTTGTTGAATCAGAAATAAATGTAGCACAAAGAGATTGGAAAGAAAATAGAGGGGAAAGACATTATGATTGGTTAGAATACACTGATTTTGATGAGCTGTTTCATGTTGATTCAATTAAAGATGGAAACTTTTATATGTATGATGAGTCTTTAACAAAAGCTAAATTAAGCACACAATTAGTATCATGGGGAACAATACAAGATTTAATTTATGATCCTCTTATTGCAGAAACATGTTATGACTATTATCCTAAAAGATTAATCTATTCTTTACAAGCACAAAAAGAAAGTAAAGAAGATTTTTGGAGAATATTTTTACCATTTAACTATAAGGATTTTAAAAATCCTGCAGTAGTTATGAAACCTATATCTAAAAATGGAGCAATGGTATTTTATCCAAATCTTTCTCCTACAGTATTTCAAGGTGTTGATCAGCTAACAACAGATATGGAAAGTAAAATAACTATAGGTGATGGTGGTTTATTTAGTCAACCATTTCAAAATGTAGTTAATTCAGATTTACCACATGAATATGGATCATGTGAAAGTGCACGTAGTGTTATTAACACACCTAGTGGTTTATTTTATATATCACAAGAACAGGGTAAAATATTTCATTATGCAGGTCAATTAATTAATATAGCTGATGCAGGTTTAAAACATTGGTTTAATGAATATCTACCTTCTAGATTACTTAATGCTTTTCCTGAAATAGAAAATTATCCAGAATTTTATGATAATCCAGTTACAGGTATAGGATGTCAATCAGTATATGATCCAAAATATGATCTTGTATATTTCTGTAAAAAAGATTATGAACCTGTTCCTGATCCTGATTCATGTATTCAATTTGATACAGAATCTGGTGGTTTTATTATAAATGAAACAGAATGTTATGGTACAGATCAAGACATTCTTTGTCCTATTGGATATACACTTGAAGATGGTGTATGTGTTTTAACTACTGAGTGCGCTCCTGATAGTTGGGACAGAACAATGCCTGGAGAATTTATAGAAACAGTAACAAGATGGGTTCCTGCTGATAGATGTGAAATGGATGTAGTATTTGTTATAGATGCATCCTCTTCTGTAATAAATAATTGTAACACAGACAGAGCTAAACTAATGTTAGATTCTTTTTTAAATGGAATGCAAGCTGGAATGGATGCAGGAGATATTCAAGTTGGAATGATCACTTTTAATTTTGCAGCAAATACATTACCGCAAATAGGAAATATGGATACTACAAATTGTCCTGATTGTTTAAGTGATGTACTAAGTTGGAATTGGGCTACTGCTCCTGTTCAGCAACCTGATTGTTATGGTGCCGAAACTATGTCAGATTATGCAGATGCAAAAGTACAATGCTGTTTTACTTGGCCACTGCAACAAACAACTTCAGTTGATAATGTTCAATCATTTATAGATAATTATTATTGCTCAATGGGTGAGGGTGATATATGGAATGATCCTGCACCATGTAATATATGTGCTAATTTAAAATGTACAAATGTAATAGATGCAACATGGCATGGAATGGAAATGTTATATGATCCAAATTTTGCAAGACAAGGAGTTCCAAAAAAGTTAATTGTAATAAAGGATGGATTTCATAATATTAGTCCATTTTATCCTTTGAATACATTTATGACTGCTGAAGGTTGGCCAAATTCTGCATATGGTAATCTTTCAGGTGGCTATAATGAACCTTTATGGACTAATCATATAAACAATACAGGTAGTTCAGCTAGTCCTGCTACACCTGATTATACTTGGGATAATGGAACTGGAGGTAATGTCAATTATCCTGATTATTTAATTGAACCTGGTACATATGCAGTTAGTACAACTCCTTTTGCAGCGACAGACCAATGGACTGCTTGGTTGAATACAAACATAATACAAAATGCACAATATTTAGATCCTACCGTAGGTGTGCTAGAAATGATTAATCTCATGTTATATAATGGCGTTTATAATGCAACGGCAGATCAGTATAATGCTAATACAAATACAAATCCAGGATTAGCATTGGGTAACTATTATTCTGATTTTACAAGTTCTACTGCAATAAATGACATGGTTGAGAATGTTCTACAAAATCTTTGTATGGAAGCTGTAACAGAAGACATATATGGTGATCCATATACTATAACTGAATATGCTTGTCCAGAAGGTTCAGTACAAATAGGAGAAACTCAGGAAGGAATTCCTATTTGTGAATGTACACTTACAGCTGATCCTGAATATGTTGATATTATTACACCAATATCTTTAACAAATGAAGAATACTTTACTGATATATCATGGACAGCAAGTTATGATCCAAAAGGTAAAGCATGGATATCATTCCACGATTGGCATCCAGAATTAACAGTATCTAGTTTAAATCATTTTTTAACAACTAAAACAGGAACAACTGAAGAAGTATTTTGTCCCCCTGGAACTGTACTTAATGAATATGGAGAGTGTGAATATTTAGCATGTCCTACAGGATATATTAGTTTAGATGATAGTTCTTCTTTAACATGTTGTGCAGAATTTGTTGAACCTCCAGACGTAGAAACTATAGAAGGAAGTAGGGATGAAATTACCGCATTGGGTGTTATAAATCCCACCTTCTTAATGAGTATGGAAGATTGGAATAATATTGCCACTGATAATCCTTCGTATCCTGGAACGCCTAATTGTTATGGTTCAGGTGCCCAATTACAAGCTACTGGAAATCCTGGAATGCATATACATACTCCATTACCATGGACAAGATGTCCATTTGTTACTGACCCTTCTGATATGAATGGTACAGGTCTTTCTATAGGGGATCTTACAGTTGATCCAACAACCAATCAGCCTGCTCTTTCACCTGATACACTTCCTACAAACCTGTACAATTTTCCAGGGGTTCCTTGTAATCCATCAGACCCCTTTGGATTTGGGTGGATGAATGGTGTTACTTTTCCAGGTTCAAGTGGACCTACTATGATGGGTTTTGTTCACGGTATTCAATCTGATATGAATTGGCAAGAAGGTATTTCACAACAAATGAGTGGATCTATGATGCCAAATATGCCTTATCAAGGAACTATTGATCTTAGGAATGTTCCACCTGGTCAAGGTATGGATAGTACAGCTCGGTTATTAATTTTTGGTGGATTTAGTCAATGTTGTTATGATGAGTTATTATGGGCATCTCCATTTATTAGTGATCAAAGTTGGACTACTTATACTATAAACTTTACTCCGCTTGCTGCATATGATCATATTCATTTTAAAGTAGAGAGTCAATATTTTAATGCACAAACTGGAGGAGTTAATTATTTACCATGGCAAGGTAATCCTAATTTTGAAATGGTTACAAGTAATCATATGAATGTTGGATTTGCCGATCCAGGGGATTTTATGAGCCAAGCTTATTTATTAGTAGATAATTTTACAGGAGTTGATCTAACTGTAGAAATCCCTGATGTAACAACATGTAATTGTCCAGATATAAATGGTATGCCATCTACAATGGTTTTAAATGATGGTTTATTTCAAACTCCTGCTGATCCTCAACAATGTATAGATGCTTGGGAAGAGGATGGAACTTACGCAGTAATGTGTGTAGTAACAGATTGTGTAGATCCAATTACAATTACTACAGAACCTTCTAATCAAGTAGGTGGAATATGGAGACATAATGATCGTTGTGATTTATTTGCTAATTATTATGCAAAACAATATCCTTGGGAAGTTGAACTTGTAGAATCTGTAGGTCAAACAATTGATGTATTAAGAAGTGTTGAATATCAATTAGAATCCTATGTATATATACAAAATACAGATCTTGATACAGGAGAAATATTAAATCTTAGTTGTGAAGATAGATGGCATGATTTGGAATATAATTTTAATGAGGCTATTATTTATAATACAGAACAAATTTCAGGATTATTAAAAATGGAATTAACTCCAGCTGAAATGAATAATGTTCCATTAATTACAGAATATCCAATAGTTAATGCTGCTGATATAGAAATATTATATAGTAAAGTAGAACAGAAATATAGATTTAATCAATTCTGGGATATAACTGCAGATAGAACAGCTATAGTATCACAGTTTATTACACAATTAAATGGTTATATTAAAGAACTTAATGAAGATAATTTAAATTATAATAAACCACAATTACAACGTAAAAGGTTTAGACATTATTGGAATAGAGTTATATTAAGAAGACAACCTGTTGTTAGTTATTATGATGATGAAGGGGAACCAGTATATGTTCCAGAGGATAGAAAAATGTTACTTAAAATAGTTAATACTAAATTAAATCAATCAGTTAGATAATGAAGTATAGTAAAGACGGATATAAAAGAAATAGTAAGGATAAAAATAATCCTTATAATATAATACCCTCTGGTAATATTACTATGGAGGGTGTTGACTTTCCTGTATATGGTGTTGATAATTTAGGTAATAGTCAAGTTATGATGCCAGGTGCTAACTATACATTTCCAGGCAATGAAGTATTTGAAGTCCCTTTAGTACAATTGCAAAAAGGTGGTGAACCCCCATATAAAACTACAGACAATGAAGGTAATGATTGGGTAATTATTGGAGATCATAAAATATCTGCTGATCATGTAGAGTTATTAGAGGATGGCACTTTGTCTTGGCATGATGTATCAGTATTAAATCAACTTATAAAAACAGATCCAAATTATAGTATAGATAATAATGGAAATTTTAAATATAAAGGTGAACAAGGAGAAATGTCATTTAAAACACATTTCAGTAGAAAGTCTAATCCTTTTGTACAATTTTGGGAAAGAAGAAATGTAGATCTTCCAAGAACTTTTATGGATGTAGAAGGTAAGACTATGGAAGAAAAATTTGAAAATATAGCTCAATTATATGTTGATATGTTTCATCAAATGAAAACAAAAGAATGGGAAGTAGGAGAAGAAGAAGGAGTAAATTGGGATCAAGGAACTGTAAGTAGTAAAAATGATTTATCTAACTTGACAGATCGTGGTTATCATTTTATGGATGATGAAATAGTAAGTACAGGAGTTGTAGGAAAATTTGATGATTTTTTTAGAGGTAATTTTAATATCTCAGTAACAGGAGGATTAAAACAAAATGATTTAAAAGAGGCAGTTAAAAAGTTTTTAAGAGATGAATATTTTAAACAAGACAAAGAAGAAAGAACAAATTTAGAGTATGAAATACAATATCCATATATAAATGATTTAACAATTACTAAATTAACTGATGTAGAAAAAAGTGGAGAAGCTATTAAAGAACATTTTGAAAATGTAAAAGGTAATAAATATCTTGAGCATGAATTAGAAGATTATATAGATGAAGTAAAAAGAACACAAGTTATAACAGGATTTAAAGCAGTTCATTGGGGACCTGGAAATTCAGAATTAAAATGGGATTCAGGATGGGTTGGTCCTATTGGTACAAATAATACAGATGAAGAAAGCAATAAAAAAGAAGTTCTTGAATGGTTTGATAATTTAGAACCTAATGAAAAAGAAAACATTGTTGGAGCAATGCCTAATATTAATTTTAATGAAGATTATGATAAAGATGATTTCTATAGAGAACTGATATATACACTTCAATTTAATGATCCAGCTGTTTCATCTAGTAGGAATTCTTGGAGAGATAAATTTCCGGCACATCTTTTACCACCAGGTTTATCAAATTTACATGATTGGAGTGAAGTAGTAAATGCCAATGAGAATATAGATTGGTTACCAGGTAGTGATATGAGTCATGGATCTAAAAATCCATATGATGTAAATAGAGGTTATTTGACTGATGATTTTAAACAGACTTTACGTACTGATGAAATGGCAGATACAATTTTTCCGGGACATGGAATTAGTAATCACTATATGGAGGATACTAGTACTCCAGGATTTGATAATACAATTAAAGGTCATACTATAAATTGGGGAGAAATTGAAAGAGGAAATACAGGTGGTTGGGGAAGTGTAAGATTAGGTACAAACATATGGCCAAAAAAAGAAGAAAATCCTGAAGTTTGGGGACAGACCCATGATTACTTTAAACAAAACTATCCTTTTAGATATACACAATTTAAACTTAAATACGGAGATCCTTTAAAAGGAGATAGTAGTGAATGGGAAAAAGCAGTTGAAGATTTTTTAATTGATAAAGAAGGAGGATATAATAGCCCATGGTTTAATAGAGTTGATGAAGTAACTACAGGAGGACACTATAGTCAAGAAGGGTCTAAAGGAGTTTGTGCAGAAGGATATATACAACAATGGGATGCTTACGGAAATAGATGGATTTGTGTTGAACAAAAAGTTTTTAAAAATGAATCATCTGGATTTGCACAAGATAAACCTATAACATTAGAAACTAAAAATATAGATTTACTACCTACTTTTATACCAGAATTACCAGCATTTACTAAACAAAATGTTAATGTTTCAGAAACAAATGAAGAAACTAATTATCCTAAATATTTAAAATTTAATGATAATTGGGAAAAACAATTAAAACGGTTAGGTATTTGGGATGAAAGAATACAAAAGAAAGTTAATAGACTTAATACACATCCTAGTGCAAGATTTAAAAATGTAGATCATAGTGATTTAAAAACTGAATCAAGTAGTAATGTTTTTGGTATTAAAGATTGGAATACTGGACGTTTATTACAAGATGGAGATATAAGTTCTGGTAGTCTTTATTGGACTGAAGGTTTAGGTGATAGATGGTATGAAAGATATTTAAGAAAATTAAATAAAGAAGAAAATAGAAAAAATAAATGGAGAAGACAGTCTTCAGGTGTTACAACTTATAAAGATGATTTTAAAGGTTGGGATACATTCACTATGGATTTATATAATAAAGGAAATCAAACATTTTTTCATCCAGGAGAATTAACAGAAGAAGATTATATCAAATACCTTCAAAGTCATGGAGTAAATGATTTGATAATTAATAAAATATTAAATCATACAGAAACTTTTAGTGATTCTGAAATTCAAAAAATAATAGATCAAGATCCCGTTATTATGGAAAAATTAAATACATCTGGTGAGCCTGGAGATAGAGAGGTACCAAAAACTTTACAAGATTATAGAGATAGATTTGGAGTTGAAAATTATAAATATGGAGGCTTTTTACGTAAAGGACAAGATGGGACTAATACTGATGATGATGTTGTATTAGATACTGTAGATTTAACTGGTGACAAGGTAGAACAAACATATTATCCTGATTATGACTTTTATGATATATCAGGAGAAAAACAAAAGTTAATAGAAAAATTACAAACGGATGCTTTTAAAGATAGGTATTATAAACATTATGAAAATCTTACTGGCAAACAAATGACTGATGAAGAATACAATCAAAGACTTGCAGATCAAATAGCTTTTATACAAGGAGGTTCAGATCAAGCAACACCTATAATGTATACTAGAAATGAAGAAGGTAATATAGATGTTTTTGAAGAAGGGAAAGGTGGAAAAACTATATATGGACATATGAGTCCTACTTTTTTAAAAGACTATTTTAATACAAGTAGAGGTCATGTACAATATTTATTTGAAAGAGATGAAAATAATAATATAATAGAAGATGAAAATGGTAATCCAATTATAACTGGTTGGGAAATGTCATTACCAGGAGCAAAAGAATATGAGGCTATGGAATGGATGACTGGTCCAGATGGATATTCACAATTTTCTGGTCCTGATGGTGTACATCCTCTTGCTCATTCAACTATGCAACATGAAATTTCTCATTTATATAATGCTCCAAATTCACCCTTATGGAGAGGAATAGATGAATATAATGATAGTAATCCTCTTACTGGTGAAATATTTGGTGATCATCAACCATGGTATGCTGATGATCATACAAGAGCTATAGAAGAAATTGGTGCAGGTAGAACTATGTTTGAACAAGCTTTAAAAGATTATGGAATATGGGATTCTAATAAAGGAGAATTTAAAGATAGACATTTAAAAAAATTAGAAAGAGCTATAGCAAAAAATGATGACTTTATAAGAGATCCTCGTGTTGGTAATTATCTTTTTATAAATGCTAATACAGATCAAGGTATTACAACCCAAAGAACAGAAGTAAATGAATATTTAGAATCATTAGGTTTAGCAAATCCAACTGATTGGTATTTATCTGATTATGGAACTGGAATTACTAATCAAATAAGTCCAAGACTAATGCAGTCTGATTTAACTAATAGTTTAAATATAATTAATAGATATGAATCAAAGTATCCTAGTATACCTTCAAGAGAAGAAAAAAGAAAAAGGGATTATGATGGAAGTTGGTGGAGAAATGTAAAAAGAATGGAAAAAGAAGATCATAAAATGATGAAAAATTTTATGTCTGATAAGTTTGATATAACAGAAATACAAGATCCTAATTATGATATTATATATGATTTAAAAGGATCATTTATTGATGAGTATATGCAAAGGGGTAATATAGAAAAATTAGGAGTTTATGAAGGAAAAGTAGATGGATTAGCAGAATATTTTACAACTGGTGATACATTTGATTATAATCATCCAGGCTTTAAAGAAATGCCAGATGAGTTTAGAAAAAAATATGAAGTAAAATTTAATGAATTATTATCAGAAGATAATAGAAATAATTTAATTGATATACTTAATAGAACTTCAAAAGGGTGGAATTATCAACAAGGTAATTTATGGGATGACGAAAAAGAAGTAAGGATACCCTATACTGCACAACAACTTACAGACGAAGATATAATTTTTTATAAAGATTTTGAAAAGCAATATCAACAATTGTCTAATCAAATTCAACAAGAAATATATGAATATCATAAACATAAAATAGATCAAGGAGGTAAAAATGTTAAAAAGTATCTTAACGAATGGGCAATGGATAATGACGTTGATGAAACAGTTACAGCAAAAGATGGAAAAGAAATTAATAATTTAAGTCAAAGAATTGCTAATAATTTAAAATATAATGAACAAAATGATTTTGATTATTTTGGTATTATTAATACTGACAATAAATTAGCTAAAGCAGATGCTGGAAAAGAAATATCAAATATAATTACAGGTCTTGCAGAGTTTAAAAATGGAGGTGATATAGGAAAAAGTTTTTTAAATTTTGGTAATAAGTTTGGAGAAGAGAATGTACATATCTTAATGAATCATTTAAAACATAATAATAAAACTAAAAATTTAAAAAAATTACAAGATGGTGGTGATTATATGAAGTTTATTACAGATATGATGAACAACCCAAATGCTTTCAAAGAAAGATTAAAAAATATAACACCAATTGGATATGATGTTAAACACGCTTTTAATGAAGTAGTTGCCAACAAAAAACTTCCTACATATTGGGATGGTAAGCCTCAAACTTGGGAAACATGGGGTGAAAATTTAACATTTATAAATGAGGATGGCGAAGAAGTTTCTGCATATACAAAAGAAAATTTAGAACTAATAAAGAATACTTCTACAGATGCTTGGCATCTTTATTTAGGATACAAACCAGAAAATAAAACAATGTCTAAATCAGTTTTTAAACCTACTGTAGATGTTGATAATCCAAATGCAACATATTATTCTTTTAATAATCCTTTAGATATATGGGGTGACATCAAACATTCTGGTATATTAGACTATGGTGAAGAAGATTTTAAAAATTTTTGGGAAGAATCTAATAAAAATAAAAGAGTACCTAAAGGTTATTATAATACTGCAAAATTTGAAAATAAAAGTAAAGGAGAAAAAGAAGAATTAAATCAGTATATTCAAGTATTAGATTCTTCTGCAGGAGGTTTTGCACTTAAAGATTATCAACTATCTAAAGGTTATGATGAAGAAATTGGATTACCTTATATAGCTTATTATGATATTTTTGATTTTGATATACCTTTAGCAGGAAGATCAATTAAAGGGAGCAAAGTAGCAGGCAATCCTTATGAAATTTATGGAAGATTATATTATGATGCAAACTATACTGATGAAGATGGAGATCCTTTTTTAATACCACAAGAATTTATAGGAAGCTATAATATAGACTTTAATGATTTTGAAAAAGGAATTAGATGGGCTGAAAGTAAAAACGGTATTCTTATGGAAAATCCAAATTCATCTGCAACAGGATTATATCAACAGTTATATGATCAAATTAAAGAAGAGTATGGAGGCACTAGAGAACAATTTAAAAATGATCTTGCAGCACAAGAGTTTTTCTTTAAGAGAAGGCAAGATGGTGACTTAAGAAAATGTTGTGGTGTTAATTCTGATATGAAAGATGGTATGGATTTGTGGCATGAGTTTTTTAATATCTTTCAAGAACATGGAAAAGGTATGCCACTAACTCCTATAGAGGTAGCATCTTTAGTTTATTTCCAAGGTAAAAGTGGTGCAAGACGTTATATTAAAGGTTCACTATTAGAAGAGTTACCTTTAAGTGATGTAATACCAGAAAACATTTCTGCTATTAATAAAAATCCTACAGAATATTTAGAAGAAACTCAGTCAGGTATTAGAAAATATAAAACAGGAGGTGAAACTGGAAAAACAGAAAGAGAAAATATATATGAAGCTTTACAAAAATACGAATCTAATCAACAGGTTGATAAATCTATGTATGAAAAATTATTAAGATTAGGTCTTGTAGGTAAAACAAATAAAGAAAAAGAAGAGGAAAAAATACAAAAACAAAAATTAAAACAAGATCAAAAAAAGAAAGAAGAAAAAGAAAAATTAAGTTTAACTAGTCTTTGGAAAGAATTTATACTTGGGGGTAAGGAAGATAAAAAGAATAAAAAAAAGAAAAGAGAAGATATAGGATATTCACCTATTAAGATAGAAATGGATGTAACAACAGATTTGGCTAATAAAATTCAAAATGAAGAATATTTAAAAGCTGCTAAAACATTTAATCAATCATTACAAGATAATAAAAGTCAAATAATGAAAGCCACTAATATTGATGATGCAAATTATAATCATATAATAACATTAGCTCAAGATATGTTTGGTGAACAGCAAAATAATTCTGGTATGTATAATATTACATATGAAGGATTATCTTCTGATGAAAAAGGAATATTAAAAAGTTTAGGTGTTATTTCAAATGAAGATTTTTCTAATCCATATAAAGCAGGTATAGCTTATGCAACAGTACTGGCACTTAAATCTAAACTTAAACTTTCTATGGGAGGAAGCTTGCCTATGCCTTCTTCTTATTCTAAGCTATCAAAATTATATTCTGCAGATCTTGGAACTGAAATAACTGATATAAATGATAAGATAAGACTTTATGATGAATATGTAAATGGTAAATTTGATGATCATACTAATAAAGATAGTATGGAAAAATTATATGATAAATTTAATAGACAATATTATTATTCAGCAAAAGATTCTGATATGCCTATATATGATTTTATGAAGAAAACTTCTGATGAATTAGTTAAAGCACAGGATGGTAAAAATGATATAGATAAAGTAACAGGTAAAACTAAAAGAGAAATAAAAAGTCAATTGAAAGATGAAGGGTGGAATAGGAGGCAAAGGCGACAAATAATAAATAATACAGATGCTGAGGATTTATATGAAAGAGATGTAGATGGTAATGTCAAATTAGTTGATTATTATAGTAGAGATTATAGAAATGCATATTATGCAAGAAATGAGGATGGAGATCTTGGTTATAGTGGTGCTATAGCTACATGGGATGACACTCTGAAGGATGGAAAAGGTGATTGGATGCGTTGGTTACCAACAGTTAATCTTTATGCAAATTCTCCGGAAACAGATTGGATAGAAAACAAAAAAAATAATCAAAGTTGGTTTGCTAAATTTATAGGTAGAGATCCAGGTAAAGATTGGATGGGTATAGAGTGGGAAAGATCTATGCAAAATCCTTATTATAATAAACGGATGTATGAGACCAATCCAGTTGCAAAAGCTGTGATGGATGCAACAGGTAATCAACCTGGAAGTGCTCCTTTTGGATATGATAGTTGGATGGGTCTTATGGGTGATACTCCATATACATTATTAGGAATACCAGCAGCTTCAACAATAGGTGCATACGGACCAACAGTAGGTGCTCCTATACTTAATACTGCTGATGATTTTGCAATGTGGTTAAACAGAGGTCCTGTTGGACAAAATATTTCAAGATTGTGGAATTATAATCCTAGTAAAATTTCAGGAACTAGTGGGCTACTTGGAGGTCCACAATATAAAATTCCAGGATTAACTTTAGGAAATACTATTAATTCAGGTTTTGCTGCTCACGGTGTTACTAATATAGGACCTAATATATATGATTTCTCACAAGATCCATCATGGGGTGGTGCAGGTAATGTTGGAATAAATCTTCTAGAAATGTCACCTTTATACGGACCTACATGGAATTATCTTAAATCAGGAACTAGTTATCTTGGCAGTAAAATGCCAAATTTTAGAGGAACACCAGTTGGTGGTACAACTGCATCAAATAGACCTGCGCGAGTTGTAAGTCCTGAAGCAAATGTAGAATATCAAAAACATTTACAATATTTAAAAGATAATAATGTTGTACAATCACCTTATTTACAAGATGCAATAGATGGATCTAGTTCAGTATTTTTAAAACAAGGGGATAGAGTTGGGTATTTAACTATTTCAAAATTAGATGATGGAACTTATGTTTATAAAAATCATGCTTCTGCTACTGCAGGTAAACCACAAATAGATCCTAAAATATTACAACAAGCTGAAGATATAGAACTTAAAATTAATGAATTAAGAAAAATTAGAGAAATTGTAAATAAAAATTATTTTGGAGTAGATGATGCTGTTTCAATGAAAGAAAAAGTAAACTTAAAAAATCAAGCTAGTAAACTTTCTTTTGAAACAACTGGATATAAAAGTGTTGATGAAGTTGATAATGCTATAAATAGTCTTATTAATGAACATAGAGCTCTTAATGTAAACTATACCGGATCTACCATAAAAGGAGCATCTGCAAACGAACCTTTGCATAGTATTCAATTAATAGATGATGTAGATTTAAATAAAATGAATGTAGAATTAAATAGAGTTATTAATAGTATGAACTCAGAACATAACATTCAAAAAACAATGGTTAATACAGGCATGAATAGAGATCAAGTTATAAAGATGCATAATGAATGGTTAGATGAACTAATAGGTTCTAAAACATATATAGGAGATTTTACGCATAGTAGTCCTTATTATAATTATTCTGCTATGTATTCTAGAAATATTGCTGGTCAACAAGGTCAATCTGCGCAAGACTTTATAAATTCACAAAAGCATGGGGGTGTTATGTTTCTTAATATTAAAGATTTTACAAGTAAAGGTCTAGATTGGAGTATGACTAAAGGTAATTTAGGTAGTATAAATCATGAATTAAGACATTTATTATCACCAGTTCAAACTCCACGTCAACTGGATCCATATCAAATTGGTAGGGTACATATAGAGGTGACAAATAAATTACGAGAATTATATACTAAAAAAGAAAATATACTAAAAGATTCAAATATTCCTGATTATATTAAAAGATCAAGAACAGGAGAGATTCAAAGACAAATAAATTATTGGTTTGGTGAAGCTGAGGCATATAAAACATTACATGGATTAGATCCTTTAGATATAAAAAGTCTTAACGTACCTATAGATGCAAGTTTTGATGTATATAAAAATTACCCTATTTTAAGATCAAGTAAAAGGGGTATGGGTCAAGGTTCAGATCTACAATGGTACTATAATAATCCACAGGAACAACAAGTTAGATATGGAAGATTTAGAGAAGTTCTTGAAGATTTTTATGGTTTGGGTAAAGAAAGTAAGCTAACAAAAAAACAAATAAAAGCTGTTGGTAATGATTTGGATTATATAATGAATAATATAGATGACTATACTTCTATGAGATGGATAAAAAATATGGGATATACAGATGATGTTCTTGTAGATTATGCAAAGAGCCATCCACATCTACAATTAGATCCATCAAAAATGTCTGCAGATGATGTCTTAGAATTTATAAGAAAGAATGATGAAAAATTATTAAAACTAGAAAACAATCCTATATTTAAGAAATGGGGAATAACAGCAGAAGAGACAGGGATGGGTGCGTATGATGATGTATTAGGATTAATTACGAAGATTGAGAATTCAGCTGGTAAACCTTTAAGAACAGGAAGTAAAGCTTGGAGAAAAGAAGTTCTTGATTGGTTTAATAAAGCATGGGCTATAGGTCCTATTGGAATAGGTGTTGGTACAACTTTAGAACAACAAGAATAATTTAGCTTATGTGCTTAGAATTTAGTATATTATAATATATAGTAGACTTTTTTAAATGAATAAAAAATTAAGGAAATATCAAGAAGGTGGTACGGTATCAGAAAACTGTCCTGGACCAGTTCAAAATCCTGAATTGAATACTGCAAATAGAAATGAAGCAATTTCTTCAACAAATTATAAAGTTGCAGAAGATTCTAGAAATTGTGCTGGATGCTTATTTTATGATATATCTCCAAGAATGAATTCATGTACAGGATCTAAAGGTGAAGTAGGATATTGCTGGAAAAATAAATTTGTTTGTCAAGCAGAAAATGTATGTGATATTCATAAATCAGGAGGGCCTATAGAAGAAACATCAGATTCAATTAAAGCTCAACAAGTAAGTGTTAATGAACTGGAAATGCAAAATTCTCCAGAAATGTTGCAAATGCCTGAAATGCAAATGAATCCAGACCAATATGTTAAACAATATAAAATGGGTGGTCAAATTCTTACAAAGGCACAAGATGGTTGGTCAGGTTTTCCAATACCAGAAGATACAGAGTCTACTATACAAAATCTTGGTACAGGAAATATTACTCAGAATCTTATTGAAATAATCAATGGAAATATAGAGAAAAATATATGGGATAAAAAAACATTTGATACAAATTATTGGAATACGGATTTAGAAGGTAATCCTCGTCCCACAACTATGAGAAGTTTTAGTAGAAGGGAGCAATGGAATCAAGGAGATGATCCTCTTAATTTTAATAGAGAGTATTTTGGATCTTTCACTCATCCTTCAGAAGGTAATCCATACGGAGATTTTTCATTTATGACACAAACAAGCTATCCTAAAGAAAGATCTAAATTAGGAAAATTTTTTACAGGGCAAAAATATAATCCTAATAAACAAGAATTTAATCAAGAAATGATATTTGGAGCTGATGCAGCTGCAGCATATGCTGAATCATTTGAACAAACTCATGTAACTCAAGATGCTCAAATAGATGAAGATTTATTAATTGCACAAAATTATGGATCTATGTCTCCTGAAATTACATTAACACCTAAAAAATATGGTGGATCATTCAGAGCACAGAATGGAACTGAAACTAGTTTATTTGATTTAAATATGGATATAAAAGAAATTTATCCTGATTTAGATGAAATCATTGAAAATAAAAATTGGGATGATGAAGATATGGATTCTATATTTAGAAATTGGATTGAACAACAAAAAGAAAATATAAATTATAAAGAAAACAAAAGAGAAGGTGAATCAAGAAAAGATTTTAAAAATAGGTTAGATGATGAAGCTAGTAGATTTTATTATGCGTATCAAGGACTTGAACCACATAGAGAGAAATATTTTATAGATAAAGGTAAAGAAAGATTAATAAATTATAGAGAAGGTGAACGAACAGAAAGAGGAGATGCTGCAAAAGAAAAAGCTATAAATTATTTTACTGAATATTTAGATTCTCCTTTATTAAAAACCAGACTTGAAAATCTTTATCCTGGAGATCCTGAAAAACAACAAGCAGTAATTGATGCTAAAAAAGAACAGCTTTCTGGTTTATTAATTGAAGAACAAGATCCTCAAGAGTGGCAAAATATGTTGGATGATCCTTTTAGTCTATTTACTACGGATTATTATGATACAGGAACTATATACAAACCTAATAAAAATTGGGCTTCTTTTAATGATGCTCAAATGGATTATATCAAAGAAAAAGAGGGTTATGTTCATGATATATTACCGGGTAGTATTGTTAATGAAATATCTCATGCTTTAAATGTAAACATTGGTAATGTTCCAAAGAAAGAAGTATATGATGATGAGGCTCTTTATTCACTAGGTTATCTTGGACATCATTCACCAAAAGAAGTGACTATAAATCCTAATATAGCAATGCATCCATATGAACTTGAATTAGCAGCAAATTTAAAAGAAGATGCTAATCCAAATGAACATGATAGAGATGAACATAATGTTAAATCTGATATTGATACAATTAGATATGAGTTATATAATGCTGGTATGTATGATTTTAATGATCCTGATTTTAAATTTACACAAGATCATATAGATCATTTACGTAACAATCCCGAGAAGTTTCATAAAAGTCAGTTAATGCTAGATATGTTTGAAGATGAAGATTTATTAAATAACTTAAATATATTTACTGATACTTCATCAATGCCTGCTAATATATCTAAATATGGTTCAGAATTAACAAATGCGTTATATAACTATGGAGGTTCATTGCCAAAATTCCAAGGTAATAATAATAGTGAAACTGGTGATGCTAATCAAATTCCTGAAGGTTCTACTTCAGCGTTTCCACAATATCATACTCAAAGTTTATTGCCTGGTATGTATGAGGATAATACTTATAATTTTTTAAGTCCTGAAATTAATGCAATGTTAGAAACAGATAATCAATCATCAGGAGATTTTGATGATAAATCTTTTTCTGAAGCTTTTGCAGAATATCATAAACTTCTAGGTCCTGGACAAGAATTTACTTGGCAAGGAAAAATATATAGCACAGATATGGCAGATGATGGTTCAGAACCTTCAGAAAATAATAATGCTATTAATAATGCAGATTCTAATGCTAATGCTGATAATTCAAATATGAATGATAACAGCGACTCAGAAGAAATTCTTAATAATGAAGAAGTAGATGAGTTTAATGAACAACCTCAATTTAAAAACAAAAAAATAAAAGATACTTTTAGAATGGATAATTCTTCTTCATTAGCATTTTTAGAAAGTAAATCATCTCCTCTTTTTTCTCTTATAGCTGCTATTGGAGATACTGTTGATTCATATAAATCAGAAAATTTTATAGATCCAGGATCTAAAGAAGATTATGAAAAATGGTCAATAAAAAACACTACAGATAAAGCCGGTTATATAGATGAGGATGGTAATGTAATATCAGAAAAAGACTATGTAGAAGGAGAAGTTCTTAAAGGAATGCAAGAAAGAACTAATTTAGCTCCAGATGTATTTGGGCAAGCAGTGGGTTATGATGCTAATGCAAAAACAGTGGATTATAAAGGAGGTTCAAAACAAGGAAACTATTTAGAGTCAATGAATCCGGATGCAAATTATTTTGGATTTTCACAAGACACAGAAGGTAATTATATGTTTGAAAACAAATTAGTTACAGATAACCAAGAAGGTACAGTATATAGTCCTACAAGTCAAACAAGATATAGAAGTGATAAACTTATAACAGGATATGAAGGAGATTATTCAGATGATTTTATTCAATATGATGCAGATGCACAAGAGTATATAGATTATTCTAATCCTGATCATGTAATTCCTGATCAAGCAGGATGGCTTACTCCTATAGCTAATCAACAGCAAAATACAAATAATCCTAATCAACCAACAGGTTCTGATGATATATTTGCTAGATATGGAGGAGGTTTACCTTTGTTTCAAGATAAAGGAGAATTTAGTATTAATGAACATGGTATAATAGATACATCTGAAATGGAAGGATATGATCCAGATGATCTATATGATTTCCTAGCAGAAAATTATGGTAAAGTAGATACATCTAAACAGCAACAAGCTCTTCTTACAAAATTACAATCTCCAACTTTTAGAGATAGATATGCCGCTAATATATATAATATTACAGGAGAACAATTATCTGAAGATGAATTAACAGAAAGAATAAATGCTCAGTATGATTTTACTGCAGCAGGTGCACCATTTCATACTGTATATCCACCAGTTTCACATAGTCCAGGAGGATTTCCTTATTGGAGTACTACAAATATAAATCCATATCAGCCTAAAGATATTGCAACGATGGACTACTTCGGAACGGGTAATATGATGGATAGAATGAGGGGTAATAAGGGAATGTTTTTTACTAATAAAGAAGGATATGATATTTCTGAACTACCTATACCAGAACTTGCCCAGTATAGTTTTGTACCTGGTTTAAATAAAACAAGACAGGTAGGATGGATGGGTGATAATCCTTGGACTTTTCGTGATGATGCTGATGATACAATTATACATGAGTATGCACATTCATATAATACTGATGTATCTCCATTATTTGCACCTGCAGGTAAACAATATATTAATCCAGGAGTTTATTATAATGATAAAGCTGGTGAACGTTATCAAGAATGGTTAACTAATTTATTTGGTGAAGATTATTTTGATGAAACTAAAACAGATTTTATTTCACAGTGGTCTATGCAACCTCAAGAAATAAGTTCTATGAGATCAGAAAATGAAGCAGCATTATTATCCTCAGGAATTTGGGATCATAATAAAGAAAAATTTGGTGAGCAACATTTAAATGAATTGTTAGAATCAGATTTTTTATTTCCTAGAGGTCATTCAATGAAGCATTTACAAGCACTGGGATATGGTGAACTTCGTGGTATGAATAAAGATTTGAGTAAACAACAAAAAGAATATGATCTTCAATTAACTAGACTTAACCGTGGTGATTTAACTGATTATATAGATAGCTTTATTATAAATAATGAGGATGATGAATTTGATAGAGACTATGTTAAAGGTGCTATAAGTACAGATAAATTTAATGAGTTATTTAATCAAAGTCAAAGTCATTTAAAAGAAAAGAAAAGATATTCTAGTTATGATGAATTATTAAGTGACTATAATTCAGGTAAAAAACGTAAAAAAGAAAAAGCTTCAGAAATATTAGATTTACTTCAAGGTAATTTAAAAGGTGAAATAGATAATATATATCAACCTAATATTGATGAACAAGAAGAAAAATTTAATAAACAAAAGGACAAAGTATTACCTAAAATGGAAATGTACTTTAATGAAATAGTAATGGATGATAGTGATGATTTAACAAGAGCAAAATACGGGGGATCATTACCAAAAGCTCAAGATGGTATATTTGGTATAATGCAAGATGCGCAAAATATGCAAATATTAGATGATCATTATGAGGGTAATGAAAATAAAACTTATTTTACAGGTAATCCTGTTATTGAGGGTTTAGGTGATCTTAGTAGTTTTTTCGGTACTCCAAGTTATATGCAAGGTATATATCATGATCCAAAATATAATCCTCAAAATATAAATTATAATCCATTAGCAACTATAGATGCATTAAATGAAGACATGATTAATAGATTTGAAGGTCCTACTTTTAATAGGTCTGGTTATCCTCAAATTTGGGATCCAAAATTAATATATAATGATCTAATTAGAGAAGGTGGTTTGAGAGGAGAGCATGGATATATTCCACAAACAGTACGAGGTACAAAAAATGATCCAATACATAATTCTATACTTGAAGGTGATTTAAATATGCTTGAATATACAAACAATATGCTTCTTGCACCAAAGTATAGACAAACATTAAAAATAGAAGTAAGAGAAAGTTTAAAAGGTGATAAATCTTTTAATAGATTAAGTGAAAATGAAAAAACACAAATAGTTGAACAATATGTTCAAAAAATATTAGATGATAGATTTACATCAATAAGAAATACTATATGGGGAACTAGAAAAGAAAATGATATAGGAACTGCAGGAAGTTATTATTATAGTTATGATAATGATAATCCATACCATGTAATTTCTAATAATCCAAATGCAAGTGTTTATACAGATATACATGAGAATCAACATGCAATGACTATGGGTAACCGTGGTTTAACAACTCATGCTTTTGATACTTATAAGGATGCTAAGTGGATGAATCCACAAGAATTTATGAAACTACAATATGAAGGTATAATACCAGAAGATCTTAAGTATCAAGAAGCTTTTGGTACAGGTAATTATTTAGCAGATCCAACTGAAATGGCTGCTAGAAGAGATGAAGTTATGTATTGGCTTGCATCTAAAGGAATTTATGATCATCACGGAAGAATAGAAGGTGTACCTAGTAAATATACTCCAGAAATAGATGCACAAATAAGATCAATAATAGATAGTGGTGAGGCTCCTCACTTCTTAGAAGAGTTCTATGGTACTGACAAAATGATTAATATGGGTCCCAAAATGGGAGATCAATGGAATAAAAAAGTTTCTCCAGAAGATATGCTTCAAATTTGGAATACTATAGCAATGGAAGAAGAGATTGGTGATGATTTAGGTATTGAATATGGAATGGGTAAATATGGTAAAGAAATCCCATTACCTAAAGCTCAGATGTGGAATTCTGAAGTAGATGATATAACAACGGAAGATCTTTATAATTCTAATGCACAAACTTATGATGCTAATACAGATGTAACAGGAGGGGTATATGGTAATCAAGGTCATAGTTCTTATAATGATGGAACTGGATCTAATGCAGGTAATCAAGTATTTGTTCCTGAGCCTTATATAGGAAATGTAAATGGAACATGGGGTGTAGATACATCTGCAACAGCAATTACAGATGCTATATCTAATCAAGCTCTTCCTAGCGGTACACCATATGATCCTGATTGGGAAGGTGATGATTTAACAAGAGATTTCCAAATGTTTGAAGATGCTTATGGAACAGATAATTTAGAAATATTAAAAAGAAATCTTACAGGTGCAGCTAATTTTGTACCAGATGATACAACAGTTACAACAGAAACAACAGATACATCACCTACAGATGATGAATTATTTAATAGAGAACTTACAGATTTTACTGAAGAAGAAGAAGAACAATTAGAAAAAGAAAATAAAAGAAGTTTTAAAGATAGAATTGAGGCAGGATACAATAAGATGAGGAGATTTATGGATAGTAAAGGAATGCAGGTTGCAACTAAAACTGCTAAAAACATTGTAAATATTGCATCTCCTATTAATGCTGCATTAGAAGCAAGAGAAGAAAAAAGACAAAGAGAACAAAGAATGGATCAGATTAGATATGCTGATAATGCATATCAAATAAAGGATGCTGATTTAACTGGCTCTCAAGGTAATTATGATCAATTTGGAAATTTTAGACCGTCTTCACAAACTATAGTTATGAATAAAGGAAAGTATGGTACAGAATTAACAAACGCATTATATGGTGGTTTACCAAAAGCACAAATAGGTGCAAATGATAATGTTGCAATAGAAGGTGATACTTCAGGTAATGTAAGATTGGAGGGTAATATAGATGTGTTTAATACTTGGGCAGATAGAAGTGCTAGCTGTAGCGGTGGTAGTTGTGATTGGTCAAAGCAAGATAAATCAGGAGAAGTATTTGGAGGAATACAATTAGAAACGGGTGTTCAAGGAAGTCCCTCTATAACATCTACAACTACTCCTGCAACAACAACAACTAATACTACAACTACAGTTGATGTAGGTGAATCAAATAATTTTGTACCAGAAGAAGTTACTACAACTACAACAACACCAGCTTCAACTACTAAGCATTATAATCTTAATGATTTTGTATTTAATATAGGACCTAGAGCATATGCAGGATATGTAGGAGATTCTGGAATTGGATTTGGACTTGAAGCAAGTGCAGGATTTAAATCAAGAGATTTTAAAAACTTTGATCCATATGCTACAACTAGAGGTTCAATAGGATATTTGGGAGACGGTTGGGGAGTGTCAGGTTTTGGTGATGTTGATCTTTTAAATAAAACAATAAATCCAGGTGCAAGAGTTAATTATGGACCTGGATATATAGAAGGTACATATGATATAAATACAGGTAATCCAAATATAATGGCAGGACTTTCTTTTAGCTTTAAAGAAGGTGGTGAAATGGATTTAGATGAAGAAACAATTAATCAATTAATAGCTGCAGGTGCAGAAATAGAAATATTATAACTATGGCAAGAGTAAAAATAAAAAAGCTTCCGCAAGGAATGGAACTTAAAGATGGTAAACTAGTTAGAGTTATGGCTTCAGGAGGAGCTACTAGAACTGGAGATCAAAGAAATTATGGTTTAGTTAAATTGCCTGAGTTAATTGATGAAAAAGATGATAGCGGACAAAAAGCATATAGTGAAGTTAATAAAACTTTAGGACCTGTACCAAGAGATGAAGCTAATCTTGAGGCAGAAAAAGGAGAAACTGTTTTAACTGATATGAATAATGATGGTGATTTTGAGTTATATGAAATTACTGGTAATAGACATTCTAGTGGAGGAACTCCTTTAAGATTGCCACCTCAATCTTTTGTATATTCTGATACTCAAAAAATGAAATTTAATAAAGATGAGTTAGCTGAATTAGGACTAGATCAAAAAAAGAAAATTACACCAGCAGATGCATCTAAAAAATTTGGATTAAATGAATTTATAGAAAAATTGGATAATGAATATGATGATCCAATTTCAAAAGAAACAGCTCATTATATGTTAGATAAAAACAAAATGAAGTTATCTCACATAGCGTTTTTACAAGAACATAAAAAAGAATTTAAAGAAGGTGTACCTTTAGCATCTTATCCTTATATACAAAAACAAGGTATAGATCCAATACAATTTTCTTCACAAGTTCAAGGTATAACTGAACAAGAAGCTCAAGCAGAAGCATTACTACAAATGCCTGTAGATATGCAAGCAAAAATAATGGAGTTAAAAAACTTCATGCAACAAGTAAGTCAAAAAGATGCACAAGAAACTCAGGCAGTTAATCATCAATTAGCAATGGGTGAACCTCCTGTTGCTCCAATGCCTCAAGGGCAACAACCTATGATGCCACCTCAAGGACAACCAATGGCTCCTCCTCCAGGAATGCCTCAAGGAGATCCTATGCAAGCGCCTATGCCACCACAACAACCAATGGCACCACCTCAAGACATGGCTCAACAACCTATGCCACCAATGGGACAACCAATGGTTAAAGAAGGAGGAGATCCTTTTATGAATAATGACTTATATAATTTCATGTATGGTGGAGATTTACCTAAAGCACAAAATGGAAGAAATGTATATTACAGTCCAAATGCTACAGCTAGTATGGATGCATTAACTCCGTATTATTCAATAACTATGGCTGAAGATATAGGAGAAGGGGGATATGCATATACACAAAAGGGACCAGAAGGAGGATATTATGGTGATGTAGATTCTGATCATATGGAAGTTTTCTATAATAGAAATAAAGATATCATGTTAGATATGGGTATTGAAAGCTATGATCAGTTTAATCCTGAAACTCATACTCAAGATTATCAAAATAAATATAATGAAAGACTGAAAAATGCATGGGATAATAATCCAGATTTACAACAACAATTTAGAAATAAACTTAATAATCAAGATGCAGGATGGGATGAATTCTCAGAATTAGGATTTTATGGTCCAGAAGGTAGTTCTACACATGCTGATAATCAATTTGGAGAATATACTTGGAGTAGACCTGGTTTAAATGCACTTGAAGTAGAAGAAGATCCTTGTCCTAATAGAGATAGTGTTAAAGCACAATGTGATGCTCAAGGATTACCATTTATTGAAGCAGAATGTAGATGTGGAGAAGGAGAAAAAGATGATCCTATACAAAAGGTAACCGAAGAAGTAGATCCAGAATTTTGGTTGCAGGATAAAATGAAAGTTGCTGGAGCTATAGCTAATAAATTTAATATTAAAAAAAGATATCCGTGGGCTCCTACATATGATGAACAGCAGATAGATCCTGTATTTACAAGTCCAGATAGAGAGATAGCAGCTTTAAGTGAAAATGCTAATCAAGCATTAACTGCTGCATCTAAATTTTCAGGACCTCAAAGAACCGCTGCTTTTGCTTCTCAAATACAAGGAAAATTAGCTGATCAAATAAATGATACAATAAATAAAAATGCTGCTGCTAATATTAAAGTTGCAAATGATTCATTAAAAACAAATGCTCTTTTAGCACATGAAGCTGATAAATTAAATAAAGCTTCTAAGCAGAATCTATATGACAAGACAATATTAACAGATGAAAATTATGATATTGCTGTAGCTAAAGCAAATGAGCAAATATTAAAACATACAGCAAATGCATATACTAATAGAGCATATACTCATAATTTAAATGAATTATATCCTCAATTCAATATTAATCCAGAAACAGGTGGAATAGCAGAGTTTGATCCTAAATATACACAGGAACCTCAACCTAAAACTCCAGCTGAAAAAGATGCTGCTTTAAAAGAGTATATAAGAAAAAATAATGAATTGAAAAAACAGAACATGGAGATAGGGGATATGCCTGAAGAATTAAGAAATCAAATATTTTTAGATGGAAATAATCCAGGAGGTGATGATCAGTGGAAAAATTTATTTACAGATCCTTCATCTAGTCCTTATCCTACAGGGCCTGAGGCTACTGGACCAAGTCCTTTAATTGATCCAAGTATGTTAGGTTACCCTGGTGCTAAATGGGGAAAAGAAACGAGAAAGCAAAGAATAGCAAGAAAAGGAGCGGAATTAAGACAATGGTTTTCACCATTAAGAAAAAGATGGGTATAATTTAAACTTTAAAAGTGTAGAATGAAAAGAAGAAAAACTTATAAAATTTTAGTATCTTAGTATTATGGCAAGTTATATAGAAGGTGTACAAGATTATATACCAAATTTAGAAGTATTTACTCCAGATTATCAGTTTTTAAATAATGTTTTAAAGACTAGACAAGATAGGTATGATGCAGGTTTTGAGCAAGTTAATCAGCTTTATGGTCAAATTGTACATGCTCCTTTAACAAATCCTCATAACATTGAAAAGAGACAACAATATGTTGATGGTTTAAGTGAAAAAATTAAACAAGTTAGTGGGTTAGATCTTTCTTTAAATCAGAATATTACTACAGCACGTTCTTTATTTAAACCTTTCTATGAAGATAAAAATATGCTTTTTGATATGGCTTGGTCACAAATGTATAAAGATGGAATGACTCAAGCTAAAATGTATAAGGAATCTGCAGATGAAGAAGTCCGTAAAAAATATTGGGACTATGGAATTAGATGGATGGATATACAAAAAGAAAAAATGGTAAATTCACCTTTAGAAAATATAATGAGTGTCCCTATGCCAGAATATCATGAAGATCCAAATCTTTATGCTAGAGCTGTAAAGTCTTTATCAACTTTTGGACCTGAAGGTAAAGGTATGGTTATACAAAAACCTAGTACATCTCCTGATGATTTTTGGTTATATGATCAAATAAATGGATCATTAATTTATGCAGAACCTGTTGGTGAAAGAATAAATGATGAAACTGGAAAAAAGGAAACTATATATCATAATCCAGCAATGCCTTATTTAGCTAGAACCTTATTAAATGATCCTGAAGTTATAGATGGTTATAGAATAAGAGCAGAAGTTGATGCTTATGATTATGGTAAAGCACACGCACAACAATTTGGTGGAGATGAAAAGCTTGCTAGATTAAACTTTATGAAAACATTTATAGATGATACAACTAATACAGCTATTCAGCAATTAGCAGAATTTAATACTATTCATGAACGTGATAAAAATATTGCTTTAAATTGGGAAGCATATCAAAAACAATTTGGAATTGTACCAGGAAGTCAAGATGAAAAACTTTTAAAAGAATTTGAAACAAAATATTTCCTTAATGAGCAGAGCATGTTATCATTAAGAAAAGATATACAAAGAATTCAGCAACCAACAGAAGAATATAATTCAATGTTTAATACAATGATTTATGCATATGCGATGTCTATGATAGATCATGATTTAACAAGTGCAACACAATTTTATGGTGATGCTACAGCAAAGATTACAAGAAAACATAATCCATATAAAATGGAAGCTATACAAGCTGAGAATAGAAGAAATCAAGCAATATTAGAATCTTGGTTAAGAACGCAAGAAGCAATAGCAAAAGGAGAAATGGCAAATCCTGGATTATTATTTCCAGAAGCAAATCCTATGACGGGAGATGCTAGTAAACATGGTTATACATATGACGATATTTCAGAAGTTCTTGGTGAAGATTTTACAGTGTTTGATGACGGTTTCAACGCTTTACAAAAATCAATGAAGACAGACGTGTATACACCTATGATGAATGATATAACTAAATTATATTTAGGAGTAGATGGTATTAGAAATACATTGAGAGGAGATGGTCCTATAGGAACAATTGAATTTGTAGATTCAGATGGTGTAACAAAAAATGTAACATTAAATGAAGCTGTTCCATTATTATTAGAGGATCCAGATGCTTTAAATGAAGTCTATGATAAAGCTATGTCTTACTGGAATAATGAAGTATACATAGATGGAGTGCTGACAAATACAAATGTTCCTCAAAAAAAATTCTATCAAGAATTATCAAACTACCTTAATGAAAGTGAAGCAGATAGACTTTTAGCTCAAAATTATATTAATACAGGTTTAAATGAATGGATGCAAACTGTTGATGCAACATTAACTATGATGAATACTGCAGATGGAGCATATGGTGATTTAAATAATTCAGAATTTCCTCCTATGGTTATAACAGAACTTGATAAATATTTAATGAAAGAACAAAAAATACCATGGGAAATAGTAAATAAAGAAGGAGGTGCTAGAGATCAGCACTTAGCAGAACATCCTAATGATGTTAGAAAAGATCAAAGAACTTTTCTTTTTAAAGATGAATATGAACATATAGTGTTAAATAGTTATAATGCTGTTAATAATGATAATAAACATTTAAAAAGTGTTTTAGAAACAGCTCTTAATGATTATAAGATACAAAATAATTTACCAGCAGGTTGGCCAGGCCCAACTTATGAACAAGTAACTATACAACCAACTAATACTTATGGTGTTAGTGGAGCAAATACTGGAGGTACTGAATTACGAATAGTTGATCCTGGAATTAGTAGTCAAGAGGCAACTAAAATTATGCAACAAATTATGTCTCAAAATCCATTGTTTCAAGGTAAAGAAGATTACTGGAGATGGGAAGTTCCTTTTACACAAGGTACAACATCACAAGGACAGACTCAAGATGTAGGAGCATATTCTAATTATCTTAATATGGGTAAATCTGATCAACAAATAGCTGATAGTAAAAAGGCTAACATTGTATACTCTGGTCCAACTTTAGATGGAGATGTTGCTGAATATTATGATTTAATGGAAAAGAATGTTAATAATATTATGACAGATGCTAATGCAAGAGGAGAATATGGTTTACCTTCTTATAATTTAAGAGCATATCTTGAAGGTGCAGATCCTAATTTAGGTGTAGCTGGTATATTATCAACACCTGTTCAAGTTAATTTTGATGTTAAAAATATGCATCCAAATAGTGATGGATATAAAACATGGGTTGATATAATGAATGCTATGAATTCAGATGCAGGAGGAAATGTAATTATTAAATTAGGAGATTGGAGTGGTACATTTGATCCTAATGACACAGAAGATGATCCTTTAGCTGTAAAACTATTACAAGAATATAGTAATATGGTAAGAAAAGATGCTGGTAATGCAAAAGCTGGAGAAACAAGAGCTACAGGTACAGTTATTTATTCAGAAATAGGAGGAGGTCCAGGAGCTGCAGGACAATATGGAATGATGGTTATTACTATGGATCAAAAAGCTTTAAATGATCTTATGCATAAAGATGATGGAAGTTATGTAACAAAAGCAGGTGATGACGGATTTGGAGATGCAGCGACTGATCATGGTACTATAACAATGTTTTTTGATAGAGATATGGATTTAGGAATATTTGATCAACAGAATCAACCAGTTAGTTGGATAGAAAGAGAAGTTAAAAATAATGGATCTTTCACTAAAAGTATTGATGGAGCAGGAGAAATAGTATTTATGTTTGATCAAAATGGTAACTTAGTTATGGATACTAAAAATTATGTAATGGGTGATGATGGTAATATGTATGCTGATCCATCACTTATTACAACAATTAATGATCCAAGTCAAGCAGATGCAATTTATAAAGATTTATTAAAAGCATTTCAAAATAATGGCGGAGCTAATACAAACATGCATCAGACTGTATTAGAACAATATAAAACAGATCTTCAGCTTTATAATATGAAAAATAAAACTAAAATAAAAGCACTTGATTATGATTATGTTAGTAATTATTCTACAAACAATACTCCAAGTGATGTTTATAAAAATAATGCAAGCTCTTCAAATAATCAAGGAGGAGGTTCATATAATATAAATCCGAATTTTAAAGCATGGCCTTAAAATAAAACTAAAATAAATGGCAGAAGAAACACAAATAATTCCAGAAGGTTCAGGAAAAACAGGTAATGTTTTTGAAGAAGGGTTAAATGTTAATAGCACTCCTAATGATGCTAATTTAGATTTAACATCATCTTCTGTTGTAGATAATTTACCTTATGATAATACACCTTTACATACACCCGGATGGAAAAATATATCAGATGTTGTAGCTGAACAAGGTGAATATTTTGCAGGACCTCCTGGAATGAATATAGATCCTTCTATATGGGCAGATGTTGGTAGAATGGATAAGATGTTAGCTGAACATGGTCTTGGTAATAATAATAACTTTTATAATCCTCTTCCTGGACAATCTGCAGGATCATTTAATCCTTTTGCAGAAAGCTCAGGAATTCTTGATCCTAATACTCTTGAAGGAAGAAGAGCTAAATTAACTCAAGTAATTAATAATGCTCAACAAAATACACCTGGAAGAAATCCCGCATATAGAGATCCTATTTATTATGGAGCTAAGGCTTTTAATTTAGATAGATATACTAGTCATCCAGCTTTTGATAGATTAGGTTTTCATCCTTTTGCAGATAATGATGCTTACTATAATGCAAATTCTAGTAAATGGGAAAACTTTCAAAGAACTTGGGGAGCTTTTGGTAGTATGTTTCATGAAGCATTTACAAGCCCTTGGAGATCTATAGGAGACTTTTTAGAAGGTGATTGGAATAGGGCTGATTATATAGGAGCTTCAGCAATGGAAGATGCTATGAGAATAGGTAGATCTACAAAAGGTGGAGTAGGAGGATTTTTTAATGATTTATTTTTAAATTTTTCATATACTTTAGGTATTATTTCAAATGTTGTTTTAGAAGAAATGGCTCTTGCTGGAATAACATATTTATCAGGAGGTACAGCTGCTCCTGCTGCTGGTGCTAGAACAGTTTATAATGTTGGAAGAATAATGAGGACTGGTGATAAAATAAATGATGCAAGAAAAGCTTCTCAAAGAACATTAGAAGCTATGAAAAATTATAACAATGTTAATAATTTTTGGAAGTTTACAAGAGGTGTAGGTAGATGGACTATGCCACAAACAGCTCAATTCTATAGAAGATTGCGTACTGCAGGTAGTACTGTAGATAACATGAACAATCTAGGGAAATTAAGATTGGGTGCTGGTGCTCTATATAGAGATCTTAGAATGGCAAATTTAGCTTGGTCAGAAGCTAAAATGGAAGCAGGTCTTGTTGAAATGCAATTGCGTAATAAAAAATATCAAGAATATAGAAGAGCTAATAATGGAGCTCATCCAGATGAAGAATGGTTAAACGCATTAAATGTAGATGCATTAAATGCAGCACAAACTACAATATTTTGGAATGCTCCTTTTATTCATTTAACTAATCAATTTGTTTTTCCTGGCTTAGGACGTGGTTTTAGAGGTGTAGGTAGACAATTTGATGACTCATTAGATGCAGTACCAGATGCAATACAAAGAGAATTAAAGAAACAAAAACCAAGTGGTATGCCTGGAAAATTTTATGATGCAGGTAAAGGTGTTTCTAGAATTAAATCAGAAGGTCTTAAAGGAGGATTAACTAAAGGTGCAAATTATGCATTAAGATATTTTGGAGCTAATGTTGGTGAGGGTGCGCAAGAGCTATATCAAGAAGCTGTTGCTGTAGGTGTAGAACACTATTATGGAAGTCTTTTTGATATGAGATTATCTACAGGATTAGATCTTCAAAGAGCTGATATGGAATTGTCTGCACAACAAGGTAGTAAATTATTTTGGGATTCTTTTCAAGAAGGTGCAAACTCTCAAATGGGATGGAATGGTTTTAAAGTTTTTATGTCTGGATTTATGATGGGGGGATTAGCAAGAATGGTTCAAACTCCAGTTTTAGATTGGGCTCCCAATTATGTTAATAAAAAATGGAATCAAGCTAAGTATGATAAATACGAAAAGCAAAAAGAAAAATTTAAAGCAAATGCTTTAGAGTATTTAGAAAACGGTAGAAAAGATCCTTTACATGTATTTGATAAAACAAAAATAAATGTATTAAATCAAAGAGAAGCAAATCAACAAATGTATGCTGCATCTTTTTCTGGACAAGCTATGGAACATTATGATGCAAAAGATTGGGCTAAATTTGAACACTTTGAAACATATGTATCTATGGGTAAAACTCATCATTTTATTGATATAATAGATGATTACTTAGCATTAGATAATAAATCTTTTAGAGAAGCTTTTCCAGTAGAAACATATCCTGATTCAGTTGCAAAAATTAGATCTAGATTAGAGCAAAACAAAAAGGAAATAAATGAAATGAAAAGGAAGTATGAGGAAAGAAAAGAATTATACTCCAATCCTTTTAGTGAAGACAGATTTGAAGAAGGAACTGTATTATATCAACAAGAAAAATTACGAAGACTATCCTATGACCATGCTAGAAAATTAGCTATGTATGTAGATTCATCTTTTGAAAGAGCTGTAGAAAGAATAAACAATATGTATAAAGCTTTATCTAGTGGGGATCTTAAAGTTTTAAAAAATATACAAGCTAATGAATTAGATCCTTTAATGGGTAAAAGACAATTAGAAGCAGAATTAGAATTATTAAATGTTGAACTAACAGGAACACTTAGTCAAAAAGATATAAAATTTAAAACTAAAAAGAAAGAACTTCTTACAGAGTTTTCTAATATAATTCATAATCCTAAATATCAAACTCCAAAAACAAAAGTATTTAGTAAAACTCATATGCCTAAATTAAGAAAAGCTTTTACAGATTATCTTAATTTTTTAGCTAAAGCAAAAAATGAATTTGTTGAAAGTAAAAATATTGACAAAGCTCTTAATGCAATAGTTGATACACAATGGTTAGAAAAAAGATCAGGAGATCTTCATGATGCTGCAAGAATTTTGATGAATCCTAAAAAACTAGAACAAGTAGCAGATAGAATAAACTTTTCTATGAGAAGAGTTTGGAATACTATGCGTGATAAAAATCATCAAATAAAAGAAATAGATAAGTATATTAGAGAGACAGAAAGAATGGCTGTATTACAAAAGCTTTCAGAAGAAGATATATATCCACATCCAATTCAAACAATGATATACTTAGAGCAAGGTATAAAACCTACTCTATTTTATAATAAGAAAGGTATTATAGATCAATTAAATCAACCAGAAGAACATAAAAAAATACTTAGTATTTTTAATTTAAGTGATGATACATCAGAAGATGGAAAAGATGCTAAAAAAGAAAATGCAGAAGAAATAGAAAAACAAGCTAAAGAAAGTAAAGAAAAAGATGAGGTAGAAAAAGAAGAAACAGATTTAACAGTGGGTGGAACAGGGGAAGTTCCTGATGAAAAAAAGAAAGAAAAAGAAGAAGAAGTAGAGTATGAAGTTCCAAAAAATACTGATAGTGATAGTACTATAGTAGATTTAGTACCAAAAAATAATGATAAACCTCCAGCATCTTTAGGTAAAGTGTTAAGTTCTGTAAACAATGATACAAAAATTCAAAATGTTCTTAATAATAAATATGAACAATGGGCAGCTAATCAAGCACTAGAAGATCCTAATAGAAGTATAATGACTCAAGAATTATGGGAACAAGATGAAACATTAGGAGGTGCAATAAAATCTGCAAGAAAAGAACTTTTTAAATTATATGCTAAAAAGGTAAGTCTTAAAGATAGACAATCAACTCCTTTTGATACTTGGTTAAAATCTAATGCCGCAAATTTAGAAGTTGATGATATTATTGAAAAATATCCTTTAGCTACTAGCAGTGTGCAAGATATTATGATAGGTGATGTTACAGCAGTACAACCTATGCCTGAAGAAAAATTAAATCCTAGTTTAGAATCTATAGTATCTGATGGTAAAAAAGATAAAACAGGAATATGGATTCTTAAATCATCAATAGAATTAGATCCTGATGCAGATCCTAAAGAACTTTATACAGTTACTGATAATAATAAAATTGATTTGTCTGAGAAGTTTTTTCATTTAGATCCTGCATCTTTAGATCCAGATGGTTATGATACATTAGATGAAGCACAAAGAGCTAAAGATAAAATACTTAAATGGTTAGGTAAACCAGAAGATAGAGATTTTGTTTTTGATGGAATACAGTTTAGAAGAGGAATGAGTATTGTTAAAGGAGAAGATCTTAATGATTGGAAAAATGCTGAACAAGAAGATAAAGGAAATTATGAATGGACAGTAATGGCCAATAAAAAAACTGTAGAAAATAATAATAATGTATGGATTCAAAAAAAGGTTGGAAATACTATAGAAAAAGGAGACAAGCCTATAGTATTAGAAGAAGGTGATTGGGCAGCTGATGGATGGGTTATTGAGTTTGATGCAAAAGAATTATCACAAAAAGAAAAACAAAAAACAAAAACTAAATTACAAAAGACAGAACCTTTACAATTTTTTGCTATTACAGAAAGTAAAGGTGAAACCACTTATACTAAAATAAAAAGACACGAGAAGCTTTTAAAATCAATGACTCCTGAAAAACAAAAGAATCTTGTATTACGTATAATGAGAATGGAAGACTTTGAAGAAAAAATGAAGATTCCAGTAAAAAAATTAACACCTTTAGAATTTGAAACTAAGCAGCCAAATAAGAGAATTAGAAAAGGATATGTTAAACATAGAGTCTTTTTAGAATATGATGGTTATGATATTGCAGAACTTCAAGGTATACATTCTTCAGTAATACTAGATGAAAACAATAAGGAATTAAATCCTATGACAATGTCTAACAAACAAATCCTTGAAACATTTGTTATGGGTGAGCATGATAAAGCTAGAGGTGTAACAGAACAAGAATTTGCAGATACTGTTAGAAATAACTATAAGCAAGGATATCTTATAATGAAAAAGATAGATGAATATATGGGAGAAAACTTAGCAACTGAGATTCCTTTCTATATAGAGGGTAAAAAGAATCCTGTCTTAGAAGATATAGGTATTACTATACAAGCTGGTAATATAGCATATTCAACTTCAGTAGCTAATAGAAGTACATTTGATCAATTAGAATATAAATCTGCAGATAGTAAAATAAATAAAGATGGTTCTAAAGGTAGTCAAGTTATTTATAGTTTATATAAAGATAAAAATGGAGATTGGAGAGAAGCTCCTTTTGATAATTTTGATCAAGCTACTACAGAGAATGAAGATTATAGAGATTCACAATTAGAATTAATTGAGAATGATAGAAAGATGGTAGATTTAGATATTAAGTCTTTAGGAAGATATGTAATGGTTATTAGAGATGATAGAGGGGTTTATACTTATGCAGCTTTACAACCTAGAGAAAAAACTTCTGTAGAGTTAGAAGAAATGTTTACTCAATTAAAAGAAAGACATATAGAAACTTTAAAAGAAAACTATGTATCTGTAGAGGGAACAAATAAAAGAATGATTAAAAAGGGTAAAAAATATACAGATCAAGGTTTTGGAATGCAATACAATAATGAATTTAATTCAAACTTTTCAGAGACCCATTTCATTGCTAGTAAAACAAAAGGAGATGTTATTGTACTAGGAGTAGATCCTTATGGAAATATTAATCTAGAGTATTTTAATAGGATAACAAAGCATGAAACACGTGTGTCACTTAATGAAGAAGAAGTGGCCACTGCATCAAACTTTTTAGAATTATTAAATTTACTTAATGAAAAATGGAAAAAAACAGAATGGGCTAAAGCTTATAAAAAAGTAGAGGGAACAAAAAAAGCAGTTAAAGATGTTAATAGACCTAACTTTAAAATACAACCTATAGACTTTAGAATTTCATTACCAAGAACTATAACTACAGAACAATTATCAGATGTTAAAATATTAATACAACCTGAAATAAGAAAAAATATACGTACAGTATTAAGTTATACAAAACAATCTGAAATAGATATGCTAACTGCAAATGCAAGTTCTATACAATATAGACATTCATTTCTTAAAACGTCTTCAGAAAAGAAAATAGAATCAGATGAAAGAGAGGCAATAAATGAACCAGAAGCTAATAAGATAGGAACTACAGACAGTGTAACTACAATGTTTACCAATTATCTAAAAAACGGTAAAGCTTCAAATGAATTATTAGATTCTTTATCAGATGCTTTAGTTGCAGCTCAACAAGACATGTCTGTTTATGCAGCACAAGCTCTTGATATAGTTAAGAAAGCAGGACTAACACACCATGATGTTAAAAATGCTCTTGATTTTGTTTACTCTTTTAAATTTGATAGTGATTTTGTTAATCCTATTACACAAAAAGTAATAGGAACAAAACAAGATCTAATGGAATATGTTCATACAATAGCATTAGGAAAGAAAAAAGTTACTGAATATACTCAAGAAGAATTAGATAATATGGATTCTGTATTTGAAAGTATAGATAATTTACACGATGTTGTACAAGCTGTAAATAAACCTATACTTCAAAGAGCTAATCAACTTTTAAAAGATGACAACTATAAGGTAGAGCTTCAAGCTATGGTTGATAATAAACTTTACAAATCTATGCCGGGTGGAACTAGTACACAAAAAGCTAAACAGAAAGGTCCTGCTGTAAGTATAGTTAATAAAGAAAAACAATTTAATTTAAAAGCATATCAAAAAGCTCAAGAAGAACTTGAACAGTTAAATAATGCTTTAGAAGATGCAGCTTTTGATGAGGCAGTAGTACGTCAAGAATATATTAATTTAAAAACTAATAAAGCTAAAAATGACTTTATACAAACATTAGAAGATACAGGTGATTTTAGAATTTTAGAAAATAAAAATAAATGGAATAGAAGAAATGTACTTTTAGAATTAATGAATCAATATGAAGCTGATATTAAAGGTATAGATCCTAATTTAGCAGGAAAATTTTTACCAGAAGTATTAAAATCTATAGATGAACATGATATAGCTAGACGTCAAGAGTTTATTGAATTTATGAGAGAGAATCTTCCACAATTTATGGTGGATAGAATAGATAATTTAGAATGGAATTCTGAAAAAATGGGAGCTTTGATGGGAGCTTTTGTAATAGATTTAAAATCAGTTGGTCAAGGTTTAACATTAGATAATCTAGTTGGTAAAGTTTATTTGAGCAAAACTTCTAAATTTGATTATCATGAGGCAGGTCATGCTACTATGAGAATGCTTATGACAGATGAAGAAATTGCTACATGGATGGCAACTGCTAGAAAAAATGTTAGAGCACAAATGAGATCTAAAGAGGGTTACAAAATAGGTGAAAATGCTGATGGTAGTTCTATAATAGTTAAAAATGTAAAACAAGCTTTAGAGCATTTAAGATTACAGTCCTATATGTATTCTCAAATGTCTGATAATCTATTAGAGAAAAGACTTTATGAAGAAGATATCTGGGATAATTTTCAATTATATAAAGAGAATCCTAAAAATAAAAAAGTAAGAAAAGAATATAAAGGATTCTTTAGCTGGTTAGTTGAAATGATTAAAAAAGTATTTAAGTTTTTTACAACTAGTTATTGGAATAGTACAAGGTCAAGTGGATTGGGAGGTCCTTATGATTCTTTATTTGAAAAAATAGATAATGGAAAATATAGAACAAGAGCTATTCAAAAAAATCAATTTACAGAAGGATTTTTAGAAGGAGGTTTATCTTTTAAATATGCTTTAAAACCTATTCCTACAGGAAGACCTAAAGTATTAGCAACAAGTAAATTAATTGAAGGGCAAGAGCAAGAAGTTCTTAAACAAGTTACAGAGTATTTTCCGCCAGAAGAGGAAGCAAGATATGTAGCTAATATAGTTAAGATATATTTAGAGCTGTTAGATAAGATGGAGGGTAAATACATACCCAATAAAGTTCTATTAGATGCTGTTAATATTGTTACAGAGAGTCTTAATCCTAAAAGACAAATATTCCAAGATATGGATCCTGGTGATTATAGAAAAATAAAATCACAATTAAAAAAAGACTATGCAGCATTAAGTAGTCCAGAAGCAAAAAGAGCTTTAATGAAATCTGCAAGAGTTGCTTTAACTAGACATGATCAATTTCAAGATGCATTTGATGAAATGATAATGGATAAAGATCATGAATTAGAAGGAAGAACTAATGAAACAAGTTGGGACGAACAGTTACAAGAAATAGGACCAGAAAAAACAGCTTCAAGATTTGTAAGAGATCTTATTGCCACAACAGTTCTTACTGATCAAGCAGGACAACCTTTAGGAGATAAAAAATATGGTTTTAAATGGTTAGATGATGCTAAAACAATACCTGCTGTTCAACCTGTAGATTATATGAAAGCTTTTAATGCACTTCTTTTAGCAGGAGAAGGTATTGAAAATCATTATGAAAGATTTAGAACTATATGGAATCAAACTCACTATAAGCCTGATCTTAAAGCAGTTATGGTAAATATACTTAATTTATTGGGTGTAAAACCTGCCCAATTAAGAGGTAACAGTTGGATGCAAAATGTAGAAAAAAATGGGACTGCAAAACAACAATGGTATTTGGGTAGAATAATTAAAGCTTTTGATACAGTAAGAGTTGATTATTATAATTTAATTCAAAGTGATTCAGGAAATACAAAAGGTTATGTCAATATAATTAATGCAGCTCATAAAGATGATGCATCTAATCAATTAAGAAGTGCAACTAATGTATATTTAGGTCTTGATTCAAAATGGCAAGGAGAAGGAAAAGAATCAAGAAAACTTCACAGGCGTGCAACAGGTGTTTTAAATGATTGGAATAATATATTGTCTGAAGGAAAACCTATGACTGATGCAAAATTAGCAAGAAAGTCTAAAGAAATAAGTACAAGACTAAGAGAAAGATTGGGTATTGAACTTCATCCTGCAACTATAGAAAATAGTATAATTAATTTTATAGAACTTAGTACTGAATATCAAAAACAATTATTCAAACAACAAAATAAATTACAAGATTCTAAACAATTTAAATGGCAAAAAGATGATGTCTTTTTCTCATTAGAAACTATTTCTACTTTAAGAGATGCTAATGTTCCTCATCAATATCTTAGTTTATTAGCTCATAGTCAATATCTTGAGTTTGATGAAATGAGTGATAAAGAATTTAAATCTGTAATGAATGAAAGAGAATCAGGTGCTTTAGGTAGATGGAGAAGAATTTTTAGAATTAATGCTTTATATGATCCTAATGTTGGTCATACTGTATTTAGAGATATGAAAGGTAATTGGATATATGCACATCAAATTCCTACATATACTATAAGAGCAATGCAGAAATGGAATGATTTAAATCATCTTGATAACTTAAAAGCAAAAAATTGGTTTAATAAAAATCATAGTTATTTTTTACAGTCTCCAGATTTTAGAGCGATGAGTAAAAAAGGTATGCATAGAACAACTAGACTTTTAGGAGGAAAGATGACTTCTATGAAAGTTAAAGATAATAAGTTAATAGAAATGAGAATGAAAGATGAAGCTCCTGCAAAAGGTGTTTCAACAGGTGAAATGTCTCCTGCTCAAATATATTCTTCATTAGCTAATATGATGTTGAAATTCTATAATGCTGAAAATCAAGAAGTTACTACTGTAGTAGACGAAGATAGAAACGGTTATGAATTTGCCTTAATGACAAGTCTTTTAAGAACTAGATCAACATCTAATACATTTGATTTTGGAGATTTTCCTGTGTTAGATGCTGTAATTAAAAATAAATCAGGACAAAGTATTATAAATCCTGAGTTTGTTGAAATGGTTATAAGATGGATGATTCAACCTCAATATGAAAGAATAAGATTAGAGAATGCAAGATTTAATAATGTTAATGAAGGTATTCCATTAACAAAAGAAATAATAATAAACTATAATGATTTTGCAGATCCTACAAGTGATCTTACTTCTATATATCTTCAAACTGATTTATTAGATATTGTAAATATAGCAAGTGGTATAAAGAAAATAAAATTACCAAAATTTGTTACAGAAGCTGAAACAAAAGATATACTTAGTGGAAAGCAAACAGCATTCTTAAGAACAGCTGAAGGACAAGGTAAGATAGGTTTATTTGGTGAAGGGAAAAGAGCTGTTGTAGAAAGTGAAGAGGGTACATTTGTTCTTACTTATCATGGTTTTAAAAACTCAGATGCTTTTGATGATATAAATGAAATAAAAGAAATGTTTGGTGCTAGAATTTTAGATAAGAAAACTCTTACTCATACTGAAGCTATAAAAGTTGGTAATGAGTTTTGGTGGACAGATATGAAAGTAATTAAAAATTTCTTTAGTCAGAATCAAGCTAAAAAAGAATCATACAAAAGACATTTATATACTATAAAACCTTTAGATGCATATACAGGAATGTCAGGAAGTTTGGCAGAAGAACTTTTACAAAGACAAGCTTTAGAGGTAAATAAATGGTTTGGAAGTCATAAAGATGAAAATTTTGCAGAAAAAGTTGCAGAAGAAGATGTTGTAGTTGTATTTGGTGCAAATAGCCTAGGACTTCATGGAAGAGGAGGTGCTGGATTTGCAATGGGAAAACAAAGAAGTTTAAAACAAATAGAAGAAGTAGAAGATGGTACTGTAGGAGATTATGCAATTAAAGGTAAGACAGGTATTATGCAAGGATCTAAAGGTCTTGGATATGGATTAATTACTGTTTCTGGAAAGCCAAAAGGAAGATATGGTGGAGCAAGCATGACAACAATAGAAATAGTAAATGAAATAAAAAATTTATATTCTTTAGCTGAAAATAATCCTGAAACAACATTTAAAGTTCTTTATGAATTAGAAGAAAATGAAAAGAGTTTAAATGGATATACAGGTCAAGAATTAGCAGATATGTTTGTATCGGCAGGTGCTATTCCAGAAAATATACAATTTAATGAAACGTTTGCTGACTTATTATATGTATCAAAAGATACAGGATCAAGAAGCAGATTAATGGCAGATGTTAATACTAAACTTACTGAAGATGCACAAACATTAGCACAAGATGGTGTGACATTCAAAAAATTTAGAGAAGAATTTCAAGGACCTAATGGTGAATCATTAGTTGAAATTGTTACAAATAGATTACAGGCAGATTTTGATGCTTGGCATATTTCTTTAAGAGACACAGGTGCATTAGATTTAATTAATCCTATGCTTAAAAAAGATGGATTAACAAGTAATTCAGGTAAGAAAAATAAGAAAACTAAATTAGCAAATAAATCTTTAGGTTTAATACCAGGTAATGCTACACATAACTTAATGCAAATATTTCTTAATGATTATTTTAATACAAAAGCAGCAATGGCTTTATTATTTGGAGATGAAGCAAAAGTTTTAGGAGGTTCTCAAGATAAAACTAAAAGAGGCCCTGCTCTTAATTATGGAGGAGATAATGTATCTTCACAAGTTGCTTCTCCAGAAAATGGAATTCCTACTCCTGTTAATAAATTTAAAATTTGGGTTTATGATGATACTGTAGCACAAGATATGTTTATGGGAACTGAGATAAAAACAAATGACGCTTATGTTCTTGCAACTACTTTTGGACGTAGAGCTATAGCATGGGGATTAGGTATAGGGCAATTAGCAATGTATCCTATGATAGATGAGATTGAATCTAATCAAGAAGGTGGTATGTCTGCCACAAGATATTTAGGCAATAAAGAAACTGGAGAAGAAGGTTATAAAAAGTTTGGAGCAAATTTAGCATCATTAAAACTTGCTTATATGGATGGGAGCAGTATGCTTAAAATGACTGTAGGATCTGCTACTCCTGAAATGATTAGTCATTATGATGGTACACCTATGGAATCATCCATACCATTGTGGAATATGATGGAAAAAATGAGACAATGGGAATCTAAAAATCCAGGTCAATTTGTATTAGCGGTTCCAAGATCTGCAGCTAAAATGTTAAAAGTAAATCCAGCAAATATTAATGATGCATTTGGTGAACCTAATCAATTTCCTATAAGTGAACAAAGTTTAACTGAAGCAACTGCTGAAAATCTTTATCTACAAGTTGTAAATCCAACAAATAAAATGGAAGGTCCTGATCCAAGACAAAAGAAAACAGGTATAACACAAGAACAAGATTTTGTTAATATACATGGAGAAGATATAGAAATTCCTGGATGGGAAGTTATTAAGGATGGTAAAAAACAACCTATTACAATTAAAGAAGTAAAAGAATTTTATAAGGATAATACCAAAGCACGTGTAACCTTACAGTTTACAGGAAGAAGAAATTTAATGTTTGACTTAGGAACAGGTAGAGATAAAAATATAATTGAAACAGATATTGATCCTATAAATATAACAGTAAATTGGCGTGCTTTCTTAGAGTATGCACGTACTTCATTGATGTCTGGTAAAACTCCAGAACAATTTTTAGAATTTTTTGAAACAACTATAAGAGGTCAAAATGCATATGAGTTAAATAATCCTTTAACACTTCCTAAATTTGATGAATTGTTTAGAAGCTTCTTTGCTAAAGGAGTATTAGGTGAAAGAGTTCCTGGTCATGGTTTAACTCTTATAGGAAATGGTAGAAAAGTTGTAAAGCAAGTAGTTGCTCTTGATAAAAATGATCAACCTGTTCACGGTAAGTCTAGAGTTATTAGAGATAAACATTGGAAACTACTATATAAAAAAGGAGAAAAAATAGCAGTAGCAGGTATGAATTATGCTAGAGAAAATAAAGTAATAGATGGTAAAAGTGTTTTTGTTGGTGAATTTGATGGGTTAAAGGTTGGTGATTATTATATAGATGTGTTAAGAACAGACGTTCCTCAGTATATAAAACATAACTCTAATGGTGAATTTATTTCAGATCATAATAAGTGGGAATTAAGTGGTGAAGTTAGAACAGAAATTATGGTTCCTTTTCATAATCCACATGCTGAAACCATACCTATAGATCAAGAAATTCCAGAGTCTCTTTCTACAATGTATATGACACGTATTCCTACAGATGATAAAAAATCTCAAGATGTAGGTAAAGTTGTTAATGAACTTCCTGTATATATGGGATCTGTAGTTATGGCATCAAATGAGCATATATTTAGATCAGGTGCCGATATGGATAATGATAAAGATTATACTCAAATTTTTGATACATATGTAGATGACAAAGGTGTTATACAAATTTATGGAGATCAATTTCATAGTAAAAAAAGAAAGAGTATAGATAAAAAATATGAAGAATATATTAGAAAAGTTGTAAGTGAAGCAAAGAAAAAGAATTCTAATATGAGTTATGCTGTTAAAGTATTTAAAGAAAGACTTTCTCAATTTAAACAAGAATCAGGTGTAATATTAAAAACATCAGAAAAATTAGAACAAGAATTTGTAGAATGGCTTTCTAATCTTGATAAAGATAGAAAAGTAAAAGGTAAAAGTTTATTTGCTCAACAGCTTTATAATGCAATGAAAAGATTAGATGGGGATAATTTAGATATGCTATCAGCAAAACTTAGATTTGCGTCTATGAGAGGATATGAATATGATATAGTTACTGGTAAATTTATAGATTTATTTGAAGAAGACATACATATTGATAGTGACTCAAGATATAGTGTTATACAAAAGTTTTATAATAATAATAAAATCCTACAAGGTGCTATGACTTTATTGGGTTTACCTTTAACAATGGAACAGTTTATTGAATTTGAACTTAATCATGGATCTCCTAATTTAGGAGCATTAAATAATAATATTTTACAAGCTTCTATAGCTCTTTTACAACATGAAGGAATGCGTAAATCACAAGAAAATGGTTTACCAGGAATTAAAAATGAACCTACAACAACTAGTCCTTATGATACAGCTTGGAAATATTATGAAGATAATTTGCCAGGTTTATTTAAAAGAAGAGATACATCTAATATTAATGTAGATAATATGGATGGAAAAAGTAAAGCTTTTATGACTAATAAAATTGCAGAAAAAAATGTTGGAGCTGTTGTAACTCCAAAACAAATATTAGATTTATTAGGAGAACATAATGTTGAATTATTTGTAGAAGATTGGCAAGGAAAACCTTTACCATATATATCTTTTCAAGGTCATACTTTTAATAAACTTAATACTCAGTATATTATAAGAAATGGTAAGGAAGATAAAATAGATGGTGTTAGAACTGGAACAAATCTAGCTGCAATGATAAATGCAATGACGGATAATGGAACTCATATGCATGCAGGTAAATTTAATATAACTGCTAATCAAGCAGCATTACAAACTTTACAAGCTAAGTTAGGAATGGATATGACTACAATACTTACACTTAGTGATAATCCTATACTTGAAAAATATATTATAATGGGAGCTTTCAAACAACCTGGTGAACCAGGAACAAGAAAATTAGTGGAAGGTCATATGAGTAATTTAGTTAAGAAGTATGGACAAGATATGTTAGATATAGTTGCTGTAACTGTATTAGATCAGGAAATAATTAATTCACATATTAATAGTCATCCGGATAATAATCCTGCTGAATATGGTTTTGAAATTATTGATCCTTCTAAAAGCTATGGAGAACTATTTAAAAAAGATCCTCAATTAGCTTTAACAAGAGCTGCAGAAGAATATTTAATTCTTCAACTTTGGTTAAATACAAATAGAGTTTCAGACAGTGTATCTAGAACTCAAAAACCATTAAGACTTCTTAAAGGTCCAGGTAGAAATAGTGAAGAAACTTCTTTTATAATGGAAAATATAAAAGAAATGGGTCTAGATCTAGATACTTCTAAAAAAGGAAATGATAAGTTTAATAAATTAATAGATCCTATAGATAATATGGCATTACCTTTTGATGCTAGAAAAGCTTTTAGAGATTCTATTATGAAAACATATTTAGATATATTCTTTCAAATGGAAAAAAGTTTAGCACCTGCTCTTTTAATAACAGAAACTCCATTCTTTAAAAAAGCTACTGATATAATATTAACTCAACTTAAAAATAAAGCAAAGACGAATGAAAGAAAACATAAGATTAAAAAAGATATATTAAGCTATCTTACAGCACGTGCAGTTAGACAACATTATTTAAATAATGGAATGATAAAAGAAGCTCAAGATATGACTAATGGAACATTATATGAAACTTTAAAAATATCTGAAACTCAATTAACAGCATCAGAAGCTTTAGCAAAACTTAGTGAGTATTATAATGGACAAGAAGAATATAACTTTTTTGCTCAAGGTTTTTTAAGTAGTATTGGTGAAAGATCTCCTATGAATGCTTCAGGTATGAGTAAAGTCACATCTAATACTTGGACAAAATTAGAAGATAAGACAGTTAGACATATAAGATCTGCATTTATGAAAGCTTATGATAATCCAGTTACACATGATTGGATAATGACTTTGTTACATTATGAACTTGTTAAGAATGGGCTTCAATATACTGCTGATACTTTTATTACTGCAATTCCACCACAAGCTTTAGAAGAAGTAATTTCAACAATTACTCCTGTACATAATTTCTTTAAACAACTTCAGTTGTCTGATACAAGAGCAGAAAATTTATTAGGAATGACTGTACACCAACTATTACAAGATATGACTCTTGGTTATTTAGGAGCAGAAAAAAACAATAGTATACTTAAAGAGTTGTATGGAAAACCTGTAACAGATTTAGGATCTCCAGATATGGTTGATGTATATGATGATCAAATAACAGAAGAAATGGCAGATGCAAATCCTAATATATTATTTGTATATGAAGATGTACTTAGAGGTGGAAAACCTTTAAATGCAAGAATAAGATCTAAAGAAAATGTAATGGGTCTTAGAATGAGAAAGCATTATAAAAAAGATGAAAAAAGTCCTTTCTTAGATGCTAATGAACAAACATTAATGAAAGATAATTTTGATAAAGATTTAGCTGCTATTAGAGAATTAATGAATGAAACAAAAGAAGATGGATCACCTCTCTATGAAAGTATAGTATTCCCAAGTTTTTATTTAATGGGAGATGTGTATTTAGAAAAACAAGAAGTTCAAGAAGAAACAGAAGAAAAAGAAAAGAAGAAAAAAGAAAAAGCTCCATATAAAGGTAAGTCAGAGAAGGTTTATAAACATATGCGTGAACAAATAAAAAAACAATTTGGTTTTAATATACAATCAGGTAGAGTTGCTGCCTCTGAAAGTATTAAAGCTAAACGAGCTAAACAATTAAAAGAAGCTGCAATAGCAAAATATCCTAATGAAGGTCTTCTTGTTTTAAGTATGAAAAGTGGATTAATTCCTGCACAAGATATTAGATCATTAAAAAGAAAAGCAAAAGGAAAAGGTAATAAGAAAGAGGAAAAGAAATTTAAAGCAATGTTGGGTGAAGCTGTTAAAAAGAATAAAGAACAATGGAAAACTAATTTAACAACATTAAGAGAGGGTGGTGTTAGGATAATAGAAATAGAAGATCCGAATGATGCAAATGCAACAATCTTAGTTATGGAAGCTCCTCTTTATTATAGAGAATTGGAATATACCTATACAAAAGATGCTAACACAGGTAAGAAGGTTAGAAATCTTTCAGGTATTACAACTTATAGATTATTGCAATTTAATGATCCTACAAGACAAGAAGAAGAAATAGAAAACTTTTTTGAATTTGATGCTAGATTAGAAAAGAAAGGTATAACAACTCCAAATATTGTCTATGCTACAGAAGCAATATATGAAGCTGTTAAAACTACATTTTCAAATTTACAAAACCCAATGGTAGGAAACGCTTTATTATTACCTACTCAAGAGCCTATATACTATGAAACAATAAGAGAAAGACAAGAAGAAATTAAAGAAAGATATGATAGTTTGTTTAATAAAAAGAAAGGTTTTATGGGTATTGATATATCAGCACAAGTAGCTAATTTACTTGCAAGTAGAATGGCAGCTATAACTGGAGGAAAAAAACCAGATATTAATAAAGTTCTTACATCATCATTACCTCAATCAGCTTTTAAAAATGAAGTAAAAGATGTTCAATACACACAAGAAATAAAAGCTACAAATGAATCTGTAGAAGTAGGTGGTAAAGAAATTACAAGTCAAACTCCTGCAGAAAAATTATTAATGATGATGGCAAAAGGAGCTATAAAACAACAAGAAATTAAAAAACAATTGCCAAGCTCTACTAAAAAAAGTGTTACTAAAAAAATTGATCAATCAACTCCTGAAACAAGTAAATATGAAGGAAGATTAAGAGGTATTTGGAAGAGTTTAAGTCAAGATAAAAAAGAAGCAATTGCTAATGTTTTTGGAGAAGGAGATATAGCAATGACTGAAGTTAGTGAGCAAGAGTTTGTAAATTATTATTTTAGATATAAAAAGTATAACCCAACCTTTACGTTAAAGGAATTCATTAAAAAAATCAATGAGTGTTACTAGATAATTAGTATATTAGTATTATGGCATGTGTAAATAGAAATACAACAGAATATAAAGTTTTATTAGAGGAATTTAAGAGTCCTATAGCAGTTGACTTATTAGTTGATAATTGGCAAAAGTTTAATAAAAAAAATACAATGCCTACAGTAAGTGAACTTAAAGATTACAATAATCAAAGAAAGAAACTCTTTAGTTTACAAAAAAGACAGTTTACAGAATCAATTGTTGTAAAGCTATCTGATTTAGGAATTATAAAAAAAGATTATAATATTTCAAGGAATGGTGATTTTTCAGGATCAATTGAAGATGGTGGAATGTGGCATGAAGAACTTGATGAAGAATATGTAACAATACTAGAAGATCAATTAAGAAATGAAGAGATAGAACCTATGGATTATGATATAGCCTTGGAGCAGGCATATGTTTATAAGTATAGAGGAGCATCTTTAGAAACTTTAGAGCAAAATAGAAACAGATTAATGTCTTTTTTAGATGCATTTAATCTTCCTTCAGATTTTATAAATGTTAGAGTTAGAAGTTTGGAAGAAAGCATGTTTATAGAAAACGAACCTTTAATAAGATATGCTGATGAGATTGCAACAAAAGAAAATAAAAAGATATATAGAAAAAAATTACCTATAAAACTTACACGTCCAGCAATTAATATTATTAGGGAGTTAAATAAAAAAGGAAATAAAGCTTTAATTGTAGGTGGTGCTGTAAGAGATTCATTAAGAGGAGTTGAAAATAAAGATATTGATATTGAAGTATATGGAATTAGTTATGGTAATCTAGAAAACTTGTTATCAAAATATGGTAGAGTTAGTGTGGTTGGAAAATCTTTTGGTGTTATTAAATTTGAAGATGAGTCAGGAGTAGAATATGATTTTTCTGTACCAAGAAGAGAAAGCACTAAGGGTGTTGGTCATAAAGATTTTAAAATAGATGTAGACCCTAATATGTCACCTGAAGAAGCTGCTAAAAGAAGAGACTTTACATGGAATGCTTTAGCTTATGATCCTATTAAAGAAGAAATACATGATTATTTTGGTGGTATAAAAGCTATACAAAGAGGTACAATGGAAATTACTTCTGAACAATTTATAGAAGACCCCTTAAGAGTTCTTAGAGCAATGCAGTTTCAATCCAGATCCGGAGATAAAATTTCTGCAAAAGATTATGGAATAATGAAACAAATGGTAAGACAGGGAGCATGGGATAACTTACCTAAAGAAAGAATATCTGAAGAGTTTATGAAGTGGGCATTAAAGGGAAAAAATCCTTCAATGATATTTAACTTCTTAAGAAAAACAAATTTAATGCAAGAGCTTCCTTATATTGGTCTACTAAAAGGTGTTAAGCAGGATAAAGAATGGCATCCAGAAGGAGATGTAGAAGTTCATACAGGTTATGTTATGGACGCTGCAGTAAAAATAGCTGACAGAGAAGGATTAAAAGGAGATGATAGAGCGGTATTAATATTTGCAGCTTTAACACATGATTTTGCTAAACCTCAAACTACAGAAAAAAATTTAATAGAGTATCAAGAAAAAGAAACAGGGAAGACACAAACAAGAATGGCAATTACTTCTAGGGGTCATGAAAAAGCAGGTGGGCCTTTAGCAAAAGAATTTTTAGAATCAATAGGAATTAAAAAATCTATTATAGATAGAGTTGTACCACTTGTTGTAGAACACTTACAACATGTTAGTATAGCAGCATTACCTGAAGAAAAAGGAAAAGTAACTGCAGTAAAAACATTGGCTAGAAAATTAGAGCCTTCTAATATACAGGAGCTTTTATATTTAATAGAAGCAGATAATTCTGGTAGACCTCCATTACCTAAAGGTCTTGGTCAAGCTGGTGTTGAATTAAAAAGATTAGCTAAAAATGTAAAAGTTACTACTAAACCTAAAAAAGATTTATTACAAGGAAGAGATCTTATTAGTTTAGGTATGAAACCAGGTGAACAGTTTTCAGAAGTTTTAAATAAAGCAAGGCGTGCAGAAGATGAAGGTATATTTAATACAGTTGAAGGTGGAAAACTTTGGGTTAGAAAAAACATATTAAAAGAAGATGTAGAACTTGAAGAAGTTAAACCTATGAATGTTAAAGTTGAAAGCAAAGATGATTCAATGGAAACGGACATGGAGCCTTTAGCTAATGATAATTATGAATATCTTCCTGAATATGAATTTAATACAAATAGAAATACTTTAGAAGTAGATGATATTATAACAGAAGATATTTCTAAAGATCTTACCTTTACAAGAACTATAATAAATCATTTAGAAAGAATATTTCCTGATATAAATGTACAATATATAACAGAGTTGGAATATAAAGCAATGAGACTTGTAGAACAAGATGTTACAAGAGAGTTGTTAGAAGCAGAAGGAATGGAGACAATAAAAGAGGATGAAGTTAAAAGCTTTTTTTATGATGGAACTGCTTATATAATAAAAGATAGAATTACTGCAGAAACAGCTATAGAAGAAGTATTACATCCATTTGTAAATGCATTAGAGAGTGACAATAAAGCACTATTCAATTCTTTATTAAAAGAAGCAAAATTAAATTTTCCTACTTTAAGAGCTCAAATAGAAGGTGTATATACAGATGAAAAAGGTTTTTCTCCTTTAGAAAGAAACTTAGAGCTTGTTACACAAGCTTTAACAAGACACTTTAAAAAAGAATATGAAGATACACCAACTACAAATTGGAGATCTAAAATTAAAGATTTAATAACATGGTTAGCAGAAACTGTTAAAAACATTTATACTTATATTACAAGTGGTTTTTTAAGTGTAAGCCCAGAACAAATAAGTTCTGCAAATAACTTAACAGATGTTGCTAAACTTCTTAATACAGAAGGTTTATTAATTAGATTTAAAGGAGGTAAAAAAGATAAAGGTGCCTTTAGATCATTTAAACAATATAGTCTTACTGAGTCAAGAAAAGAACAGTATAATAAAGCTTTAGCTTTAGCTAAAACAGATCTTCAAAAAGCTACTATAGAATTCTTTTTTAATAGACAGATAACAAATCCTAAACAATTTAGTCAACTTGTTGCAAGTCATACTATAGAAGGTATAGCAGGACCATTAGTTACATTAAATAAAAAAGATCATATTTATTATGAAATTCCAAATCTATTAGAATATACTAGTGTTACAACAGCTATTAAAGGTTATATGACATCTAAAAATCCTCATGTAGTTAAAAAGGGAGAAACTATAAATGACATAATTAAAGAATTTGAAGTTAGTAGAAAAATTTTAGACAGAATGAATCCTGAAATTAATCTTGATACTATTAAAACTGGTGATTCTGTAAACATACCTGATCAAGATTTTGTTCTTAATAGAAAAATAGGAGATGATTTTGATTCTATTGTAGATGGATTAGCTGCTTTTAAATCTTTTAACGAACTTCCTGCAATGAAAGTTTTAAATAAAGAAGTAGCAGAAGAAGCTTATAAAGAAGCATCACTTGTACTTACAGGTATAAGAGCAGCTGGTGCAGTTCTTATACCTCAAGTTATAGTTGCAGATCCTATAAATAAAATAGCAGGTAGTATTGATATATTAGCAATATATCCTGATGGTACTTATCAGGTTATAGACTTAAAAACAAGTAGAAATAGTGTTGTAGGATTAAAAAGTAAATACAAAACTGTAGCATATCCTGTTAACGTTGGTAGTATATTTACAAAAGGAAAGGTTGAAAGACAACACAAAATAGTAGATGGAAAAAAGAAATATACAGAAGAATATAATCCTACTATTCATTGGCCAGAATTTACTACAGAACAACAACACAATATGCAGGTTAATCTTTATAATAGAATGTTACATAATATGGGTTATGTTCAAAATACTGCTCCATCTATAACATTACATATTAAAGTTGAAGTTGAAGGTTATGGTAAAGATCAAAAGTTTTTAGATGAATTTAATTTTGAAGAATCTAATTTTCATCCTATGTCACAAAATCAAGATAAGGTTGATAAAGTTATTCCTGTCAAAGTTAATCAAGAAATGAGAAAAGTATTACACGAGGTGTATAAAAATTCTCCTGAATTTAATCCAGTAAGAGGTGATAACTTTTTAACTGATGATCAAGCTCAACCTGAATCAACAACTAATATAGATTCTGCTAAAGGTAAAGAAGAGTATAAAGCTGTAATGAAAATTACAAAAGATTATGTTGGACATCTTACAAACAGAGAAGAATCAATTAAACAACTAACTAAGCATATTAAAAATATTGACAAGTATGCTAAAATGGAATTAGAAAGAATTCAAGTACACACAGATATGATAACTTTAGCATTTAAAAAAGGTAAAGTTAGACAGGTTTACACTAGACTTCTTAAAGAAAGTATTGATCAATTAACAGAAGTTAAAAATTATTTTTTAGATCCAAAAAACTTTAATAAGAATGAATACTTAAAAAGAATAAATCACTATGAAACTTTTATAGATTCTTTTGAAGGTCTTACTACAATAGATAAAGAATCTTTAAAACAATTAAATTCTGAGCAACGTGCATTAAAAGATGAATTGGTGTCTTTAATACAAGATCTAAAAGGTAGAATAAATACGAAAGGACAAATAGTTGAAGTTGGTATTTTACAAACTGCACAAGAAAATTGGATGAAAGCTTTTGTAAAACAAAGAAGTTCCGGGAAAATGATTCAAGGAACTGAATATGGTTTTGGTACTGCACAAGAAAGTCAAGTAATTAGAGACTGGTCAGATGAAGATTTAAATGAATTATTACAATGGGCATATGAGATACAAGGAGGAGAGGCAAATCTTGGAGATATGTCAACATCTAGTGATACCTTAATGGCATTGGCTGATCAGTTTTATTCAGAAAAAGTTCAAGAGGTTATTGATATAAGAGAAAAATTTGATTCAATGATTAGTGTTTTAGAACGTAGACTTGAAAGATTAGGATCAAAAAATCCTCAAACTAGATATGAGTTTATGTTAAATGAAGATGGTTCTATTGTTAAAGAATTAGGAGGTGAATATTCTAAACTAAAAAGAGAGCTTATGGATCTCATGATGAATCATGATGGTAGTAAAAGAGAATATATTATAAAAGGTTTTGATGGAGAATACACTAAACAAGAAATAGAACATAATGAAAAATTGTTTAAGGATAAAAAAAGAGCAGGTGATTTTTGGAGACCAGAAATTATTGTAGAAGGTGTTGTTGACCATGGAGAATATCATCAATACTCTCCAGAATATATAAAAGAAAGGAAAAAGTTTATGCGTTATAAGTATTGGAAGAAAAAAGGTTGGGGAGAATGGCAACAAAAACCTGGTGTTTCTGATAAGGCTTTTAGAGAATTTTGGAGCAAATGGCATGAAACAAGAACATATAATAAACCTCAAATAATAAAAGGAAGATTTACTGGTAAAATGGAAACAGCAACTAAGGACTTTATAAAATGGACAGTTGATGGTAAACCAACCAAGATACCAAGATTAATTACAGGTTCTGGTAAAAGCATGCGTAGTAAAAGATATGATAAAATAATGAATCCTAAAACAGAATTGGGTAGAGCTGAAAAAGAGTTTTATGAATTTTGGATAAAACATTGGGAGGGACCTAAAGGTATGTTAAGTAGAATGCCAGAAGGGGTTAGAAAAATGATGACAGATAGATCTCCTTTAGTAGTTAGTAGATTAGCTAAAGAATTAAAAGGTAAACCTAGTTTTATTAGAAAATTATGGGCAAAAACTATTGGTGGAAGTTTAAAAGATGGTGTAAAAAGTTTATTTGGTGATAATACATTTGATGGTAAAAAAGTTCTTGTAGATGAATATGGATATGTTGTAGACAGCATTCCTATGTATTTTATAGGTAAACCAAAATTAAAAGAAGATTTAGAAAAAATAGAAAAAGCACTTAATAAGCTTGATTCTCAACTTGAAAAAAATATAATAGGTAAACAAGCTTATATAAAAAAGAAAGCAGAATTAGATAGGGTTAGAACTAGAATTATGAATGCTCCATCTGTGGAAGAAGTTAGTAGAGATTTAGGAGATAGTCTTAAGAAATTTAATTTAATGTCAGCTCATTATAATATTATGAGTGAATCAGAAGATGTATTTTCAACTATACTTAAAGTCATGGAGCGTAGAGAATATTTCCCTAAGGATAAAAGACATAGACAATATAAAATAGGAAAAAAAGGAGAGCAAATAGAAGTAGGAACAAAGAAAGGGGGACAGTCTTTAAAAGAAGCAAAAAATGTAACCAGATTTAAAAAATGGTTGCACATGGTGTTCTATGATAAAGATGCTTTAGATCAACCTAGATATCAAAAAATGGTTAACGCTTTAAAAAATTATACATCTGTTGCTTATGTTGCTTTTAATACATTTGGTAACATAAATAACTATATGATTGGTAGAATGAACAACTGGATTGAAACTGCCGGTGCTCAATTTTATACAAGGAAAGCTTATGCTCAAGCTGAACTTGAGTTTAATACGAAAGTTATGCCAGATATGATGGAGCAATTAGGTAAGAAAAATGCAGTAGGAGACTTAATAGGACTTAGTAAAAGTGATTATGATCCTGTAGTTCCTAGAACTAAAGCATTAGCAGCCATAGGTTATTTCAGAATGATGGATGATAAACAAGAAATAGCAGAGACAGGATTAGGTTATGATCAATCTTACTTAGGAAAAATTATAACATGGGCCTATGGTATTAACTATTCTTTTGAGTTTAATGTGCAAAGTAAAGTTGGTAGAGCAATACTTGGAAGTTTAATGTTAGAGAAATCTACAGTTAATGAACAAGGAGAATATATTGAAAAACCTGTTGGTGAACCAGAAACTCTTTCTATTTTTGATGCAATGCAATATAACAATCAAACAGGAGAGGTAACATTTAAAGAAGGATTTAATACATTTATAGATCAACACGGTAGAAAAATGCCTTGGACTGGAGAAGGTGGAAGAGCTCATAAGCTAGTAAGAAATTATATAAGAGAAGTAAATAAACAAATTCACGGTAACTATGCTCATAAAGATAGAGCAGCTTTTCAACAAGGAGCAATAGGTCAACTATTATTTCAATTTCATAAATGGACTTATCCAGCATTAAAGGCTAGATTTAGACCAGAATATTATGATGAAAATTTAGGATACCTACAAGGTAGATACAGAACTTGGATTAGTTTCTTTGGTTATTTATCTAAATATGTATATGATAGTAAGAACAAAGGTAATCAACCAGGGTTTTTTACAGATCCTATAAAAGGAAAAGTAAGAAGAGCAAATATGATAAAAAATGGAACAGAGCTTACATTTTTTGTAACATCATATATATTAACAATATTATTAAGCAATCTTTTTGAAGATGATGATGATGAAGTTGGTACAAGTAGTAGAAGATTAAAGAATGCTCTTATATATCAAATAAATAGATTACGTAGAGAAACTGGTCAATTTATACCTGTATTAGGATGGCCAGAATTATTTCAAATGGTTCAAAGCCCAATGGCATCTACAAGAACTCTTGGAGAATTAGGAGGGGCAATTGAAAAATCTTTTGCTACAGGATTAGCGTTTATGTATTATCCTTTATTTGTTGGTGGAAACTGGCAAAAAGAAATGAAGAAAAATAAAGATTTCTATTATCAAAGAGGAGCAAGAAAAGGATCTTTAAAATTAGGTAAAGAATGGTCAGATGTTATCCCTCTGTGGTACTTAAGAAATAGATGGATAGGATATGACACAGTTAGGGATATGCATATACCAGGATTATAATGCCAGTAAACAAAAAAATAATAAGAATAGATAAAGATAAGTACGAAGAACTTAAAAGTAACTTCAGTACTATCTTTGATCTATATATATCTGATAATGACTATTACGTTATTGGAACCTTTGAAGATCTTAAGTCTGTTGGTGTTGATCCGGGCGTTCCTTTTGTTTAAAAGGACAATGCTTACAACCATTCCCGCAGCAATATCCTCTTTTAAGATGATATGCTGCAGTCATGACTGTATTACCGTCTCTATCTTTATAGAAATATGGAGTAAATTTACTTAACTTCACAAGCTCCACCAGCACACGCTAGCTCTCCAGTTAAATTAGTTTCATCATTCTCTTCAGTGATCTTAGATAGATCAATATCCATTAATGATTTAACCATTTCATTATACTTCTTTTTAGTAATGTCTTCAAATGGAGCCTGAGTATAAGTACCACCATCATATGGAAGCACAGCAAGACCATTATAATGATCTCTGTTTTTCCACATCCAGTCACCAGCTAATTCCCAGTCTTCATCCTTTAAGCTAATTGTAGCAGAAACATTATGAGTATTAGATCCAGATCTATGCCCAGTCTTTACCCATTCTGTAGCTACCTTCTTTACTCTTTCAAGTAATTGGAAAGCAGATTCAGTTCTTAAGATAGAGCCTTCCGGAGCCTTTTGGGGTATACTTATAACTGCTGTATCATGGCCACGGAAGACACAATCTTCTACTAGATCAGGATGATTCTTAGCAAGATACCCATATATAGCCTCATTCTTACCTACACGTATTCTTCTTATATAGTAATCATTATGCCATGCATGAATACCAGAACTAGTTCCTAATGTTAATGATGTTGTACCAGCAGGTTTTACTGTTGTTGTTCTAGCAGCCTTTTTGATACCAATTAATTTAGCAATTCTAGCATTCTCTTTTTTTACTACTTTAGCAGCTGCTTCCATATCATAACCAAGTATTTTACCAGATCCTATACCAGTCATAGATACACCAATCAATGCATCTTTTTCTGTAGTCTCTTGCCATACTGGTCTGAGATAGTGGAAGTTAGTGTATCCTGCTTGAAGTGTTCCTATAAATGTAGCAGCTTTGACTCTTAGCTCAAGATCTTCTTGAGAATCAATATTACTTACATTAACTTCACATAAATTGCAGAATTGAAAAGGACGTAGAGCAATCTCACAACATGGATTAGTTCCCCAGTCTTTATCATTATTAAAATATATACCAGGTTCACCGGCTTTACTTAACTCTACTCTTTTCCATAGATCCATAAAGAAAGACTTAGTTATCTTATGTCTCATAAGAACAGCAGAATTGTTAGCTCTACCACGTTGTGGATTTAATTCCCACCAAGCACCAGCTTTACAAGCAATCATTTCATCATCATCAGCACTAAATAGACTGATAAGAGCAGCACGTCTAATACCACCAGCTAATACAGCATCTGCTATGTAACATATAATATCATGTGCTTCAAGTGTACTAAGTGAATCACCATCTTCTTTATTCTCAAGAATACCAGTGATTTTAAGTATACATTCTTTTAATGGTTGTGGTCCAGGAGCTTTACCACCAGAAGTTACTAATCTTGCTCCTTTAGGTCTAATATCTGAATAGTCAAATACTATACGTGAACTCTTACCATTTAAATATGATTTCATTAACATCTTAATAGCATCTGCCCATCCTTCTATAGAGTCACCAATTAAGTAACGTCTTGTTCTTTTTTTATATGGTTTATTAATCAATGGTAATTTATCTACATGATGTTGTTGTACTGAATATCCCACACCTGTTCCACCAAGTAATAAGAACATGGTTTCACTAAAAGCATCTATATGATCTATAGGAAGGTATGCACAATTATATATTCTATTAGGACTAATTTCAATTGGTTTACCACCAAACTGCATAGATCTCATAGATGGCAAAACCTTTTTGTCAAATACATATTCATATGTACCTCTTATATCATCCTCAAGTTCAGGATATGTTTTAATATGCATATTCATATTTCTAGTGACCAATTCTTTCCAGGTCTCTCTTCTTTTTAATTCAGGATTATACCGTGCATATTTCATATGGACAGTAATATCACTAAGAATTTTGTTATTCAATTCCATTATTTTAGTATTTAATAGTTAATAAATGTAGATACCTGAGATAATCAGGTAATAATAATATACTCAATTTCTTGAAAATAATCTGTATGAATTCCATTTTTAGTTGTTAAAGTTTTTTTGTATATTATAATATAGAGTAAAGTGAATACAAATATATAAAAATAATATAATATGACAACATGGAATAATTTAAATCCTGTAGAAGCTGCAAAAACTCAAAAACAATTAGAGTATCAAGAGAATTTAAACAAAATGACAGGTGTTACAGGTGCTGTTCTGTTACATACTTCAGGTGCAAATTTAACAGCTACTGGTAATTTTTTTGCAATCCAAGGAATAAAAGCAGCTAATGTAGATTTTACATCAGGCGCAGGTACTCAAACATTAGTAACTGGTAGTAATATGGATCAGTTTACTATTGATTTTATGATTCCTGATGGTGCAACAATTTATGGAAATTTTAGCAAGGTTACATTAGCAAGTGGATATGCTATTGCTTATAAAAAATAAATATGTTTAGTTCTATAGGAAATACAAATACAAGTGTACATAGAAGACAACTTGATCCTCAAACAATTACAGATTATCATGCAGAACTTAATCAAAGGCTTGTAGGGTGGTTTGATTTTAGTGACGCATCTACAGTTTTTGAAGATATAGGAGGAACAGATCCTGCAGAAAATGCTGATAGAATAGCACGAATAAATAATAAAGCATATGATGGTAATGGAGCAAGTTCAGCATCACTAAATCTATTTGCAGGTCAAACATCTGTTCCTGAACAACCTACATGGACTGCTCCTGTTGGTTTTACTCCTGGATATGGAACATTTCATGATATGGTTTTAGAATCTGATACAACACAAGGAAATGTATCTACTGGTAAAATGGGTGGGTATGCGTTTACTCCTCAAAAGTTTACATATATGGTGGTTGTAAAAGGTAATCCATCAGGTATAACCAGTCCTTCTGAACCTATATTTTCATTTACTGACCAAACTAGATCTGATACAGGACTTGTGTATGCAGGTGCTGCACTTGGAAGTAATGTTAATTTTATATTTAATTTAAAAATGAATACTCCTAGATCAGATAGTACCTATAGGCCTGATACTGCTATAACATGCTACACATTAACAGGAGGTACACCAACTGCTCCAGCTAATAGTCTAAAGTGGTATGTGAATGGTGCATTGGGAGCTACTGATACAACAGATTATAGTGCACAAACACGTGATTTAACTGTAAATGATCCTTCTATTCACTTTCATATGGGGTGGTGTTTTAGTCTTAATAGAGGTATGACTAAAGGTTTTGATGGAAGAATTTATGAAGTTGTTATGTATGATAATTGTTTAAATGAATATCAATTACGTCAATTACATAGATATGTAGGTTCAAAGTATGGAATTAGTATGGCAATAATCTAAAATATTTGTATATTATATTATGGAGGAATACATCTTTACAATCATAATTACAGCACTAACAGTATTGTTTAGTGCAGAAGCGTGGAGATACTATAGGTCTAGAATGAATATTAAATACAACAAAGAATCTATGGCAGAAAAAAGAGAAACAGCATATGTTGACAGTTTAGAACAAAGAGTTTGTAAATTAGAAGATCTTCTAGGTGCAAGTGCAGCAGAAAAAGATGATCTTAGAGATAAGGTAGTAGAATTAACTGCTGAAGTTGCTACTCTACGTGAAAGAGTTAAGTTTCTTGAGGCAGATAATGAACGTTTAAAATTATTATAATATGAATAAATTGAATCCAAAAGCATCTAGAGGAGAGCAATTACTTGTTGGTTTGATGGGTAGTGTAGAAAAATTAGGACAAGAAAATGAACTTCTTAAGATTAAATTACAAAAAAAAGAATTAATAGATGGTCCAAGAAAAAAATTAATAGTTGCACACAAAGATAGACCTGTTAAAAGAAAAGGAGGTTCTTGTGGAACTCCTAGAGGTTTAAAACGTAGATAAAATGGCAAAAGAATTAAACGAGGACACAGGTTTTAAGGTTAGTATTAAAACATTAATAGGTATAGGAGTTGCAATGGCTACTGTTATTGGTATGTGGTTTGCTCTTCAAGCAGATATTGAAGAAGCTAAAATGCTTCCAGAACCTCCTGCACCAGATGTAACACGAATGGAGTTTGATATGAAGGATAAAAATATACGTCTCACTATTGAGAATACTCAGGATGATGTGACAGAGATCAAAGAAGATCTAAGACGTATAGAGGACAAAATTGATGATTTAAAATGAAAAACTTAATAATTACCTTTTTTCTATTTGTAGGTATAACAAATGCACAAATAGAAGTTATTCAATATAATGCGGGATGGAACGCTTCTAATGATGTAGAATGGTGTGAAGATCTTAATGATTGTGATACAGACTATGTTGATATAATGGAAAAACCTAAACAACAAGAAAAATATAATATAGCAGTTGTACCAACTATCATTATATTTGATGATGGAGAGGAAATTAAAAGATATCAAGCAGATATTTCTTTTAGCATCAAAGCAACAAGAGAAGAGGTACAAGAATTTATAGATGAACAAATTGCAAATAAATTTTAAAATGAAAAAAATTTTATGTAAATTATTATGTATAGTTAGTTTTAACTCTATATGTATGAAATGGTGTGGTAAATCATGCTGTAAGACCAAGAAATAGTAATAACTTTTAATTAATTAATTATGGCAAACTCATTAACTCCAACATTAACGTTGAACAGTAATACTGCCCCAACTAATTCACCTCCATTGGTTTTTACAGAGACTGATGTACTTGCTACAGCTGTCCCAATTGTTGAAACATCACAGGTAAGTGTTGGCACTGTTACTGCTCATCAAATTTTGGACTCAACAACACAAACTTCTGCTACATATGTGTATCTTAAAAACGAAGATACTGTTAATTCAGTGCTTGTTAAAACAGATGCTGGGGTCACTTTTGGAAAATTACATCCTGGTGAATTTATGTTCTATTGTGCAAATGTACAAGAAGGACTAGAAGTGATAGCATTGACTGCTGATTGCGTTGTAGAAATTGGATACTGGACTAAAGCTTAGTAATATGCTTTTTAGGTATAGTCTTATATGGGTTGTGTTATTCCTGTGTTCCGCAGTGAATGCACAATCTACAGACTCTTGGATAAATATTCAATTACAAACAGATAATTATCCAGAGGAAACATCATGGCAATTATATAATATTAGCGGTGGTGCAATTGCTGTTAGTGATTCTGTTTTAACAGAACTTACATTACATGACACTGTAGTAAATGTATTATCTGGAGATTATATAATTTCTTTAGAAGATTCATGGGGTGATGGATTAGGTGGTTCTCAATGGGGAGGTTCTGATGGATCTTTTCTTATACAAAATGATTGTCAAGATACTTTATTTTATGCAGAAGGTGACTTTGGTTTACAATTAATAGATACATTAACTATAGCTCCTTGTGCTCCTCCTATTTCAGGATGTATAGATGAACTTGCAACAAACTTTAATCCAGATGCTACTGTCTCAGATAATTCTTGCACTTATCCTCCTTGTGAAGGATGGGGAGAACCTTTTGTAGATCAAATATGTGATGGCGGTCAAGCACTTCTTTATTTTAATTGGGAAGCTTCAGATAATCCTAATTGTAATGTAATTCAAATAACTTATAGTGGTGAAAATACTAACTCTTATAACTTTGATGTTAATATAGATAATGGTATATGGGGTGTTTATACCGGTAATGGTCAGATGCCTCCTAACTGGGAAGAGGAATATTCATTCCAAGTAATGTATGCTGATAGTACTATGTCAGATACATTTGTACATACTCCATATCCATGTACACAAGGATGTACAGATAATGATGCTCCTAATTATAATCCATGGGCTACAGTAGATGATGGATCATGTGGAGGTCAAGCATGTGATGCGGGATACACTTCTATAACAATAGATATAACTTTAGATAATTGGCCAGGTGAAACAGGATGGTCATTAATTAGTGGTGGTGTAATAGATGAACATATTGATGGGGACTATGACTATCAAGATATAGGTCAAACATTTTCATACTCTTATTGTGTAATGGAAGCTGGATTTGAATTTATTGTATCTGATACATATGGTGATGGTTTAGCTGGTTCAACTACAGGTGGAAGTTTAGATGGAGATATTCTTATTAGAGGTTGTAATGGAGATACAATAACTCAATTATCTTCTGGAACTTGGTTAAATGCAGCACAAGAAAATGTTGGTGTTGGTTTTGGTAGTGTAGCTTATTCAGGATGGCAAGAACCTATTATATGTGAGACAGATGATGTTGCAGGATGTACTGATCCAACATATCAAGAATTTAATCCAGAAGCTGTTATAGATGATGGTTCATGTGTTATAGAGCATATATATGGTTGTATAAATGAAAATGCTTTTAACTATGATGAGAACGCAACAGCAATGGATATATATCCTAATTGTAATTATGAACTATGGATAGGAGATGCAGCTGCTGATGGTTGGGGTAATTCATTCTTAGGAGTTGTACAAGGAGATAATCAATGGTCATTCACAATGGGTCCAGGAGAATATGAACAAACTTTTCCTATTTGGTTAGAAACAGATGAACCTGTGAAAATATTTTACTTTGAAGTAGGTGGAGCACAAACTCCTCCAGAAGAAGTGGCTTTTCAAACATTACATAATTCATTTAAATTAACAAATGATAACGGAACTGTATTATTATATGAAGGATGGAATCCTTTTGCAGACAATGGTCAAGGTGCACTTCAGCCTTTTGAGCCTCCATTCTTTCAAACATATAATGCAATGCCTTTCTGTGGTACTCTTTGTATTCCTACAGTAGAAGGTTGTTTAGATTCTACAGCACTGAACTATAATGAAGAGGCTAATACAGATGACGGTAGTTGTATAGAGATTATAGAAGGTTGTACTAATGAATTAGCTTTCAATTATGATGAAGAAGCTAACTATGATGATGGGTCATGTGAAGCCGTAATTGTTGGTTGTATGGATTCAATAGCATGGAATTATAATGAGGATGCTAACACAGATGGTGGTGATTGTATATATTTAGGTTGCACTGATTCTTCAGCATGCAACTTCAATCCAAATGCTAATGCAGACAGTGGAGGATGCACTTATCCTGATCAATACTATAATTGTAATGATGTATGTATAAATGATGCTGACTCAGATGGAGTATGTGATGAGCTTGAAATACTAGGATGTACTAGTATAGCTGCCATTAACTATAACCCGGAAGCAACTGATGATGATGGTAGTTGTGTTGGTGTAGTATACGGTTGTACAGATCCCACTGCTTTTAATTATGACGCTACAGCTAATACAGACAATGGTTCATGTGTACCTGTAATATACGGATGTATAGATGACACAGCATATAATTATGACCCAGCTGCCAATACAGACAATGGAACTTGTATAGAATATGTATATGGTTGTACTGATACAACAGCTCTTAACTTTGATCCTTTAGCAAATACATTAGACAATTCATGTTGTTATCTTGGAGGATGTACTGATACCACTGCACTAAATTATGATTCAGATGCTTGTTTTGATGATGGCAGTTGTGTAGTTATAATAGAAGGATGTGCTGATCCTAATGCATATAACTATGATCCGCTAGTTAACTTACCAGATAACAGTACATGTCTTTATGATGCTGGTTGTTATGGTGGACCAGGTCAACCTTATTGGTTAAATGATCCTTGTTATGCTTGGGTTATAGATGTAGACAGTTATTGTTGTACTTCTATATGGGATGAAACCTGTCAGGCCATGTATAACTATTGTGAAGATGGTTGGCCTGTAGATCTAAATGAACTATCAGGTAGTGATATAGTTGTTTATCCTAATCCTACAGCAAACATTTTTAATATAGAAACAAGATTAGATGTTAATGTAGAACTATATAACATGATAGGTGAACTTATAAATACAGATAATATTAAAAGAATAGATTTATCAGATAAACCGGATGGTGTTTATAATCTCATTATTACATATGATAAAATAAGAATAACTAAGAAAATAATTAAATTATGAAATATTTAGCAGCATTATGGGTTTTAGTTATTGTAGGTTGTGGATTATTTAATCCTGCAAAATACAATCCTAATCCCACACCAGTAGTAAAAGACTGTTGTCCTAAAGATTCAATTAGAGTTGATACAATAAGATTAACAAACGGAGTAGATCATATTATAATGTTAGATACAGTTAAAGTAAAATGAGAATAATTTTGTCCATATTATTACTTTTATCATTTACGATAAATGCACAAGAAGAAAGTAAGTTTAAAAAAGAACTTAAAAAGACTTTCAAGTTTTCTACATTCTATGCTGCAGTAAATGGTGGTACTTCTATTTCAGATCAGAATACATATTCTATATTAGATGGACTTCAAACCGATGTAATAGAAACCCCATTTGACTATGCCTTAACCCTAGGTATAAGAAAGATACAAAGATTTGGTTACGAAAATAAAGCTAAAAGCTTTAAAGATGGTACAGAATCTTCTTATTCTGATGCCGCTACTATTGGACGAACTAAAGGTTTTGAGTTTTTATTTGAGATGGACTACCAAAGAAAGTTTGGTGATACATACATAGACCAGAACCACTTTCTACGATACCTAGCAGATAAATGGGTTGTTAAGGTAGAGTATCTACAGGATGGCTTTGCTGATGTAGAGTACATGGAAGCATCACAACGATATAGACAAAAGATAGGTAAGAGACTTTCCCTTACTGCAGGGACAGCACAGAGGATCTCCGAGCCTTATGGTTTTGATCCATTAGCACAATGGGTGTTATCCAACGGAAACCTACACTACACAAACCTTGCTTTAGAAGAAGGGTACACAATTGGCTTTGCACCAACAGGAATAGAGTATATAGACCCTAATGGAGCAGTCGTGGCTACAAGTACTGAAGTTTGGGAAGAGGTGGTGATTCCACAAATGCTTGATGACTATGTTAAATCTAGTAAAGACGCATTACCTGTGCAATGGTGTCACTCTTTGGTAATTGGGTTTGACTACTATTATTATAAAAAGGATATTTGGTTACACTCCTGGGGCAACATCCTTCCTTATCATTTAAATACAGGAGGAGACTATTCATATCATAATTTTAATGGAGGTAATTGGATAGACTATTCAGCCGGTTTAATATTTGGATATAAGATCAATAAGAACCTTGGTGTCTTTATTGAAGGTAAATATAACAAATACTGGAATAGGGACTGGCATGATTTCAAGTTTGGAATAAACTACATCATACTTTAATTTCTAGTATTTTTTTTGTATATTATTATATAACCAAAAATGTAAAACTATGAACTGGATAAACAGTTGGCGTGAAGGTAACAAGAAAAATATTGTAGACTTCACATTTAGATTTGGGTATTTTACCCTATTAGAATTAAATTGGAACCCTGGCAAAAGCTTTAGGTTTATAATATTAAATTTTGGATTTGAAATATAATGGCAACAAAAGTACTAAATCTGAGTCTTAAATTATCTATAGATGGTAATTTTAATGGTTTATTTAACCTAAATACTACAGAGGATAGTACTGTTGGTTTTGATGACACAACTGCCGCAAGTCAAACTACCACAATAACAACAGGTGGAGCAACAGTAATTGTAGCTTCTGGAGTTAGTGATATAACGTATGTATATGTAAAAAACACTGATCCTACTAATATTGTAGTATTAAAAACTGATTCTGGTACAGCTTATGCAGATGTTGGACCAGATGAATTTGCGTTTATACCTGTAAAAGGTGGTGTAGGAATAGAAGCTCAAGCAGCAGGTGGTGACTGTGTAGTTGAATATGCAACATTTAAAAAAGTTTAAACTAATGAATATTGACGGATTAAAAAACGTAAAAATTACTGCTCAGAGAACTCAAATGACTTTCTGTGCAAGCTGTAAGAGTTGTCCAGCTATTGACATCTCAAAAGAATCTGATAAAGTAGTAGTAGGAGGAGAAGATGAAGGTTACACTGAATTTACAAAAGAACAGTTTGCTCTTTTTGTAAAGACTGTTAAAGAAGGTGCTTATGATAGATTTTTAGATAAAGAATGTATATGCGGAGGGACCTCTAACGAAGATGGTTCTTGTGATGAATCTCATGCTAATGTATGTGCTGAACCACAAGATCAGAACGAAGATGTTCCCTTTGGAGATTAATAATAATTAAAATTTTAAAGTTATGCCAAGAAATATAAAAGGAAAATATCCTACTTACAAAAGTGCTGCTACAGGCAGAGAAATGCGTGTACCAGGAATGAAAATGGCTCAAGATGGTGATCCTGGACAAGCATTTATTGAAAAAGCAAATACAAATAATGTTGGTGAAGAAACTAAGTACATGGGAAATGTTGGTCAAGATACTCAACTATCAGATGCAGAAATCAAAATGATTCAAATGAAGAATACTGAAGATGCTATGGCTAAGATGAATTATGGACCTGCAGGTGGACCACAAACAGTGGTAGGTTCTCCTGGTGGTTTTGTTCCAGCTACTCAACAAGGTGTAAATGTAACCGCACCAGCTCATGAAGGGGTTCATACTACAGATCCTAATATGTTGAGATCTGGTGGAACTCCAAAGAAAAAATTTGGAGGAGCAGGACGTAATGGTATTTTATAAAAATGAAGTGTTATGAGTATATTTAATAAAATATTTAGAAAAAGAAAAAAAGAATTTGGAACAAGAAATGAACCAATGTCTTTTAGCGAAGATAAAGTTGTTAAAGTAACAGATTCCCGTGGTAAAACAAGAAAAACAAAAGTGAAGAATGAACACGGAAAGTTTAAAGATAAGATGGATAAATATGGGAATGTTAAAAAACAAGTAACTTGGATAGACGGTAAAAGAACTGTTGAAAAATTTAATACTGGAGGGGCAGTAGGGCCCAATAACATTTTATAAACTAAAATATAAAATATGAGTATACTAAAAAAGATTTTTTCAGGCGCAGGAAGTCAGCTTGTAGAATCAGTTGGTGGTGTAATAGATAATTTAGTAACAACAGATGATGAAAAGAAAGAAGCTAAGAGGAAGCTCAAGGAACTTATCTTAAATCATGAAGCTCAAATGGAAAAGAACATTACTGACCGTTGGACGGCAGATATGAATTCTGATTCCTGGTTAAGTAAGAATGTAAGACCTATGGTTCTTATATTTTTAATTGTATGCACCATGCTTTTAATATTTATTGATGCAGGCGCATTAAGTTTTGAAGTAGAAGAAAAATGGACAGATTTACTTCAGTTAGTACTAATTACAGTAATTGGTGCTTATTTTGGTGGAAGAACTGCAGAAAAATTTAAAAAGAAATAGTAATGGCAAAAATAGCAGCTTTTGTATATAGGGGTAGTAATAGCAAGAAAAAAAGACCAGGTGTACATAGCAAAAATGCTAGTAGATCTCAAAATGCTTATAAAAAGCCTTATAGAGGACAAGGAAATTAATTATGTATGTATATAATACACATCCTATGTATAATACTGGAGGTACTACACCACCCCCACCTTCCCCTAATGACGCCTATAATAAGTTTTTACAAGAACTAGAAGCGTTAAAATTTAGATATGATATAAAATCTAATCATATACCTTCAGCAGCTGATTATGGTTTACCTGAGAATTACGATGAAATAATGGATAAAAAATATAAAGAAGCAGGTACAAATGCTAAAGATCCATTAAGAAACAGAAGAATTTATCAACATCAACAATTTAAAAAAGAATTAGAATTATTATTAAAAAGAAATAGTATCACAACTGGTACTGATGATGCAATTACAGGTGTAAATAAACTTATTCAAAAGTATGGTAAAGTTGCATCTAATTTGAATGAAACCGTTATTCCTAGAAATTGGTGGAAATCATCAGAAATTTTAGATAATATTAAAGATGCTAAAGCTAATAAATTATTAGAACAAGCAAATGAAGCTACTAAATGGCAAAAAGCAAAGAATTTTTTTGGTAAAGTTGGAAAATTTGGTGGTAAATTTTTAAGAGCAATAGATCCGTTTCCATGGATGATAGTACCAACAACTATGGATCCTAATTATTTTGGTAATCCATATGGTGAACAACAAGCATTTAGAAAAGGAGGAAATGTACCTCCAGATTGGGCTACTTATAAAAATCCTTATTTAAAAAAGAATGCCCAAACTAAAAGCAATAATCATCATTAGTATATAACATATATTTGTAACATTTACCTTCATATAAATAATATACAAAACAGATATGAACTGTATGTTATAGGAAAGTTAAGTTAATGTTAAAAAAAAGGGACCATTACAGTCCCTTTTTTGAATTAATAACAATTAAAAATATGTTGGGTTTTTAAGAGTTTCCCCTCTCTTTTTTGTTTAAGTATTCTTTAACAGGATTTGTATTTGTCATCCTATTCACAAGTGCCTTTAATTTAGCAGGCATTCCTTGATTAGTGTCTAATTTGGTTTTTTTCATAATTAATTAATTTAATATTAAACAAATGTGAAAGGATGAAACCGAAAGGAAAATGGAAAGTAAACCAAACGGTATCACCCGTTCACTTAAACTCCAGTACTTCCTAAACCTCCAGATCCTCTATCAGTATCTTCAAGAAATTCAACGCTTTTAAATTTCATTTGCTCACATGGAGCAAATACAATTTGTGCAATTCTATCTCCTTTTAATACACTATAATGAGATTTTCCAAGATTTATTAGTATAATTTTTATTTCTCCTCTATAATCTGAATCAATTGTTCCAGGAGAGTTTAAAACTATAATCTGTTTTTTGGCAGCAAGACCACTGCGTGATCTTATTTGCCCTTCATACCCTTTAGGTATTTCCATAAATAATCCTGTACCAACAACAACACTGCTTCCTTTTTTAATTACAGCATCTTCATTAGCCCTAAGATCCATACCTGCTGAATTTGCAGTTTCATACCTAGGATCAGGATTATTGGATTTATTTATTAATTTTATTTTAGATTTAAATATATTCATAGTTCTTCGCCTATACATTTTTTCATTAGGTTTGCTAGCTTGCTTTCAATAAGTTCAACTATACTTACTAATGAGGTTAAAACAAATAATGTTGCCCAGAACATTATAACTAGTATAAGTAGTATAATACCACATAAAGTTCTACCGCAATTTAATAATAATTTTGATATTTTTTTCATTTAAAGTATTTTATTTTGTTCCAAGGTATGGAATTTTTGTGACATTTTACAAAATCTTCCATCCATTGTCTTTTATATTCTGTTCTATATACTATATTGTTTTTATCATACTCTTCATAATCTTCTTCTTGTAATTCTGGCACCCAAAGTTCTGTTTCTGCGTCAAAATTATTTAATAAATTATGATGATGTCTTCTATTATTATGTGTTAAAAACTCACAACCTGCATGAAGACTTTTTTCTGATATTACATGATCATTAATTAAAGCAAATAATTCTTCATAATCATCTAACCATCCATCATAAATTATAATAGGACTATAGTTTATACGAACATCATAATCTGCTTTTATAAATTTTTCTAAAGATTGTATTCTTTCTAATATTGTTGATGTTTCTGGTTCATGTATTATTCTTTTTGATTCAGGCATTAAGTTGAATGTTATTCTGATTTTTTGGTCTGGTTTATAGTCTAAAAGCTTTTCATTTACATATCTTGTTGAAAATGAAGCCATTATATCATTGTGATTTTTAAAAAAATTAAATATTCTTTTCCATTCATGATGTTCAAGATGAAACGCAAAGTCTTCATAATGTCCAATATCATATACTATATACTTATCATGAGCAGAATTTGGTTTTATTATTTTAGATTTTTCAAATATTACGTGATTGTTTATTTCTGTTAAAATCTGGTTAGTGTTTTTTGCAAGAGATAAACCTGTTGGTTTATTTCTTTTTGCACTCATATAAGTACAATTATATAAACACCCTAAACCAAAAGAGGGAGATATATAATCTGAAGAACTACCATCTGGTAATATCTTCAGATTATTTCTAATATCTCTTGTGATTAATGTCATATTTTGAATTCCTCAAATGTATCATACTCTTGAGCTTCCATATCAGCATCAAAATCTGATCCTTTAATAGCATGACTCCATACTCCTGCAGATCCAGATCCATATATTCCATCAGTTACATGCCCGTTGCCATTTTTATCTATCCAATTTTTATCCATTTGATGTAAACCAGATTGACTTAATAGTTCTGCAGTCATAAACTCATGAAATTTAACTTGATCACTCATCCATGTTCTTGGGTGAGATTTCTTAAAAGCGTGTGTAACATGATTATAAAATGTCCAAGCATTATTAAGATCAGCATTATAATTATATGATGGATCTTTCATTTCTGCTTTAATAATAGAAACTTGTGATGCATCAATAATTTCTTCATCTAAAAATAGTCTGCCCACTAATTCAGCTTGACTTTTCTTAGGTAAGAATAGTTTTCTCATTTGATTTTTATCCTGAATTAATTTGGTATAATACTTATTAGCTGACTTAATTTGTGAACTTATCTGAGTATGAATATCATGATCTGCTTTACCTGTATGTTTTCTAGCATAGTTTGCCATGTCTCCACATAACATACCGTTACTGCATACATTTACGAAAGCTCCTACAGCACACTGAAAACGTGTACTTTTATCATAAGAGTTAGTCCAAGCAAACATCATACCCATTTCTTCATCTTCATTTGAAGCAAGGTGATATACTCCTTGTGCAACTTTAGCATTCATATTTGCTCTGTAAAGTTCTTTTGTGATTATAAAACCACTTTTGTTTAATAGAGTTTTAGTTTTCTCTATAACATCTTTATGAGGAATAACTGTGTAAGTTTTTCCATGATTAGGTAGTGGAGCTGCCACTAAAAAATCTTTTGTAGTAGTTGTTGGTCTTGTGTATCCCATTTTTAATTAGTTTTAATTTGCCAGAGGGGAGCCATGCACGAACGAAATCCTTGACTCCCTTGGACTTATGCAAATATAATAATAAAACTTATTCAAACAATAATAATTGATTGTTTTTTACACCAATTATATTATTTATTTCTTTCTCAATTGCATTTAAATAATATTTCTCATTAATGTCATAGTCTGACCATTTTTTATTTTCTATCTTATTCATTACAGTTTGCACCCATTGGCCTGCTTCTAGTTGTATTTCTCTTTTATCATTTTTATTAATTTTTACTATTTTACAACCTTTGTTTGAAATGTAATATCTATTTATTTTTTGTAATTTATCTTTTGTTGCTATTCCTTTATTAATACATAATCCATATTGTTCCCATGCACCTTTAGATTTACCTCCTATACAATAATCAAGAATATTTCTATTATGTTTTATTGTATGTTCTGGTAAAGTTCCATCAACAAAATAAGCGTACAGTGCTTTTGGAATGATCAGTTTAGACTTGTTCTTATGAAGAGCTAATCCTTCAAATTCAAATCTACCTTTACATTTAGCTTTACCATTGGTATCAACAGCTATATAGTTATTGACATCAGCTAATACCAGTTTACTATACTGATCATGTTCAAGATTAAGACCGGTTATTTCCTCCCATTCTTTACATACTTCCATATATTGAGATATGTATTCTTTAGGGATTATAGTCTCAACACCATCAGTATTTTGCAATAAAGCAACAGCTTCTGGTATTCTAGTCATAATCATTTCATATAGCATCATTAATGTAAGTTGACCATTAACAGTAATAAACATAGTAAACTGCGGATCATATAGAAAAGAGTTTTTATCATTACTCAACCCGTAAGTTGAATTTAAGATAATTTTATACACATAGTTCATTGGATCACTTTTTGGTATCTTCTTTCTTTCATCAAAGAACCATTGATATAATTCACAAAACTTTTCTTTAGGTATATGAGCCGGTGCATATTTATTAACAATAGCTAAATTAGGATAGAAGCTAGTAACATCTGATGACATTATAACCTTTTCATCATTAGATTCATAAACTCCAGCTTTAGTAGCACCATGGGCACCACCTAATCCAAAATGAGTTTTAACTCCTTTATATGTAACAAAAGATTTAAACCCTCCTTTAGTATAATTAGGATTTACTTCAACCGTTTTAAACTTTTCTAATAAAGTTATAAATTCAGGTGTCTCAAACTTAATATAATCTAATATAAGATCTTTAACTTTAATTACATTTCTAAAAGTCCTTAACTTCTTAATTTCATATTTTGGCATATCTAGTTCTTTACTAAGATAATAAGCAAATAATTCTTTACTTATCCTTGGTTCAGATGCACTAAATAAATTAATATTATATTTCTCAGTTAAGTTCTTTCTCAATGCAATCAAAGGTTTACATCTATTAAAAATCTCTTTAGTTGCTTCTACATCATTAATACAGTATTCAATAACTAGATTTAACTGATCTTGTGTATTTATTTCTGTTTCATGATGTATGGGCATATCTAAGATGTTATCCCAATCCATAGTGTATTCTATCCACTTAAGACTAGATCTCTTAGCCATGTTATCCCAATGGTTTAATTTAAATACATCTATTTGTTTAATAGACATATGCCATTCGGGAAACTCTTGAAACTCATGTTTATTGCTTTTATCTATACATGATTGGGCATAATGATATATTTCTTCAGCTATTTCTTCACCAGACATTAACTTTAAATTCTCATAGTCTTTTATTATATAGTGAGTGATCTGTGCATCAAATGCTAATCCATTATAGGATATATGCCACTCTTTATTTTCAATATTTTCTTTTAGAAACTCTATAAATGACTCAAAATCATTACGCTGTTCACATACCGCAAAGATTTTAGTTTCCTCAGTTTTGTAATGTTTAAATACACCTACAAAACAATTCACTAGAGTTTCATAATCCATTATCCAGTGATTCATATTATTAAATTTTATGTAAAAAAATAGGGAGCCGTCACACAAACCGGCTCCCTATTAGAATTAAGTATTAACTTAATTCATCATGAAAACAATAGTCATTTAATGGCTGACTAAACCTTATCTATTGGTTTAATAATAGGAACAGGTTCTGATACTATATCAGGTTGTGTAAATATTTTCTTATTATTTTCAGGAGTAATCTCCTCACCAGTTTCATTATCACAGTCTTCACAACCGTTATAATTTTGGTCTATATATTGCATATAGTCAAAAATTTCTGCGTTTATAGCAAATAATTCAACTAATTGCTGAATGTCTTTTATATCACCTATATAAACTTCTCCATATGTATCAACCAATCTTCTTTCTTCTTTGATTGATTCACCACCTGGACGAGGTTTTTTAGTTGGTACATGATCTCCATTATCATCTAATTTAGGAACCATATGGTAACTTTGCTTTACTTTATCTAAGATAACTGCAAGCATTTGAGATTCTGGATCAAATATACACTCAACATAAGGACATTCCCTTCCTATTGGTATAAGCTTAAATGTTTTTTTCATTCTCCATACTGTTGATATTAACAGCATGTTTTTAAAGTCTTTCTTCATGATTAAAATATTTTAAAATATTAGCAAATATACTATTTTTTTTAATATATAAACATTTTTTCATGAATATATTCTCTTTTAAATTCTTCAAGTCTTTTATTAGGTTTATCACAAAGCTCACCTACTTCTTCTAATAACTCTATTGGTATGTTTAATAATTCTGAATATTCCTCATAAAAATGATGGGGATATAAATAACTTTCTACATATTGAGATATAGTTCCTATAGGTCCAAAAAAATTCATTATTCTTTTTTTTGCAAGTTCAGACATTTTAGAATAGTGTCCCTTTCTAAAATGTATCATGTCTAATTCAAATGCAGGCATATCAAATAATACTAAATCAAATTCAATACTATTATGAATAAAAGGAAATGATTTATAATAAAACTTATTATCTTTAATTATTTCATCAAGAAATGAAAGATACATTGATTTACTTTTTTGATCATCAGGACGTAAATATAAGCAACAAAATTTGCTCCCATTTTCACCATCACATTTTTCTTCTGGAAGTATAGTATCTTTATACGTCCAAGATGTGTATGTTTGAATAGGAACAAATCTCATTCCTTTTTTAATTCCTAAGAGTGGATATAAGAAAACTTTACTTTTCTGAAAATATTCTTTATAAATTTCTTTCATAATGTAACATTACCGTTAGCAAAATCATATGGCAGATCATATTTTCTTTCACTGTAATGATAATTTGCTTCTTGTAATGTATCCATTAATCCTTGTATCCATTTTAATTGTGTTTCTTCTGACACAGGAAAGACATAGACCTGATCATATTTGTCTATAACCACAAATTTAAAAATAATTTTGTAATCTTGTTGATTTTCATCAACATTTTTCATTACAAGTAGTGAATATACAGCTGCTTGCAGCCAATAATTATAAAAATCCACTGTTTCAGCAAAATTTTCTAATGGTTTTGCAGTTGTTTTTAAATCTATTATGGTTATTGTCTTTGTTTTATCATCAATTATATATTTATCAATGATACCTTTTAGTCCGAATTTAAACTTACTTAATCCACATTCTAATTTCTTTTCATTATATACTTTAATATTATCTAAATCCCAATCAGTGCCTTCTTGCATTAATAGAGACATAACATCTTTATTAGCTTTTATTAATTCAACTCTTTCAGTTGCTTTAAGCAACATTTCATTATCTATAATATCTTTTTTCTGATCTTGACACAAAAAATACAGATATTCTGCATTTTCAGGTGTATTAATCTTATCTATTCTTTTTTGATCATCTTTAAACGATTGATATAAATTATTTTCTTTTAATGCTTCTAATATTTGTTCATCTAATTCATCTAATTTAATAGTAGTACCTATAGCTTGATGTGGATCAAAAAACATATTACTAATGCTTTTTAATACTTTACGAACATTGTCTGATGGTACTTTATTTGGAACAATAGAAAACTCATCATGGAGTTTCTCAGGCTGTAATAACATTAAATGAAGTAATTTACCTTCAATTAAATGTTTATCAGTCTTAAGTTCCCTTTCTTTAAGAATATAATCTCTATAAAAGAGTTTTGGTGAAAATAACAATCTGTTTAAGGAGGAGTAGCTAAACTTAAACTCCTCCTTATAAAACAGATCTTCTTTGACTTTATCTATCATAATCTATGTGATTCAGTGTGCATATCAACCATTGCTTCTAGGTTATCAAGTACAACTTGTTCAGTTTTAACCCTTGCTTGAAGTTCCGCTTTTAATTGGATACTATCAGGACTAATACTAAATACATTTTTACTATCAACACCCATCTGAGATGATAATACATCATCATACATCTTTTGAGCAACTTCTTTCCAAGCAACTTCAGTTAATGCATCATCTTTAATTAGTTGCTCAATTAAGTAATTATAACTATGACACCAGTTCCAACCAGATAATTGTATGTACCTATCAAACTTCTTCCTTACGGATTTAAAGTTAACAGTATTCCATACAGATGAATCTTTCATAGAATCACTTAAGAATGAAAATAATAGTGCTAAATATGTATGAGACTTTTGAATATTACAATTAGCAATGATGCTCAAAGCTAAGTTCATATTCTCTTTGTCCCTAGTACCTTCCCAACCACAACCACTTTCAGTCTTTTCCCAACCAAGCATAGTTTTAAGTTGTATATACATTTCTTCATTTAATACTTCAGAATCTTCTGTAGCAAGTTCATTCATATTAGTGTCCCAAACAAGTTTAGACATATTAACTTGTATATCATTCCACTGATTTAATGATTCAATATAATAATGATACTTACTATTACCTCCTACACTTCTTATTGATTCACACATTTTAGAATATCTATCAAGATTATTAACACCATCATAATAATATGTACTAAACCATTCACATTCATATACAATATGAGCATCTGCAGGTATTTTACTTAGCATGTTTACAATTTCATCATAAAGATCATCTTCAAACTGATCTTTATAAACTCCTGCCCAAGAAAGCACATCTGCAGGATCTGTTTCTGCAAGCCATCTAGTACAAAATAATCCATCAAAGTACTTTTCAGATACAATACCATAGTCTGCCTGGTGAAAATCTCTTTTCAATTTAAGATCAAACTTTTCTTGTAGTATCTTTACCTTATCTCTTGATAAACTAAGTCTAGGAAATCTATATAGTGAATTAGCATTCTTAAGATCATCAGATGTAATAGTTTCAATACCACTCATTATTTTTTTAATTTCTGCATTATTAACTCTATTAGAATATCTACCACTATTATCACCTGATTCTATATGATGACCTAATTGTCTTACTTTAAAACTACCATTTTGCAATTTTAAAGTATTATTTATTTTGTCACATTTACCCGGGTCAATATCAATTAACCATAATTGTTTTAAATCTGTCATTTTTTAACTTTTAAATATTTCCTATACTCTTCTTTAACTGCCACTTTAAAGGTATATAGTTCTCTATTATTAATACTAATTTCTTTACGAACAATAGGTTCAAGGTATCTAAATGATTCTGAATCAAGACATTCTTGTTCTTCTAGTTCTTTAATCATGGATTCAGCATTATGATGAGAATAACTATTAAAATTAGATTTATCCATCCAATAATTCATATCTTTATCTCTATTAAACCTATACATATAACCACTAACTTCAGTTGCTAACTTCCATATAAGATGTTTCTTCTTTCTGTAATCAATAGCAGGCATCATCTTTTTAACTAATTCTTTTTCTTCATGACTACCATCCCTAATCATTCTAACAAGATCATCTAGTAGTTGTTCATCAAGAACTGTTTTATTAGCTGACTCATTTAAACATGTCTCAGCATATATAACAGGTATTTGTTCATGTCTAATACGATATGCAATTTGTATCGCTAATGGTGTAAACACATAAGCTTCATATAGATCTTCATCATAATCAATACTATTTCTACTATATGTCTCTGCCATCTTATCATCAAATACAATTTGAATATTAGGATCTACATTTGGTTCACTTTGTTTATCAGCTAAGTCTACACTTACACTAATATCCATAGCTTCATAGTTCATAGTTTTAAATAACATACTATTAGTTCTAATTGACTCACCATCACTATGATATTGACCATATTCATTATGAGTTACAAAAAAATCAGCTTTATTAAAATCATTTGTTACAGTAATACTATGCTCTCTTAATGCTTCCTTTAGTCTAGGTAATGATACTGGACATCCTGGAAGTATAAAAGCTTTTTTATATTGAGATAGATCTACTATATCTATCTCATCATTAAAATATTTTTGAAATACTCTATAAGTGTTATTTAGATCACAAAATACGGCTTGACCCATATCCCAACTTTGTCTAGATAAAGCAACCTGATATACAGGCTGCCCATCTAAACCAAAGTCTTCTAATTGTTCCTTAATAGCACCCAAAGTACAATTATAAACTTTACTCATCTTATTTCATTGTCATTTTGATGATTTCTGGATTCATCATCATTTTATTAAACTTAGTTTTATTACCATTGAAAATAGTTCTAACAATAAGATACTTCAGATCATTAGCGAATACATCTTTAGTGCATAATGCTATCAATCTTTCATTTATCTTTGGTGTTACAGTATTTTCATTAGCATAAACAACAGAATAATTAGCCAACCTTGTTGCAAGAGTAGATGCAATATCTGCTCTATATGTGTCACCTTTTCCTAGAACACTATTTAATTCTCCAATAATGTAATCTTGGTTTTCATGTGTCAACATATCTTTAGGTGTGACCAGCTTGTCCAGCTTGTTGTTAATAAACGTAGTAAACATAGAAGCAAATGTGTCCCCAACTGAACCTTCACCAATCATTTGGATCATACTCAAGTCATCTTCAAACTTTTCAAAACTTGAAATAGAATTGAAGAATGCCGTAATGGATCTTGCATTTGTTTCTTTATTTACTAATTCAGGATGCAGTAACATGAAGTTAATACAACGAGTGTCAATATGCTGCTCTTCAGCCCATCTTGCCCAAACGTTTACATCAAACTTTAAGTTAGCAGTAATATATCTAGTCTTTTGTGCTGAATCAACACTATTAACCATATAATCACCATTATCTGGATTACTAGTTAATATTATATGCCAATCAGCAGGTAAAGACCATGATATATATTGCTGTCTGTCAACTAACTCCATTACAGCTTGAATAAATCTTACATCTGCACGGTTCCAGTCATCAAGAAGTAATATACCTCCTTTCTTTTTATCAGCAATCCATTCTGGTGCACAATAAGACATTCTATTCTTACCTGTCATCTTCCATCCTTTTCTCAAATACTCTTCAACTGCAAGTTCATCTACCCATTGACCAACTTTCTTAGTCATAGTAGAGTCTGCAACTTGTGCAGATGCTGCAGCTCTTTGAGCTACTGTATAAGAAAGATCATCAATTTTTTTAGTAATTTGTTTCTCTTTATACATTTGAAATTGTCTTACAGGAAATCCTACTAAATCTCCTAATTCTTCTATCTGAGCTAAATTTAACTTAACAAAATCTAAATCATTTTGTTTAGCTAAATCCAATACAGCTGAAGTTTTACCAATTCCTGATTCACCAACTACTTCCACAGCAACTGGATTTTTTCCTTGTTCTTGTAAGAATCTATTATTCTTAATTATATGGTTTACAAAACCGTTTAGTTCATCTATATTTAAATTTACTTGTGCCATTTTATTGTGCGTTTAATTGTATTGTTAATCCCGGTAAATGATCAGTCCAATTAGATCTTGCACTAAGAACCCATAATGTGTTCTTTGGACAATCTTCTGGAGCTGGTGCTTCACCATCTGTTAAATATATAAGGGCAGTATATCTACCTCTCATTTCATTAAAATGGTCAATAACCGGTTGGAAGCATGTACCTCCTCTACCTCTTATTTCCCAATCCTTTCTTTTGTTAAAAGGGGATATATCAGTTATATTTGTATCACATTGTGCTACAGTTATTTGATGTCCCGTTTTTTGAACATGATGCATTTCACTCATGAAATGTTTTAGTTCTTCCGTGTTTACAGATCCTGAAGTATCAACACCAATCAAAATATGATTTTTGTGTTTTATTTTAAGACCTGGATTATCTGTATATCTTTTGTTGAATTTTCTTCTCAACTTTTTTGTAAAGGTAAACACAGAATTACCTACAAATCTCCTTAAATAACCTTTCCAATCAAATGATGGAGGAATTATAGTTTGAAGTCTTTTAATCAACTCTGCTAACTCACCTGGTATAGTACCACGTCTTTTAACAGTTTGATCTGCAGTTTCTTTAAGTTGATGCTCAATTTGTTTTTGCACTAGCTTTTTCTCTGCTTCTGTAAGTTCTTCAAACTCTTTCCAAGTTTTATGACAATATTGACTATCACCATCCATTTGGTTAAGTATAGATTCAAGTGAAGGACAAGGATTATTCTTACACTCTTGCTCTAATAAATCATAATACTTTTTAGTACCGGCTTTCTTTGGTAATTTTAACTCAGGAAAACTATCTAAAGTTAATCCACCATCAGGAAGCATACTTCTATCTATATATTGATTTATTTCCAAATCTGCTGCTATATTAAATAGTTTATGATTTGCATATAGATCTCTCATCATAAGATGTCCAAATGAAACGTGCAGTAGTTCATGTTTAAGTAGACCTATCTGGTGTTCATCTGGTAACTTCATAAAGAAATCCGGATTAATAGATAATTGTATACCTATACCATTTTTACTGACACCCGCTGTTGGGACATCATTTCTTATTTTCTTGTTTAGTCCAATAAGAAAGAGCCCATAAAAGGGCTCTCTTAATATTAGTGACTTACAAGCTCTTGCTAATTTGTCTTGTATATCATTCATTATTATAATTTTTCATTCATTATATTATCTATTTCACGTTGCTCTTCTGGACTAACTGGATCTATTGGTTTTGTATGTTCCCAATCAAGTTCAATTTTAACATTTTTAATAAACTTCCAAGTATCTTTAAAAACAGGAAGCATTTGCTCATGTACTTCAAACTCTATAATTTCCTGTTCATGTCCTATACCTAAAGTAGAATCAAGATCTTTAAACATTTCACCCCATTCTTTAATAGCGTAGTAATCTAACTTAAATTTTTCACAAAAAGCCTGTCTTTTACCAAACATTAAAGATTTAGCAAACATTATTTTTGTAATTGAAGTTATTTCCTTCATATTTTTTATATTCTCACAAGCCACTTCATAATCTTCTTCAGATCCGTGGAGGAGTTCTCTTAATTTTTTATATTCTTCTAAACTAATCATTGATTTTCATTGTTTTAATCATCCACAAGGGTAGTTTTTTCTTGTGCATATTATCTAACCATTCTTTTGCAGAGGGAATGTAATTATTACAATCCTCTCTTACATGCTGCTCTGCAACATATCTTGTATAAACAGGTTTATCATCTGAATTTGTAAATACTGGCCCGAATTTTCTTTCACATTCAAATATACCTTCACTGTGATGACGAAACATTCTGTGTAAGTGATTGCCCACCCAACTTTTTGTTGCATCTAACCAATTATGTATATGTATGTAATCATCAGGACACCCACCAAACTTCTTTACAGAAGACTTGGCATGAATATTTGGATGTGCCATTAAATAAATTTATCTTCGGTATTAAAGTCACAATCATAATAATAATCTTCTGTAATACGTTGTGTGTGATGAATTTTAACATCCCATGGATCTTTTGTACAATCAATTATCATTTGACCATGACCACCATCATTATTAATCCAATCCCATTCTACATTATCACTGACCATATTATATAGTAAATCATCCCATGCATGCTCTACTTCACCGGTCATATTTACATTAATCTTTTTTCCATCAATATCTTCAAATCTAACTTCATCTATACATCCATCATCACCACCACCATTATATTCTACTTCTATATTTGCTATATTGTGATCTTTAATCACTTGAACTGCTACATTTCTTTTTAGTTTTTTTTCCATTTTTTATTAATTTAATTTCTACACCTGGATTTTCCTTATCATATTCATAAGGTTCAAATACAGGTATAATGTTTTCACAATTATCATCATCAATCCAATTATGTTTAACCATATCATCTTGCACTGTCTGTGCAGGATTAATATAGTCAAACTTATGTTTGGATCCTCTGATGAATTTAAATGATATTTTTACCGGTAATTCTAGTTTAGCCAATTGCTTCCTAAAGCCCTTTCTAAACTGATCATAGTATTTAGCTGTTTCTTTTCTATACTTAGTTGTTGCTTTACTGGACACGAAATATCTTCCTGTCCATCTTCTTCCATTTTTACTACTTGGTACGTTACCTGGTATAAACCATTTCATAGAATACTTTTAAGTTTAACTTTAATTTCTTTATGAGCATCAGCAAAACCTTTCTCTTTTACAAGATCAGCAATGTCTTTGCTACTATCTAACCATGTGCCTTTTATGTCATATAACTGTTCATATTTATTAACAGCATTATGTCCAGCAACATCATTATCAAATAAAGTTACAACTTTTTTATACTTTTTCTTAAGATTTTCAATAATATACGGTTTTATTACAGTATTTTCTGAGTCAGGTGCAATAACTTCTAAATTGTATCCAAATTGTTTTAGACACATTGCATCTTTCAAAGAAGAACATATAACAAGATAAGGTTGATTATACTCTAATTGATCTATACCTTGAAGATGAGGTTTAACTTTTATGAATTTAAACTTCTTATTTTTTGGTTGATAAATCTTATAGATGTTACCATCTTTATCAAAATAACCATATATATAAGTTTTAGCTAATAATGCACCAATAGTTCTTTGATCTATTGATTCTTCACTTTCTTTTACCATACGGTAAAAATTAAGTGGTTGAACATTATATTTATTAAGAATATCTTCACCAATATTAAAACTTAACCAAAATTCTCTGTCCCAATCAGACCATCTTCTTGGATTTACAGATTCTACTTTAAATTTTGCTTCTGGTTTTATAGTTGATTGTTTATATTCTCCTTTTTCTGTAATAAACTTGTTATAATCTTGACCTATTTTAAATACAGCTTTAGAAAAGTCTATTTTAAATAGTTCTTTAACTAAATCAATTTTATTACCACCTTTACCTGTTGAAAAATCTTTAAACTTATATTGACCTTTATCCGCAAATATCCACATGCTTGGAGTTCTTTCTGTAGGATGAAATACAGATTTAATCTGCACATTCTGTCCATTTAGTCTTTCTGGTAGATCCAGATAGAACTCAAACACCCATGTACTTGGAACTTTAGATCCATCTAATATGAGATTCTTTGTACTTATCATAATCTTAAAAAATATAGGGACAAGTAAGTGCCCCTATATATTAAAAACTATCTATTAACTGCTATTATGCGGTCCGTATTAAAAACCGTTGCAGGACAGTTAATAGTCCTCTTACTAGGTATATTATCCTGCAAAATTATAATTCAAAATCAGAACCTGATCCTGAATCTGCTTTAAATGGTATTTCTTCAGTAGTAGATGAAGAATCTTTCTTAACTAAAGCTTTAACATGTACTCCACGGTCAAACTTAAGTAATCTAGAATTTTCTTTATCTAATGCTTCCATAGCAATACCATCTTTAGATATACGTGGTAAATAAAGATCATTATTTATATAACCTTCTTTATTTTCCCACTCACGACCGCCAATACACATGTTAATAAGTTTAGAACCACCCATTAATCTATTACATTCAGTCATAAATTCTTCTATAGTTTGTGCTTCAATAGAATCTAATCCATCTCTCATATCTAATGTTTCAGCTAAAGTAATCATATGCTTTAAGATTTCTTGATCTCTGCTAATTTCTCTACCACTTGGTAATGTAGTGTCTTTAAATGGAAAAGGACTTATTCTTACTCTACCAACTTGACCATCATATCTTCCTTTAGATTGATCATTATAATCTCTAAAGAAACCTTCAAAATCACCTCCAACAGGTGCAGTTTCTACGTGTAAATGTATATTGTATGAATCTGCATCATACGGTGTTTGATCTAATGTAATAGAATTAATTTTTACTACATGATTTCCTGGTTCTAATACAGGTTTAATTCGTCCACTTCCTGCAGACATGTCTTTAGTATTTAACATAACTTTCTTATTTTTTAAATTTACTTCACTCATTTTTTATTAATTTTCATATTCAATAATTGCATCTTTAACAACTTTTAATGAATTATCTATACGTGCATCATCAAACATTCCTGCTGGTGATTTGCAAGTATTTTCTCCATTATTAGCTGTTTCAAATACATAACTTAATTTATCATCTTCTCCTTTGACTACTTTGCCAAATAAAACTATAGAAAATAGACCTTCTAAAGTTAAAGCATTATCTATCATTTTACCTACAGTTTTTGCTTTTACTTTTCTATGTCCATTCACATCTGTTGATTCTTCTGAATGTGTTAAAAAGAATATATATAAATCATCTCTCATATCTTTAGGCATCTTAGCAACTTGTGCTAGATTCTTTGCAATTGAGGTAAATTTATCATAACCCTTTTCATCAGCTCTATCAAAATATTCAAAACTTGACATATATTGCCAATCATCTATTACTAGATTTTTTATATGAGGCATTTTATCATTAACATGCATCATAGCTTTCATAATCCCTGCGGCAGATGACACTCCTGTCATATTTCCTTTTTGATTATCTTTGCCAATCATTGTATAATTCTTTTTCCATCCTTTAAATGGTAAAGGTTTATTTGCAATGTTAATAATAAATGTCTCTTTAGGATCTAAATCCCTAATTGATGTAGATTTACCTGACCCTGAGTCAGCTATAACTAATACAGATTGTGCCATTTTATTTATTTAATTTTTGGTTTATACTCAATAATGCTTTTTCAATTCCTTTAAGAACATCTACTATGTCTCTTTTATCTGGATTAGTTATTGGTGTTATACAGTCACTAACTTTAGGTTTAAATTGTTCCATTCTATTAGTTACATCATTAATAACTTTTAATTCAGATACAGGTACAATATGTCTTTCAAATCCTGAACTACTTGTTACTGTTTCATATTCTTCAGCCCAATGAGGATTATGTTTAAATAAATATAATGTTCTTTTTGGATCTTCTGAGTTATATTCTATACTAACAAACTCAGTATAAATATCTCTACTTTTTTGTAATTCACTTGGAAAGAAAGATATATGTAACTCATCTTTTCCTGATGGTCTATATGCCATCTTTGGTATGTATAGTGCATTTATATTACCAGATTTTTGGAAATAATCTTCATGCTCTTCTTTTAATTTTAATACTTTTGCTTTACGCTCTTGTGGTGTCATATAATTATCTTCTTTGTTCTTGAGGTGGTGTGTCCATCTCACTTATTTGCATTCTTTCAAATTCTGCTTTGAAAAAACTCATACGTGTATCACCATTTCTTGCTTTAAGGAAATGTAATACAAGAGTTCTATCATTTTCTATTATATATCTATCAGGACCATAATATCTAATCTTTTGTTTAGCAGGACGGTTGATACCTATTAAAGTATCAGCATGCTGTAACATTGCATCTGAACCAAATATATCTGATTCTAATACATAATTACCATACTTACCATTAGTTGCTCTCTCTGGATTATCTATATTCCTATTTAATTGTGATAAACATATAAACATACAAGGATATTTACGTTTCATCTCTGTAAAAAACTCACCTAATTCAAATAACATGTCTAATCTGTTATTTTGATATGGTGCTCTTTTTACAAGAATACTATGATCTAATGTGATAATAGTTTTCTTTTGATGTTGATTCATATAAATATCAACTTGATCTCTCATCTGGTTAACAGTCATTGGTGTAGTTATTTGATCTACAGGACTTTTAATTCTATCTTTAGCATACACATGACATTTATCAAATGTATTTTTATCTAAAATAGTTCCTGCACTACATAATTGTTTATAAGTTTTACCAGTAATAGATGAAAACTCTCTTAATGCTGTAGTTCTTCCTACCATTTCAAAGCTAAATTCTAATACTCTGAAATCTTCTTCAGGATTTAGAATGAAAGATTCTCTTATTATCTGATCCTTGATCAAGGTTTTCCCTGATCCAGGTCTTCCCCCGATGACAGTAAGAGTATTCCATTCTAATCCATCAGTTACAGCATCATTAAACTTAGGCCATGGAGTTTGTATAGATTTCTCTGTACCACTTTGCCTAGCAAGCATATATTTTAATGCATCATTAAATGCTTGATATTGTCCGTCCCATGCTGGTTTAACTTTACTCATACCACTTTTTCTTTAAATGGTTGATCATCATCTATTTCTACACCATCACGGATCATGTCACAATAATCAGCTAATTCTGAATGCTTTACTTTATATTTATCTTGTTTACATATAAAATATTGACTTGTTTTCATATACATGTAATCTTTATTTTTATATTCATTTATATACATAACTGTTGCATGTGCAACTTCTTCCCATGTATAGTCATATACTTGAAAAAACCAACTAAATGCATTTTCTAAAGTTTTAATATTTTGTCTTGCTGGTTTACCGCTTGGTAATTTACCTGCAGGCCATGCTTCTCTATATATTTTAAGCATTTCCATATATCCTTTACCTAGTAATTGAGTATTAGTTTTCTTTTTTCTTATAGCATATAAATTATTATATTTTGCACAAATTCTTTTACCTTTTGCAGTTAATGTAAACTTTGGTTTTTTATATACTAACAATCCTAACTCAATTAATTTTTTTGCATCATCTTCTTTATTTTCTACAGGAAAAGAAATACTATTCTTTATCCCATACAAGAGAAGTAATTGGTTCGGTGTAAGTTTGTCTTTTAATATCTTCTGGAATAGTTCTAACATAATTTTTAATATTTTCTTTTAATTTATTATATGCTTCACATACTTGTATATCACCTACATCTAATAAACCTTTAGTTTGTCTAATACTATGTATTACACTTGCGTGATGTTTATTAATATGAGCTCCTGTATACTGTAATGTAAATCCTATTTTATTACATATATAACAAAAGAGTTGTTTGAATATTACAAATTCTCTTCTCCTACATTCTTTACCTAAAGATCTCCAACCTTTAAATTCAGGATACAATTCTCTCATTGTTCCTATTACTAATTTTTCAACTATTTCTATAGTTTTAATTTGATGTGCTTCTTTCATTGCAACTATTTCATCTTCCCATTGTCTTATATCTACAGTTACATCTGATTTATCACTAACTAGTATATTAATATTTTTTTCATACTTTGATTCAAATTCATTTTTAAATTTTTGAATCTCATTTGTCATTTTTAAAATATCTTCTTGAAACATATTGGTTTATTTAAGGTTTGTAAAGATACTAAAAATATTGTATCTTTATGTTAATAAATACTATTAATTATGACTAAAAAGAAAACTAATAAAATGCCTAAAAAAGCTTCTACTAAACAGCAGAAAATTGAAGCAATAGATAAGCTTTCTAAAGTTGCTAAAGGTAAAGTAGTTACAATACCTGATGATGCAATTATAAATCTACCTATATCAGGTGATTTTAAAAAAGCTATAGAAGAAACTTTGCATTTTGTCATGTCTGATATGGCTGTTGCTGAAATAATAGTTGCAATGAAAAGGATTAGAGAAGGTTTTAAAGGTGTTGATCCTGCAACAGTTACTAATGCTGAAAGAGCTTGTTGGGTTTTAATGTCTCTTGTTTCAGAAATAAATCATCAAGCTGCTATACAAGAAAAAACTGTTATTACAGATGAAAATGTAAATGAAAAACTGGCTGATGCTATAAATGCACTTGATACTGATGCTGCTATTGCAGATATAATAAGTGAAAATGTAGAATACAGAAATTATAGATCTGAAAGAGATAAAGTTATAGATGATTTAACTAAATCTCAAGATAATAAGGATGAAAATGATTAACGTAAGTTAATTCCAGTAAAATCCCCCATTTCAATTAAGGACTGTATTACCAAGTTTAATTCTTGTTTACTACAGTCCTTAAATGATTTACAATATTCTTGACTATCTTTAACAAAACATAATCCTGTTTTTCTTTTAGCTTCTAATTTTATTTCAGCAAACGTATGTCCTATATCATTTGCTAATTCTCTAATCATAGCATGAATCTTTGCAAGTTGTGCATTAGTTCCATCTTCACCAGATACACTAGCAAATATTTCTATTTTAGTTCCTTCAGGTAATTCTTGTATCCAATTTTTATAAAGAGTACCTTTAGCTTTTATGGTGTGGATAAGTTCTCCATCCACTTTTTTTAGTATTGAAAAGAAGTTGTTTTTCATCTTGTAAGTATTGGTATTAATAAAAGTATTAACCAACATAACATTAACATTATGAAGAGATAATCATCTTTTTTCATGATACTAAATATAAAAGAAAGCATCCTAATCCAATAATTATTGCTCCTATTATTATTTTTTTTATATCTTGATCAGCTTCTTTAGCTTCTTCTTCCCATTCTTGAAGTTCTTTATCAGTCATAATTATAAATTTTCATGTTCCTCCACTATTTCTTTTTCTATTTCATACATAGTTTCTGGACACAGTTCATAAAAAAAATCAGCCATATCTACTTGTTCATCAGTTGATGTATTATATTCATCATTCCATAAATAAATTGCTTCTACTTCAACAGTAGCTCCTGTACCAGGATAATCATGTGTACTTGGCTCAGCCGGTATATATTGATATTCTATATCTATTTCCCAATTATTTATTTTTTTTGAATAAGTTTGTCTCATTTTCCTTTCATTATATATGATATCATAGCTCCAGTTATAAATGCAACTGCAGCTACACAAATTATTGTTAATGCCATTTTATTTATTTGTTAATATTAATCTTGCAGGAAGTACTTTGTTAAAATTACATATTGTACAACATCTTCCTTCTTTATTATATAATGGTGATGGATTATGACCATAACCTGTAAATTCTTCTTTACATATACAACAAATTTTTATTTCTTCTTTTTTATCTGTCTGTTTATCCATGATCCTAATTGTGTTGTTACATAAATTCCTAATGCGAAGCACGCTCCACCAAAGATGAAGAGTGCTCCTAATTCTAATATATTAATCATATTTTAATTTCATTGAATCTAATTGATGTCCTAAATCCATTATTTCTATATATAATGAATCTATAGTTTTAATTTTTTTACCACATTCATGTTGTAAAGCTTCATCCATGTGACCTACTTGATTTATCCAGAAATTTTCAGTTAATATTCTAACTTCTTCATTTAAATTTTTAATTTCTTTTGATTTACCATGAGATATAAGTAATAATATTATTATAATGCATACAAATGCTGTTATAATTGGACTACATTTATGCCCTATAATATTTAATATCCAGTTTTTAAATTTATTTATTAATTTCATCTTTCTAAAGGGTTAAAGTATTTAATTTTATTATTATCAAAATTACTAAGTGCGGAGTTCACCCATTTTACATCTTGAGTATTCTTATAACATAATATATGACATGTTGCAGTCTCACTTGGATTAAGTCTTAGCAGCCGACCTATTCTTTGTGCTGACTTACGTTCATTACCATATGCATGCATAATAATACCTTGACGTAAATTAGGTATAGTAACTCCTTCACTCAGTTGTAATACACAAGACAGCTTATCTATTCTACCATCACTGAATAACTGTAAGTTATCTTCTGATGCGGTATTTTTAGAATGATAGCTGTGATTACACATTCTATCTGCTTGTGCTTGTGTATTAGCAAAGACAATACATTTTTCACCTATATTTTTCATCAAACCTTTAGCATATGCTTCTTTAGTAGGATAATCCATCATAGATTTCATTCTCATAATAGAGAGATATTGTCTTTGTTTTGGTGTTTGAGCATCTCCTAATGCTCCAGTAAAATAACCATAGTCTGCTTTTTCAGAAGTATACCAAAATCCTCCATCTTTTTTAGTTTTCTTAACATTCTTTATTCCTGATAATTCTAATTCATGCACTATGATCTGATAATCATTAAGTATATCATTGTCTGCTGCATCATCTACACTAAATGTATATTTAACAGGACAATACTTATTGACCATCTTTAATTTCTCTCCTAATTTAGGTGGTGTACCAGTTAGTCCCAGTATTCTACCTTTAAATTCAGACAGAAATGTTTCATGTGTTTCCAATAGACTATGACATTCATCTAAATAAACTATATCATAATCTTTTGGATTCTTTTTATTTAATGATAAATATGTTGTATAAATTATATGATTTTCTCCTATTTCTGATTTACCTAATAGTTCTAGTTCTTTAATCCAAACAGTCATTACTGACCATTTTGGAACAACAACTAATACTCTTATGAATGGATCATATAATTTTAATAAATGGTTAATGGCAATTCTTGTTTTACCAACACCCATAGATATACCGAGCGTTGCTCTGTTGTTATTAATTGCTATATCTAAAGCATCTTGTTGTACTTTATCTCTTGATATTTCTTTCACTTCCATTTGTTATTTAATATATGTTGACTTATAATAAGTATTGTTACAAGTATTATTACTGCTATTATTTTCATTAGTTTAATCCTATATTATTATCTTTTAATATTCTATGTAATTCTTCATGTTTATCCATTTCTTTAAAGTGTTCTTGAATTTTATCAAGTCTTTCACTTAATTCTTGTGGTAATACATGCATTTCAAAGTCATTAACTTCATTTATTATATGTAATAAAGTTTCTTGATCTATAATGTCAGGATTATCTGACAAAAACATTGCAAGATTATATAAATCTTCTTTTTCTAAATTATTTGCTAAGTATTTAAGTAATTTTATCATATTCTTTTAATTGAAAATCCTAATTCTTCTGCTTCTATTGGATTAAGTTCTATCCAATTGTGGCAGTTTCTACATACTGATAACCAGGTACTTATATCATTATGATATATACCTCTACCTTTTTTATGATGTACATCTGTTGATTTATGAGTACATCTAGGTAATGCAGCTTGACACATAGGATAGTCAGTAAGGAATACCCTCCTTAACTTACTATACTTTGCATCAGTTCTCTGCATTTTCCTAGACTTGCTTTTCATTTTACACTTAAATAGTTTTTTGGTAAAAGTCCTACACTCATAAACTTTAAGATTACATCTTCATAGTTTATACCTAATTCTTGAAGTGTCATTTTATTCTTATAATCAGGAATATATTCAAATGGCATTTCATATATTTCTTTACCTAATTCTGATTTAGCAAATATACGAAAAATTGGTTGAACTTGTTTATAAGAAATAAGTTGTTTAAACTCATTTAAAGTGTTTTGACCCTTCTTCCACACTTTAGTTATTCTTCTCTTTTTATCCCAATGCATTTTAGATATTTCATCTTGTTTATACATTTTTAATCCATGTAATATTCTTTTAAATAAGAAATGTTGTTTGGGATTTAGTTTTGAATATACTAATTGTTGTTTAGGTTCTTTTAGATATAATTGATATTCAGATAATAATCCTAAATATTCATATCTAGCTCTTTTTCTTTGTTCTTCTAATTTATTTAAATGAGGTTGTAATTCATCATATTGATCTTGTGTAAGCATAATATTCTATTTTTAAGTGGGTTTGTGAAATAGAAAAGGGCAGCCGGTTCCGGATCTGCCCTTCTCAAAAAAATTTAAACTAGTATTATTACTAGGATCAGTTAAGGTTGATCATTCCTATAATTCAAATGTTTCATCTTCTACTTCAACTGCTTCTTCTTTAACAGTTTTAAGTTCTTCCTTTTCTTTCTTAGACATAGGTTTTTCTTCAGATACATTTGCTGATACTGAAACACCATTTGCTGCTCTTATATCATCACCATTTGTATGAGATATTAATGCATCTTGTTCAGTTGGATCTAATGTATAGAATGTTCTTCTATATATTGGTTCACCATGTTTGCAACATACTATACCAGTGTCACCAGCATATTTTAAATCTCTATCAGGATCATTTTCATTAAATGGTTGTAATTGTTCTTTAGTTACAATTTTACCTTCTAATTGTTGACCTGCTGTATAACCTAATGTTGTTAAGTCTTCCACTTTACCGTGGATTAATGTACTAAGTTGTTTGTTATTTACCCAACCTTGTGTGCTGAATATAACTCTATCTTGTACCATTCTAATGTGACCAAATTCTGGATTTTTCTTTGATACTCTAATTACGTTGTTTTGTTCATCTGCTTGAACAGTTACTTTACTATTACTAGTCATGTTTAAAAAATTTTGTGTGTTAATAAATTGATTGATTAATTGTTGTGATTATATATCATCACGATGGAAATAATTGTCTTCCATTTTTTCTATATCCTTGATTTCATCAAGACTTGGTTCTCTTTCCTGAAATTCCCATATTTCTGGTTGATCAGGTTTCTCTTTTTTATTATTAGCAAGAGTAGATTTATAAAAAGGATTAGTTATATCTGAAGTGAATTCTTTACCAAGACCATTAAGCTCTCTAAAATCTTGATCATCTAATTCAAGATATTGTTCTAGAGACATCTCTATTATTCTGCCATTTGGTAATTGATAAATCATACGCAAATGTATACTATTTTATTTACTTTACATAGTCAAAAATGTTGACCATTGAATAAATATTATAGTAGTATAGCTATCACTTTACAATAAATTTTCTACCAATCCTTTTAATATATCCTTTTTCCTTTAATTCTTTAATTTTTCTATGAATTGTTCTTGGATGAACATTACATAAATCTGCTATAGTATTAATTGAAGGAAAACAAGTTCTTTCTTTATTACAATAGGTACATATAATAGCATATACACCTTTTGCTTGTATAGATAATTCTGGATCAGTAACTATATCTTTATTTACTATTCCAAACCGCTCCATAATTTTATAATATTAGATCTTTTTACTCTAACTTCTTTAAAGTTAGGCCATCCATCATCTTTAAATCCTATATAAGCATTTATTTTGTATTCCGTTGCATAAGGATTGCACTCATCTCTATAATTAGTATCATTCATAATTATACCTTTGATATGCCCTTCTTTATTCATAAGTTTCTTATCCTTCATTATATCTTCTTCAAATAAATCTTTAAGATCATATTTGTTATCTTTAGGATCAAACCATACTTTATCTTCTTTCTTAAATAGTATATGTTCTTTTTCATTTACTATCTCATCCATAACTGCTGCTTTTTGATCATCAGAAAGATATGATATCATCATTCTTAGTATAAATTCATCATCTACTGAATCTTTTATTATCTTATATGTTATTTTATCTATATTCATATGACACTATTTATTAAAAAGGTTTGGAGTAAATGCTTTGATTGTAGCACCTAAATTAATTAGTACATTTACTCCTTACCTACCCACTCAAATAGAATATACAGTCTCCTGTACACTCATCTTTATCCACTATTATTAAATAGTGGTATTGTTAGGGTGACACTTATGTCTCTTTTAAACTTTATTACTTAATTTATATTTTATAATTTATTATTTGCCATCCCGTTGCTGACCATTCATCACCTACTCTAGTTTCTCTAAATTCTAAGTGATTAATGTCAACTCCTTTAAACCATTTTCTGAACTTAGACAATATATGTCTATTTTCAGTTATCATATGTATATTTCTTCTATGACCATACATTACCATACCTATAGTTTCAGTTCTATCAACTAGTCTTGCACCAAAATCATCAACTTCAATTGATTTACTTTGATCTAATTTGATATGTATGTTACCATTTAACTTATAAAGCTTTTTAATGCTATAAACTTTTTTCATATACCATTTAGGTGCATCAAAATTAACCATTACTGACATATCTGTCACACCTTGATTTACATTATAATAATATCCTACAAAACCTCCTAAATATTTATTCATTATACTTAATGTAGAATTATTACCTTCATTAGTTAAGTGAATATTTGCTTCATGTCCTTTAAATGACTTTCCACGATCTACTCTTAATAAATTTTCAGATACATATTCTGTATTTGTATTACTAGCTTTAGGCATTGGTTTTCTTATTGATTCAGCCAAATCTGACAGTATTTCTACTGCCAAACTTGGATTTGAATATTTAAAATTATCTTTTTTATTTCCTGTACTTATAAACATATTTATTCTATTTTAGTGGTTATTATTTTAATTTTTCAGCTACTACATTAAGTGTAAATAAACCTAAAGTTAATAGGCCTACTCCCATTATAAATATTAATACAGATGTCCATGCGTGTATTAATGAATAAATTAATGCATATATTCCAACACCAATAGATGTTATCATTGCACTTAATACTAGTAAAAACTTGATCATGTTAAAAATTTTATCTTTCATGGGTTAATTATTTTATATGGTTAAACTTGCTATTATTATTGCTATATGTATTAATAACATTATAATGTATAATACACATAGTATTGGGTTTTCTTTATACCATCTTTCAAATTGTTTCATAGGTAATAATACTATACGGTTAGACTTTTTGATTTTAAAAAAAACTGACAAGGTGACGAAGGAACCGCAGGAAGTCAACAACAGGTGAACGAAGTGAACACCATAGCAGAAGAAGAGAATTACTCCTCTTCCATATCTTCTAAGATACATTGTTGACAAATATGTACTTCATCACAAGTACATGTCAATTCAGGATTTATTTTATAGAGTTCATACATAAACTCTGCTTCTTCAAACATCATATGATATAATTTTAAATTATTGATATACTGCCGGAACCATTTGCAGATGTGTATAGCAACGCGCCACTCACTATACTAAATCCGGCTTTGTTTTAAACAGTTTACTCTGTTATGATAAATAGTACAATGAGTGATGAGCAAACTACTCTCATAATGATGACTCTTGGGATTCCCCCTTAGATATTCATTAACCCTATGCAGGTGATTAACCTTTATACTTATACTCAATTAACAATGATTAGTTGCCAATATCATACATCATATAGCTCTGTTAAGAACTTCATAAGTTGTCAGGGCTTTGAGATATCCCTATAACATTAATGATTTTCAAAGTAAGTTGTTAATAAAATTACTTTGTTCATCATACTTCTGCTTATACACTACATACGACAATACAATCATTTGATTATACTATCAGGCATCACACCAAACAGAATGCACTAACCCCTTTGAAAAAAAGATTTATTGTGCGACACTCAGGATACTGTGGTAGCTAACCGTTGTATCCTTTGTACTATTAATTTTATGTATTGGAATTATATGACCAGAGAGATAATATTACACACTTACTATGAAAATATATCAATGTAAGTATACTGACCATTATAATTCCAAATGAGGTTGCGGATACTATTATCCTATAGAACAAATAACAAATACTACATAGTACTAATACCTATTCTTATGTTTATTCTTTCTTGTATACTTTTTCTTATTACGAACTACTGTATGTGTAGTACAAGAACTCTCTATCATCTCTTTAGCCTGTCTTCTACCTGCATTTCTCTTGATTTTATCAATATCTGATTGTTTGAGTGTTATACTTAGTTTCATAGCTATATTATTAATAATGTGAAGTGAAAATATTTAAGTGGTAAAAAGTGGTAATAATAGACTATTTGAGGTATCATTCAGAAACTTTAACACACAAACAAGAATAAAACACTATAAAATGTGAACACATATCAAATCAATGGAGTGTTGAGGGATTTTGAGTGGATTATTCTTATTTGAGTGGATATTTCATTGGATTAAACCCTGAATTAACAAGGTTTAGTCCAATATAAGTTAGGAACAGGTATTTCATTACCATTTTCATCTAACTTGTTGTTTCCGTTTTCATCTCTTTCTACAACAGGATTGTCCAAATCTATCATAAAACCTTTTAGGAATTGGTCAGATTGAAACTTGTAGTTTATGTCTGATGGATTAATTGCAACTTTTTTACCTGATGCGTCTTCAGTGTAAAATGTATGTAATCCATAAACTACTTTACCATTACCACGGTTGAACAACTTAAGTTCTTTACCATCTGCTGTCTTATAAGTGATACCTCCGTCAAACATATCATCAGATGCGAAAGATACATTTCTAACTGTGATTGATTTTGACTTTGGATTATCAGGATAAGAGTGAAAGTATGAACCTGTTGTTGGTACTGTTATGTCTTGAGTGTTTGTTTTAGTAGTGTTCTCTACTGTAGAATTGTTTTCCATAATATTTAATTTAGTTTAATTTATATCATTATTGAACAAGGTGGATAGGAAGAGAAGAGCGAACGCAGTGAGCTGGAACGGAGCGAAGCGGAGTGACAGATGTAGTACAAATACCACAGTGATAATAGTAATGATAGTGAGAAGTGGGTGGGTAATAATGTAGGGTGGGATAATTAAAAGGAAGAAAGCCCAATTATGAGCTTCCGTCCTTATCTTTAACTTTTGCTTTAATCTCTTTACCTAACATAAGGTCTTTAACAAGCAATTCTTTATTAATCTCCATTTTAGCTTTGGCAATTAATAACTGTTGTCTTTTAGATTTGATAGTTTTTGTAATATCTTCTATTTTCCATTCAGCCTTCTCAAGCTTTGCAAGTTTTAATTTTGCTTGTAATAATTTAATATTTTGTTCAATAGCAGTAATGTTAGTATAGTCATAATAATAATCCATAATAATAATAATTTAAGTTTATAAATAAAGAAAAAAAACCAGCTACTATTTCTTCACTGGTTTTTCCCGTCTTGCCAAATAACAAAACACGTGTCCTTTAGTGTGAGGACAAGGAGTTATTGACTGGACTTTGAATACATACTTATGTCTCCATTGATTTAATGTCTTTTGAACATTAATAGATGATAAGTGTAAGATTTGATTTTCCCACATAGTTTAAAATTTTAAAGTTAATATCAGTGTTGTACAAGGTTGTTAAGAATAGAAATATGAGCGTAGCGAATTAATAATAATACGGAAAACACCCTCCACAAGTTCCTTTGTAACCTAAGTTACTTTATCAGATGTTTTTACTGGCTAAACCGTATTATCATAATTAGAAAGTTACACAAACAGTGACCCTTTACCCAGACCAATTAGGAATGGTAAACTCAAGATTTAATCATCACATTGAGGTGTGTTTGTTTAATCATTACTGTACACATAATGAAGATAACTTTCCAAATAACTATAATGTCATATCAAATAACTTGACAAAGACAAAGAATAAAATAGTACAAATTAACATAATATAAAATTTTAATTACTTATGTCTAATGTCCCACAGTGTACATGACCATACATACAATCAAGTTGATGGTGAGAGGTACACTATTTGAGTGGGTTATTAGAATTCAATTGAGTAAGTTGAATGTAGTTTATCAATCTTGTCTTTGATTAATTGGATGTCTGATGTATTCTCAGGACAATAGTCCATTAACCAATTGAGTTCAAGTTCAAGATTGTTTAATTCAATTACAATGTTTTTAATATTTGACATAAGTATAAGTTTTAGTTCATGAGTGTACAAGGTTGTAGGATGAGAAGGAACCCGTCAGGGTTCTGACCCGTAGCGTAGCGGAGGGTGCTGGGTGAGGTGTTGGCTTGTTTCTTTTTGAGCGTGAGATTTTTTTTGAGTGATCTGTGAGACCAGAAGCGTGTGTTGTTTTAAAGGGGGGGCAGGGGCTGTTGGCCAACGGGCCGGGGGAGTTTTATGTAGAACCTTCTCACAACTTAAAACATACAAAACTTTTATATAGGGTAAAATTTCACTATATTATATATAAGAGGCCCTGGACCATTTTCCTATAAAAAGGTTTGTGAAAGGATCCCTCCCGAGTGTAAATTAATTATTAATGTAAAAATTAAATGTTATGAACAAATATTTATATTTTCAAACTGCTACAGGTATTGACGGTACAGATACTGATGAAGAAGCAATAATGGTACCAGCTGATAGTCTAATTGCTATTGAGGCTGGTGCTGCTGATGAAGACAAGCTTTGGATGCATTTTGCTGGTAAAGGGATTGGTGATGTAGATGCTGCTACTGATGTTATTTCAGTTAAGTTATCTGTAACTGAAGAGAACTTCCAAGAATTCTGCAGACAAATTGCTAAATTTATCAATGCTGACGTATTGAATAGAGATAACTCTGCGTATTCAAAAGATGGATTCTTAGTTGTTGCTTGTTCTTTATCTGGATCTGTGTCTTACTTCCACAGTTCAGTTACTGCTTGTGACTTAATTCAAATTAAAACTGCTGCTGCATAGTAGTGTTTTAATTATTTTGTTTAGTTTTGTGGTGCTGCTTCGGTGGCACCACTTAACTATTAACCTTTAAAAATTAACTATGTCAGAAGAAAATGAAAAAAATGATCCTTTTAATGATTTAAGTGAATCAGAAAAATATCATGTAGAGCAGATGATGATAGATAGAGCGTATGAAAACTCGTATAAATTAATAACGAAGAAAACAACGTTTGAAGATTTGATGGATGCTAGATCAGTGTATGAATCAAAAGATAAATCAATTGAATTTAGAAGTATATTGATATATGATCCTTCAGAAGGATGGGATGATTTACATTTAGAAGATATGATTGATTATTTTGAAGAAACGGAGGAATATGAGAAATGTGCTGAATTGAAAAAAATATTAGATAGTTATGTATAATTACAATGCAAAGTGTATTAGAGTAGTGGATGGTGACACTATTGATGCAGAAATAGATCTTGGTTTTGATATCAAGGTAACTAAAAGAATAAGGTTAGGTGGGATCAACGCACCTGAATCTAGAACAAGAAATAAAGTTGAAAAGAAATTAGGGTTAGCTGCTAAGGAGAGATTAAAGGAAATGTTAGAGGGAGCTGCTAATTGTTTTGAACTAGAATCCAAAGAACTCGGTAAGTTTGGTAGGGTTATTGGTAAACTGCATATAGATAAAATTGCTGGAAAAGATGTAATAACTAAAGTTTGCGTAAATGATTGTCTCGTAAAAGAAGGTTATGCAGTGGAATATGACGGGGGCAAACGTAAAAGTATTTAAAAAATGAATATATTTAAAGACAATAATGATTGGAACGAAAAAGCTATAGTCGGATTTGTAGCTTTTATAATAATGTGTATAATAATGATTGCTGATCTTGCCACTGGTTGGTACGGTTATGATCTTGTAATTAATGAATTTGTATATGATTCATTTGTTTGGGTTGTTCTCGGCTGCTTTGGTATTAGCGGTGTAGAGAAATTTGCCAAAAAATGAAATACGTAGGTAAGCATAAACTATTTGATGATCTAATGATAGGAGGAGTTCTTCTTACTCCACCAGATCCTGCTACATATGCTTATGAATTAACCCTTCCTAATGATGATGGTACATCAAATCAAGTATTAACTACTGATGGTAATGGTGTTTTAACTTGGACTACTGTTAGTTCAGGAACTACATATTCAGCTGGAGATGGTTTAGATCTTTCTGGTACTACATTTAGTACTGATATTAAAGCAAACAGTGGATTAGTTATAGATTCTACAGAATTATCAATGGATCTAGGAGCTTCCAGTATTACAGGAACATTAGCTGTAGGTGATGGAGGAACAGGAGCAACTTCTTTAACTGATAACGCTATATTATCTGGAACTGGTAGTAGTGCTATAACAGCTGAAGATACAAGTATATCAAGTGGTGTAATTTCACGATCTGGAACTATAGAATTAGCTGGAACAACTGTGACATTAGATTCTGCAGGAGATATAGAATTAGAAGTTGGTGCTGTTACTAATTATGTAGATACAGATGGAATATTTAGAGGATATAATGTAGGATCAATATCTGATGGCTTTATTCCATTGATGCCTATTGATTTTGCAGTTGCTGATAGTTTTAGACAATATGGTAGTATGGGATTAAATGGACATTTTATGGCACCTAGTGCTGATAGAAACGTGTATGTTGCTCAAAAAATAATACCAAGAGGATATACTGCTAGTTCTGTTGTAGTAAATGGATTAGATGCCAATGGAAATGCAACATATAGATGTTATGTAGGAGATATTACTGGAACAACCCCAGTTGCCGTATCCTCATCTACAGCATTAAATAGTGTTGCTACATTTAGTTCAAATATTGTAGGAGATGGATCAAAATATTGTACAATAGTATATGATCCAGGTGACACAGTAGATGTAATTTATGGAGGAAAAATTAATATAGCTAAAACATAAAAGTAATAATATGGCAACAATAACAGTAAATTTATCAGGAACAACACCACAACGTGTAACACCAGCATTAGATGCTTTAAGTAAACAAACAAAAATTAATTCTTTAATAATAGCTAATACACATAATGCTACTATAGGAGTTAAAGTATTCTTAGATACTGATGGTGCAGGTGCAAATCCAGATTATTATATTTTAGGAGGTGCATCAGCATCACATAGACTTGCTACAGGTTATAGTATTGATGTATTTGAAGATACACCTTTTGAGATTCCATCTAGTACAGCAATATGGGTTAGTTTAACTGCTAATACTGCAAGTGCTATCTGTAATTATACTACTATAGATAGTTTTTAAATTTTTTTCTTCTAAACTTTTTTTATTTAAACTTTTTATATATATTTGCCTATTATTAATTTTAAAATTTAAAAATCATGGCAGATAACACTGTGAATTCTGGAGATACTCCAGAAACTCTATCTCCAGAAGAGATGGCAAAAAGAAGAGCTGAAATTACAGCTTATTATGAAGAACATATTCCTTCATTAAAAATTCAATTACAATATGAAGAGCTTTTAAGAGACATTGAAAAAATGCGTGCTGAAAGATTACAAGCTCAAATGTTTATAACTAAATCTATGGCGGAACCACCAACTGGACCAACTACACCTCCAATGCCAGGAAAACCTGCGCAAAAGGAATTTAATAAAGCTAAAGCAGCTAATACTATAGCTAATATGCCAGAAAAAAAAGGTGATTGTCCTGGATGTGATAAGAAAAAAGAAAAAGCTTTAAAAGATGCAACTAAGTAGAGAAAAAATTCAAGAAACCATCAAACGTAAAACAGATTATCTGTGGTTTAGCAAAGGTGATTACAATCTTAATATTGTGGGTGTAAGAAACTCAGATACTAAGAATGAAGTTACAAACCGTTTTGATGATAAAATAACTCTTTCTTATAAAGTTAATGGTGAATGGCAATTCCATTGTTTTGATTGTACAACAGATCCAGGAACACACTGGGTTGAAAATATCATGAGAAAAGATGGAGTTGCAATCCTTAAACCTGGTCAATATAGAGGAAGTCATATTATTAGAAAACATCAAGGTAGATATGAAGCTTTAGGACAAGATAGACCTGTAAAAGTATATAGAGATGATAATAGAGATCATATGTATAATCTTTATGAATCTGCAGTACAAGAGGGAAATTTTGGAATAAATATTCATAGAGCTACTAAATATGCTGGTAAAAAATCTACACAAGTAGATAAATGGTCAGCAGGTTGTCAAGTAATTGCAGCTAATGATGATTGGAAATTATTTATGAAAATCTGTAGAAAAGCCAGAGATGAATGGGGTAATAGATTTACTTATACTTTATTGGAAAGTAAAGATATATTACATTCATGGCTATAGTTAATAAAGTAGACAAGAAAGTTAAAATGAGTAAGGATCAGGTAATTAAATATCAGATCCTTACCCATTGCTTTTTAAATGATATACAAATCAGTGCATCAGATCTTTTATGTTTAACAGAATTATCAAAATTAAATGATAAAGAGTTAACAGAATTTTGTAAATTAATATCTGAAAAAAAGATATTTAAAAGTGCACAATCTTGTAGAAACGCCCTTACAAAAGCAGAAAAAAAAGGTCTAATAATTAAAAATGGATCTAATAAAAAAACTATATCTTTAAATCCTGATATGAATATTCAGATAGAAGGTACAATTTTATTAGACTATAAAATTTTAGGAATTGAAACCAAAAAGTCATAAAGCTTTTTTTGAAGAAGTGGCAAAAGAAATAGGAGTACATAAAGATGTAGTAGATGATTTAGTAACTTTTTATTATGGTAAAGTTAGAAAGAGTTTATCAGAATTAGAAGATACACATATTAGTATTGCAAATTTAGGAACTTTTATTTTAAGAAAAAGCAAATTGGAAAAAGCAATTAAAAGACAAAAAGATATTTTAGGAAATCTTGAAAAAATGACATATAAAGGTTATGATAAATATGTTCCTGTAAAAGAAAAAATAAAATCCTTAGAAAAAGCATTAGAACTTGTTAAGGATAAATTAAAAAAGAAAAAAGATTTTAAAAATGAAAATAAATAAAATTATAGGTGCTCTTGGTAATATGGGTCAAATAATGGAAGGTATTAAAAATAAAGTTTTTAAAGATGAAGATGTAGAAGAAATTGCAAGAGAAAGATGGGTAATATGTGCAGAATGTGAATATTTAGATGAAATTGGAAATAAATGTGCAGTAAAAGCTACTAAACCCTGTTGTGGTAAATGTGGTTGTAGTTTAGGATTAAAACTTAGAGCATTATCTTCAGGTTGTCCTGTAGGTAAATGGAAACATGTTACAGATATAAAAACAGAACGTGCACTTAAAGAACAAATAAAACAAAAAGAAGATGCCAATAATATTTAAATCAGACGGTCATGTATATGAAACACTTAATGAAGATCTTGAAAAAGACCAGATTAAGTGGACAAGTGTTACATCATTTGTAGGTATGTTTAAACCTAAATTTGATGCAGAAGCACAAGCTAAAAAATCTTCTAAAAATAAAAGATCTAAATGGTATAAAATACCTCCAAAAGAAATATTAGCTATTTGGAACAAAGAATCTGAAAGAGCTATTACATTAGGTAATTGGTATCATGATGAAAGAGAAAAGAGATTAGTGGAATTTAAAACTATTGAAAGAGATGGTGTTGAAGTTCCAATAATAAAACCAATAATAGATCAAAATGGTATAAAAATTGCACCTGAACAAAAATTATCTGCAGGTGTATATCCAGAACATTTTGTTTATTTAAAATCATTAGGTATTTGTGGACAAGCAGATCTTGTAACAATAGTTAATAATAAAATAAATATACTTGATTATAAAACAAATAAAGAAATTAAAGAAAAAGGATTTACTAATTGGGAAGGTATTACATCTAAAATGTATAAACCTGTTAGTAATTTAGATGATTGCAATCTTAAACATTATAATTTACAATTAAGTTTATATGCATATATAATTAAAAAACATAATCCTAAACTTAAAATAGGAGAATTAACTATTCAACATGTTATATTTGAAAAAGAAGGAGATGATAAACATGGATATCCTATAACAAAATATAATGATCAAAATGAACCAATTATAAAAGATATTAAAATATATAATCTTCCATATCTAAAGCAAGAAGTACAAAGTTTAGTGATGTGGTTAAAAGACAATCCACTATGTTAATAAAATTATTTGATATACAAAATGACAAAGTTGTTCCTAGCGAGCACTGTTATACATTAAAATCTCTTAAAAAAATAATGGATGAGTATCCAGATACATATTTATCTATATATCAATATGTATTTTACATGACTTGTCCAGATCCAGATATGAATCCTTTTTTTAATCTACCTGAACATGAAAAAGAAGATATGATTATAGAAGAAATAGGATTAGAAGAATCTACAGAAGATGGTGCAATAAGACATGCTGTAGATACTTGCAAAGAATTATATGAAACTCCTACATATAGAGCATACAAAGGTATAAAGAGTATGTTAGATAGATTGGCTAGATATATGGAAACTACAGCTATTGATCACGGTAGAGATGGTAATTTAACTGCATTAGTTAATACTGCTGCTAAGTTTGATCAAATTAGACAATCATTTAAAGGAGCTTATAATGATATGAAAGATGAACAAAAAAGCCATGTCCGCGGTGGACAAGGATTAGCTTATGATCAATTATAAAATTTAAAACTATGTCAAAACAAAAAGTAACACCAATTGGTAAAAGATTATTAATTAAAATGGTTCCTATTGTAGAAGAAACAGCTTCAGGAATTTATTTACCAGAATCTCAACAACAACAAAAACCACAAGGTTGGATTGTAGCAAAAGGTACTAGTGCTACAGATGAATTATCTGTTGGAGATTTTGTTGAATGGGAATTTATGGATACAAAAGGACATGAATATATACATGAAGGAGAAACTCATATAATACTATTTGATAATGCCATAAAGGTAAAATTAGAGGATGTATAAAAAAATACCCACTTATAAAGATGGGAAGTGGGATCATAAAGAATTCAAAACCAAACAAGACTTTATTGATTTCCTTCTTACTATTTTCAAAGAACCAGGGCAGTATCAATTTGATGAAACTGCTCTGTTGTTCAATGAAGAAGCTAAAAAATTTAATTCTAAAGGATATTATTGTTCTAAACCTTTCAGATCAAAAGATTATATAAAATATTGGAATGATCAAAAAGAAAAGTGTAGAGAAGGTGTTATATATTATGGTGAAAAACATATATGGTATATAACAAGAGATTATTATATGTGGTTAAATTTTCTTCCTATTTTTGATAAAGAAGAAAGACATTATGGTTTTGCTAAAGTAAGAGATGCACAATATCACATGGCGTTATATGAAATCTTAGCAGAATTACATCACAGACACGTAGCTATTCTTAAAAAACGTCAGATAGCTTCTTCTTATTTTCATATGGCAAAAGTTATAAATCAATTTTGGTTTGAAGAAGGATCTATATGTAAAATAGGTGCATCACTTAAAGATTATATAAATGATAAAGGTTCATGGAAATTTTTAGAAGAATATAAAACATTCCTTAATGAACATACTGCTTGGTATAGACCAACTAATCCGGCAAAAGTATTATTATGGGAACAAAAAATAGAAGTAAGAGTTAATGATAGAAAAACACATAAAGGTTTAATGTCAAAAATTCAAGGTGCTTCCTTTGAGAAAAATCCAACTACTGGTGTTGGTGGACCTTGTACTTACTTCTTTCATGAAGAGGCGGGTATTGCCCCTAAAATGGATCAAACATTTGAGTATATTAGACCTGCAATGACATCAGGTATGATGACTACAGGTATGTTTATTGCTGCTGGTTCAGTGGGTGATCTTGATCAATGTGAACCTTTAAAGCAAATGATATTAAATCCACAAGGAAATGATATATACGGTGTTGAAACTAATTTAATGGATGATAAAGGTACTATAGGTGTATGTGGTTTGTTTATTCCAGAACAATGGTCTATGCCTCCACATATAGATAAATATGGTAATTCATTAGTTGAACAAGCTTTAAAAGCTATAGAAGAAGAAAGAGCACAATGGAAAAAAGATCTTGCACCTGAACAATACCAATTACGTATATCACAAAAACCAATTGATATTGCAGAAGCATTTGCATATAGACAAGAAGCAGTTTTTCCACAAAGCATAATAACAAAACAAATAAAGAAAATAGAAGATAAAGAATATGCTTATGAGTTAATAAAATTAGAAAGAGATCAAGATGGAATTAAACATAGCAGAACTAAAAAATTACCTATATCTAAATTTCCAGTAGATAAAAAAATGGAAGATAAAACAGGATCTATAGTTGTATGGGAAAGACCTGCTAAAAATCCTACATTTAGTATGTATTATGCATCTATTGACCCTGTATCAGAAGGTAAAACAACTACATCAGATTCTTTATGTAGTATATTTGTTTATAAGAATCCTATTGAAGTAACAAAACAAACATCTGAAGGTTTAGAGCATTATACGGAAAGAGATAAAATTGTTGCTGCATGGTGTGGTAGATTTGATGATATAAATAAAACACATGAAAGACTTGAACTTATAATAGAATGGTATAATGCTTGGACATTAGTTGAGAATAATATATCTCTTTTTATTCAACATATGATTGCTAAAAGAAAACAAAAGTATTTAGTACCTAAACAACAAATAGTATTCTTAAAAGATCTTGGATCTAATCAAAATGTATTTCAAGAATATGGTTGGAAAAATACAGGAACACTATTTAAAAATCATCTTATATCTTATGCAATTGAATTTGTAAGAGAAGAAATAGATCAAGAGTTTGATGAGAGTGGAGAAGTTGTATCATCCATGCTTGGAGTAGAAAGAATTCCAGATAAAATGTTACTTACAGAAATGCTTCAATACTTTCCTGGATTAAATGTGGATAGGTTAGTTGCATTTTCTGCATTGATAGCATTTGCAAAGCTACAACAAGCTAATAGAGGTTATATTAAGCGTCTAGATAAAGATAAGTCTCTAGATAACTTGGATAACTCACAAAAAATGTATAAATTATCTAGTAGGCCTTTTAAAAATTTAGGCAGAAGTAAAAAAGCTTTTGGTAAGGGTTTTAAGAAGTCTCCATATAAAAACTTAAAGTGATGAATAAATATTGGACAACTACATCAACAGGACTAAATACTGAATGGACTACATCTTCTTCATATGAAAATATCTCCATAAACTACTTAATTAAAAAATAATATATGAGGGTACTTAACGCCTTACAATTAAAAAAGGGAGCAAAAGCTGATAGTAAAGGATATCCTACTAGTTCCAGTTTAACTCAACCTATGCAATTTTTACCAGCTAAAGATAAAGATAAGGATTGGGCTGCGTGGAATTTAGATTGGTTAGAATTGCAAGGAATACAGTATTTAAGGAAGACTGCTAGAAAAATGCTCAAAAATTATAAGCTAGCTAAAGGTATTATTGATAAAACTGATTATGTAGTTGAAGAAGATAATGATTATAAAGATTTAATGGATATTTTAACTAAAGAAGATTCTTCTGCTTTAGAGCTTAAATTTTATCCTATCATTCCTAACGTTGTTAATGTACTATGTGGTGAATTCTCTAAAAGAAATGCAAAAGTTCAGTTTAGAGCAGTAGATGATTTATCATATAATGAAATGCTTGAAAAGAAAAGATCATTAGTTGAAGAAAATTTATTAGCAGATGCTCAAGCAAAAATGACCATGCAAATGATTGAAATGGGTATGGATCCTGAGTCAGAAGAAGCTAAACAGCAAATATCAAAAGATAAGTTAAAAACACTTCCTGAAATAGAAAGTTTTTTTGCAAAAGATTATAGAAGTTTAGTAGAAGAATGGGCATCACATCAATTAGTAGTAGATCAAGAAAGATTTAAAATGCATGAGCTTGAAGAAAGAGCTTTTAGAGATATGCTTATTGTTGATAGAGAATTTTGGCATTTTAAAATGACTGAAGATGATTATGATGTTGAACTATGGAACCCAGTACTAACGTTCTATCAAAAATCTCCAGATACAAGATATATATCTGATTCAAATTATGTTGGTAAACTTGAGATGATGACTGTTGCAGATGTTATAGATGCATATGGATATTTAATGGATGAAAAACAATTAAGATCTCTTCAAAATATATATCCTGCAAAATCTTCTATGTATCAAGTAGGTGGTCATCAAAATGATGGTTCTTATTATGATCCTACTAGATCTCATAAATGGAACACAGATATGCCTTCATTACAATATAGACAATTTGTTAGTAATTGGCAAAGAGGTCCTATGCAAGGTAATGATGTAGTTAATTGGATACTAAATGAAGGAGAAGATGTATATAATTGGGGTGAAGGAGAAATGATGAGAGTTGCAACAGTATATTGGAAAACACAAAGAAAATTAGGACATTTAACAAGAGTTGATGAAACAGGTGATGTAACACAAAAAGTAGTTGATGAATCATTTAAATTAACTGAAAAACCTGTATATAATACAACTTTATTTAAACAAAAAACAAAAGATAATCTTGCTTTTGGAGAACATGTAGATTGGATATGGATTAATGAAGTATGGGGTGGTGTTAAAATTGGACCTAATTTACCAGCTACATGGAGACAAGGATCAACAGAATTAAATCCTATATATCTTGGTATAAATAGAAAAGAACCAGGTAGATTAGAATTTCAATTTAAAGGAGATAATAATTTATATGGATGTAAATTACCTGTAGAAGGTAGAGTATTTTCAGATAGAAATACCAGATCAACATCTCTTGTTGATTTAATGAAATCATATCAAGTTGGTTATAATATGGTTAACAATCAAATTGCAGATATACTTGTAGATGAACTTGGAACTGTAATTATGTTTGATCAAAATTCATTACCGCGTCATTCAATGGGAGAAGATTGGGGTAAGAATAATATGGCAAAAGCATATGTAGCAATGAAGGATTTTGGTATGCTACCTTTAGATACTTCTATTACTAATACAGAAAATGCTACAAACTTTAATCATTATCAAACTTTAAATTTAGAACAAACAAATAGATTAATGAGTAGAATTCAATTAGCAACTCATTTTAAACAACAAGCTTTTGAAACTATTGGTATTAATATGCAAAGAATGGGACAACCTATAGCACAACAAACAGCTACAGGTGTTACACAAGCTATGAATCAATCATATTCACAAACTGAAATGTATTTTGTACAACATTCAGATCATCTTATGCCTAGAGTACATCAAATGAGAACTGATCTTTCACAGTATTATCATAGTAAAAAACCAAGCGTTAGATTAAATTATATGTCAAGTGAAGCAGAAAAAGTTAATTTCACTATTAATGGAACTGATCTTTTAATGAGAGAATTTAATATTTTTTGTACAACTAGAACAAATCATAAAGCTATTTTAGATCAATTAAAACAATTAGCAATGAGTAATAATACAACAGGTGCTAGTATTTTTGATCTTGGTAATCTTATTAAAGCTGATTCAATTGCTGAAGTTTCTCACATACTTAAAGAAGCTGAAACTAAACAAATGCAACAACAACAAGCTCAGCAAGAATCTCAACAAAAAATGCAAGAACAAAAACTTGCTGCTGAAAAACAAGAAAAAGATGCACAAAGAGCATTTGAAGTTGAAGAATCAGAGAAAGAAAGACAAAAAGATCTTATGGTTGCTGAAATACGTGCTTCAGGATATGGTGCACAAACAGATGTTGATCAAAATCAACAAAGTGATTTTAGAGATCATATGAAAGATATGCAACAAAGAGAGCAATATCAAGATCAAATGGATTTTAAAAGAACTCAAGCAGGTGTGAAGAATTCTATGGACCGTCAAAAAATGGATATGGAAAGGCAGAAGATGAATACACAGCGTGCAGTAGCAGAAAATAACTTAAAAATTGCTAAAGAAAATAAAAATAGATTTGATGCTCCAAAGCAGAAAGAACCAAAAGCAGGAAAGAAAAAGAAGACTTAGCTATATACTATCAAAAATATTTTCATTTGAAAAAATTTTTAAGGTTTAATGCTAAAACTTTCGTATATTATATATATAACCATTAAAAACCAAAATAATTATGGCTGATAAAGAAACCAAAACAGTTGAAGAAACAAAAGTTGAACAAGTAGATGTCAACCTTGATGAAATATTTAACGCAGCTCCTGGAGGTGAATCAGTAACATTACCTGAAGGAGAAAAAGAGAAACCAAATTTTTTTAGTAGAAAGAAAGTTGATACTTCCTTTTTAGATCCAGATGCAAAAAAAGAAGAGAAAGTAGAAGAAGAAAAAAAAGAAGAGGATAATAAAGAAGAAAAAGAAGAAGTAAAAGAAGCTACTAAAGAAGAAAAACCTAAAGAAAAAGTTAATGTTGATGAAATCTTAGGTCTTAATGAAGAAAAATCAACAGAAGAAGAAACAACTACCGTTAAAAAAGGTAGAAAGCCAATAGAAGGAATAGGAGATGTCTTTAGTAAATTAATTAAAGAAGATAAAATAGTTCCTTTTGATGATGATAAACCGCTTGATGAATATACTCCTAAAGATTGGGAGGAATTAATTCAAGCTAATTTAGAGGAGAAAGCAAATGAAGCTAGACGTGAGACTCCTCAAAAGTTCTTTGAAAGTTTGCCTGAAGAACTCCAAATTGCAGCTAGATATGTTGCAGATGGAGGAACTGATCTTAAAGGATTATTTGGTGCTCTAGCAACTGTAGAAGAGACTAGAGAACTTGATGTAAAGAATTCATCTGATCAAAGAAAAATTATAACTGAATACTTAACTGCCACTGGATATGGTAATGAACAAGAGATTCAGGAAGAAATAGAAGTTTGGGAAGATTTAGGAAAGCTTGAAAAACAAGCTAATAAGTTTAAACCAAAATTAGATAAGATGCAAGAAAAAGTTGTTGCAAGAAGATTAAAAGAACAAGAGATGAAAAAGAAACAACAACAACAAGCATCAGAAAATTATATGAAAAGTGTATATGAAACACTTAAAGATGGTAAGATTGGAGAAACAAAAATAGATAGAAAGACGCAATCATTATTATATAATGGTTTAGTTAACCCAAGTTATCCATCTATAAACGGAAAAAATACTAATTTGTTGGGACATCTTTTAGAGAAATACCAATTTGTAGAACCAAATTATGATATAATAACTGAAGCATTATGGTTACTTGCTGATCCAAAAGGATATAAATCACAATTAGTAAAGCAGGGAGAAAATAAAGCAGTTGAACAAACAGTGAGAAAGCTTAAAACTGCACAAGCAAGTAAAACAACTTCAGCAAGCGGTGTACAAAAAGAAGAAACAACAACGGCAAAAAGAAAATTGCCGAGACAAAGAAATATATTTAAAAGGTTTTAATATATAGTTTAATTAATGTTTAACAAATAAAAATGAATTTCAATTATGGCAACTCCAGTTTTAAATAACGGGCTGTTTCTCAGGGATACAAACTATAATGCTAGTTCCCATGTTGATTCTTATCACTTAACCCAAATGCTTGGTTCTTCGGAACCTATGGATATGGGGCCAATTGATATTTGGGCTATGGCTCAAAAGGTAGAAATGCCTCTATATCAATTAGCATCATTTGGTGGAAAGAATACAATCATGGTGGATAATGCACGTGGTGAGTATAAATGGCAAACAGCTGTCAATCAAGATTTGCCTTACATTATGGTGGACCACAATGGTGGTACAGCAGTAGGGTTAGATGGTACAACATTTGGACTTCTCTTCAATAAAAGAGAGTTTGGACATGGTGACATCATTACTTATGACAAATATAATGGTATAGAAATTTACATTACTGCGGATGAAATAGTTCCAATGGGTGGTGGATGGCTTTACCAATGTCAATTAGTAAATAATAATAGTGCAGCTTCTTTAGCAGCTTCTTACCAAACAATTGGTACTAAGTACTTTAGAAAAGGTTCTGCACGTGGTGAATATGGTGAAAGATTTTCAGATCTTACAACTCAAACAGGTTTCAGAGAATTCTACAACTTTGTAGGAGGAGCTGAAGCACACGTTCATTATTCTATTTCTTCTAGAGCAGACTTAATGCTTAAAGGAGGAATGAATGCTGACGGGTCTATTCCTGTTACTGAGATTTGGAGAACTTTTGATCCTAATGTTAATCCATCTGTAACTTCACTTGAAAGTATGGTAGAAATAATGGGAGCAGACTATGTAAGACGAGCATTTGATAATGGCGAGCTTAGTAGAACGTTCTTAACTAATATGGAAGCAGCACATCTTTCTAAGATTGCTATGGACATAGAGACATACTTAATGTGGGGACACGGAGGTAGAGTTAAGCAAGATGGACCAGATGATATTAGATTATCTGTTGGTCTTTGGAAGCAATTAGATAACTCATTTAAGCGTGTATATAATAAAGGAAACTTTAGCTTAGACATGTTCAAAAATGAATTATATAACTTCTACCAAGGTAAAGTTGAATTAAATGGCCCAGATCCTCAACGTACACTAGTTATCCAAACGGGTATTGGTGGTATGAAGATGATCAATAAAGCTATTTCATCTGAAGTTAATGGTTTAGGTGGTCAATATATTATTAATGCGGAAACAAAAGGAATTGTTAGTGGTAACAATCCAATGGATCTAGGATTTGGTTATGCATATACTTCATTTGTAATACCATTCTTAGCAAACTGTCAGTTCGTTCTGAATCCTGCATTTGATAATTTACATACTAATGATATTGAGAATCCATTAGTAGATGGACGTCCATTAAGTTCTTATTCATTTATAATCTTTGATGTAACTGATGAAGGTAATGACAACATTCACTTGTTGAAACTTTCATGGGATAATCAATTGAAATGGTTCTACCAAAATGGAACTATGGATTATATGGGAAGAACTCAAGGATTCCAATCTTCTGGAAACTTCAATGGCTATAGAGTTTATATGACTCAAACCATGCCGGCAATATGGGTGAAAGACCCTACCAAGGTATTGAAAATAGTTATGAAGAATCCAATTACGGGTGGTTCATTCTAATATCTAATTTTTTTGAAAGGGGGATCTTAGGATCCCTCTTTTAAATTTTAATAAACTAATAATAATTAAAAAAACCTTTTAAAATGGCAAAGAAAAAAACTAAAAAAGAAGAATCTGTAGTAGAAAATACTTCAGTTATTGAAGAAAAATTTGTTGAAACATTAGAAAAACCTAGTGTACAACAAGTAGATAATACAACATTTAAAGATCTGAATCAACAAAAAGATCAGACTATTGCAATACGTCCTTATTTTAATCCTGATATAGAAAATATGGGATTAGAAAAATATAGAATGAATCTTTATGATGGTGTATATCATGAAGAGCAATTAACATGTTTAGAAATTAATGGTGTAAAGAGATATGTTACAGGATTAAATGAATTTGCTCCTGAAGTAAAAGTTCTTCCACCAGAATTAAGAAAAGAAAAAATAAAAGAAATAAGAAGAGTAGTAACTCAATTAGAAGCAGAGTTAGCTCAAAATATATTGGATCCAGAAGCTCCTGATTTTTGGAATAAAGTTAAATTACTTAAACCTGATAATGATGCATTATGGTCTAAGTTAACTATAAGAGCAGGTAATGAACCTCTTTATCTTGATCCAAAAGTAGATCCTTATGATCTAATAAAATTATATGCTATTGAAGCTGGTGGTTTTTCAATAGTTGCTAGAAATTTAAATGAAGCTAAAACAGATGAAAAAATAAAGTTTTATTTAGATAAAGCTAGAGATACTGCAAGTACTAGAGCAAGTATTACTAAATTAAGAAATAAAGCTTTAGGATCATTACAAAGCATGTATGATACTAATGCTACTAAATTATTTTATGTTACTAAGCTTATAGATAATATTAGTACACAATATAAAAAGTCAACACCAAATGATATTATGTATTCTATGTTAGATGAATATATATATGGAACAGGTGGAGAAAGAAGTGCTAGAAAATGTGCAGAAAGATTTTTAGAAATTGCTAGACATGATTTAGGAACACTTAAAGTTTTAACTGTAATGAAAGATGCTACAGAAATGAAACTTTTAAAAAGCCAAAGAGGAGAAATTGTAGATGTTGCAACTGGTTTTAAATTAGGTAAAACTAAAGAAGCAGTTTATTCATCTTTAATTGATCCTTTAAATGAAGATATATTAAGGGATTTAATAGATAAAGTTGAAGAATATTGGAATAGATAATGTGGTTTAAAGCTAAAATTAGTGCAACAGATATATATCTTGCTAGAGCAGATAAACATATACTTATTAATACAATAGGTACAAATGTTGTAAATTTAGTTTTTGAAGTAGATCAGAAGTCACAGTTAGTTATAACGCTAACTGTGAATGCTGGTAAAGAAGAAGAAGTTTTACAATGTATTAATAATACTACAGCTAAAATGAATGTTATTAATGATCCTTTTATTATGTTAATGGATAAAGTTACAGGTTATAAAATCTGTCCTGATATTACAGATATAGCAATAAGTAAAAGAGAAATATAATGAATAATAGTACTCTTCAATTAAAATTTAAACAAAGACTAAATAAAATTGCTAGTAATGATTATGATAATATAGAGTGCTGGCAAATAGTTGAAACGTTTAATAAAGCTCAAATTTCTTGGTGTAGAAGACAATTACATGGAACTAATCAATATAGAGAAGGTGATGAAGCTTCTAAAAGAAGAATAGATGATTTACAAATTCTTTTAACAACAATTGAATTAACAGGTACAGATATTCCTTATGACGAAAAATATGGATATTTTCAATCTGATAATTTTAATTTAATTTATAATCCTAGTCTTGGTGGTGATTATTTAGAATATAAAAGATTAGAAGTAAAAGCTGTTCAAGCTTTAGAATATGTTCCAGAAATACCACCAGAGTATGAAACAATAGAATATGGATCTTATATGTATTGGGCTCGTTGTCCATCTGATAATATGAATAATCCTTGTTCCACTAATCCGTGGAAACATTATTGTAATTATTGGGTTCAAACTAATGATCCAGAAGCATGGAATGAATCAACCCTGCAATTAGATCCTAGTGATCCTCTTTTTGGAGCTTTTATTTCAACTGAAGAAGATTTACCAACATACATGATTGAAGAATGTTTAGAAGAGGAAGGAAATCAAATTTTTAATAATGGTTATGGACCGTTCCTAGAAGAAGATTCAGAAGATGTTCTTATTCCAGGAACAGGAGTACCAGCTGTAGAAGCAGCAATGGCTCCTGGTGCTAGTAAAGAAAAGTGTTGTAAAGAACCTAGAACTATGACGGTATATCTATCTGAGGTAGCAAATACAGATATTATTTTAAGAGATCCTCTTAAAGATCCAGATTTTGAATGGGGAGAAACAATTTGTACTTTTCAAGATAATGAAGTTAGAATATGGAGAAAAGATTTCTTCATATTAAGAGCAGATTTAATATATTATAGAAAACCTAGATTCATACAAATTGAAGGTTGTGTAGACCCTTATACAAGTCAACAAGCAACTGAAGATATTGAATGTGAATTTAAGGATGATATTGTAGAATTAATGATAGATGAAGCAATTAGTATACTTGCTGGAGATATTTCTGATCCTAATCAGTTTCAGAGAGGGGATTCTTTAAGTGAGAAAAACAATTAATATTCAGAGAGTTTAATTAATTTTTTGTATATTATATATATAGATAAAAACCAGACCCGGTAGATATGGGTTTATCTACTTTATTTATAAATTTTAAAAAAGAAAAATTATGTCACATTTTAATCATAGCTTTCATAAAAGCTTTTACATTGACCGGTTGGTTAATAATGCTGCTAAGAAAACAAAAGACTTAGCAATTGATGCTAACGGTACACAGTTAGCTGGAGGATTATATAAATCCACAGATTATACTAATATTAATAACGTAGCTGCACTTCAAGCATATGCTGCTGCAACACCAGCAGGTGCTAAGAAAAAATTTATTATAGCTTCTGAATCACCACGTTCTAGTACTTTAAGTTCTACAACTAGTGCTACAGGATGGCAAAATCATGGTGGATATGATGAGTCTATTAAGTCTAAAGATATTCAAATGAATTTTATTAATGCTTTAGGAAGAGCAGATGCTGCTGTAGGTGTAGGTCAAACTTATGAGTTTCAAGCTTTTGGTGGTGCTTCTTCTACAAGCTGTTGGCCATGCGGTTCTGATCCAATGGTACGAATTGATCTTAAAGGATCTGATGCACTAAGAATGTTAGGGCACAATGCTTATAGACAATTTGATATTGGTGGAGTATGTAACTGTTGTGGAGATGATGGAGATTATATTGATCCAGTTAAAGCAATGGCAATGATAGCTAAAAATATTGCTGATGATCCAATTTTAGGTCCATTGTTAGATACATCTGCTACAGGTGCTGTTGCAACTACATACTTTGCAACTACAGTTGATGGTGGTACTACTTGGGTTGAAGTTGCGGTTGCTGATCTTGATGCAGTTGCTTGTGCAGCTACATGGGATGCAAACCGTGGTGCAGTTATTAGAATTAAGCCTGGTGTTGTTGATACTGAATTTGGTAATTGTTCATGGGATACTAGAGATTTCAAAAACTATGAGCCTTTATTAGCAAATGTTGAAGTTCTTGATGAATCAGGAAATTCGTGTGATCTTTGTTTAGCTACTCATAATCCATTAGGTGCTGCATCATATAATAATGGTGCTCCTAGTACATTAGGACAGTTCTTTTATAATGCAACAAGTACTGCTGGTGCTCAGTTTAATGCTGTTGTTCCTGTTCATGATTTAGGAGGAGGTGATGGAGTATTTAAAGATCTTATATTGTCAGATGCTTATATGCAAATGCCGTATAACCAAGGTCTTAGAGATTCTGCAAGATTCCGAGAAATTGAACAATCAGATAGGTTATTAAGTAATATAACAGCTGCTAATAGAAGCTATTGGTATACGTTATACTATTTAACACATAGTGTGCCTAGATACAATAATCCTACAGGTGTATTTGATAATGATCAATATACTTATACGGTTGCTGTACCTAAGTGGACTGCTCTTGGTGCAACAATTGCTGCTGGAGATCTTGTAATTAATGGTACTGGTACTTCAGATTTCAACTCATTATGGGATGAAATAGCAACATTAAGTGGTGCAACAATGGTTACTCCATCTTAATAGCTAATACTATTATATAACTTTAAAAAGGGGTAGAGTGAATTCTATCCCTTTTTTATTTCTATTTACCTCATATTTTTTGTATATTATTTATAAGTAGTGTACTAATATAATTCTTATGGCTAAAAAACATATCTTAAGTTTAGAAATACCAACTGTTGCAAATTGTGAAATATTTACTATTTGGGATACTAGTGAGTATACTTCAGAAATACCTATAGATTGTCCTACATTAAGTATAGTTCCTCCAGGATTTCAAAATCCTATTTCTATTGAACAGAATGAAAATTTCCATAGAGATTTTTCTACTTGTGCTTTTGGTTTGCAAACAATGGATTGTTCAAATACAAGAAATACTTTTCCTGATGGAATATATATCATAAGATGGAGTGTTGCTCCACATGATAAAGTATATGTAGAATATAATCATATGAGAATTACAACAATACTTTCTGCATATTATGCAAAACTTTGTGAGTTAGAAGTTAAACCTTGTGAGCCAAGTTCTGATATGTTAGATGTAATGTCAGAAATGAAGTATATAAGAACATTAATTGATGCAGCAAAATCAAAAGTTGAATATTGTCATGAACCAAATGCAGGCATGCAATTATATGATTATGCAAAGAAAAGATTAGAAAAGATAACTTGTGAAGTTGTCTGTTGTAAATAAAATAAAAACAGATGCATAAGAAACCTTATACATATACTCAATCTAATCAAGAACTTATTAAAAGAATTGAATTAGAGAAAGAATTTTCTAAATACATTGCAAAAGATGTAATGGCATCAAGGTATGGTGTAACTACATATTGTTCTGTAAATAAGTATGATTCCACTCTTTTAAAAAAAGAAATATGTGATTGGCAAAATTTAAAAAAACCTATTCAGTCAAGAGAATATAGTAATACAGTTTGGGTAAGAAATTTATATTATGATCCTATTCCACAATGGGTGCAATGGGGATCAGAAACACCATGTTGTTCTGGTAATCCTTGTGAAAGTGAATTTACAGATCCTATAGGAAGTGCAAGTTATATACAATTAGACATTCCTCTTACATATATATTAGATCAAAATTATTTTCCAAATTTTAGTGGTCAAGCTCAATTATATGCTTTTTCAAGTTCTGATGGTAATAGTCCATGGACAACAGTTGGTAAAGGTACCATTCCTACTAATGCTAGTGGAACTAACTTAGGAGGGGCCTTAATAGTTAATATTAATGGAGAATTATTTTATAGATATCAAGTCTATATAGATAATGGTAACCTTCCTGTTAATGGGGCAATTCTAAATGATCAAATTAAATTTATTTTAATTGATGGAAATCTTAGATTTAATATAACTTTTGCAAATCAAGATTGGCCAACATTTGGAGCTAGTGATCCGGGTAATAATATAGTTCCTGCTCCTACAGTTGTTGATGGATGTTTTACTTGCTATACTAATATTACAATTAATACAGGTCCTAGTAGCTATTTAATATGTTCTACTACAAATCAAGATTGCTGGTATTGTGGTATGATACCAGTTTATCCAGAAAATCCATGTCCTACTAGTGAAGAGGTTGCTGATAATCCAGATCTTTATCCTGCTTTTATATGTGAAAATGATCAAGAATGTATATATATTGAAGTATATGATCAATACTTTAATCCAATTCCTAATTACCAACTTATTATAGATGGTGAACTTATTGGTTATACTAATGAAGATGGAATTTTTAAATTTACAATTCCTCAAGCTTCAACTAATAATTTCCATACAATAAATGATTGTGAATTTTGCTTTTATACAACGGGTAGTTGTAATCAACAAAAAATAACTATAAAAATAAATACTGGAGAAGCAAAAGCTCCATGTACAATAAGAGCAATGAAATTAGATTGTAAAGAAGGTACATATGTTGATGCTACTATTGTTGATGAACCTGTACCAGAAGATGTAAATACAAGTTGGGCATGTGATTCATCTAGTAATACAGGCATATATAATGGTTGTGTAGAAATTATTGATAGTGAAGGAGTGTTAGGATATGCTACACAAGAAGAATGTATAGAAAATTGTCAAAGTGTAGAATATACAATATGGAGATGTACTCCACAAGGTGGTCAAAATGGTGAATGTATTTGTTCACCAACTTATTCAGCAGTTCCAGCAAATCCTCCTATTACTTTTGCTTCTGAAGAAGATTGTTATAATTGTGGAGATTGTTGTTGTAATCCACCTCCAGATATGGAAAGAATTTGGACATGTTTTAAAGATACATCAATTCCAATTCCTCAAGGAGCAGATGATTGTGTGCAAGAATCTTGTATATCACAATTAGTTGAAGGACCTATTAATTGGGATGATATACCACTTGGATTCTATCCAACCTCAGCTAATTGTGTTAGTGCTGGATGCGGATGTGATGATGATCCCGTAGAAATAATTTCAGCTTATTGCCAAAATGGTGAATGTGTACCAGTACAAGATCCAAGTTTAATTCCTCCATGGATTGGACTTGATGCACAATTTACTAGTATGGAAAGTTGTGAATCATTGTGTGGATCACGAGGAGGTCAAGCACAAAAATGGGTACCTGAATATTATGCACCTGGTGTAATTCTTGATCTGTCTACTGGATCAACCAGTTTTGGTTCAGTAGGTGCAAATTATTTTGATGGTAATGAAGATGGCATGTGTTGTGTTTTTGAAGGATATGTACCAGAAGATTATAATTACGCACAATTAGAATATTCTGATCAACAATCTTGTGAAGCAGTAATAGGAAGCTGTTTTAGTTCTGGAGTAACGGATCCATTAACTGAGTTCCCATATATTTGTTTAGAAAGTCAAGGTACTCCACAGGAAGGTTTATTTGTATGGACAGCTGATGTACTTGCAAACTTATCCTCATGGGGCGCTGGTGATATGACTTTACAACAAAGATTAGCAGATGATTTCTATTGTAAATATTATGATGGGTTTGATCATTCTGGTTGTAGTGCTGATGGGGTAGATTGTTCAGGTTGGGATTATCCTGGATCATACAGACAAATGGGAAATCTTAAAGATGCAGATCCTAATAGATTATTTGAAGAAAATACTAAATTTGTAATAATACCTATATTCTTTAGCCAAAATGGAAATCCTTGGGATGGTACAATACCGGAATCTTCTGATGTGACGGCATATGGTAATCCTGATGCTTATGGAACTGGTGGTAATTATTATCAAATGCATCCACAATCAATGGGTTTTCCTCCAGCAGATTGTAGTTCTTTATATAATACCGGTTCTATATTTGATACTGTTGATTATGGAGGTACTAGTGATTATGATGTATATATGAGAAGTGATAATATATCAAGTGGAACTACTGGTGGATTTTATAGTAAACAATGTAAAATATATCCATTAAATCAAGAACGAAGAAATCAATTAAAAATTTTTACTGGAGCAATAGCTCCAACTTATAATAGTCAATTTTATTATGATGAAGATCCTACATTTACTCCGGTTTGTACAGACGGTGATTGTGAACAAATGCAAGGATTAACTCTTGATCCTGAACTTACAGCATTAATTAATAGTACACATGTTAAAAATACTATAGCTACAGAAGCTTCTGATAAAATAGCTGTTAATTATTGGGATTGGGTTTTTCAAGAAAGTACTCAAAATTCAGAAGCACATGGTATAAGAACAGGAGGTACTACAAATTTTTATCAACCGCATGCACTTCGTTTTGGACCATTAGATAGTAGTTATTCTGGCGGAACAATAGATGGTATGACAATAAGTGTTCAAATACATTATGATGCTGTAAATTACAATGATGATGGGACGCTCATGAATCATGCACATAGACCTTCATCATGGACAGGAGCTGATTTTTGGAGAATGGGTGGACCATATATATGGTTAGCATTTACTCTTGATGAAGGATTTGAAGAAGGGGGTATAGATAATATTGCTAGTATGTTTATAACTAATGTAGCAGTTGATATGATATGTAATGGTGAAACCTGTTCAGCATCTGCTGATAAAAGTATAGATTGTGCGTGGGGAGCACCATATCAATATAATATAAACCCAGACCAAACATTATAAAAAATAATAACTTGGTTGTAAATTAAAAATTTTGTATATTATTATATATAGTGAATATAAAATTTTACAACTGTAAATATAAGATAATATGATTCCAAGTACTAATGGAAATTCTGCTCCAAAAGGATGTAACCCAGTTTCTTCTAATTGTGTAATTTGGCAAGGTCCAGATTTACCTTGCATTGATTTATGTACAGGAGATAGTATTAGTGCTGTATTAGCAAAACTTTGTGAACAATTAGTTGCAATTCAAACAATTGATGGAAATACTGCTGGAATAGATATAAGCGCCTTATCTCCAGGTTGTTTACAAGATGCATATCCAGATATGACTTTTGAAAGTTTAGAAGATTATATTAATGCTCTTGTTTCTTATGTTTGTACTTTAGAAGGTGAAGGTTTTATAATCACTCCTCCAAAAGCAAAAACACCAATTGTAAAAGTACCAGATTGTTTTGCTAATTCTGTAAAAGTAACGAATGGTAAAAAAATTATTAAATCAATAACAAATATAGCAATTGCAAGTACACATAATGTTATTGAACCTTTTGTATTGGCAACTGAATCTCAAATTGAAATATATACTAAATATCTAAATGGTGAAATTGATGATCCAGGATTTACTTTAAACACAACTATGGAAAAAGTAGATTTTATGGTTCTTAATACTACTAATTCTAGTTTATATACAGTAAGTTCTGATGCTGGTGCAAATAATAATGTTGCACCTTTTCATGGTGAATATAGTGGTTGGGGAGATCTTATGGGTAAAGCAACATGTGAACTAATTAATTGTACACAACAATGTTTAACAACTAGTAATCTTATAACAGGTGGTGGTGAAATGCAACCACCAGATGATCCAAAAGAGACACCAACTAAACCCCTTTCTAAAGCTAATAAGTTGGTGATAGATAGAATGATTAAAAATCAGGTTCAAAAAAGTACAACATCTCTTCCTAAAGTAGTTTCAAAATATGTTTTACCTGATAAAAAAGCTGTAGCAGTAAATGTATTATTAACTGCTCTTGAAAAAGAATTTGGAATATTAAGAAATATGTCCGGTACTGTATCTGATATGCGAAATGCTATCATGAAAGAACCAATGAATTTATCTAATGAAAGCGTTTTAAATGGAAATACTAAAATGGGATTACTTCCAGGATGGTATAAAACTCCTAATAATTTATCACAATCAGTGGCAAATGCATGGATGACAATTGCAGATATGAGAAATGCTGTTTCAGATATACAAAAGAATTTCTTTGGAAATACAACATGTCAAGATATTACATATGATGTTAAAGGTTCATTAGCAACTACACAAACAGGTGTAGTTACTGGAATAAAATTAGATTTTTCTGGTACAAAAGTAAGATTACCTTTTAAAGATTGCGGAGCTCAAGGTTGTAAAGTTACAGTAGAAGATACTGATTTTAATAGTATAACAAAATATGTTAATGTTGTTTCTGAATCACAAGCAAAAGGTGGAACTAATATATCATTTCAAGGTTCAAATATAAATACAGCAAGTAATTATAAAGTTAGTGTTGATATGTGCTTTACTGATGGTGATTCACAATGTGCTAAATCAGTTCAATTTAATGTAGAAAATAATCAATCTTGTCCTACAATTACATTTCCTAAAGCAACTAAAGATTCAATTACATTTAAACTTACAGGTGTTAATGGTGGCGCATATGATTTAACATTAGTTTGTGAAGGTCAAGGAGGTGGTGAGTTTGGTAGAAGAGTTTATGATGCACCTAAAAATATTATAAATGGACAGTTTACAGGATTACCAGCAGGTAAAACTTTTAATATATATGCTGAATTAAGATCTAAAGGATCAGGAGTAGTTACAAAATGTCCATCAGTTAGTACAACAACTGTTACCCCAGCATGTGTAACATCTAATGTTTTATCTTCAGAATTTAAAACTAAAGCATCTTTATTATCTGGTAAAAGTTTAAATATTGCTTGTTATAATGATTCAAGTGTAACTTACTCTACTAAAGCAGGATTTGATACAGATGGTAATTTTATAGTGGTAAAATGTAATGATTGTGATAATAAAATAAATTGTGATAAAGGAGAATCCATAACATCATATGGTAGTTTTATCTCTGATACATCTTCTACATCTTTAGTCATTAAATCAAGATTATTTGCTTCAACAGTTGGTGCTGGTAAGGAAGATAGTGGATGGAAATATGTAGGTACATTAGTTAATCCTTTTAATACTACTATATATGTATATGCTTTAGTTAATAAAGATAATAATAGCATAGATCAAGTTGTAGGATCTTGTGATTGTTCATTAAACTTTACAAATGTTAAACCTATGAACTATTGTGTAGATAGTGGTTCCGTTTTATGTAAAGTTAATGTAATAGGATTTGAAAGTGAGTTTTCTCAAAATCAAGTTAAAATTACAGGAAATCCTTATAAAGGTACTGTACAATATGATACAGGTTTAAGCACTAAAAATACTTTAGTATTTACTTATAATAACAATAGTCCTAATGATTGGACATCTGATTCTTTTAAATTTACTGTCAATACTTCTTGTGGTATAAGTTCAGAAATGATAGTTCCTATAACTAGAGCTGAAAGACAATATTCTACAAGTGATGATATTTATGTTTATGTAAATACAACTACAATGACTTATACTGATGCTGTAGATTTAAAAGCTACATTTGAAGCTATAAAACTTAAAATGCAAAGTACTTGTATTAATTGGACAGGATCAATTTATTATATACCTGTTGACTCAACAACTGATTCAGGTGATTATTTAAATTATCCAAAATCATTGATTGATATGAAAGCAGGAGCAAGTGGTAGTATTAGTGTATCATCAGGAACATGGAGCAGTTGGAAATCTATTCCATCTTATTGGTCATCTGGAAGTAAGGAATCTCCACCAACTTCAGTAACTATAATTGCGTTTACTAACACAACATCTACAAATGCTGGTTATGGATTTACTAATTTATCTGATGGTCTTATAGGACAACCTACACCTGATTATCAAACACAATACGAAGAATTACAAGATCTTTTAACAGGAACTGAAGTTACAGCATGGGGTACAACAAATAATACTTCATTAAAATACTTTGGAAATGCTGGAATTAGATTTAGCCAAATTCTAATTCCTATTATAGATTCTACAACAGGAGAAAGTGCAGCATCTGCATTACAAATGCTTGCAGCAATTTATGGTAGAAAATTAAAACTTGCAGAATCTGATGGTCTTAAGGTAGGAGCTGGTAAATATCCTGTAAGTATAAGTAAATATTTATATGAAAATTCATCTGAAGCAGATGCCCCATATGATATAGTTACATCTAACAATATTACTTTAACAGGATTGTCAAGTTCTAACTTTAGCATTGGAACTTGGATAGATGCAGGAGTAACTCTTAGTACAGCTAATATAAGTCTTCAAGCTAATTTAATGGCAGTTTTAGGAATAGATCCTAACTTATTTGGAACAAACTGTTCAATAACAACAGAATGCTCTAAAAGAATGACTGATGGATCTACAGTTCTTTGGGGATATAGTGCTGTTAATCATGGTACTGCTTGTACAGTTGCTAATACAGCATCAAATTGTATGGAAATATATCATCCTTCAACTACTGTTCCGTTTACAGGTATATCATATAAATCAGCAGCAGGTGCGTGTGCTGCAGATGCCAGTGATGAAATAGAAACTGGATATTATGCATTACATGATGGATCAGGAGGTAAAAAATGGGATCAATATACAAAAACTGTAGGATGGTCTGGAGTTGCTGGAACAGGTAGTGGAACATGTTAATAATTAAAATGTAAAAAAATGAGTGCTTGTAATACATGTGGAAATAATACTTCTTTGCCTTGTGGATGTGAAGATATAGCTTTAGCTATGAATTGTACAAATCATATAGGTATAAATTGTCCTATTAATGCTAATCAATGTGCTTCTGTAGAATGTGTTGAGTGTGTTAAAATATGTAATGAAGAAGATATGTGGGTTACAGTTGAAGGTCAATATCCTGTATGGTGGCAACAAGGATGGAGTTTATCACAATTTTTACAATCTTTTGCTTTAAGTACAACAATAGGTCAAGCTACTATATATGGTTTTTTTCCTTATTTTTCATGTACTAATGTAACAACTGGAAGTGCTTCATTTGTTTGGTCATATCTTCAACAAGCTAGTGTATATCCTGCAACAGCTTTTCAACTTGAATGGCAAGACCCTGCTGCACCTGGTGTTTGGAATATAGCAGCCACTATTCCTTTAACTCAAAATCAGTATACAATAAATGCAGGTAATCTTGGTCTTGTTCCTGGAATGCAATACCTTTTTAGAATGAGAACTGTAGATGCAGGTGGTGGTTATAATTTAGTGAATACTCAATCTGTTACGTTATATGTGACTATACCAAATTAAAAAGCAAAACGTGGAGGTTTTTGTTGGTTTTAACTTCGCAAATTGCTCTGAACCCTAGGTGAAAGCTTAGGGTTCTTTTTTTATTGCTAATTTTTTTATATATTAGCAGCACTAATTAATATAGCTATCTTATGAATTTAAAAGAAAAAGTAAAAAATGCTTTAAAATGGAAAAAGAATTCAGAGTATTGTGCAGATAGAATAGGAATAACAGAAGAAGAATTTGATAAAATAAAAAAAGTAATACAAGCAGAAGAAAGAGAAAAAAGAAAAGAAGAAAGAGAAATGGGTTATGCAACAGATGATTGCACATCCTCATATGATATAGAAAGTGGTCAAGGAAAGATTACTGGAATATCTCAAACAGAACCTAAATCCCCAGAAGAAATTATAAAAATATTAAATATTGATACAACACAATGGAAGTTATCTCAATATTGGAATAAACAAATGTCAGATCACTGGCGTATATCAGCTTTAATTACAAAGCTTAAAAATGATGATACTGCTCACATAGAACAATTACTTGAGAACTGGAAACCAAAAAAATTCTCTCCAGTTAAAAGAATTAAAAGTGAAGGTAAAAAAGATGTATGTGCTGTTTTATCATTACAAGATATTCATTTTGGTAAACAAGGTAATGAAACTATAGATAAAGATTTTGAAGAAACTATTATGGATCTTGTAGAAAGAGCACATGCTAGTCATAATCTTAAAAAAATATTTTATGTAGTGGGAGGAGATCTAATGAATATGGATAGTTGGGCTGGTACTACTACAAGTGGTACTCCATTAGATAATTGCTCTACTGCTACGGAAGCATATACACAAGCATTTGATGCAATATATTGGAGTATAAATTTTATAAAGCAATATTGTGATGATCTGCAAGTAGTATATATACCAGGTAATCATGATAGGTTATCTTCATTCCATTTAACTCACGCTTTATCTAGAGCTATAGATGATCCTAATATACTTTGGGATGTAACATATCTTGAAAGAAAAGTATATACATGGGGTGATAACTTTTTTGCTTTTGAACATGGGGATGTAAACACTAAAAATTCACTTTTACTTTATGCTACAGAGTTTCCACAACAATGGGGTATAACTAAAAATAGAACTTTATTTACAGGTCATTTGCATCATAAAAAGAAAGTAGAATATATTACTACAAATGAACGTACAGGCTTTATGTTAAAGATACTTCCAAGTCTTTCTAGAACAGATTATTGGCATTATCATAACAAATTTGTAGGATCTAAAAGATCAGGTGTTATAGAACTTCATGACTATAATAAAGGTAATATATGTGAACTTACTTATTCTCCTGATTAATCTATCTGGTTTAAACTTTTATTAATCCCCTTTTTTTTGTAAATTATATTGTATAGTATGATAAGTAATTTTAAAGCTCCAAACCTTAAAGCTCCTAGGTATAGGGAAAAAGTATTAGGATTATTGAATATTAATCTTATAAACGAGTTTAAAGAAAAATATCCAATATATGCTAATATAGATAAGGATAAGCTTAAAAATATTGTTAAACTATATAATAAAAAACTTTGGGAGGAAGTTATTAATAATAGATCAGGTGTAGAATTACCTGACTCTCTAGGTTATTTATTTATTGGAACGTGTCCAACTGCAAAGAGTGTAAATACAAATTATGCATTATCTAAAAAATATGGTAAGGTATTGCAAAATATGAATTTAGACACAGATGGTAAACTTGCTAAAATATTCTATACAAATCTATCAACTAAATATAGATTTAAAAATAGAGAATTATGGCAATTTAAAGCGGTTAGACAATTTAAAAGAACTGTAGCTGAAGTATACCCTAAGCAATGGAATAAATACATTGTTATGGAAAATAGAACAAGGGTAGCTGAAATGTATAAAAATAAATAAAATACTATGACAACAATAGGAGACGTAGTATCCAGAGTCAGAAGCCAAATAAAAGCAGAGATTCAAGATGCTTTTGTTACTGACAGATACTTATATAGTTTAATCACAAAGAGTGCTCAACTTCTTATGAGACGTCAAGATTCTGCTAATAAATTAAAAAAGTTTAATAGTGTATGGAAAACACTCCCATTTGTAGAATTAGAAGAAGTTGATAAGATAGAAGCTTGTTGTACAGGTATAGAGAGCGGTATGCTTATTAAGCGTACTAAATTAAAACTTCCAACTTTTATGGAAGGATATTGGGGACCACTTATTAGAACAGTTTCTTCTATTGATGGAAGTATAGAACTACAAGCAACACAACCTGGTACTTTTACATCAATGACAAAAACAACTTCTTTTAAATATAACAAAACAAAATATTTCTGGTTTATAGATGGTCATTTATATTTTCCAAATATAGACTGGGATGCTGTAAAAGTTGAAGGTATTTTTCAAGAAGATATTTCTTTATGGTTATGTAATGATGAAGATAAATGTGTTCCAAGGTATAGACAAGAATGTAATATACCAGAATTTTTATTTGCAGAAATAGAACAACAAGTATTACAACAATTGATGGCAACTATAAATGTTCCACAAGAAGATTCAGATAATAAACAAAATGTAAATAGATAATGGGAAATAGTGTATCACAAAAATATAGAACGTTTAATCAATTATTAGAAGATGTTAGTATTGATTTTTCTGGACATGCTCTAGAAGGAAAAATAGAACCTCAACAACTTATCAAAGTTGCAACTAGGGTTAACTATGATTTAGGATTAAGAATTCATAGAACTAAAGAATATATATTAGATGTTGAACATAGTAAAGCTAAATTACCTGCAGATTTTGCATATTTAAATTATGCTTGGAGTTGTGGATCATATACTGTTAGTCAAACAATGCCTTCAGGAACTCATGTAGATACTACTCAACCTAAATATGTTCCAGCTCCAGATGGAGGAGATACAGGGCCTTGTGAAGATCCTGGATGTAAAGATGTATGTGTTGTTCAAACTTGTCCCACTAAAAATACAGATGGTACAACAACGTATAATAATGAATACATGGTTGTTCAATATATGGGTGCAGAACAATACCGTACATATTCTCAATTTTTTCCTCTTAGAATAAAAGAAACATCTCAAGTTCAATGTGATTGTCCTAACATAGGTATTAAGTCTGTAGATATTGCAGAAATTAGAGATGGTTTTTTATTTACAAGTTTTGAAACAGGTAAAGTATATTTAAATTATCAAGGAGCTATGGAAGATCATGAAGGTAATTTATTAGTATTAGATCATCCTTATTGTAATGAATATTATGAATATGCTATAAAAGAAAGAATATTAGAAAATATGATTTGGGATGGAGAAAATGTATCTCAACAATTAGGGTTAATACAACAAAAATTAAGAGCTGCTAGAAATAATGCTTTAGGTTTTGTTAATACACCAAACTTTAAAGAATATCAAAAATGGCATGAGCTTAATAGAAAAGCTCAATATCATAATTATTATAATATGTTTAAAAGTACTCCAACTATAAGATAATTATAATGGCACGAAAGAAACAACAACAGAGACCGGATGTCCCTAGACCTGAATTACAAAATACATCTAATGTAGATACAGATGTATTTGTAAAAGGTATGACTAAGGATATGGATGTTGCCTTGACCAATAAAGAAAATTGGACTCATGCTGTTAATGCTATTAATAATTCTCATCAAGGTGATGCAGGAACTATAGGAAATGAACCTGCTAATTTAGGATGTGCAGCAATACCCTATACCATTATAGGTATGATTCATCTATATGGTGATAAATGGGCTATATTTTCAACAGATGATGTTAATAGTCAAATAGGAATATTTGATGATAGTCATTGTAAATATGATATTGTTGTTAATGATCCTTGTTTAAATTTTAACAAACGTTATTTAATTACAGGAGCTTCTAAGGAAAGTTTTGAGTGTCAGTGGTGGGTATACTGGGATGATGGTATAAATCCTTCTAGAGCTCTTAATACAGCGGATGTACCATATATTCAAACTAGTTATACAGAAGATGATGGATGTGTTATATATGAAGATCAAATACCTTTAAGACTTGATTGTGAAAAAATAAGATTAAATCCTATCCTTGATGTTCCATGTATTAAGTTGTCAAAAGCAAAAGATGGTGGTCAATTACAAAATGGATCTTATGAAGCTTATATTGCATATGTAGTAGATGATAATAAAGTAACGGATTATTATAAATCTAATATACAAACTCTTTGGGATCATCAAGATAATGCAGGATCACTAGATATAGATATTGAAAACTTAGATAAACAATTTGAAAGTTATCAATTAGTTATCTATACAAATGCAGGTATGAATTCATATGCTGTAGTAGTAGGAACATATAGTACAGAACAATCTCATATTAATATTGATATGATAGATATGTCTGCTTCTACACCAGGTCTTGTAGATCAATTACCATTATATACTCCTATTTTTGAAAAGTCTGAAAAGATGTATGCGGTTAATGACTATCTTCTAAGACAAGGTCCCACTACAAATTTTGATTTTAATTATCAATGTCAAGCTAATAATATAACAGCTAAATGGGTTTCTGTAGAGTATCCGGCAGATTATTATGTAAAAGGTGGTAACAAACCAACTTTTATGAGAGATGAACAATATTCTTTCTTTATAAGATTTGTTTATAATACAGGTAATAAATCTTCTTCTTATCATATACCAGGACGTGCTGCTGTTGGTATACCTGCAAATGATATGGGTGTTCCTCCTGATATGAATCAAACATTATCTGGTGAAGCCGGGTTTCCAAATTGGAAAATAAATAATACTGCATTTCAAACAATGTCTATAGATGCAGGTGGTGGTGAAAATATAGGAACATATACAGATGATGGAGGATTAATTGTTGCAAAAGGATGGATGGGATATTGGGAATCAACAGAAAGATATCCTAATGATCCAGTTAGATGGTGTGATCTATGTAACACTCCTATAAGACATCATAAATTTCCTGAAGAAGGAACAAGTATTTGGACACAAAGAAACAATCCAAATAATCAATTTATATATGTATTAGGTGTAGACTTTGATAATATAGAATGGCCAAGATATATAGATAAGGATGGTTTTGATGTACCAATACCAAATATAGTTGGTTATGAAATACTAGTGGGATCTAGACAAGGTAATAAATCTATTATAGCAAAAGGTCTTGCTAGAAACATGAGAAGGTATGATATTCAAAATGCTCAAGGTGAACGTGGTATTGCTGATGCTGAAGGTGGTGATGATAACTTAGAAGGATTAATGCCTAACTATCCATTTAATGATTTAGATAGAGATCCATATTTATCACAACAAGAAGTTATAAGACAAAGTGATTATGTACCTTATGGTCCTAATTATACAATGCATAATATATTTACATTCCATTCTCCAGATACTTCGTTTGATAGACCTTTCTTAAGTCCATCTGAAATTAAAAGTTATGGTGTAACAGGAGGATATTCTTTAGGTAGATTTAAAAGATCAGAGGATCATCCTAAACATAAATTAATAAGAGATATTGCAGCTATTATTGCAGCTATTATTGGTGCAGGTTATGCTATTATGGAAATGCGTGGTGAAAAGGTTCAAAAAGTAAAAGGATCTAAAGCATTATCTATTGGTCAAGATCCAGGACCATATAATCAATCAGATGCACTTAAAGATGAATCAACTATTGATACTACTGCTGGTACAGGTACAGGTGGTGTAAGTATTGCAGGTGTTTATGCTTCAGGGGGTACAGGTACAGGTGGTACTGCTAATGTTGATATGGATGTTAGTAATGATTCAGGACTTGAAGGTACAAACCCTGCTGCTACCGATGATGATGGAATTACTAATCAAGACCTACAAAATATAAGCCCTACTCTTCCTCCTGATCCTAGTGGTGTTGATACTGATACAGGTATAGAAACAGTAAATGGTGGTGGTGCAGCTCCAGGTATGGCTGGTAATATAAGTATAACTGATCCAGGTCCTGTTGGTTTTATACCTCCAAGTATTGTTACTCAAACATTAACAGCAGATGGTGCTACTGCTGATTATCAGTTAACTTATGGTCCTAGTACATCTCAAGCACAATTAAATGCATATGAAAATATGCAAGCTTTTAATACCGCACAAGAAAATGATGCACCAGGAACTCCAGCAGGTCAAGAAGGTCAACAAGGATCAGGTGGTACAAGTTCAGGTAATCTTAACATTATATCAGGTATTAATATTAATGATATTGCTAATGGATTTCAACCAACACAAGAAAGTGAATTTTCAATGTCTACTACACCTATAGGTGATGCAACTAATCTTATTCTTACTGGTGGTCTTCCTAATAGTGTTTCAGGTGCAGAAGAAGATTTCTTACATGATATAAAAAGTAAGGGTGATAATGCTGCAATGCAAACAACTGGTTATACAGGATCTAGTAGAGATGTTGAAATGAAAGGGAGTAAGTATAAATCATTACCAGGATTTTTACAAATAATGTTTAAGACATATTCATTCTTAAACTTCATGGTTGAAGGTGGTGAAGGAATTATAGAGATGATTTATGAATTTATGAATCCTCAAGACTATGCATATAAATATAATTCTTATGGTATGTATAGTGGTAATTTTATTCCACAAATGGGTGATAGACATAGAATAGAATGTAAAAGAGCTAGATACTTATCAAGTGCATTTCAAAATCTTGGACCAGAATATAAAATAAATAATTTACATAGACCTAAAACAGTTGTTTTACAAGGAGTTGAAAATCTTGTATCTCCTTCTTCTCCACAATACTGGAGAGATAATTCAAAATATGTATTAGGAGAACTTCCTTCATGGGTATTGCAAAATCCTACACAACCTGTAACAACTAAAATATCCGCTCACTATGTAGGATTAAAATATAGAATAGATAATCAATATGGTCAAATACAAAGTATAAGACAACTACCTGTAAAATGTGCAGGGATTTTTAGAAACGCAGCTTTTCCTAGTTCTGCTGATGTTAATAATGCAGAACCAAATGAAACTATATGTACTACTTGTGATGAAGAGACAGGACTTATATTTGATGAAAATACTAGATTTAGATCAGAAGTCATATTTGGTGGTGATTGTTTCATTAATAGATATAGTGAAAAAGTTATAATGCCATTCTTTTGGGATTTCTTAAAAGGAGAACCAGATGGATATACTTTTGATTATAGATTGCATCAAAATGTTCCTTTTGTTAGATTCTGGTATAATTCACAAAAATATGAATTATCTGGATTTGTTAGACCTATTACAGATTTAAGTTTTTCTTGGTTATCTGATCCTAGTGATCCAGGATTACCTTCAGCTCTTCATAACTTAGATAGAATAGGTAGTGGTAACTATAATGCTATAGATGAAGGATGGTTATCTGGTACTCCTAATAATGAAGATGATTGGTGGATGACTGCAAACTCAGAAAGTCAATCAGGTATGTTTGGTGATGGATTTGGTGGTCTAGGTGGTGGAACAGGTTGGGGTTCAGGTACTGATGCTAATACTACTGGTACAACTTATACAGATGGTGGTCCACCTGATACATCAGGAGATAGTGTATCACAATCAACTTCTAACTGGGCAAGTTCAGGAGGACAAGCAACAAAATCTAATGGAATCTTTACATTAAAGAATGCTTATTGCTATTTACATTCTAGTGGTATAAATGAATTCTTTGTAGAGTCAGAATTAAACATGGCTCAAAGAGATTGGGATGATAAACCTGCAGGTAGACATTATGATTGGCAAGAGTTTACAGATGTTAATGCATTATTTCATGCAGATATTATTAAAGATGGAAACTTTTATAAGTTTGATAGATCTTTAATGTGGAGAAATTTAGGAAGTCAATTATTATCATACGGTTTTGTACAACCATTAAGTTATGATCCAGTAGTTGCTGAAGAGTGTATGACACATTATCCAAAAAGAATAATGTATTCATTAAGAGCTCAGGATGAAGCTAAAAAAGATTTTTGGAGAGTTTTCCTTCCATTTAATAAAGAAGACTTTAAAGAGCCTGTAACTACTATTAAACCTATAAATAAAACAGGTGCTGTAATATTATTTCCACATAGATCTCCTCAAATATGGCAAGGTGTAGATACATTACAAACAGAAGGTAACACTAAAGTTACAATAGGAGATGGAGGTTTATTTGCTGGACCAAGACAAAATATTACAAATTCAGATCTTCCAAATGAATATGGTTCTTGTGAAAATATGCTTAGTGCAATTAATACACCAGCTGGTTTATTTTATATATCACAACAACAAGGTAAAATATTTAACTATACGGGCGGTTTAGAAAATATTGCTGATAGAGGAATGAAACAATGGTTTAATAATTTTCTTCCTTCTAGACTATTAATGGAGTTTCCTGAAATGGAAGGTTCTATAGATGCAGACAATCCAATTATGGGTATTGGAACTCAATCAGTTTATGATGCTAAACTTGATTTAGTTTACTTTATGAAAAAAGATTATGCATTATGTGATCATTCAGGATGTATACAATGGACAGAAGATGATGGATTTGTTTATAATAATACATTATGTAATGATGCAGATCAAATAGCTTCATGTCCTGATGGTTATACATTGTATGAAGCTGGAGATGTGCATCCTGGAACAGGAGAAGTTTTAACAGAAGATACTTGTTGTAATATAGTTAGAGATGATTATCAAGAGTTTGAAGAAGCTACTATGGATTGTAATACAACAGTTTATGTAGTCCCTGAAATTTTTAATTTTGAAAGACTCCCTAATGATGAAGTTTTAACTAAGCATGAAAAAAATACAGTTCTTTTTAATGTATCTGATGATGTATTTGAAAACATCAGAGAAAAGAAACCTATGAAAGTTAAACTAAATATTCCTTTCATAGATGGTAGAAGAATAAATTTAACTTTAAAGAACTTTGAACCTCATAGAAAAAATACTAGAGTTTTAACAAAAAGTAAAGATGGAACTGTAGAAAGAAATTATGTACCTAATATACGTGCATATAGAATAAGAAATAAAGAAATACTTAAAAATGGTAAAGAAGTAAAAGCTACTGGATCCATTATTTTCTCTAGAAAAGCATTTACAGGTTTCATAACAATAGGTAATCAACAATATGAAATTAGAAGGCGTGGTCAAAATAAATACGCATTAATACATTCTTATGATGTTAAGGAAAGTCCTTTATTTGCTTGTGATACTAACACATCACACAGCATTCCTGATTCAGTTAAATTAGAAGATTTACCAAGAACAGCAAGACAACTTGCTAAAAGTGGTAATAGTTCACCTGATCATTGTATTAATTTAGCTGTTACAGTTGATTATTATACATATGATTTTCTTGGTCAAAATTATCAAGACACAAGTGATTGGGCAATGATGTTAGTTGCAGCAGTGAATGAAATATATATGAATGATCTTAATATTTCAATTACAAGTGATTTTATTTATATTTATACAGATGAAAGTGTAGATCCATTTGCAGATTGTTGTGGAAGCAACCAAAATGATATGCTTCCGGTACTTAGAGATCAATGGGATGGTGATGAACCAGATTTTGATGGTGTTATTAGAAGTATAGCTACTTTATTTACTGCTAGGGGTTGTGGTGGAGTAGCATATACAGGTGGATTATGTTATAGAAATAATTGGGGTTACAGTGTTAATGGTTTTTGTGGAAATAACATGCCTTCAGGCACACTTCCAATACAAGGACAAACTACAGAAGGTTATGATATAGAAGATGGTTTTGTGAATCTTACTAATTCATTAACTGTAAAAATAACAGCTCATGAAATAGGTCATAATGTTGGTACATTACATACACATGATTGTGTATGGGAGCCAGATCCAGTTTATGGTTTTGGTGGATTTACAGGTGATACAGGTCAAATTGATATTGGTGGTAACCTAGTTTATTCTATGTTTATAGATAATTGTGAAGACGATTGTGATGAAACAGCAACTGCTGATTGTGGATCAGAACCTATTGATTCAAGTTGTTGGCCATCTCCTTGGCCTATGCCTTATCAAGAAAATTTAACTAATACAGCATTTGAGTATACTACTTTAATGGGTTATAATGAAAATTTAGCTTTTCAGGGTTGTATAACTTATGATCAACTTAATGGGATTTTAGGATTTCATCCAATAGTTATGGAACAAGCTATAAACCCATGGGTAGATGATGTACAAGCTAATAGTGGTACTTCATGGAATCTTTTTGGAAATCAAGAAGGTGAAACAAATTGTTTATCTTGTGCTGATGTAAATGGTGAAAATGGTGGAGGTGATGATGATCCTATTTATGAATGTGATGACTTACAAGAATTTTTAGATGCTACAATTAATTCTGAATTAGGATGGCTTGTTGAACAAGGTGGATCAGGAGGTTATACACCAACTCAATATTGTAATTATTGTGATAATCCAGTTGCAGATAATATTAATGCAATAGAAGGTTCATTAGATCTATGTAATTGTTGTACAGGAGGAGAACTTATAGTGGAAGGTTGTACAAATCCAAATGCAACAAACTATAATCCTAATGCTAATGTAGATGATGGATCTTGTGAAATTGTAGGTTGTACAGATCAGTTTGCAACTAACTATAATCCAAATGCAAATATGACATGTATGGGTGAAACCGGTTTTATAGAAAATGGTTGTTGTCTTTATGATTATAGTTGTAATAATTATTATTTATGGGTTGATGCTACAATTAATTCACAATTAGGTTATGATTGGACTCCAAGTGATTATTGTACTTTTTGCTTAAATCAAGAATTTTATGCAGATGATCCTATAATGACTCTTGAAAATGCAACAGAATTCTGTAGTTGTTGTAATGGAGAAGATGTAGAGATTTTTGGATGTATGGATTCAGAAGCAAATAACTTTAATCCATTTGCAACTACTCCATGTAATGGAACACAAGGAGAATATGGACCTACAATTTCAATTATAAACGGTACATTTAGTGGAGGAATTACTATACCAGAAGGAATAGAAAATGTAAATGGAGATTCTGTTCCTGCTGGATATTATTCTCCTACATTTTATTTACCACCAGATGGATGGCATGCATGTAAAAATGCTAATTTTAATCCTATTATGGGACAATTAGGTGAAGACTGGCCTAATATTACTACATATGCAAATTCTGGAGGAGGCACTGGTGGTGGTGGTGTAAACGTTGAAACTGGAGAATGTTGGAATTTTGTTTTACCAGCTTCAGATTTCTTTGGTGATGATAGCTTACCTGATTCTGGACCACATGGTAATATTACACCAGATAATTATACTGATTGGTTCTTTGATAATCTAGGGGATCCTGGAATATGTGGTGGATATTCCAGTATAATAGCAAATGATATAATTAATTCAGGTATAAGTACTCACGCATATGGAGATGGTTTTATGGGTATGGCTTGGTCTCCAAGTTTTCGGGAAGATATGCCTTATTATGTTTTTGAAACTGGTCAGGAATATGATGCAACTTGGGCGTATGAATGGCATAGAGAAGGAGTGGGACAAGAATTAAGTAGTCCAATGATAGCAAATGTTGAATATACAATGAGTGTTGTTGTAGCTAATTCATCTGGTGGTTATATATTAGATGGTTATGAGTGGGAAGCTGCTGGTGTAAGAATATGGGGTGGTAATTGTGCTTGTCCTAATGATGATAATGGAGGTGAATTATTATGGGAGTCAGAACCTCAATCTGGAAGTTCCGATGTACCTATGGAATGGGTTACACGTACTGGAACATTTACACCAACTCAAAATTTTACACATATAACTATAGAACCAGGTAATGGTGGTGAAACATGGAATGGACCATCTACACCTGGTAATGAATGGAATGGACAAACAACTAATGGAGAGTCAGGTATATATGGTGCCGGTAATGACGTTTATATATTTTTAGATTATGTTAGTGATATAACTCCAACAGCTATATTAGGTGAAGATAATGATTGTTGTGAATATGGATCTGAGGAAGAAGAAGAAGGAGGAGGAGAAGAAACATTAAGTTGTGAACAAATTCAAGAAGATCCTCAAGGTTATATTGATACATTAATTAATGATCCTATAGGTTTAAATTGGCCTCCAATTGAATTTTGTATGTTCTGTAATGGAAGTATACAAAATGAAGAGGTTGCTAGTATTGGTGAAGTTTGGAGTGCATGTAGTTGTCTTTGTACTGAAGAACCTAGACCTTTACCTGATTGTGATGACATGTGGACTTTTATTAATGATAATATTAATTCACTGGGAGTTAATTATAATTGGACAGTAGATAATTATTGTACATTTTGTTTAAATCCTTCATTATTTGGAGTTGTTCAAGATGTTGAAGGTGTTTTAGATTATTGTGATTGTCCACAATGTGAGAATACTCCTTATGATCCAAGTAATGAAACAATAGATTGTGAATGTTTTTGTCCTGATGGTTATGATTTAGTATTTAATGATCCACCAACTTATACATTAGCAGATCCAGAAATAGATTGCGTTGCTGATGTTATACCTCTTCTTGAAATGCCTACAGTTGAAATATGTGATACTACATTAGCTGAAAATGCAACATTTGTAACTAACCCAGGTTTAAATGTAGACGGTGGTACATTTGGTGAGATTGGACAAAATAAAACACCATCTCCTTGGATAGTATGTATGAGAGGAAGTAATCAAGAGGCACCAGGTTATTATCCTGATGGCTTTTGTTATGACGGAATGGTAGAAGATGGTGTACAATATGATATGACATTTACAACCGACACATGGACAGGACAAGGTAATGCTCTATCTGTAGATAATTTGGATTATGTAATGGATCCTTTTAATCAATATGCTATAGATCCTTATGAAGGAGATGCTTATGTTGGAATGCTTCATAGTTTTAGTTGTGATGGTCTATGTAGTGAAGGTTGTGATGTTGGTCTATGGCAAGAAGGAATGGCACAAGCATTAGAAGATGCAGATGGAAATCCTACATTTTTATTTGCAAACCAACAATATGTTGGTAAATTCTATGCAACACAATTAGTAGGTTGGAATACACGTCATAGAGGATACATAGATGAGGAAGAATTTTTAGAAGACGGTATAACTCCAAATCCAACTTTTGGTAATTTTATCTTAAATAATCCTTGGACTTATCCATTAGAAGAAAATTATCAAGAGCAAGGTGATTTTGCAGGATCTGTAGGATCTGCAGCTGGTGGGGATGCTGTTGATGCAGAAGGAAACCCTGTATCACACAGGATAACTCCTCAAATAGAAATATGGGGTGGTACTGATCAATGCGGAGTTCAAGGTGAAAACGGTTTATATTTAGGTGGAGAATTTAATTATGAAGGTAATTATAATTCTGAATTATTATGGAGTTCAGGTCCTATAATGTCTGCAGATAATTGGACAGAATATAATTATGAGTTTACTCCTACAAATGATTGGGCATGGATACATATAAGAGTTCAATTACTAATAGATGGAGTTCCAGCAAAAACAGATGAAGATACCACTAATGGAGTTCCAGCAAGAGATAAAGCTACGTATGTAGTTATAGATGGTTTTGTAGCTCCAACAGAAGATGTTAAATGCTGCACATGTCCTGAAGGTTATCAAAGAGTATTAAATGATGGAATATATCAAACACCTATATCAGAACAAGAGTGTATAAAAGAACATGATGCGGATGGTGCTTACTTAACTTATTCAGATGAGTTTGATGTAATATGTGTAAAGTGGGAGCCTACAATGAATGACTTAGTATGTTTACAGCAATGGTCAGATATTACAGGTGATTGTGTAGATCCTCAATATGAAGATGATGTAGATCTTATTGAATTAACAGACGAACAATACTTTAAAGATGTTTCATGGACAGTAAGCTATGATCCAAAAATAAAAGGTTGGATTTCATTCCATGATTGGCATCCGGAACTTAGCATGCCAAGTTTAAATCACTTCTTAACAACTAATACTTTTGAAGTTGATGATATTTATTGTCCTCCTGGATGGGAATTAAATGATGGAATTTGTTGTCAAAATATTGTTGGTAGTTTTGAAGGTACTGAAATTATTGAAGAAGAAGATGTTACTATAGATCAAAATCCTGATGAACCTAGAGAAGAATTTTGTCCTATAGATATATATATAGCATTAGATTTTTCAGGTTCAAATTTTTCCGTGCCAGGATTTCAAGGTAGTGGGGGTTCTGTTTTTAATGATTACTTTATTAGGGAATTTGTAGATACATTAGATATGCAAATGGATGGTTCAATTAGTGGAAATATGACAAATGCAACTAATCAAATACAAGTTGGTGTGGGTGCATGGACATCAATGTTACCAATGAATCTAGAACCTTTGTGTCCTTGGGGTGATTCTGATAGTGCTGGTATTATAAATCAAAATGTAACAGGTTTAACTAATAATGCATTAGAAATATATAATACAGCAAATAGTATGATAAATAGTCAGCAGGCTATGTATGGTATAGCGGCTACTACTGGACCTGGAGATACTTATCAAGCGGCTATGTCAGTAGCTTATAATGAATTTAATAATACTGTAGGTTCTTCACCTTTAGGTGATAGATCTGGTCAAAATGGTTATCAAAAACATTTAATTATTGTTACAGATGTAACATCTATTTCTCCTTGTAATAATAATTGTACTTGTTGTGGTACTGGTAATCCTTATCCTGATCAATCTATGGATTATTATTTACAACTAGCACAAGCTGAAGGATTTACAGTTCATGTAGTTTGGTCAGGAGCTCCAGGGGGTCAAAGTCTCCAACAAATAATAGATAGAACTGAATGTTTACTTACTTATTCAAACGGACAACTTTATCAAATTGGTGTAAATAATATAAATGATACAGATGCTGTTGCTGCTAATACACAAGCTGTTGCACAAAATATTGCACGAGATTTAGATTGCACTCTTCCTCCTGATCCTATAGAATGCTTATGCCCTGATGATACTTGGACAATGGTTTATTCAGCTGATGGTGGTGATACTTTTACATTAGAAGAAAATCCTGATCCAACTGCAGATTGTGAACCAGGTAGAACAGCTGTATGTAGAAAAATAAATTGTTATTGTGATGATTCACAAGTAGAATCTGATTTAACTGATATAGATATTACTACAACGGGTGAATGTAGTGATATTTATGAAGTGGGAGAAGAAGACTATGTTAATCCAAATCCTCTTTTCTGTAGTTATGATTCTGAATATTGTACAACAGGAAGTAATATTAGAGGAGGATTATGGAGACATAATTATAGATGTAATTTATTTTCTAATTATTATGATGTTCAATATGGTTGGGAAATTGAAATGGTTGAATCAGTTGGTCAAACAGTTAATACTTTAAGAAGTATTGAATATGAAATGGAGGCTTATTTATATAGAAGACCTTTAGACTGTGAAGGAAATGCTATATGTGGATGGACTACATGGGATGGTGGAACTCATCCAATATATACTCCTGGTCTTGACATGGATCAAGAATGTACAATGAGAGCTCATCAATTAGATTATAATTTTAATTGGGCTTATATTTATAATACAGAACAAGTTTCAGGTGATTTACATTTAACTTTGAAACCTAAAAATAATGCTCCAGAAATCAATAATTATCCACAGACAACTATTGATGAAGAATGTAATGAAAATAGTTTCTATGATATATTGTATGATAAGGTAGAACAAAAATATAGATTTAATCAATTCTGGGATATTACAGCTAATAGAGGTGAAAATATACAACCCGCAGGAAACTTTGATAGTGGTAGTGGTCCAGATCCTGTTCAACATATTATAAATTTACATTTAAATGGTTATACAAGAGTTTTAAATTCTTTAAATTTAGATTATGATAAACCACCACTTCAAAGAAAAAAATTCAGACATTATTGGAATAAAGTAACTTTAATGAGAAAACCAATTCCTGTAACACCAACAAGTGATATGACGTATGGTGAAACTTATGTTTATGATAAAGATGGAAATCCAGTATTATTGGAAAGAACAAAAATGTTACTTAAATTAGATAACGCAAAAATTAATGTATCCTTTAGATAATGAAAAATAAGAAAAAAGAATATGGCGGTTCGGGTGGAAGAACTACAGCTCTAAGAAACTTCATGTATGATAAGAAGAGAAATAAACCATTTGGTGAAGATATTGATGATTTATATGAAGCTAGATTTGGTAGCTGGTTAAAAGATAAATGGGATGCTAATAAAGATACAATTCAAAAATATGCAGACTATGCTTCTTATGTCCCTGTTATTGGAAAAGCTGCAGGTTTTGTTAGTGCAGGTATAGATACATATGATGCCTATCAAGCGTATCAAGCAGGTGATATGGATACCTATAGAAAGGAAAGAAATAAAGCTCTTACAACTGCTATGTTTAGTGGTACACCTGGACAATATGTTAAAGGTGCAATTAAAACTGGTATAAAAAAAGCTACTCCACAATTAGCAACAAAGACTACTGCTCATGTAACTAAAACAGGAATTAAAGATGGGAGTAAAGAATTACAAGATACAACACAAGAAAATCCTATTATTGATAGTTCAATACCAACAGGAGCAAATGTTAAAGATCCAAGAGAAATGGCTAGTATAGGTATAGAAACAAGAGAAATTTTACATAATCAAATAACTAATCAACTTTTAAATCAAGTAGAAAATGAATGGACTACTGATCTTCAAAAAGATAGAAATAATGTTACAGGTAAAAGTTCTACAGATTATACTGTAGATTTTATAGAAAATACACCAGAATATTCTTCATTAAATAATATAGAATTACCCTTTGGAAGTGTATCTGTAAACTCTCCCTTTACTCATAAATCATATATAACTGAAGGTGGAAAATCAAATAAAGATGTTAATGATAAATATATAGAAAATATTAGTATTAATAATGATATATCTAAAGTAAAAAGTTTTAAAGAAGAATCAGATTTAACAATGGATACTTTATATAGAGAAGATGATTGGAGTGATTATAATGTTGCACAACATAATGATGTTATAAGAATACAAAAAGAATTAGTAAATAATGGATATGATATTGGAGATTCTGATAATGAAATTGTAAATAGAACTATAGAACCTAGATATAAAAATAAAGGTGTAGATGCAAAGTTTGGAAATAAAACTAAAAAAGCATGGTTTGAATATCAATTTAATAAATTAAATATTCAAAATAAAAATTTAATGACAGCATCTTATTATGATAAATTAGAAAATTCTGATGATGTAAATTGGAAATTTAATATATATAATTCTAAAAATAAAAAGTTTAATTATGAAAATGCCAGATCTAAAGAGTATAATCAAGATGATAAATTAGCTTATATAGAAAGTATTGATGGTATAATGTCTCCTGATGAATATAAAAATACTGAAGAAATTTTAAACTTCTTAGATAATAGTATACCTGAATTAACTAAAGATATGTTGGTAGAGATAGATCATAATTGGGTAAGCAATACAGTTTTAGCAATGATTAAAGATAAAGTACCAGTAAATTTAGATAAAATTGATCCAGGTGTTTTAGAGTATTTTGATATAGATGAAATTAATATTAATACAGATCCTAAAAAATTAGCAGTATTAACTGCTTATAATCTTATAAATAATTATTCTAAAATAAAATCACATTTAGAAACTTCTCAATCTTTATCAGAAAATATTGAAGAATATCAAATAAGAGATCTTGCTAGTTTTAAAATGGGTAATAGATATATAGACCAAAGACCTGATGAATATACAGATAAAGAAATATTAGAAAATCAATTAATGACTGCAGAAAATTTAAGAAGGTTATTAGAGAATGAAACTGTTGCTGATAGAAATAAAATATTATCTACTGATAACGCTCAAGAAATTATAGCTAATGCAAAAAATGCTTTAAGTATTAGTACAGGAAATATTGATAATATAGCTAATACTTCAAATATTAGAAATAAAATAAAAACTAAAGGTGGAGAAATAAAAGAACCAAAGTATACAGGAAAGTATGCAAAGTATGGATATCAACTTGATAAAGAATGGGCAGCAAAAAAAGAATATGAAAATGGTGGAGATATTGATTCAAAATTAGAAAAAACTTTATTAAGTAAAAAATGGATTAAACCTAGAGAACATAAGCATAAAAAATTTAATATGGCTTCGTTACCAACGCATATAATATTAAATTCTCTTGATTTAAAGTATATGAAAAGAGGAGGTGATTATCCTGATATGGGAGTAAAAATTAAAATATATAATGATTATTTAAATGGTGTTTTTGATAAAATGGATAATAAAGAACATAAAAAGAAAGCGCATAAAATAGTTAATAAATTAAATAGATTTTATATGTATGATGCAAGAGATAATAATCAACATGTATTTGATTATATGAAATCACAGTTAAGTAAGCCTAAGAATAAATAGCTATGTTAGATTATGTGGTTAGAATTTAGTATATTATAATATATAGTAGACTTTTTAATATGATGCAAAACCCAGAAAATATGATAAATCCCATGACTGCGGATATACAATCATGTCCTGTTGCTACACAGGATCCTGGTATACGAGCATCTAATACTGATCAAGCTGTTCAACTTGCTAATTATGGAGCAGCAAATATGGAAGCAAAATGTGGTAAGTGTATATATTTTGATATATCAAAAAGAATGAAAAACTGTATAGATGAAGAAGATCCTGCAATAGGTTATTGTCATAGATGGCAATTTCAATGTCAAAAACAAAATACATGTGATGCTTGGGATGAGGGAGGTCCTATAAAATCTGAAAAACAATCATTACAAATGCAATCTGAATATCAAGAAGATGCTATAAGACAAGGACCACATGTTCCCAAAGAAGAAATAATGAGTTCTATTACTCCTGTTCAAGAAGAACAATTACCTGCTGAAGATATGAGTGCTGAAGAATATGTTACTGCTGCTAGACGAGGTGGTCAAGTTAGTAGCATTCTTAAAAAAAAAAGATTAGGTGGTATTAAAAAAGCACAAACAGGTTCGGGATTACCTACTTATAAAGAATCTTGGGATGCAAATACAGATAATGTACAGAGTAAATATGATTCATATGAAGATTATGTAGCAGCTGCAGAACAATGGTGGGCAGATCAAGGAAGTAGTGATGATTCAGAAAATACAGAGAATACAGAAAACAATGAAGATACACCTTCAGATGAAAAAGGACCTTTAAAATGTGTTAAGTGTGTAGATGGTGCTATTGAACCAGTATTACCTCAAAAAGATAAAGAATTTTCTATATGTCCACAAGGATCATTTGATGCAAGTGTTGTACCAGATCCTTGTAATATGGAAAAGGATAAAAAAGATGATAAAAAAACAGAACCAGAAGATGTTGATATAAAAGCAACACAAAAAGGTAGACCTGGATCACCAAGTCCAGATCCTTATCATTTACCTTTTATGGATGATACTAATCTTGGTTTAGCTTTAGGAGCAGTTCATGGAACTCTTTATGATTTTGGTCTTATAGGGAATGAAAAAAAAGTAAAGGAAGAAGAAACAAAAAAAGAAGCAGATAAATTAGAAAATAAAGCAGAAGATGACGGAAGAGTTTCTTGTCAAAAATGTGAAGGAGGTTATCCAATAAGCAATCTATTTAAAGACAAATGTCCAGAAGGTTGGGTTGAATCAAGTGATTCAAATCCTTGTGAAGAAGGTACAGATCCTGAAACAGATAAAAAAGAATCTACTGAAGATAGCACAGAAGAATCAAGCTTTGATAAAGCCTTTGCTGATGCAAGAGCTCAAGGATTAGATGAGTTTACTTGGAATGGTAAAAGATATCATACTAAAACAAGAGAAGAAGTAGATGCTGAAAATGACCAAAAAACATTAGATATATTAGAAGGTGGAATACAACCACCTCAATCTCAATCTGAAATAGATATCCAAAATGAAAGAAATAAAATTTTATCAGGAGATGATCAATGGTGGAATCTAGATCCAAATCTTCAAAATCAATATAATGAAATAGATAGTAGATCAACTACGGGAGCAAGATTAGGTCATGAATATAGTGCTTTACATGATTTTATAAAAAAAGCAACTCAAGGAACTGAAACAACAGATATAGAAAAATGGTATCAAGGATATCTTCATAATATAGGTCAAGAAGAGCCTATGTCTTTTGAACAATGGAAACAAGATAAATTACCTTTTATGGATACATCACAGGTAGCTACTCCTAATGTAACTCCTCAAGATAATTCACAAGTTAACTTAACTGTTCCTCAAACAAATACTGCTGCTGACTTTAGTGTTATGGGAGAAGATGCTGATGGAGATGGAATTCCTAATTCAATAGATTCAGATTTTGCAGGAACGACTCCAACTGTTGGACCAGAGAATCAACCGCCTCCAGCTCCAACAGAAATATTATCATGTCAATTTTGTGATAATGGATCTCCAAGAAGTGTACCACCTGTTGATGGTAAATGTCCAGAAGGAACAAGCCCAGAAGATGGTACAGATCCTTGTGCTAAGGAACAAGATCCTAATGCACAAGTTGAAGATAAAAAAGAAGAAGGAGAAGATAAAAGTAAACGTGGTCCTTGCCCACCTACTTATGAATGGGATGAAGAAGCTAAAACTTGTAAGCCAGGTAGAAACTTTATGAGACCGTTTGCAAGAGTTCCTAAAATGTTAGCAAAAATTAAAAGAAATGTGCAAGGTAAAAAAGATGATATGAGACGTAAATCTGTTACAACAAAATCTGATGTTGTTTTTGCAGATACTATTGGAGAAGATTATCAAGGAGATACAAATATAAATACAGGAAAAAAACAAGGGCAAAATGTATATTCTAGGCAAGGTGCTTATGGAACAGAGGTTGATAAATTTATACCTACTAGAGGAGGAAAAGCAACAATTGATATGGAAACTTATAAAAAACTAATTAAAGCGGGAGCTAAACTAGATATAATAGATTAAATATGAAAGTAAATATAAATAAATTACCACAAGGTTTTGATATAGTAGATGGCAAAGTTATTGAAAGCAAGTCTCATGGAGGGATGCATACAGGTGACCAATATAATTATCATTTAGTTACAAATACTGATACACATTGGCATAACGGTAATGGAGATATTGAAGGAGGTAGAAAAGTTAATACTAGTATTCAACCTGTACCTAGAGAAGAAGCTAATATAGAAGCTGAAAAAGGAGAAACTGTTTTAACAGATATGAATGATGATGGTGTATTTGAACTATATAATATAGCTGGTAAAAGACATTCAAGAGGAGGTACACCTTTAGATCTTCCACCTCAATCTTTTATATATTCAGATACTAGAGAAATGAAGCTTAATAAAGCTGAATTAAATGAACTAGGTATTGACTTTAAAAAGAAATTAACTCCTGCAACTGTATCAAAAAAATATCAATTAAATAAATATTTAGAAATTTTAGATAACCCGCATTCTGATAATATTGCTATTGATACAGCAGAATATATGTTAGATAAAAATAAAAAGAAATTATCACATTTAGCTTTTGTTCAAGAAGCTAAAAAAGATTTTGTTGAAGGAGTACCTTTAGCTTCATATGCATATTTAAAAGAACAAGGTTTAGATCCAGAACAATATGCTGCAAAAATAGATACTTTAAATCAGCAAGAAATTCAATTAGAAGCAGACTTACAAATGCCTCCTAGTCTTCAGGAAGCTGCTTTAAATTTGAACTCAATGCTTTCTGATATCAATCAAGCTGAACAAGGACTACCGCCAGAAGCTATGCAACAACCTGCACAAACACCACCTGGCGAATTACCAATGGCACAACCTTTGTCACCAGAACAAATGGCTCAAGCAATGCCTATGCCACAAGAAGCTCCTATGGCTATGCAGCAACCAGGAATGCCTCAAGAACAAGTGCCAATTCCTGAATTTGATACAGGTGGTGATTTTGCAGGATTAAATGAAGATCAGCAAAATAAAATGAAACAAGCAGGATATACTTGGAATGGATCCAGATGGGTGCATCCAACAGGTACTGATGCTAACACTGATTTTATCATTAATCAATTAAAGAAAGGATACAATATAGATCTTGTAGAGGATTATGATCAACCAGGTATAGGAGTAGACGGTCAACAATCCGTTGACTATATGACTAATATACCTAAAGATCTTTTTATGGAACAAAATAAAACTATTCTTTCAGGTGTTAAAGATGCAGATGGTAATCCTATGTTTACAGATGATAATCCTTATGATCCATCTAATAAAGATCATGTTAAGGCTTATCAAACAGAACATAGAAAGTTTACAGATAATTATTATAAAACAAATCCAAAGGTTCAAGAGATGTATCCTAATATAGAGGATTACTATAGAGCAACTGGAACATTTTGGGATAACCCGGATAATAATTGGAGTAGTATTGATGGACATCATGGTGAATATACAAACCGTTCAAGGGCTTGGACTTTACCAGAAGAAAAGAAAATAGATGTTGAAATAAAAAATACAGATACATGTCCTGATGCAGAAAAGAAAGCAGCTGAATGTAAAGAAAAAGGTTTAACTTGGGTTCAAGAAAATTGTGGATGTGGTGCTGCTCCACCAGCAACAAAGACTACAACAGAATGGGAAACTCCAGAATTTTGGTTACAAGATCAAATTAAATTAACAGATCTTTATCAAAAGAAACTTAATCAAAAGAAATATATGCCATGGGCTCAAACAGTTGCACCAGTTCAAGTTGATGCCACATATGTTGATCCTACACAAGCTATACAAAGTATACAGGCTTCAGCTAAAGAAGCTGGTGATAATACTGTATTTGCAGGTAAAGCTGCTAATATGGCTGCTAAAATGAAAGCTCAAGGTATGGCTATGAAAGAAGCAGGTAATATATTTGCAAGAACACAAGAAGCAAACATGCAAGAAAATCAGCAAGTTAGAAAGATGAATTCATATATGAAGGCAGAAGCTGCTCAAAAAAATGCTGCAATAAAAACAAAACTATATGATGACGTACAAAGAGTTCATGCTGACTATGATAATACAAAGTCAAAATTAAATACTCAAATTGCAAATCAACTTGCTAATGCATATACTAATATGTCAAATACTGAGAATTTAAATACATTATATCCACAATTTGATATTGATCAAGGAAGTGGTGGATTTATTAGATTTGAAAATCCACAAGATTTATTTCCTAAACAAACTGATGATGAATCAGCTACAGATAAATTTATAAGAACAACACAAGATTTACAAAAAGTAGGCATTGATGTTAATAATATGGATGGAAGTACTTTAGAATTACTTGCTGGAATATCTGAAGCTGATAAAGAAAAAGAAGAAAAAAATAAAAATCCATATGCAGAAGTAAGTCCTTTTGTGGAAGCAATGGCAAATTCAGGATACACAAGTAAATATGGAACAGAAAAAAGAAACAGAATAAAAATGAACGGTGCAGCATTGAGGCAATGGTTCTCTCCACTTCAAAAAGGATGGGCTGATTAAACCTAAAAAGTGTATCATAGTAATTTTTAAAACTTAAAAAATTTTAGTACTTTTAATATATGGCAACTTATATACCAGGCATTGAAACTTATGTTCCCCAAGTACAGGCTTTTACACCTGATTACAAGTTCTTGGAGAATATAATGAGCACAAGACAGGATAGATATACCAATAACTATAATCAATTGAATGAGTTATATGGTAAAGTTGTCTATGCGGATCTATCAAGAGAAGATAATCAAAACATAAGAGATCAATATGCTAAAGAACTAACACCTAAGTTAGAGCAAATTAGTGGTTTAGATCTTTCACTTCAAGAAAATGTTAATTCAGCAGAAGCATTATTTAAACCTTTTTATGAAGATAAAGCTTTAGTAAGAGATATAATGTTTACTAAAGAGTTTAGAAAGCAAACAAATTATATGGATTCTTTACTTAATTCTCCAGATGAAAAAATACGTAAAAAGTATTGGGATTATGGAGCGAAGTGGATGAATTATCAAATGGAAGATTTTAAAAAAGCTGATAGAGATGCTACTTTAACTATGGGTAATCCTGAATATGTAGAAAATGTTGACTTAGTAAGTAGAGGTATAGAAGCATTAAAAGAATATGGGATGAGTGTAGAAAGAACTACACCTCAAGGAGATTGGCTTATAACAAGAAAGAATGGTCAAGAATTAACAAGACAGCTCGTTGGATATCAAGAAGTTATAGGTGAGGATGGTAAAGTTAAAAAAGATAAAAAAGGAAAACCTATGATGGAACCTGTTTATGCTAATCCTGCTTATGATTTCTTAGAACAAACTCTTTTAGAAGATCCTGCTGTAGCAAAAGCTTATTATACAAAAGCTAGAGTTGATATGCGTGAATTTGCAACTGCTAATACAGATAAATATGGTAGTTATGAAGAAGCTCAAAAATATTGGGCTAATGATATTTTAGCAAAATTTAGAGGACAACAAGAAGAAAAATTAGTTGAAACAGAAACTCAACTAAAAGGAATGGATGCTAGTGTAAAAAGTTGGGAAGAATATAAAGAAAAAAATGGTATAGTTCCAGGTACTGAAGAAGAAGAACAAATGTTAAAGAGAATTTTTGAGAGAGATATATTAAAACAATCTTTTGAAAAAAGACAAGATAATTTAAAAGATAAAAGTGCTCCTGTAAGTACTACAGATCTTCTTTTAAATAAAGCTTTTGGTGCTCAAATGGCATATGAAATGGGTATGGATATGACACAAGCTGCTATTGCTTATAGTATGATTGACTATAAGGAAACAATGGAAGCTAATCCTTTTAAAGTTGATTGGTATCAGCATAAATATAGACAAGCTGAAATTGCTCATAGACATGCAAACAAAATGCGAGAAATAGAATTTAAAGCATTGGTTGATCCTGAAGGTGGTACTGGTGGAAATGGTGTTGATTTAGGATTTGGTGTTGATGGTTCTGGTGTTGAAGTTGTTACAAATATACAAGGAACTGAAGTAACTGATGAAAATTTTATTGATAGAAATAATACATCTATAAAAGAAGCTCAAAGTAAAATAACCAGTCATGAATTAAACCATTTAGAATTTGCATATACTAATAGCACTCAATTAGAAGATGCAATGAGAGGAGATGGTCCTATTGGAACTGTATCTTATAAACGTGCTATATATGATACTAATGGAGATTTTACTGGAGAATATGAAAATGTAAATAAATCTTGGAATGAAGTAAGACATGATCTTTCATTGTATGAAAATAGAGGTGAAAAAGAAAGACTTTCAAATTTGACAGAAACAATTATGTTAGGTACTATTCCAGCTGATGGAGAAGGAAATGCAGCTTTACCTAATGATTGGTCATTAATACAAGATCCAGATGCGCAAAAAGAATTTTTCTCTCAAAGACAACAACTTGAGTTAATGAAAAAACAATTTACATATGCTTATTCAGAAACTGTTGGAACATTAGCAGAAGCTTATTCATTAGTAAATTCTCAAAAACATAAGGATAAAGGAGGAATGCGAAATGCAAAAGGTTGGCAAGATGATTATGGTATGCCTCCTATGGTTATGCCAGAAGATATGTATGATAGATTGCTTGACGGTGAACAATATAATAATATAAAGGGTGAGTATGATATGAATGCTATAGACCCAACAGATCTTATTTATTTAAACAAAGAAGACTATATAGATTTAGGTGTTAGAATGTTATCTGGAGAAGAAATAACAAATCAAATTAATGCCATTGATATGTCAGGTATTAAAGAAGCTGATCTTCCACAATTTACTGCTAAAAAGAAACTAAATGTAAATCCTTTTGCTGTCTTATATAGATCTATTAAATATGGTGATGGTGGACATAAGCCTACATTACTAGGTAACTTCTGGGATTATTCTGGTGGTAGAGGAGTAGGACAATTCTTAAAGGGAGCAGGAATGACTGTTGCTGGTGGGTTATCTACTATTCCTACATTTGGAATGAGCACACCTTTATTAGCTTCAGGAGTAGAAAAAATGATTACTTCTGGTAAAGGAGACTGGTCATTTGATGAAGAAAAAGCAAGAAAATATTTTGATCAATATTATGATGTGCAAAAAGATATGATAAGTGAAGAGATAGGTAAACCAGGATCAAACTTAAGTGGGCCTACAGATTTTAATTATTTATATAAAGGTGGAAATTATTTAGGTGGAGAAGGAGATGCTAAACAATGGAATAGTTATAGATTCCAATATGATCATTTAAATAACGGTAGTAAAGCAAGTAAAATTGCTATCAATGAAATGAAAAATATGATGCAAATTGTAAATGGTCATCCAGATACTTTTACAACTTTAATAGGTAATCAAGGAAATCTACCACCTTGGTCTCAGTATGGAGATGGAATGAGTAAAGGAAAATATGATAGAAAAACAAGAAAAGGAAAACTTGATCAACAAGAAATGGATTTATCTATGCAGATATTAAGACAATATCTTAATGATGTACAACGTAGTGATAAAACTAAAACAGCACCAGCAGCTTCTATATTATATAGTCAATATATAAATGCTGATGGTGAAGATATAGGAAGTTATACAATTACTTTTGATGAAGACTATAGTGGTAAATTAGATAATATATTAGGTGATCCTAAAAAAGATGCTTTTGCAAAAGAGTTTAAAGAAACAAACTCAATAACACTTTACTTTGATAGATCAGTTGATAATAGTCCATATAAAGCATCTAACCAAACGTTCTCACCTATACAAGCAGATTTAGATACTACAGGAGAACCTTATACACAAAACTGGCCACAAGTGGGTAGCTATACTTTTTATAAAAATGGTAGTGGTGGATATAACGCTAGAGTACAACCTGTTATATTTGATAGTAAAACAGGTAATAGAAAATTAGATGATCCATTTACTATAGCTGTAGATCCTAATGTAACTAGCTTTGAGAATTTAGCAATGGAATTAGAAGCTTATTTATATGATTTAGCTAAACAAAATAATACTGATCAAAATGCTTTTAAATATAGTTTTGCTCAATGGCAAGCTTTAAATGAAAGAAATAGACAATAAAACAACATGGCAGAAAATCTTAACAATATTCCTACTGTAGAAGATTCAGGTAATTTAGGATCTGTTCCAACAGAAACAGCAAACATAGGACCTGGTCAAACTCCTATGTTTAATTTACCTAGTGCTTCTATTAACCCTGCAAATTTTGCACCTGATTATAAAACAGCTCTTGATCAAATAGACTTTTCTCCTTTAACAGAAAGAGCTTATGGTCCATCACCTGTTAATCCAGAAACTGCTAAATTAATTGAAATGGCAGCTATTCCTATAAATAGAATAGCATCACCTGCTTATAATAATATAAATTCCACTGCTCCTGGTAGAGCAACTGGAGGTTATAATCCTTATTCTCAACAAGGACAACTAGACTTAACAACTAAACAAGGCAGAAATGAACGTTTAGCTCAAGCATTTATGAATGCTTCTGATAGTACAGGAGCAGATACGACTCCTGGATATCAAGATCCTTTAGTATTTGGATCTAAGAAATTTAACTATGATAGAATGATGGCCCATCCTAATTCTGGTGAACTAGGTTTCCATCCTTTATATGATAATGAATCTTATTATAATAAAAATTCTACATGGTATGATGACAGTAGAAGAATGGGTAAACAGTGGCGTAGAATGTTTAGCAATGCTTTTATGAGCTCATATAGAAATATAGGAGATATGTTAAGTGGAAATTGGAGTTGGAGTGACGATGAAGGTGCTGCTATAATGGAAGATGCAATGAGAATAGGTTCATCTACTAGAGGTGGCTTCACAGAATGGTTACATAATACCACATTAAGCAGTGCTTATACTGCGGGTATTATGACTAATATAGGAGTAGAAATGGGTGTGTTAGCATTAGCTACAGCTGCAACTGGAGGTACAGCTGCACCTGCTACTGTTACTAAAGCTGCTCAATCATTATATTCAGGAGTAAGAGGTATATTTAATTCTGTTAAAAGTGTAAGTGCTATAAGTAATACTTTAAAAGCATTTAGACTTCCTACAGTATCAAAAGATTTTTGGAATGCATTTAACGCAACAAAAGTTGCACAAGGTATAAGTACAGCTGGACAATACACTGCAAAGTTTTTAACACCTTCAACATTAAAAGCTTTTAAAGATCTTAGAACATCTGCAGCAGCATTAGATGATATGTCTCAACTTGCAAAAACTAGTAAAGTATTTGGTGCTTTTTATAATGATATGAGATACATAAATCTAGCTGTAGCAGAATCTAGATTAGAAGCAGGTTTAGTTGAGAATGAAACCTTTAGTAAATTATATCAAGAGTTTACTCATGCAAATGGAAGACCTCCCAATAAAGAAGAATTAGCATTAATGAGACAGCAGTCTATAAGAGCTGCAAAAACAACCTTTATGTTTAATGCTCCTATAATATATCTTACAAATAAAGTTACTATAGAAAAATGGATGGGTAAAATTAAGAGTTTATCTGGAATGGTAAACATGAAAGGTATGGCAGCTAGATTTGTTAAAAGTCCAGGGAAATTTGGTAAAGATGTTTACAAAGGATTTGGCAGCATGAGAGAAATGATTATGGCTGGAGGATTAAGACATAATGCTAAATATATTGGTGGTGCTGCACTTAGATATGCAGCAGATGGTGTTAACGAAGGTTTACAAGAAGTCTATCAAGAAACTGTTTCAGCAGCTGCAACACATTACTATGCAGGTTTGTATCAACAACCTATAGCAGCAGGATATGATATTTTTGAGGTGGCAATGACAAAAGATTCTTCAGATAAAGCTATGCAAGCAGTTAGACATGGTTTAGCACACGGTCCATCTTGGGGAGTTTTTGCTTCTGGTTTCTTTACAGGTATGCTTGTAGCACCATATAGTAAAGTGATGTTCCAAGGAATTCCTAATCTATTCCAAATGGCAACTAATAATGAACAATACCAGAAAGATAAAAAAACAAGAGAAGATTGGATAAAGCAGACAGAAAAAGAATTAAATAAAATGGCTGAGGATCCAAAGTTTTTCTTTGATCCAAAAAAATTAAATGTAATTGCACAAAAGCAACTTGATGATGAATATTGGAACTTTGGTATTCAAGGTGATATATTAAATTTTATAGATACTAAGGAACACAGTATGTTCCAACATATATATACAGCACTTCAATTAGGTAATCTTAATGAATTTAGAGATTATATAAATGATATATTACAATTAGATGATCAAGCTTTAGAAGAAGCTTTCATGGATAAAAATACAGGTAAGGTTAAAGATGGTTATACAGCAGAACAATTAAGAAAACATTTTGATGGTTTAAATGAAAAGTTAGATGTTATTGAAGATAACTATAATAATTTTGATATTGACAATCCTTTTGATAGAAATAAATATGAAGAAGGAACTAGAGATTATTATGAAGAGCAAATAAGAGAGTATGCTTTTAATCATGCAAAAATGCAAATGATTTTTAATAGTAATGCAATGAATGATGCTGCTTCAAGAAAAGAATCTATAGAAGCTGCTATTACGGCAATTACTGGAATGAGTGATCTTATCATAGATGACTTAATGATTCTTACTAGTAGAAGAGATATATTTCAAGAAATAAATAATCTTAATAGAGATATAGAATCTTTAAAATATTCTAAAACTCCAGACGATAAAAAAGAATTAGCAAAGTTAAAGAAAAAGAAAAAATTACTTGAAGATTTTTATGAAGTATTAGGAGATCCAGAGAATCAACATAAAAGTTCAAAAGAATATAGAAATGATAAAAGAATAAAGCAACAAGGAACACCTTATAAAAAGAGACATCATAAAATAAAAGAAAGACTTAAAGAAATGGTTGAAGAAAAAAGTCTTCCTGATTCAATTGATGATCCTAAATATGGAGAAAAAGATACTAAAGATTCTATTGCAAAAATTACATCACAAGATAGAGATATAACATATATTTATAATCTACATAAAGATGGTTCTATTTCTTATACTGCAAAAGTAAAAAATGATATACTTGATAAAGAATTTAAATCAGAAAAACAACTTGAAAGTTATATAAAGAAAAAAGAAAAAACTGTATATGAAACTGTTATAGATAAGAAAACAGGTAAACCTAAAAAGGTAGGAACATATAAAACTTATGTTCAGGAGGTGATGCTTAAATATAAAAGAGATGCAAAGTCAATGAAAAAATTGATGAAAGTATTCACTCCTTATGTAGAGTTCCTTGTTAAAGAATCTGGTGGAAAACCTATTAATGCAGATCAAATGAAAAATGTTTTAAGTATGATTGTAGATTATGGTCATCTTAATTTTAGAATATCTGATATGTATAAAGCCAATCAAATTCTTAGTGATCCAGCTTCTCTTAAAAGATATTCAGAAAGAATTTCTATACCAATGATAAGACTTTGGAAGAGACACAAAAGAAATCAAGGTAGAAGAGTTAGAAAGTTTGTTGATAAAGAAATACGTAAACAGTATTTAAAAACATTAGCTAAGGCTGGTATATTTGTAGATCCAAAACAAGTTAAACATTTCTTATCAGTTGAAAACTTAACACAAGCAGATATACCAACTACATTTTTAACAGATACTGGTGAAATGCTTTATGATCCTGTATTTGGACATACAAACCAAAAGCAATATGAAATAATGGTGCAAGCTAGACAAGTTCTTATTGATGAATTAATTGCACCTAAAGAAGAAAAAAAGGATGATGGAGATGGTGTAGATACTAAAACAATAGATGATGGATCTACTGCTGAAGATGCATTAAATGAAGATCTAACAGATGATCCCCAAGAGAAAGAAGAAATAAAAAGAATAAAGGATGAGCTTAATGAGTTTAAATCTGAAGATGAAGATACTATAGCAATACTTACAAGAGAATATGAAAAATATAGAAAAGCAGCAATAGCATTAAATATGCCTATATTATCTCAAGCTCAATGGTTACAACAAAAGGGTGGAGGTAGAGCAATATTACAAGCAAGATATCAAGCGTATAGTGTATATAACGAAGATGAAGATAAAGACCAGTATGAAACTTTTAATGACTGGTTAAGAGCAAATGTTAGATCAGATAAAATTCAAAATATAGTAGAGAAATTTGGTCTTGCACCTTATGCAATAATGATAGAAGATGTAACTTCTAGTAAAAAATTAAAAGATGGGGTTTTATTACAAGGTGAGGTAGATGCAAGTCAAGGTAAATATGCAGATTATGACATGTTTATTATTAAAACACCAGGTGCATTTGTAGATGGCAAACAACAATTTATATATAGAATAGTAAATAGTAAAGGTAAGAATGTATATGATGAAGGTACATATAATAATTTAAACTTACCTCAAGAAATATTTGATAATGGATATCTTACATTAGGAGAAGCAAACAATGCCATTAAAGAAATATTAAAAGCAATTCCAGAAAATACTACTTTTAATTTTGAAGGTCAAACTTTTAAAAAGGGAGATAGAGTATCTTATAAAGGTAAGAACTATGTTGTGTTAAATGATGCTGCAGACTTTACATCCAGAGGAAAGCTTATGGTTAGAGATGAATTATTTCCTGAAGCAGAGCCTATTACAATAGCTCCTGGTGAATTTACAGGTTGGAAAAAAGAAGAAACGTCTAATCAATATTTTAAAGAGGCAATAGTTGTAGGTGAAAATGTTCAACGTTTATCTCATGGTAAAGGTATGACTTTTGGTAAACCTATGAATCATGAATTAAATAAAAATTCAGAAATAAAAAATGAGAAAGATCTTCAAACCGTATTAAAAAATATGGATCCTGAACGAAGAAAGAAATTAAGAATTCAAATTACAAGAGCTAAACAACCTAATAAAAAACATGGTGAATCAGTTAATATGAACCATGGAGAAATAAATCCTGTAATTAAAAAAGGTAGTAAAAGATTTAATGTTTTATTAATTGATCCAGATTCAGGAGATGTTATAGGAAGATTAGATGGTCTAGATAATTTTATATTTATAGATAAAAAAACTGGCAAGTCTATTACACCATTAGAAATGACATTAGATAATGTCTTTGATTATTTTAGAAACTTTAAAAGTAAAACTGCTAAACAACAGTTAAAAGAAATAAAAGAAAACTATGCACAGTTAACTTTAATAGAAGAATTGTTTGATGAGCTTTTAGATGAAACCGGAACAGATAAAGTAACAATAGGATTAGACTCTCTTAAAAAAGGTAAGATAAATAAAAGTCTAAATATAAGTGCTACAGATAAAGGTAAAGAACTAACAGAAAAACTTAAAGATGTATTTGTACATGTAACTCCTGGTAGTAAAATATTCACTGAAAGAGGTAAAAAGGATCATGAAACTCCAATAAAAGAACTTAAATATAAATATATAAACCAAAATGGTAATATGTTTATATTAGATACATCTAATTTAGGATCTGATATTTCAGATTTAGAGTATAGTAATCAATTAGCTATACGTGAAGCAATAGATAGACAGGGTCTTGGTGGACTTACTGGTAGATATATTCTTGCAGTAAGAACTCCAAACAATATGTATAAAGGTGGTTATTTTCATTTAGTTGAATTAAGAACCACATCAATGTCACAAGAAGACACACAATTATTATTTAATGATATAATGTCTCAACAAAAGTTGACAGTATCTACAAATATAAATAAAAGAGGAAAAGTATTACAAGATAAAAAGAAAGGTTTAGGATTTAAATTTAATGAAGCTTTTAATATTGATGTTCAAAATAAAATGTATATAGCAATGCCTCATGGGCATAATGTTAATATTATATTACAACCATCAGGAGATATAACATTTAAATTTTCACAAACACGAGATGCTGGTGGTCAGACTTTTAAAGTAAACTTAAATAGAAAAACAATTACAGACGCTAAGTTAGAATCTATGCAAGATCTTCTTGACTTGGCAAGTAGTGGTTTAAGAGAAATATTTCAAAATGAATTAAATAATAATCCTCAATTTATTATTCCATTAGGTTTTGGTGTTGAATTACAAGCTTCTAAATTAGGTGGAACACCTAGAAATTTAAATGTAAGTCAAATAAGAAATACAATAAAAGCAGATCCTACTTTAACAGAATTAGAAGCTGATGGTATAGTTGCTATAGCACCTAAAGATGTTACAGGAAATGTCTTTGCACAATTAAGATATAATAATACTGAAGAAGTTAATAATTTAATAGCTAGTAAAAATAATAAAACTCAAATTGAAAAAGATAGAGCTAACCCTAGTGAAATTAAAAATGATTTATTCACTTTTGAAAGATATCAAAAAGCAGGTTGGCATCATTATCCAGAAGCAGCTTTAAAAGCATTAGCAATTAAAATGCTTACTGATGAAAATCTTTTAACTGAAGATGAAAAAAAGATTATTGCTGCTACAAAATTAGAAGAAAAATTAAAGACAGGTGAAATAGAAGTTAATGTTGAAACTAATACAGAAGGAGGAGTAGGTATTGTAGGAGATGAGACTCAAGAAGAGTTAATGCAAAAGAAAGAGAGAATAGAAGAAAAAATAAAAGAAGCTGAACAACAAGCAGAAGATAAAATATGGGATGAAATTGAAGGAGCTAATCCAAACTTATCACAAGAAGATAAAAATGATTTGTTTGATAAGGCAATGGAAGAATGGGAAAAGAGTCCTGATGAAGGTTATGTAAGTTTACAAAATCAGAAAAAAGAAATAGATTCAAAAATAAAAGCTGGTAAAATTATTAGACATGATAATTATGATGGCAATGATATAGTTGATCTTGATGAATTTATAGCTTGGTTAAAAGAAAATTTACCTGGGTTTATTTCAGTGGAAGCTATAGAGCAATTAGGTATAAACTTAGCAACAAACGGTGTAACAGTTGGTACCTTTGCTATGACTTTAAAGAATATAGCTGGTAAAATAAATGTTGAAGGTAAAATTTATACTGGTGCAAATTCTCCATTTAAATATCATGAAGCATTTCATGCTGTATATAGAATGCTATTAACTCAAGAAGAGCAAAAAAGATTACAGGGTTTAGCAGAAAAAGAAGTTAATAAAAAATTAAATTCTAAAAGCGGTTATAGGTATCAAGGAAAAACATATAAATCATTAGATACATTATTAAAAGATTTTAGAAAAGAAAGCATATTATATACACAATTGTCAAAATCAGAATTAAAGAAAAGACTTTATGAAGAATATATGGCAGATGAGTTTGATAAATTTAAAGTTAATCCTAGAAATTCAAAAACAAATTCTGAAATTAAAAATTTCTTTACTAGGTTAATAGAATTTATTAAATCTATATTTAGAAACTTTTCTGGAAATGATCTAAGATCATTCTATGAAAAAATTGATTCTGGTAAATTTAAAAATACAACATTACAAGATAATGAATTTACTAGACCAGGTCAAGAAGTTAATCCTGCTCAAGAGATTACACAATATGCAACTAAGATAGTTATAGGACAACAAACAATTAAGAAATCAGTTTTAAATAGAGAGACTAACAAAAATGAAATAAAGCCTGTTAATGAAAATATTTACATGCCTGCTGATGAAGAAATTCAGTTAAGAAATAATATAGCAGCATTATTTCTTAAAAGAATGGCAAATAATGCTGAATTAAATAAAGCAGCTTTATTACAGAAAACTGTTCAAGATTATATAAACATATACAATCCTAAGTTATCAAGACATAAAAAAAGTGCTGACTATAGAAATTTAAGAAGAACATTAAAAGCAAAATTAGATGGTTTAAAAAATGCTGAATCTGATATAATATTATCAGTTAAAAACTATTTAAATTTATTTGATGTAAATATAGATCTTGCAAATGTTAGTGATAAAGATATTCAAGATCTTGAAGGATTTACACCAGGTGGTGCTAAAGCATGGGAAGCATCAGCTAATAAACAAGGTGGTTTAAGAAAACTTTCTAGAGATATAAGAATATTTATTGGTTCAACATCAATGCCAGCAAGTGAAGCATTGCTTGAAGATCAACTATATGGTATTACAGGTGTACCAACTATAGATAAAGAAACAGGAAAATTAGTTGAAAGTGATATAGAAGAATTAGTTGTTAGTGTAGATGCAGCAACAGTATATAACGGTATGTTAAAATCTGCAGGTAACTCTTCAACTCAATTAGAAGTGTTACAAAAAATGATAATGTTTGGTAAAAATAATCCACAAACTGGAGCTGTAGTAGACAACTTAATGAATAAGGCTGGTATTCAAGTTAGAGATTATGATAGAATATTAATGTTAGATAGCAGTGAACCAGTTGGTGCAATTGGTCCAGTTTCAGATCCTGTATTTTTAAATGCTGTTATAAAACAAATGACACAATTTACTTCTGATTATTTAAGAATAGAAGAAAACACTAATCCAGAAACAGGCGCAGGTGTTGTTAGTATTTATGCTGCTAATCATGCAGATGATATTTCTGCTCAATTAGATAGATGGAGAAAAAGATTTTTTACAATAAAGACATACCGTTGGGAACATCAAAAGAAAGCAAAAAGAAGTAGAGAAGCAGCAGCAGGATTTGCAAATTTTATAAGTATTATTAATGCTGGAAAAGCTCTTAATGAACAACAGTTAGAAGATAAAGCAAGTGAGATATCTAAAAACCTTAGAAATCTTACAGGTATTGATTTGAGTGTAGGGTTTATTAAATATTCTATATTGCATGAATTAAATAATAAAGGTGTTCAATTAGAACCTTTACAAGAAAATTTCTTAAATAGAAATTCAGATTCTTATGCAATGACATTAAATGATGCAAATAAACTTGCAGGATTACTTCAAAATAATATTGATATATTAAGTAGATCTAAAGAAAAGTTTAGTAAAGAAACAGATGATAGAGTTAAAAAAGAAAAAGTTGATCATAGAAAAGATGGAGCAGAAGGTTCTCTTAGAGATATGGCTAGAGGAAATGCTGTATTTGATGAAAATGTAGGTAACACTGTGTTTACAGATGAAAAAGGTGATCTTATATATTCTCATCAATTACCTACTTATCATTTAACTAAGGTTGCAGAAATTAATAAAAAAGATATTGAAGGTTTAGATGAATTAAGATTAGGAGATGGATATTTAAATGCTAACTATCTACTAAACCATCCTGCGTTTCAACAACTTGTTAAAGAAAATAAATTTAGAATTGGTAGAGTAAGTGGAAAAACAAAAGCTTGGAATGTAATAGATCCAGATACAAAAACTAAAATTGCTACATCACAATCTGAAGGTATACCTTATTCAGAATTTGGAGATGCTGATTTTTTAACATCATTAATAAATTTAAAATTAGCTGGGTTTGATTCACGTAATAATAAACTATTTAAAAAAGATGTAATAAAAGAAGATGGAACACCATATGTTTTAGCTCCTGTATTTATTCGTGTAATAGCAGATGCTTCTACAGGAGACTTTACTTATCTTCCAGTTTTACAAAGTGTTAAATTTAATGAAAGAGGGTCAATAGAATTTACTGATGAGTTTTTAGATTCTATGGAAGATCTTATTGAAAATGAATATAATAGAATCTTACAGAATGCTGAAAAACTTTTAGGTAGTAATGAAAATGTAGATACGTTCCTTAGAAAAACAATAGGTACAGGTGAGATTGTAGGATTTAATGAAGCTGTTTCAAAAGATGATATAAGTGATAATCCTGAACAAGATAGAGCATTTAAAATAACAAACAATGCTCAATTGATTACAGCAATGATAGCTGAAGGAATGACTTTAAAAGAATCTATAGCTACACTTGCATTAAGAAAAGCAGAACAAACTATGAATCTTCCTGAGTTTGTTATGGATACAACATTAGAAAATCCAGATGGTAGTAAAAGACTTGGTGAAACAGAAATTAAAACTACTCCGGTAATAGATAAGAAAACAAAAAAGAAAACACAAAAGGTAGAACAAACAATAAAGTTAAATGAGTTTACATTAGATGAATTCTATGATCAATTCTTTGATACTAAAAATCTTGCTGCTAAAGCAACTGTTCAAAGATTAAAAGAAAACATTGAAAAGAGAGATGGAAAAAAAGTAAAAAAAGAATATGTAATTGATAGAATAAAAAAACTTATACCAGACCTACAAAGTGCTCAAGCTTTTGTTTTATTACATGAACAATTTCATATAGATGAAAATCATTATAAAGATATAGAAGGTAAAGAAACACTTACTGAAGAAATGGAGGTTTCTGCAAACATGTATGCTCTTGAAGAGTTACAAAATAGATCTAAAGCTAAAAAGCAAACAACTGAATCACCTAATATATTACCAAAGGGAATATATAAACCTAATACAGAAGTTAAAAAGATATTAGAGGATAATGCTTTAGATAATAAATCTTTTGATGAAGTAAGAAAAATTCTTGAAGATGCTGGTATCCCTTTAAGAGATGTTATAGCAAGTAGATTAAATTTTGAATTTGATAGATTTATAACAAGGTTAATAGATCTAAACATAATTGAAATAAAAAAGAATGGTGACTATGTATTAAATGGTCTTGATCCAGCATTTTTAAATGGGTTTACAAATGATAAAGGTCAAAACTTAAATGAAATAAATGAAGAATTTCACTTTCAACCTGGAGAATTACTATTTAATTTAAGACAAATATTCTTTGATGATTATAGGAATACAAAATCAATTAATGAAATATTTTTTGGTGATCAAGCTCAAGTGTATAAGAATGTAATTGAGGCTATTAAAAGAGCAAAAGGTTCTAATGCTTCAGGTATGAATGTTGAGTTTGGTTTCAAATGGGAAGTAAGTGATACATTAACTATTAGACCTTCATATCAAATAGCAGCATTTACACATAAAGATGTTGAATTATCTAAACAATATTCAGAGGGTCAACAAGAGGTGCAAGATGCATTAGTAACAATGTCAATACAAGGATTTGCACATTGGAGAGCTGGTCTTGGTTATTTAAAACCAGCTCAAGCTAAATTAATAGACGATTTAATGCAAGGTAAGCATGTTACTGTTGAAAGACTTTTAGGAAATGGAATAGATACTACAGGTTTAATGCATGAAGGACTTGGTATTAATTCTAAAAAAATGGTATATGATGATGGAAAGTCATATATAAAAATGTCTGTAAGAGTGTTAACACCAGACTTTACAACAGATCTAGATACAAAAGAACCATTACCAGGAATGGAAAAACTTCATCATTTAAGAGAAAAGATAGAAGCTAAAGAAGAAGAATTATTAGATAAAAATAAAGCATTAGGATTTGATCATTTTGTACCAGTAATAGCTGTACCAGAATCTGCTTCTAAAAAGTTTAAACAAAATTTAGCTGAAGCAGAAAGTGCATATGATGAAACTACTATTCTTGATAGAAATATAGTAATGCTGGATAGCAAGTTTATGAAAGAACAACAAGTAGTTCCTAGTAATAAGATTGAAATTGTAGATCCAAGACAAATTATAAATCTATTAATGAATGAACAATATGATGATAGTGTAACAGTAACAATACGTGGAGAAAAATATTCAGTTGCTGATCTTAAAAGATTGTTTAATACAAATGTAGGTCTTAGACGTGAACTTGATTTTACAAATAAAAGAAATACAATATTAACATTCAATGATGTTAATGTAGATAATCATGTATATAATAGATTGTTTACAGATCATTTGGATAAAATAAAAAGAGGTGAAGTTACAATAGATCTAGCTGCGTTTAGAAAGTTTGCATTAAATAGTTTAATGGCTGGTAAAAGTAAAGCTCAGTTGTTAGAATTTTTTGAATCAGATAATTATAATCTAAACAATCCTTTTACTAACCCAAAGTTTGAGGAATTATATTTTTCATTTTGGAAAGATGGATTTACAACTAAACAACCAGGTTATTCATTAACACTTGTATCAGATGTAGGTTATAAAGTTGTAAAGAAAGTTATTGAAGTTGATAAAGAAACAGGAGAACCTACAAGATGGGAGGTTATACCAAAACAAACCTGGATGGCTATGACAAAGAATCCTAAAAAGTTTGGTTTAGATAAAGCTCCTACATTAGCAATGAAAGATTTTACTGATCAAGAAGCTGCAACGTTTGGTAAAGATAATTTGAAGGAAGGTGATTATTATTTAGATAATCTAAGACATAATGTTATGGAGTATGATTCTAAAGGTAGACCTACAGGACAAAGATATACTGAGTTTGCAATGCCTCCTCACCATGCAAGTATACTAAAATACTGGAAACCAGGTATGCCAATAGGAGATGTATTAGGTAAAGGATTTGGTATACGTATTCCTACGCAAGATAAACACTCTGCAGCTAATATGAAAGTTGTAGATTTTATGCCAGCTTACTTTGGGTCTTCTGTTATAGTGCCTAGAGAAATAACTGAGATATCAGGATCTGACTTTGATATAGATACTCAATATACTCATTTCAAAGAGTTTTATGTAGAAAGAAAATTAGTTAGAACTGCTGATGAAATAGAAGCAGATTGGAATAAATATGTAACAACTCCTTATTCAACAAGAAGAGGGGGGCCTTTAACTACAAGAAGAAGTGATCCAGAATTTGAAGTTGAAAAATCTAAACGTTTATATGCAGCAAAGATGCGTAGAGAAACAGGTTTAAATTATACTTGGAATAACAGAACAGAAAAGTTTGAAGATGTATATGAAGGAAAGTTTATTGAATATGGAACTGCTGATACAATAGAAAAAGAATATCAAGAGTATATTAGATATATGATTAAGCAAGCTAGAAAGCCTGGATCAGCTGTAAGTATTGCTATAGATAAATATCAATCTAAACAAGGGGTATTAGTTATTGAACAATTTAAAGCAAAAGATTTAGAGATATATGAAAATTCTACATGGGAAGAAATTCAAGAATACTTTAATGAAAAAGATGATAAACAAAGATATACAAATAGACTACTACTTAATGTATTAAAAACTGAAATGCATCTTCCTGATTCATTAGATACTTATAAAGAATATAAGAAATTTAATAATGGATCAGAAATGGTGGGTGGGGTAGTACCTTATAAAGCTGCATATAATAATAGAATCTTAGATCTTAAATTTGGATTACTTGGAAATGATAATATAACAAAACCAAGAAGAGATGCAGCAATAGCTAAAGGTAATCCTTTGGCTGTACAGAATCAACCTGCTGATTTAGATCCTTTAAATGATAAAGATTTACAAAAGAAAATAAATGAAGCATTAAAAGAAGATAAAGATATAGCAGAACTTATAAAAGAAACAACACCTGCAGTATGGCAACTTATACAAGTTAAAGCTCCTTTACTAGCACAACAATTAGAAGAAGGTAATCTTGATATTGATAACTTATATGGAAAGTCTATAATGAAATCAGCTAATGCAATGGGTACATCTATTGTAGGAGCTGCAGTTCAACCAAATGTTGTTACGGCAATACTTAATTCTTTTGGTATTAAAATTCAAACAGCATATAGATATGATACTGAGATAGCACCTCTATATTTAAATGGTATAACTTATGATGATTATTCTACAAACTTTTTAATAGATCCTAAAACAGGAAAACAAGATCCGGGTAGAAGAAAAGCTTATGTAATATCTGCAATTATTACAGCTTTAACAGATAATGCTAAAGAACAATTAACTGGTAAAACAGGATTACAAGTAGGAGTATTAGGTATAGTTGTAAATATGTTAGCTCTTGGTGTAGATACACAAACAGCATTTGGAATGATTAATCATCCTGCTGTTAAACAAATTTTATTAGAATCAGGAGGTATAAATGTAATTGGTGTTGCTCAAGGATATATAAAATCAATAAAGCAAGCAATTAAAGATAAGAAGTATACTCCAGAACAACTTAAAAATAAAAGAACTCAGGTTAATGAAAAAGATCTTTGGGATGATATTAATAAGAATTCATATGAATTACAAACTAATATTATAGAAAATGGATTAGAATATTTACCTGTTCTAGAACAACTTGTTTCAATACAATATACTAAAGAATATACAAGTAAAATAATTAAACTTATAGAGTTACTTAAAGCACCTCCTAGAAACTTATGGGGAATGCAAACTGTTATGGCAGCTGCAAACGATCTTGGTTTAGATCAAACTGATTATCAAATAGAAGTGAAAGATAAAACTCCTCCGTTTGATGTTAGACCTATATTTGAAAATATAAATAATCATATGGGAGAATTATGGCAACAAGTTAAAGAATTAAATGCTATAAGTCCTAATGTATTTATTGCATCAAGTACAATGTTTGGTAGAATTGAAAATATTATACATAATAGTTCTAGTTTATTTGGTGAACAAGGTCAAAGAGATAGAGAAAAAATTAAGAATAATATTATTAGTTATTTGATGATTGGTGCTTACAAAGCAGCTGGTACTAAATTTAATGAAACTTTTAATAATGGTTTAATATATCCACAATTAGAAGGTGTTAAGATTACTGATATTATAGGACAGATAAAAAAGATATTAGAAAATAAAGAAATTGATGGAAAACCAAGAACAAATTATTTTATTAATTTTTATATAGATACAATAAAATCAAAAGATGGTTCAGAGATTGATAAGGTTTTAACTAATACATTCACTAAAATTTCTGATGCAGAAATAATGAGAATTCAAGTTAGTCTTTTAGAACTCATGGATCCTAGAGATAAAAATTTATCTAAGTTAGCACAATCTCTAATTAATTATCTTATAGTTAAAGATGGAATGCAATACAGATCAGGTTCATTTGTTAATGCTGTTCCAGCACATTTATTTGAAAACTTTATTGCTCATTTAGATAGAATACAAGATGTATTTAAAAAGCTTGAAGGAATAAATGAAATGACATCTGCAGAACGTATGGCATTAAAAGATGAATTATCTGATATATTTGGAGAAGATTTTAATAACTTTAGTTTAGATATGATAGACAATATGTTAACTCATATATCATCTAATGGTCATATAAAAAATAATTATCATAAGGATAGTTCAGATAAACCTGGTTCTCCTATTGTATTTACTAAACCTCAAGGTAAAAATCCTGCAAGATTGGTTATAGATTTAACTATGGGTACAGGTCTAGCAATACAACAAGATGAAAGTGATGTTTCAAATGTACCTGTAAAACTTATAACAGATAACGAATTAGTTAATGGTAATAGAGAAGAAATACGAAAATCTAACTTAGCTGAATCAGTTAAAGTTGAAGTTGTTAAAAATGGTGTGTCTCAATATAATAATATGTCTAAGTTTCCTTATATATTAAAGTATACTTATACAGTTGGTTACGGACGTCAAAAACAACAAATTACTAAGCTGTTTAAACTAAATAAAATATATAGCCCGTTAAATGATAAAGATACAGGTTCAAGAAATAACTTATTTAATGTTCTTGATTCAAATCAATTGGTGGGATATAGGGCTGAATATATAGATATAACAAATCAGCAAACAGGTTCTTCAGATCAATTTGCAGGAGGAGCTATAGCTGGAGCTTTACCATTTAACAATGTAGTAAAAGAAGATGCTAGTGAAGAAGTAAGTACAGATAAAGATAAAGGCAAGAAAAGTAAAGGAACTAAACCTAAAGGTAATTATGAAAATACAATGTCTTCTGTTAAAGCTACTGAAAATGGTGTTGAAGTTACAACTGTCAATGGAAATACACATAACAGTAATGAAGTAGATCTTAATAATGCTATGAACCAAGAAGGTGAAGTAGGAAGAGGGGGATCAGTTCTTGATCTAGAAGGAATGGTTGGTAAAGAAGAAGAATTACCTTCTTTTGAAGAAGCAATAAATATAGTTTCAGAGATGGAAGATACTATTAATGAAATTGCAATGCAACCTGATAATGTAGCTAAAGTACTTTCAGGAGAAAAAACTACTACATTAAGAACAAAAAATTTACCAAGTGGAGTGTATAATATTGGTGGACAATTATTTAATTTAACTAATAGAGGAAACTTAACAGTAGAAGAAGCAGGTGGTGTAGAAGCTATAACTAAATCAGAAGCATTTGCAAAAACAGGTCCTAAATTTTCATCAACAAAAAAATGGCTTGAAGGAGAAGGAAAACTATATGTATATGATATTACACCTGTTAGTGAAACTATTAATGAGGCTGAAGCAGCTTTTGCTGAAACATATGATAGTGAATCTGGTCAATTAGAAATAAACTTTGGTGATGAGGTTGGAGCATCAAGTAATAAGCTGGAAAAGTTTATGGAATTATGGGAAGAATTAGATGTAGAAGAACAAAAAAAAATAATCCAACATTATGAATTAACAGCAATTGATAATGATATAGTAATTAATATGTTAATGGATAAATCACCAAAAGAAGTAATAGAACGTTTGAAAAAATGTAGTTAAAAGAATATATTTGCATATGAAATGTTATAATAGAAATTCAGGAGAGTATCAAGAACTATACAAAAAGTATGGATCATATCTTAAGACAGACATGCTTATTGATGAATATCAAGCTGTTCATAAAACAGATATAATTCCTACTATACAAGACGTTGCACAATTACAAAAAACTAAAAGGACTCAATTCAGTTTAAAGAAAAAAGAACTTTCTAAAGCAATTATAGCAAATCTTAGAAACAAAGGGTATATACGTAAACGTAATGGTCAATGGTGGATAGTATCCAATAAACAATATGGATACAATGATTATGATTTTGATCCCGCTACATTTAGACGTAATGCAGAAGCTATCAAAGCTTATTTACGTTTATGGAATATTCCAAAAGAGTTTTTAATTCTTGAATTTGGTACAAGAAAAAAGTACCGTGGTTATGATAACAATCATCCATCATTAAGAGCTGCTGAAATTATTCAATGGGGAAGAATAGAATTTGATAAAGATGCTTTAACCCTAGAAGATACACTTCCAGAAATGAGAAGTAAAAATACAACACATATTAACATGCTTTTAGAACATTTGAAAAAAGTGTTTCCTCAAATTGGTATGGATATTGTAAGTGTTGCAGAAGCAAAAGAATATTATGAATCTTTACCTGCATCACAACAAATGGTTCCATTTTCTCAAATTAAAAGTTATATATATGATGGACGTGCTAAAATTATAAAAGGAAGAGTAACAGCTGAAACAGCTGTAGAAGAAGTATTACACCCTTTTGTAAATGCATTGATGATAGAAAATCCTGCTTTAACTAAAGCTTTATTAAAAGAAGCTGAAGAAAACTTTCCTGTTTTAGCTCAAGAAATAATAGAAGCATATAGTGATAAAAGAGGATTTACTAATAGAGACAGACAAAATGAATTACTTACACAAGCATTGTCTAGACATTTTAATGAAGAGTTTGAAGGGAAACCAACAAGAGGTTGGAGAGAAAAAATATTAGAACTATTACAATGGTTAGCAAAACATGTATCAGATATATGGAAATATGTATCAGGTAATGAGTTAGTACTTACTGCAGGAATGATAAATGAAAAAACATCAATGAGTGATCTTGCTAGATTATTAAATACAAAAGACTTACAATTTAAATTGGATGAAAGAGCTATTAAAAATGATGGTAAGATTCAATTTAAATTAAGTAAAAGATTACAAGATATCTTAGATAGAAGATTTGCAAATGCAACTGATGCACAAAACAAAACAAAAGAGAAACTTTTTCATCAAGGAAAGGTAAGTAAAGAAGAGATTGATATACTTTCTGCTACTGGTGTAAATCCTGTAGATGGAACTAAAACACCACTTACCATTCTAGATAAAGGAAAAGATAATAAACAACATGTATATAGAAATATAGCTACAGGAGATATAGGTACCTCTGTAACAAGTCTTATTAATGGGGAGTTTGTACAAGAATATCCTGTTGGACCTAATGAAACTTTAGATGATGTTTTAAATACATATGGTCTTAAGATGGAAGAGTTAATGCTTGCAAATAGAATGACAGAGCAAGAATTAAAACAAGCATTTAAAAAAGGAAAAAATAAAATTGGACGTATTCAAATTCCTAGAGGAAATGAATTTGCAATAAATAGAGAAATAGGTGAAGACTTTGATAACATTATGAACGGTTTAGCTGAAGGATTACCTTGGAATGAGATTAAAGAAGATATGACTTTTGAAAGAGTACCAGAAGCTTTAGCTGAAAAATTTTATAATCAAGTTTTAGATTTATTATACAATGAAGTAACAAGTACACCAAACTGGTTTTCAAGAGGTGCAATTGTAGTTCCACAAGTTGTAGTTTCAAATATAATTAATACAGGAGAACTTAATTCAAAAGGACAACCTATACATAGATTTGTAGCAGGAACTATAGATCTTTTGGTAATAAATGAAGACGGAAGTGTATTTCCTGTAGATCTTAAAACAAGTTGGACAAGTATATCTGATCCTGCATATAATAAAGGATATCCCGTAGGTCCTGGTAGTATACTTTATGATCCCAGTAAATCACAATCAGAACAAAGAAAACTTTCTAAAAAACAAAGACATGGTGCACAGGTAAATGTATATGGAAGACTATTAGAAAATTCTGGATATGATGTAAGGGGTAAACAAACAAATGCTGATCTTAGAGCTATTACATTTCATTTTCAAGTTAAATTAGATAAAAACAATGAAAAGTTAGTTGATTATAATTATGATGGAAGTAAGAATCATGTTCCTGGTCATTTTGATGATATAGCAGAAAAAATTGCACCATATCAAGTAGATAAAAAAAGACAAAAGCAAGTTCAATCAGAAAGTGTAGATCAGTATCTTGAAGAAGAAGACAATAGTAAACAACTAGCAGAAGAAGAAATAATTGCTTCAGATACATATCAAGCTATATTTGAAGTAATGGATCAGTTTCAGCAACACTTAATATCAAGAAGAAAAGCTGTTGATAGATTAAGAGAGTCTGTTAAACTAATGGGAACTAAAGCTCAAGAAATAGAGAAGATAGATTTTGCAATATCTGCTATAACTTTAGCAATGAGAGATGCAAAAGTTGATGTATTATATACTGAACTTCTTAGAGATGCTATAAAACAATTAGATAGCTTTTTAGAATATATAGATCCTGCAAGAGGAAATGCAACTCATCCAGAATTTATTTCTAAAGTTGTAAACTTTCAAAGAACATTAGAAGGATTTCAAGGTTTAACAAAACTTACAAAGAATGAAGGTTTAACTAATGAACAACTTAAATTAAAAGACACACTTCAAACAAAATTAACTGAGATAGCAGATGGAGGAGATTCTAAAATAAATTTAGCTATAGATGATTATGTTAGAACTCTTGTTAGAAATGAATCATCTAGAGATTTTGATGATCAAGATTTAGATCTATTGATGCGAAGAGGACAAGATATAGGAATGGCAATTTATTATACTGGTGATATGGCCACGCAAAGAGATACACTTCTTGCATTAATGGATAAAATATATAAAAGACAAAGACAAAAAGTAATTGATGCTGTAATCTTAAGAAACTCAGAAATAAAAAAAGCTGCATCTAAATTAGAAAAATTAAGCGGGGGAAAAGTTGATTATAGTTTTATGTTAAGTTATGATCCTGAAGGTAACTTTACAGGTAGATATGTTAAAGAAGTAGGACGTACATATTATGATAAACTAACCAAACTTAGAGAACAATTAACTGATATAGATGGTGTTTGGAAAGAGTATGTATATAATGCAGATACATCTTGGTATGGTACAAAAGAAGGTCAAGAAGCTTTAAAACGTAATAAAGAGATACATGCTGCTAGGCAAAAGTTGCGTGAGTTTATGCAACCTGAAAGAGTTATAGATGGTGTTCCACAAGATGGTTTAAATCATAAATATACTGCAGAGTTTAAAGAAGCTAGAGCAAAGTATCAAATTTTCAAACCTTATAAAGGAGGTAAAGGTGGAAGATGGGTTAAAGCAGATGGTATATCTAAAGAAGAATACCAACAGTTTTTATTAAAGTATTATGATACTGTAGATTATAGTAGAGCTATATATGATCAGCAAGGAAATTTTACAGGAATGGTTCAACCAGATAGTGATTATTTTCCAAAAAGAGAGTTTACAGAAATAAGAACTGATTCTACAATAGATGGTAAAAGTATAAAGGATGAAAAGTATGTAAAGCTTATGGAAACTGATCCTGCTGCTATGACAGAATTAGAAAAAGCACAAAAAGAATTTTATGAAATGTATATAAAACATTTTGAAAATGACTTATTACAGAAACTTCCTCCATCAGTTATGGATCAAATGATTGGAAGAGTGCCTACAATTAAAGATAATTTATATAATGATCTTAAAAAGAAAGGACCATTTTTTGTTAGGTTATGGGCAAAAATGACAAGAAGTATTAAGAACTTTTGGCAAACAACCTCAATTGCTAGAAAAGTTACTACAGATGAAAATGGTAATATAATAAATACTCTTCCTATTTATTATGTTGGTAAACCAAGAACAGAAAAAGAATTAGCTGATATTGAAGATGCAATAAATAAACTTGATGCTGAATATAAAGCGCTTGATGATCCTAAACCAAAAGATGAAGATGCCTATAGAACTAAAAGAGGTGAGCTTATAGAAAAAAGAATGTCTTTACAAACAAGACCTACTGTAAATGAACTTCAAATGGATATAGCAGACAGCCTTATGAGATTTAGTATGATGGCTGAAAACTATGAGATCATGGGTCAGATTGAAGATACTTTACATGCAATGCTTAAAGTTATTAAGCAAAGACAATATACTCCAGCTAGTGGTGAAAAATTAAGATCTATGGTTGGTGGTGTTATGAAAACTGTTGGTAGAAGAGCAACTGATGATTTAGAAGATCCTTTAATTGTTCAAAGAGCTAAGAAGTTTATGAAAATGGTTTATTATGATAATGATAAAACAACCAAAGATATGTTTGATAAATTATCAGATGCATTAATAAGTTATACATCTTTAACTTATGTAGGTTTTAATCCATTTGGTAACTTTAATAACTATATGGTTGGTAGAATGTCTAATTTTATAGAGACTGCTGGTGGTATGTATTATGATAGAAGAGCTGCTGGAAGAGCTATTATGGAGTTTAATAAAAGAGCAATACCAGATTTTATAAGATCTGTAGGTCATAGAACTTATTTAACTGAAAAATTAGGTATGGCTGCTGGACAATATGAAGACTATATACCTCAAAGTAAATATGAAGCAATGGTTGATTTCTTTAGAATGATGGATGCTAAAGCTGATATACGTGAAACAATAGGAAACAAAGGTAAAGATGGTGGTTGGGAAAGATTTAAAGGATGGGGTTATATGATACAGGATGCTGCAGAATATAATGTACAAACTAAAGTAGGTATGTCAATCCTTATGACAATAAGAGCTGTAAAGCTTGATGAAAATGGTGACATTGCAGAAGATATGTCTTTATATGATGCTCTTGATAATGATCCTCAAACTGGAGAAGTAAAATTAAAAGATGGTTTTACTCATATTCAAGAGTATAGAAATGGTAAATTAAGAACTAGAAAAAATAAAGAAGGAAAAGAAGTTGCTAGATTAAAGGAGTGGAATAATGATACTAGATATGATATTAGAAATAATATACGTGAAGTAAATAAACAAATACACGGTAACTATGCATATGAAGATAGAACTATAATGCAAACTATGGCTTTAGGTAGATTGGCAATGCAGTTTCATAAATGGGTTGCTCCAACTATTAAAGCTAGGTTTAGACCAGAATATTATGATGAAAACTTAGGATGGGTTGAAGGTAGATATTTAACAGGATGGAGTTTTATGAAATATGCTGTTACTAATTTAAGAGAAGGACGTAATGTGCTTAGAAATTGGAAAGCACAACAAGGTGCAAAAGGTGAATATAAAGTAAGAAATTTAAAAAGAAATATAGGAGATATAACTGTAGTATTAGCTTCAATATTCTTAAAGATAATTTTAACAGCTATGCTTAAAGGCGGAGATGCAGATGATGATGAGTCAGCATTACAAAGAAAATTAGAAAATGTTTTACTCTATCAATTAGATAGACAGAAACAAGAATTCATGATGTTCTGGCCTATATTAGGAGCTGAAGAATTATTTAAATTAAGTAAGTCCCCTTTCTCTTCATTAAGAACATTAGAAGAATTAGCTGAAGCTGGAGGTGTTACATTTAGTACTATAACTTTAGGTTTAACAAAATCTAAAGAAGATTTTTTAGCAGATAAAAGAGTTGTATATCAAAGAGGAAGTAGAACAGGACAATGGAAAATAAACAAAAATTGGATGGATGCTGTTCCACTATTATATGCTTTTGAAAAATGGAAAAAGTATATGGATCAACAAGATTTTCATGTTAAATAATTTAACATAAGCTTAACATAAAACTTACAGATAATTAACAAGAGTTTACTATCTTATTTATATGAAGATAGATGTAACTCCTATAATATATATACTGATGATGATATCAGTTTTTACATTAGGGATATGCCTGTAAACAAAAAAATTCTTAAAATAACTAAAGAAGAGTATGATAGACTTAGTAAAGAATATTCATACATTTTAGATTTATATATGTCAGATAATACATATTATGTTATTGGAACTTTTGAGGATCTTAAGAGTGTGGGTCTTGATCCTGGCGTTCCTTTTGTTTAAAAGGGCAATGCCTGCAGCCACTACCGCAACAATACCCCCTTTTACGGTGGTATGATGCGGTAAAGACTACCTTTCCTTTTTCATAATAGAATAGTTTATTTGACTTCACAAGCACCCCCAGCACACGCTAGCTCCCCAGTTAGATTAGTTTCATCATCTTGTTCAATAACCTTAGACAGATCAATGTCCATTAATGATTTAACCATTTGATCATATTGTCCTACATATATATCTTCAAACGGAGCTTGGGTATATGTACCACCATCATATGGAAGTACAGCTAGACCATTATAATGATCTCTGTTTTCCCACATCCAGTCACCAGCTAAATCCCAGTCTTCATCTTTTAAACTAATTGTAGCAGAAACATTATGAGTATTAGATCCAGATCTATGTCCAGTTTTCACCCATTCAGTTGCTACTTTCTTTACTCTTTCTAATAGTTGGAAAGCAGATTCAGTTCTTAAGATAGAGCCTTCCGGGGCCTTTTGGGGTATACTTATAACTGCTGTATCATGACCACGGAAGACACAATCTTCTACTAAATCAGGATGATTCTTAGCAAGATATCCATATATAGCTTCATTCTTTCCTACACGTATTCTTCTAATGTAGTAATCATTATGCCATGCATGAATACCGGAACTAGTCCCTAATGTTAATGATGTTGTACCAGCAGGTTTTACTGTTGTTGTTCTAGCAGCTCTTCTGATACCAATTAATTTAGCAACACGTGCATTTTCTTTCTTTACTACTTTAGCAGCAGCTTCCATATCATAACCAAGTATTCTACCAGATCCTATACCAGTCATAGATACACCAATTAATGCATCTTTTTCTGTAGTCTCTTGCCATACTGGTCTGAGATAGTGGAAGTTAGTATATCCTGCTTGAAGTGTTCCTATAAATGCAGCAGCCTTAACTCTTAACTCTAAGTCTTCTTGAGATTCAATGTTACTTACATTAACTTCACAAAGATTACAAAATTGAAAAGGACGTAAAGCAATCTCACAACAAGGATTGGTTCCCCAATCTTTATCATTGTTAAAGTAAATACCAGGTTCACCAGCTTTACTTAACTCAACTCTCTTCCATAGATCCATAAAGAAAGACTTAGTTATCTTATGTCTCATAAGCACTGCAGAGTTATTAGCTCTACCACGTTGTGGATTTAGTTCCCACCAAGCACCAGCTTTACAAGCAATCATTTCATTATCATCAGCACTAAATAAACTAATAAGAGCAGCACGCCTAATACCTCCAGCTAATACAGCATCAGCTATATGACAAACTATATCATGTACTTCTAAAGTACTAAGTTGATCACCATCTTCTTTACTATCTAATATACCAGTAACTTTTAATATACATTCTTTTAATGGCTGTGGACCAGGGGCTTTACCACCAGAAGTTACTAGTCTAGCGCCTTTTGGTCTAATGTCTGAATAGTCAAATACTATACGTGAACTCTTACCGTTTAAATAAGACTTCATTAGAATCTTAATAGCATCTGCCCAACCTTCAATAGAGTCACCAATTAAATAACGTCTTGTTCTTTTTGGATATGGTTTATTTATTAATGAAAGTTTATCAACGTGATGTCTTTGTACAGAGTAACCAACACCTGTTCCTCCAAGTAATAAGAACATAGTCTCAGCAAAAGCATCTATATGATCTATAGGAAGGTATGCACAGTTATATATTCTGTTAGGACTAATCTCAATTGGTTTACCACCAAACTGCATAGACCTCATAGAGGGCAAAACCTTTTTATCAAATACATATTCATATACACCTTTTATATCATCCTTAAGTTTAGGATATGATTTAATATGCATATTCATATTTCTAGTGACCAGTTCTTTCCAGGTCTCTCTTCTTTTTAATTCTGGATTATACCGTGCATATTTCATATGGACAGTAATATCACTTAGGATCTTGTTATTCAATTCCATGCTTTTGTTATTTAATAGTTAATAAAATGATAATACCTATGAGAAGTAGGTAATAATAATATAGTTAATTTTCCAGAAATAATCTGTGTGTTTTCCATTTTTAGTTGTTAAAGTTTTTTTGTATATTATAGTATATACTTTAGTATGCTAATATAATAAAAAATTTTAATATGGGAATAAATAAAACAAATGTACCTGGATCTTTTGAGAAACAGGTTATTGCTACTGACAAAACTACTAAAGCAGTTAGAAGAGGTCTGGGTGATTATGGTGCCAAGTTTGTTGGTGATGATGCTGTACATGTAGGTAAATGGTATGCTATTCAAGGTCTTCAATCAGCCGTTCTGGATGTTTCAGATTGTGAATTTAATGGTGTGGCTGGAAATTTAACTTCTGGTGATCAAGTAGATGTTAGTGCAGGAGATATAAAAATACCTGATGGTTGTACTATATTTCTTAATGCTAATAAACTATCATTAGTAACCGGAGGACACGCAATCTTTTATAGAAGACCTTAATATGCTTAATTTAGTTAATAGTCTTGGTATACAATCTGATGGTAGAATACAATATGATCCTGCCCAAATTGCTACACATGATAAAGATGCTAGTTTGACACTTACAGGATGGTTTGATTTTAATGATGGATCTACAATTTTTGAAGACACAGGAGGAACAGATGCTGCAGAAGATGGTGATAATATAGCACGAATAAATAATAAAGCTTATGATGGATTAGGAGCAAGTTCAGCATCAATAAATGAATTTGCATCTCAAGGAACTGCTGGTGCAAGACCTGTATGGACTGCCCCTAGTGGTCTTAATGCTGGTTATGCAACATTTGCTGATGATGTTTTAGAATCTAGTGTACTACAAGGAAATGCATCTACTGGCAGAATGGGTGGTGTTAATTTTAATCCTCAAGGGTTTACATTTATGGCAGTTGTAAAAGGTAATCCAACAGGTATAACCGGACCTGCTGAACCTATATTCACATTTACTGACCGAACTAGATCTGATTCAGGACTTGAGTATGGAGCATCTGCACTTGGAAATGATATTGTATTTAATTTTAATACTAAAATGAATACACCTTTTTCAACTAGTACCGTTAGACCTAATACTGATGTAACATGTATTACATTAACAGGTGGTACATCAACTAGTCCAACTAATAGTTTAAAGTGGTATATAGATGGTGATCTAGAAAACACTGATACAACAAATTACTCTGCATTTGGACGTGATTTAACTCAGAATGATCCTTCTGTTGGCTTTAATATAGGATGGTGTTTTAGTCTTAATAGGTCTGTTACTAAAGGTTGGAATGGAAGAATTTATGAAATTGTTATGTATGATAAGTGTTTAAGTGATTATCAACGGCATCAATTACATAGATATGTAGGAACAAAGTATGATATTAGTATGACAATATCTTAAAATATTTGTATATTATATTATGGAGTACTACATCTTTACAGTTATAATTACAGCACTAACAGTATTGTTTAGTACAGAGGCATGGAGGTATTATAAATCTAAATTAGATATTAACTACAATAAAGAATCTATGGCAGCTAAAAAAGAAAGAGAGTATACAAATAGTCTTGTAGAAAGAGTATGTAAGCTTGAAGATCTTTTGGGAGAAAGCTCTGCAGAAAAAGATTTTTTAAGAGAGAAAGTATTAGCATTAACAGAAGAGGTAGCAGGTTTAAGAGAAAGAGTTAAGTTTCTTGAAGCTGAAAATGAACGTTTAAAATTATTATAGTAATATGAATAACGAAATAGAAAAATACAATCAGAAAGAAAGAGCTGTTGCTAAAGCAACAAAAAATAATATGTTATTAAAAGCTGCTTTAATATTACAAAGCGAAAACAGTGAGTTAAAAGTTCAAAATGAATTACTTCAAACTAAAGTTAATAGAGGAAATTTAATTGCCGATGCTAGAAAAGTTAGCAATGTTAAAGCAAATCAAAGGAAAACACCCACACGTTATGGTGGATCAAGATAATTATTATGGCAAAAGAATTAAATGAAGACACAGGTTTTAAGGTAAGTATAAAAACACTTATAGGAATAGGGGTTGCAATGGCTACAGTTATTGGTATGTGGTTTGCACTTCAAGCAGACATTGAAGAAGCTAAAATGCTTCCAGAACCACCAGCACCAGATGTAACAAGAATGGAGTTTGATATGAAGGATAAAAATATACGTCTCACTATTGAGAATACTCAAGATGATGTGACAGAAATTAAAGAAGATTTAAGACGTATAGAAGACAAAATTGATGATTTAAAATGAAAAACCTAACATATATATTTTTACTATTTGCAGCTACAGTTAGTGCTCAAATAGAAGTTGTTCAATATAATGCGGGATGGAATTCTAGCAATGATGTTGAATGGGTAGAAGAACTTACAGATTGTGAAATAAATTATATTGATATAGCTGCTAAGCCAAAACAGCAAGCAAAAAATAAAATAGAAGTAGTTCCTACTATCATAATATTTGATGAAGGTGAGGAAATAGAAAGATTTCAAGCAGATATATCTTTTAGCATAAAAGCAACAAGAGAAGAAATACAAGAAATAATAGATGAATTAATTGTAAATAAATTTTAAAATGAGAAAATTTTTATGTAAATTATTGTATATAGTTAGTTTTAAAACTGTATGTTGGCACATCTGTAAAGAAGATAAGTGCTGTAAAGAAAAATAACCACAAGTTATAACTAGTTAATAAATTTAAAAAAAGAATAATATGGCTTCAATAAAGACAACTTTTTCTATTATTGGTACAGGTGCCTCTTCAACAAATCCAATTAGCATTACACCACAAGCTGCTACAATTACTGTAACAGATCCTGAAGAAACAGGAACATTAGATGTTAGTGCAACTGGAGTTTCTGGAGATGAACAGATTATAATTAATCCTACTGCTTCAGATAGTACAGCAATGGGTGCAACTGCTGCTGGTTCTTGGGTTTACTTAAGAAACGGTGCTACAACTGGTTCATCTTTACTAAAGGTTCAAGCTTACTTAAAAGCAGCTGAGCAAGCAGGTGGAGCAGCAGCTATGTGGGTTACAATATGTTCACTTAAACCAGGTGAATTTATGTGGTATAGCCCAGTTAATGTTACTGATGGTGGAACAGATATAAAAAGAGGTTGTAAGGTAGTTAATTCAACTGCTACTGCGACAACTTGTGAATTCGCAAGGTTTAATAGATAATTTTAAAAAATAATAATAATGGCAAATTTAATATGTACATTTACCGCTCAAGAAACAAGTCTGGGACCTGATAAAGTAACTATTAGTGAGTTAAATAAAAGTTTTGTTGTAGAAACTCCTACTATTTCAGCTGGTGCTACCGTTGCTGCAGGTGTAACTAAAACAATTTTTACTGCTCCAACTAAGGATGCTTATATGTTCCTTAAAATGACAGGTGATAGTGGAGACACCGGTTGTGTTGTTGATGTTAATGCTCAGCCCGCTGCTACATTAAGACATAATGATTTTTGTTTTTTCAGAGTTCCTGGTGGTTTAGCAGTAACTGTTGAAAATAAAGCAGGATCTACTTCTACTATTGAGTGGTCAACTTGGGAATGTGAGACTCAAGTAGCACGATAATACTAATCTACAATGAAGTCCTTTATAAGACATAGTCTAATATGGATTGTGTTATTCCTGTGTTCTACAGTGAATGCTCAATCCATAGACTCTTGGATAGAGATAGAATTTCAATTTGATAATTATGCAGAAGAAGTATCATGGAGTTTATATAATTCCACTGATACTATTTCTATTGATACAGGTTTTTACACAGCAGGTCAACCTAATGCATATGAATTTATAGAATTAGATTCAGGAGATTATACATTTCAATTAATGGATTCATGGGGTGATGGTTTATCATGGCCTCAAGATGGTTATTGTTTAATATCCAACGAGTGTCAAGATACTCTATTTTATGCATCAGGTAATTATGGTTTAGGTTTAATTGAATCTCTTACAATTGCTCCATGTGCTCCTCCAGAGCCTGCAGTAATTGATTGTATGGATGAAAACGCAACAAATTATAATTCAGATGCTGATGTAAATGATCAGTCTTTATGTGAATATCCACCATGTGAAGGTTGGGGTGAACCTTTTGTAGATCAGATATGTGATGGTGGTCAAGCACTTCTTTATTGGAATTGGGAAGCTTCAGATAATCCTAATTGCAATGTAATTCAAATAACTTATAGCGGTGAAAATACTAACTCTTATAACTTTGATGTTAATATAGACAATGGTATATGGGGTGTTTATACTGGCAATGGTCAGATGCCTCCTAATTGGGAAGAAGAATATTCATTCCAAGCAATGTTTGCTGATAGTACTATGTCAGATACTTTAACGTATACACCATATCCGTGTACACAAGGATGTACAAATGATGATGCTCCTAATTATAATCCATGGGCTACAGTAGACGATGGGTCATGTGGAGGTCAAGCATGTGATGTAGGATATACTTCTATAACAATAGATATAACTTTAGATAATTGGCCAAGTGAAACAGGTTGGTCATTAATTAGTGGTGGTGTAATAGATGAACACATTGATGGAGATTATAATTATCAAGATATAGGTCAAACATTTTCATATTCTTACTGTGTAATGGAAGCCGGATTTGAATTTATTATATCAGATACATATGGTGATGGTTTAGCTGGTTCAACTACAGGCGGAGATCTGGATGGAGATGTTCTTATTAGAGGTTGTAATGGAGATACAATAACTCAATTATCTAACGGTAATTGGTTAAACGCAGCTCAAGAAAATGTAGGTGTTGGTTTTGGTAGTGTAGCATATTCAGGATGGCAACAAGCTATTATATGTGAAACAAATGATGTTGCAGGATGTACTAATCCAATATATCAAGAATTTAATCCAGAAGCTGTTATAGATGACGGCTCATGTGTTACAGAACATATATATGGTTGTATAAATGAAAATGCATTTAACTATGATGAAAATGCAACAGCAATGGATATATATCCTAACTGTAATTATGAACTGTGGATAGGAGATGCAGCTGCTGATGGTTGGGGTAATTCATTCTTAGGAGTTGTACAAGGTGACAATCAATGGACATTTACAATGGGTCCAGGAGAATATGAACAAACTTTTCCTATTTGGTTAGAGACAGATAAACCTGTAAAAATATTTTACTTTGAGGTAGGTGGAGCACAAACTCCTCCAGAAGAAGTGGCTTTTCAAACACTACATAATTCGTTTAAATTAACTAATGCTGATGATGTTATATTAATGTATGAAGGATGGAATCCTTTTGCAAACAATGGTCAAGGTGCACTTCAAGCTTTTGAACCTCCATTCTTTCAAACATATCAAGCAATGCCTTTCTGTGGTACACTTTGTATCCCTACAGTGGAAGGTTGTTTAGATGCTACAGCACTAAACTATAATGAAGAAGCTAATACAGATGACGGTAGTTGTATAGAGATTATAGAAGGTTGTACTAATGAATTAGCTTTTAACTATGATGAAGAAGCTAACTATGATGACGGGTCATGTGAAGCTGTAGTTGTTGGATGCATGGATGAGATAGCATGGAACTACAATGAGGATGCTAATACAGATGGTGGTGATTGTATATACTTAGGTTGTACTGATTCTTCAGCATGTAATTTTAATCCAAATGCAAATGCAGATAGTGGAGGGTGTACTTATGCTGATCAGTATTATAACTGCAGTGATGTATGTATAAATGATGCTGACTCAGATGGAATTTGTGATGAACTTGAAATACTAGGATGTACTAGTGTAGCTGCTATTAACTATATGCCGGAAGCAACTGATGATGATGGTAGTTGTGTTGGTATAGTATATGGCTGTACAGACCCTACTGCTTTTAATTATGACGCTACAGCTAATACAGACAATGGTTCATGTGTGCCTGTAATATACGGGTGTATAGATAGTACAGCATTTAACTATGATCCAGCTGCTAATACAGATAATGGAACTTGTGTAGAATTTGTATACGGTTGTACTGATACTACAGCTCTTAACTTTGATCCATTAGCAAATACATTAGATAACTCTTGTTGTTATCTTGGAGGATGTATGGATTCTACTGCATTAAACTATGATGAAGATGCTTGTTTTGATGATGGTAGTTGTATAGTTATAATAGAAGGATGTGCAGATCCTAATGCATACAACTATAATCCGCTAGTTAATTTACCAGACAATAGTACGTGTCTTTATGATGCAGGTTGTTATAGTGGACCTGGTGAACCTTATTGGTTAAATGATCCTTGCTATGCTTGGGTTATAGATATAGATAGTTATTGTTGTACAGAAATTTGGGATGAGACTTGTCAGTCTATGTATAACTATTGTGAAGATGGCTGGCCTGTTGATTTAGATGAATTATCAGGTAGTGATATAATTGTATACCCTAATCCTACAGCAAATACATTTACTATAGAAACAAGATTAGATATTGATGTAGAACTATATAATATAGTAGGAGAACTTATAGAAACAGATAATATTAAAAGAATAGATATATCAGATTATCCTGATGGAATATATAATTTGATTATTACATATGATAAAATAAGAATAACAAAAAAAATAATTAAACTATGAAATATTTAGCAGCATTGTGGGTTTTAGTAATTGTAGGTTGCGGATTATTTAATCCTGCAAAATATAATCCTAATCCAAGACCAGTAGTAGAAGAGTGTTGTGCTAAAGATTCAATAAGAATTGATACAATAAGATTAACAAATGGTGTTGATCATATTATTATGTTAGATACAGTAAAAATTAAATAAAATTTAAAATTATGCCACAAGGAAAAGGAACTTATGGGTCTCAAGTAGGTAGACCAAGAAAAACACAAAAAGGAGGTGCTTCTTGTTCATTAAAAGTTAAAGGTGTAAACATTTGTTCATTAACCAAAAGACAACAAACTTCATTGCAAAAACATGCAGAACATCATACTAAAAAACATATTCAAGCTATGGTAAACGCAATGAACAATGGTGCTAGTTTTACTCAATCACATAAAGATGCAATGCAAAAAGTAGGAAAATGAGAATAATTTTATACATATTATTACTTTTATCATTTACGATAAATGCACAAGAAGAAAGTAAATTTAAAAAAGAACTTAAAAAAACTTTTAAATTTTCTACATTCTATGCTGCAGTAAATGGTGGTACTTCTATTTCAGATCAAAATGTATATTCTGTATTAGATCAACTTCAAACCGATGTAATAGAAACTCCATTTGATTACGCACTAACTCTAGGTGTAAGAAAGATACAAAGATTTGGATACGAAAACAAGGCTAACACATTCAAAGACGGTACAGAAACTTCATACTCTGATGCCGCTACAATAGGACGAACTAAAGGATTTGAGTTTTTATTTGAGATGGATTACCAAAGAAGATTTGGTGATACATATATAGATCAGAATCACTTTCTACGATACTTAGCAGATAAATGGGTTGTTAAGGTGGAGTATTTACAAGATGGCTTTGCTGATGTAGAATACATGGAAGCATCACAACGATATAGACAAAAGATAGGTAAGAGATTTTCACTTACTGCAGGGACAGCACAAAGGATCTCCGAACCTTATGGATTTGATCCGTTAGCTCAGTGGTTGTTATCCAACGGGAACTTACACTACACAAACCTTGCTTTAGAGGAAGGCTACTCAATTGGTTTTGCACCAACAGGAATAGAATACTTAGACCCTAGTGGAGCGGTCGTGGCTACAAGCAGTGAAGTTTGGGAAGAGGTGGTAATACCGCAAATGCTTGATGACTATGTTAAAGCAAGTAAAGATGCATTACCAGTACAATGGTGTCACTCTTTAGTAATTGGCTTTGACTATTATTACTATACAAAAAAGATCTGGTTACACTCATGGGGTAATGTGCTTCCTGTTCATCTTAACACAGGAGGAGAATACTCATATCACAATTTTAATAATGGTAATTGGATAGATTATTCTGGTGGTTTAATATTTGGATATAAGATCAATAAGAACTTAGGTATCTTTGTTGAGGGTAAATATAACAAATATTGGAATAGAAACTGGCATGATTTCAAGTTTGGAATAAATTATATTATTCTTTAGATTTTCCTATTTTTTTTGTATATTATTATATAACCAAAACCGTAAACATATGAACTGGATAAACAGTTGGCGTGAAGGTAACAAAAAGAATATTGTTGATTTCACAGTAAGATTTGGGGTATTTACCCTATTTGAATTAAAATGGAACCCTGGTGTAAACTTTAGGTTCTTAATATTAAACTTTGGATTTGAAATATAATGTGTCCTTGTCCAATATGTATAATAGCAGCAGTTTTTGCTGTTGTTACAGTAAAATTAATTAAAAAGTAATATAAATGGCAACATTAAACACAACAGTTAAATTAGAGACATCTTCTTCAGTAGCAGGTGTGTTAAAATTAGATTTTACTAATACACAACCTTTTACAATTGGAGATGTTGCTGGTGATGATCTTACTGTTAATGCATTAACTTCTCTTGTAGCAACTGGATATGGTGCTACAGCTTATGTTTATGTAGTGAATACAGCAAGTGATGCTGCACATACAATAGCATTAATGACTGATGCTGGTGTACAATGGGGTACTTTAGAAGCCGGTGAATGGGGATTTTTTGCAATTCCTAATGGAACAGGATTTAAAGTACAAGCTGATGCTGGAGTACCTGTGCTTAATTATGTTATAATGAAAAAAGCATAAACCAATGTTTAAAGGATTAAAAAATATAAAAGTCACTGATACGAGAACTCAGATGACTTTTTGTGCAAGTTGTAAAACTTGTCCAGCTATAGATATCTCAACTGAATCTGACAAAGTAATTGTTGGAGGTGATGATGAAGGATATACTGAATTTACAAAAGATCAATTTGCTCTTTTTGTAAAGACAGTTAAAGCTGGAACTTATGATAAATATTTACCAGAAGAAGGAGCAGATCTTAATGAGGACGTTCCTTTTGGAGACTAATTTAAAAATAAAAAGTTATGCCACAATTAGGAAATAAAAAATATTCATATGACGCAGATGGAATGCGTGAATATATAAAAGATAAAAATGCTATATCTAAAGCTATGTATGGTAGATCTCATTTTCCAATAGATGAAGCTAAAAATGGTGGTGATGATAAGAAATATAAAAAAGGTGATGATATTTTAGAGCACCTTAATATACATAGTTCAGATAGAACAGATAAAGGTGGTAAACCTGGTGATATAGATGGGGACGGTATTCCTGAAAACTATGTAGATAGTGATAAAAGAAAAGGTAATTTAAAACAAACTGGTTGGAGAAGATATCTAGATAAAAATGCTGGTGTTGATTTAGAATTACTTGCAGATGATTTAAAAACAGGAAACTATAAAGGTAAAAGAGAGGGTCATAAATCTGCTCTTGATAAATATTTTGGATTTTTTAATAAGCAGACAGCAAAGGTGTTTAATGCAATAGATAAAATGCAAAATAAACCTCCAAAATATTCTAATGAAGAAATAGAAAACATGACTGGTGGTCTTTCAGGAGAAGGTTTAGGAAGACAGTTTTTAAGTAATGGTGGCCGAGTCAAAGGAATAAATGGTGCAAAAAATATGAACGTTCCTGGAATGATAAAGGGAACGTTTAACGGTAAATAGTAATTAATTAATTTTAAAAATAAATAGTCATGGCAAATGGTGTAACAAAAATGAGTAAAACAGACGATAAATCTAAAAAAAAGAAAACTAGATTTACAGGTCAAGGTAATAAAGGTGGAAAAGGTAAATTTAAAACTACTAAAGAATCTGGACAACAAGGTATAAATAAAGCAGGGTTTTTAGGACCTTTAAATCCTTTTAGAAAGAAAATTAAAAATGAAGACGGTTCAACAACTACTTATAACAGAATTACCGGTAAGAAAATAAAAACAAAAGGTAAAGATGCAGATGGTAATACTTATAAAATAAAGTATAAAGGTAAAGATGGTAATATATCTAAGATCAAACAAAAAGATTCTAAAGTAAAGTATGACAAGAAAACAGGTAATATTAGAAAAACAAAAGTTACTGTTAGAGATGAAGATGGTAAAAGAACTGGTACTGAAAAAAATAAATTTGATAAAGACGGAAATCTTAAAAAATACAAAAAAACAAGAGGAATTTTTAAAAGATCTGAAAAAATTAAGTTTAAAAAAGATGATGAAACTGGTGCTAATATAATCAGAAAACAAAAAAATGTTAAAGCTAAAACAGGTCCAGGAGGTCAAATGACTGGTGATTTAGAAAGCTCTCCGGGTTACAAGTATAAAGTTAAAAAGAAAGGTGACGGTATACAAGTAAAAGAAAAAGGTGTTGATGTAGAAACTGGATGGGGTACTACTAAAAAAGGTACTAAGAAAACACGATATGATGCTGATGGCAATCAAATAAGTGTTAAGACTAGACCAGGTGGTCTTCATACATCTACAACAAAAAAAGGTGATGGAAGTAAGTTTGAACCTAAAGGAAACTTTAGTGATGTACAATCACCTGAGACTCAAACTGAAACTCAAACTGAGACTCAGAATCAAACTGATACAAACACTGATACAAATACAAATACTGATACAAATACAGATACTAAAAAAGACTCTACTTATGGAAGTAAGCGAGCTGAATATGCTGGTCAAAATATATCAGATGCACAGTTTGTTGAAAAAGATGGTAAGAAAAATCTTAGATCTTATAAAGAAGTTTGGAAGACTGATAAAGCTACTAGAGATAAGTATGGTAACAAGTATGATGACTATGTTAAAGATGCTGAATCTTACTGGAAGAAAAAAGGACTTAGTAGAGGTGGTGAAAGACGTTTAGGCGGGGCTATAACAGGTCAAGCTAGATATGGTGGATCTATGGGACCACAAGGTATATTATAATGGTTGGTGTTTTACTAGCACGTTTATTGGGGAAGCCTTACATAAAAAGTCAGGTTCCCCCTCCTACAAAATATCAAGCTCCTGTGGGGCGAGATAATTACCTAGGAATAGGTACTATGAAAATAAAAAAGGGTGGTAGTATATGTAGATCTGGTTGTGCTGTAGGACCTAATAATGTTTTATAATATGGATGAGAAAAAATTACAAATGTATATGAAGATGATCCTGCAAGGGAACATTCCTTTTGCTCCACCTAAAAGTCCTGAATGGGAGATGGCTGAAAAGACAATCTTTAAACAACAGGAAGGTGAAAAGAAAAATTTAGATCTAAAACTTGATACAGAACAGCTTACTAATAAAGCAGATTCTTTATTTAAAGTAGTGACAAATGAATTAAAAAAGATTAATATTGATAATGGCGGGTGTTTTCCTGGTAAAATAGATATTAAAGATGGTACAAGGTTTCCTGGAGGATGTTTTCCAAGTACTAAAAGTACAAAACCTTTAGGCGGCATAATTATAGCCAAAAAAAGAGGAGGCGCAGTAGGGCGCAATGGGGTTTTATAAACTAAAAATTAAAATATGGGAGTATTAAATAAATTATTCTCTGGAGGAGCTAGTAAACTAGTTGAATCAGTAGGTGGTGTTATAGATAATTTAGTGACGACAGATGAGGAAAAGCTTGATGCAAAGAGAAAGCTAAAAGAACTAATCATGAACCATGAGGTTCAGATGGAAAAAAATATAACTGACCGTTGGACTGCAGATATGAATTCTGACAGTTGGTTAAGTAAAAATGTAAGACCTATGGTCCTCATTTTTTTAATTGTTTGTACTATGATATTAATCTTTATTGATGCTGGTACAATTAAATTTGAAGTAGAAGAAAAATGGACAGATTTATTACAGTTAGTACTGATCACTGTAATAGGTGCTTATTTTGGAGGAAGATCAGTAGAAAAGTTTAATAAAAAAAAGAAATAGTTATGCCTAATAATTTAAAAAAAGCTGGTATTAAATATAAAAAAGGTAAAGAAGTTTATAATAATGGCGGTGGTAATCCAAATATTCAACCTACAGCTACAGATACATTACAAGCTTATATGCATCAAGTAGTACCAGGCTCTGTTTCAGGACAAGTAGATAATCTTAAGTCAGGTTTAATGGATGATGCTAAAAAATCACATGATTTAACAGGTGATATGACTTATCAAGATTTTAAGGATGCTGCAGACCGTTTGGGTCTTAACACTAGAACAGATGTAATGAAGCATTTAACAGGTAAAACTCCAGATGATTTACATTGGACTAAAAGGGGTTTACTCAAAAGTATAGTTGACATGGATAAAAGTTTAAGAACAGGTGGTGCTACACCAGGTAGTCCTGTATATGCAGCTAAAAATAGTACTTATAAAGGTGGACCAGCACCTGGAATGATTAATGGAACTTTTAAATAATATATACCATGGATGAAGAACAAATAAAAATGCTCCAAGAGCTACATAATAAAAAAACAGAAGATAAGTTTAAGGATCCAGATGGTAACATGGGAAATTCTGGAACTTTACGAGAAAGATTAGATTCAATTTCTAACAGTGCAGATGTAAACAAAGCAGATGAATGGTGGAAAAAAATACAGCATGGAAATGACGATCCTAAAGGTCCAGGAAATTTAAAAGATGATCATGGTGATATGTATGACAAATCAAAAATTAAAACTAATCCTGCTTTAGATTATCTTTTAAAAAATAAAGAGTCTGTTGAAGGAGTTGGTGGATGGAAAGGTAAATCAGTTCCTGGTATGATAAAAGGAAGACATAAATAATGGCAAAAGGAAATACATTTACTTTTAGAGGTAGTCACAGTAAAAAAAGACGTGGTGTTCATTCTAAGAATGCTAGCAGGTCTCAAAATGCATATAAAAAAGTATATAGAGGACAAGGAAGATAAAAAAAGAGGAGACTATTGATCTCCTCTTTCTTTTATAAGTCCCTCAAGAATTATAAGATAGTTTATGGCATCTCCTATTTTTTCTTCTAACAGCTCATCTGTTGGGACCTCACCCGGGAGTTTACTTATAATGGTTTTAATACATTCTAAATGTTTACAAGCATATTCCCATGCTACACCTTCTGGTGTATCGTGAAAAGAAAAACCCACTCCTTCTCTAAATGATTTGAATACATCCATAATGTTGGCATATTCTGTCATTTTTGTAGAATAAGTTTCTCTAGTTTTATCAAACCTATATTCCAGTAGTTTCTTGAATTCTTGGATCTTCATGATTAAAATCTGGTTCTTGATGAATATCTACAATATTCTCTGGTATAATAATGTTAACATTAGGATTTTCTCCTATGTTGTTTAAATTAAATTTTGGTTTTAACATGTTTAAAAAATTAATGATTAATAAATATGTTAAAAGAAATAACTATACCAGGAAAATGGAAGTAAACACTGGTATAGTTACTTCCTTTAACTAATTCCTGTGCTTCCAAATCCACCACTTCCTCTTTCAGTTTCATCAAGAGAATCAACATCTTCAAAATATGCTTGCTCATATTCAGCAATCACCATTTGAGCTATTCTGTCTCCTTTTTTAACTTCAAAGTCTTTTGTAGATAAGTTAGCTAATATTATTTTTATTTCTCCTATATAATCAGAATCTATTGTTCCAGGAGCATTAAGAACAATGATTTGGTTTTTAGCAGTTAAACCACTACGTGATCTAATTTGTGCTTCATAACCATTAGGTAACTTAATGTGTATTCCAGTACCTATAATTTCAGAAGCTCCACTTTTAACAGTGATCTTCTCATTTGATCTAATATCCATTCCAGCTGAACCACTTGTTTCATAACTAGGATTAGGATTTTTAGATTTGTTTATAATTTGTATTTTTGGTCTAAACCAAGTCCATAATTCAAAGTTTCCCATAACACTTATACATTAGTTTTGATACTTTTTCTTCTAAATATTCAACAATACTTATTGCAGTTGTAAACCATAGAAGAAGTGCCCATATAACGATCATAATTAATAGTAGAATTACTCCTAATATTGATTTGATGCAATTTAATAAAAATTTTCCTATTTTATTCATAATTTAAAATATATATCTAATTTTATTCCAAGGTATTACATTATCATGTACTTTTGTAAATGATTCTATAAATCCTTGCTTTAATACTCTTTTATATCTAATATTTTTTCCTCCATATTGTGAGGTTTTTTCTTCTTGTATATCTGGTTGCCATAGATCTTTTTCTGTATGTGGATGATTTAATAAATTTCTATAATGTTTGCTTTCATTGTGTGTTAAAAATATACATTCTGCTAATACATTTTCTTCATCTCTAACATTATTATTAATTAAAGCAAATAGCTCTTCATAATCATCTAACCAACCATCATATACGATAATAGGACTAAAATTAAGATGCACTTCATAACCTGCTTTTTTAAATTCATCTATTGCTTGTATTCTTTCTAATATAGTAGAGGTATTTGGTTCATGTATTTGTCTTTTGTGTTCAGGCATTAGACTAAATCTAATCCTTACTTTTTGTTGAGGGTCATATTTAAGTAATTCTGGATTAACATATTTAGTTGCAAAACTTGCCATTGCTTTATCATGATGTTTAAAGAAATTAAATATTCTTTTCCATTCATGATATTTAGCATGAAGAGCAAAGTCTTCATTACAACTTATGTCATAAGTAATATATTTTGGATGTGTTTGATTTGGTTTTTCTACTTCTAATTGTGCAAATATAGCATGGTTATTTATTTCTGTTAAAATTTGATTTGTGTTTTTAGCTATAGATAATCCTTCAGATTTATGCCTTTTCATATAGCAATATGAGCACTCATATAAACACCCCCAGCCAAAACTAGGAGATATAAAGTCTGTAGATCTACCCGAAGGTCTAATCTTCAGACTTTTTCTAATATCTCTTGTAATTACTGTCATATTTTGAACTCTTCAAAAGTATCATATTCTTGTGCTTCTATATCAGCATCAAAATCTGATCCTTTAATAGCACGACTAAATACTCCAGCAGCATCTACAGAACTAGGTAATGTATAAGTACCATCTGCATTCCAAGTTTTGTCTCTTTTATGTAAACCGGATTGACTTAATAATTCTGCAGTCATAAACTCATGAAACTTAACTTGATCACTCATCCATGTTCTTGGGTGAGATTTCTTAAAAGCATGTGTAACATGATTGTAAAATGTCCACGCATTATTAAGATCAGCTTTATAATCATAAGATGGTTCTTTCATTTCTGCTTTAATAATAGAAACTTGTGATGCATCAATAATTTCTTCATCTAAAAATAATCTGCCCACTAATTCAGCTTGACTTTTTTTAGGTAAGAATAGTTTTCTCATTTCATTCTTATCTTGAATTAACTTAGTATAATACTTATTAGCTGATTTAATTTGTGAGCTTATCTGAGTATGAATATCATGATCTGCCTTACCTGTATGCTTTCTAGCATAGTTTGCCATGTCTCCACATAACATACCATTGCTGCATACATTTACAAAAGCTCCTACAGCACATTGAAATCTTGTACTTTTATCATAAGAGTTTGTCCAAGCAAACATCATTCCCATTTCTTCATCTATATTAGAAGCAAGGTGATATACTCCTTGTGCTACTTTAGCATTCATATTTGCTCTGTAAAGTTCTTTTGTGATTATAAAACCACTTTTGTCTAATAGAGTTTTAGTAACATCTATAACATCTTTATGAGGAATAACTGTGTAAGTTTTTCCATGATTAGGTAGTGGTGCTCCCACTAAAAAATCTTTTGTAGTAGTTGTTGGTCTTGTGTATCCCATTTTATTTAGTTTTAGTTGCCAATGGGAGCCGTGCACGAATGAAGTGTAAAATCTTTATTACACGACCTTTGGCTCCCCCTGGACTTATTGCAAATATAATAATAAATTCTATTCAAACAATAATAATTGGTTACTTTTTACACCAATTATGTTATTTATTTCTTTCTCAATTGCATTAAGATAATATTTCTCATTAATGTCATAGTCTGACCATTTTTTATTTTCTATTTTATTCATTACAGTTTGAACCCATTGCCCAGACTCTAATTGAATTTCTCTTTGATCATTTTTATTTATTTTTACAATCTTACAACCTTTATTTGAAATATAATATCTATTTATTTTTTGTAATTCATCTTGTTTTGCAACTTGATTTTCAACATATATAGCATGTTGTCTCCATGCTCCTTTAGATTTAGCTCCTATACAATAATCAAGAATGTTTCTATTATGTTTTAATGTATGTTCTGGTAAAGTTCCATCAACAAAGTATGCATACAATGCTTTTGGAATGATCAGTTTAGATTTGTTTTTATGAAGAGCTAACCCTTCAAATTCAAATCTACCTTTACATTTAGCTTTACCATTACTATCTACTGCTATATAATTATTAACATCAGCTAATACTAGTTTACTATATTGATCATGTTCAAGATTAAGACCAGTTATTTCTTCCCATTCTTTACATACTTCCATATATTGAGGTATGTATTCCCTAGGTATTATAGTCTCAACACCATCAGTATTTTGCATTAAAGCAACAGCATCTGGTATCTTTGTCATAATCATTTCATATAACATCATCAATGTAAGTTGACCATTAACGGTAATAAACATAGTAAATTGTGGATCATATAGAAAAGAGTTTTTATCATTACTCAACCCATAAGTTGAATTCAAGATAATTTTATATACATAGTTCATTGGATCACTCTTTGGTATCTTCTTTCTTTCATCAAAGAACCATTTGTATAATTCACAAAACTTTTCTTTAGGTATATGAGCCGGTGCATATTTGTTAACAATAGCTAAATTAGGATAGAAACTAGTAACATCTGACGACATTATAACTCTCTCATTATCAGACTCATATATTCCAGCTTTAGTAGCACCATGAGCACCACCCAATCCAAAGTCAGTTTTTACACCTTTATATTTTACAGAAGATTTAAACCCTCCTTTAGTATAATTAGGATTTACTTCTACTGTTCTAAACTTTTCTAATAAAGTTTTAAATTCAGGTGTCTCAAATTTAACATAGTCTAGTATAAGATCATTTACCTTAATTACATTTCTAAAAGTTCTTAACTTTTTAACTTCATATTTTGGCATGTCCAACTCTCTGCTAAGATAATAAGCAAAAATTTCTTTACTTATTCTTGGTTCAGATGCACTAAACAAGTTAATATTATATTTTTCAGTTAAGTTCTTTCTTAATGCAATTAAAGGTTTACATCTATTAAAGATCTCTTTAGTTGCTTCCACATCATTAATACAATATTCAATAACTAGATCTAACTGATCTTGTGTATTTATTTCTGTTTCATGATGTATAGGCATATCTAAGATATTATCCCAGTCCATAGTATATTCTATCCACTTAAGACTAGATCTTTTAGCCATGTTATCCCAATGGTTTAATTTAAACACATCTATTTGTTTAATAGACATATGCCATTCAGGAAATTCTTGAAATTCATGAGCATTACTTTTTTCTATACATTTTTGTGCATAGTGATAAATTTCTTCAGCTATTTCTTCACCAGACATAAGTTTTAAATTGCCATAATCTTTTATTATATAGTGAGTGATTTGTGCATCAAATGCTAATCCATTATAGGATATATGCCACTCTTTATTTTCAATATTTTCTTTTAGAAACTCAATAAATGATGTAAAATCATTGCGTTGTTTACACATTGCAAAAATTTTAGTCTCTTCAGTTTTATAGTGTTTAAATACACCAACAAAACAATTCACTAGAGTTTCATAATCCATTACCCAGTGATTCATAATAATTTAATTTAAAAAAAAGGGAGCTGTCACACAAACCAGCTCCCTTACAAATGAAAACATTTAATCAAATTTGAGGCTTGATCAGACCTAAGCTTTTGGCATTTCTTTAACAATACCTGGTTTTTCTGGAACAAAAAGTTTTTTATCATCTTCTTCTTCCATTGCTCCATCAATTATAGAGTCATAATCAAATTCTTTTGCATTAACTGCAAATGATTCAATAAAACCTTTAATTTCTTCAGGAGTTATAATATAGAATTCAGAAAACGTATCAACTAATCTTCTTTCTTCTTTTATTTGTTTACCATTTTTTCTTGCACTAACATTTTTTACATAAACAGCATCTCCATTATCATCTAGTTTAGGAACCATATGATAACTTTGCTTCATTATTTTAGTGATAACAGCAAGAATTTTGTCATTTACTGAGAATATACATTCTACATATGGACAATCTTGTGTAATAGGAATCATTTTAAATGATTTTGCTACACCTTGAAAGTCAACTGAGTTTATTAAGATCATGTTTTTACCCGCCATAGTTTTGTGTTTTAAAATTTAGTCAAATATATAATAATTATTTAAATAATTCAACTTCAATCATTTTTTTTGTAAAATTCTCTTCTTTTAAGTCTGGTTTATCACACAGTTCTCCTACTTCTACAAGTATTTCTATTGGTATATTTAATATTTCTGAATATGTTTCATAAAAATGTTCAGGATATAAATAACTTTCAACATAATCTGTTATAGTTCCGATCTTACCAAAGAAATTTAATATTTTTATTTTTGTTCCTTCAGTAAATTTAGAATATTTTCCTTCTTTAAATTTTATTAAATCTTTTTTTAAGTGGGAAAAGTTAAATACAAAAAGATGCATTTCATTATTTATTTTATGATATTGTTCATATTTTGAATGACATGTTATATGAAGTTCTTTAAAAACTTCAAATTGTTTTAATGTTTGTTCACATTGGGTATCTATTGAATATAGACATAAGAATTTGTTCTCATTCAAATTCATATTATCCCAAGATATATATGTTTGAATAGGAACAAATCTTATACCCTTTCTAATCCCTAATAAGGGATATAAGAAAACTTTACTTTTTTGAAAATATTCTTTATAAATTTGTTTCATAAGATTACATTACCATTAGCAAATACATATGGCAGATCATATTTTCTTTCACTGTAATGATAGTTGGCTTCTGTTAATGCTTCTCTTAGACTATTTATCCATTTTATTTGTGTTTCTTCCGATACAGGAAAGACATAGACCTGGTCATACTTGTCTATCACAACAAATTTAAAAATAATTTTGTAATTCTGTTGGTTTTCATCAACATTTTTTATTACAAGTAGTGAATATATGGCTGCTTGGAGCCAATAATTATAAAAATCCACTGTTTCAGCAAAGTTTTCTAATGATTTTGCTGTTGTTTTTAAATCTACTATAGTTATTGTCTTTGCTTCATCATCTATTATATATTTATCTATTATACCTTTTAATCCAAATTTAAAATCATTTAACTTACATTCTAATTTTTTCTCATTGTATACTTGAATAGTATCCATTTCAAAATCAGTGGCTTCTTGCATCAGTAACTTAGTTACATCATCATTAGCCCGGATTATAACAACACGATCCATACAACGTGCAAATGTATCTGCATCAATTATAGTTTTACCTGTTGTTTGTAAAAATTTAAAATACTCTTCACTCTCTTCTGTTATTATCTTATCTAATCTTTTTTGGTCTTCCTTAAACGATTGATACAAGTTCTCTTCTTTCAGAGCTTCTAGTATCTGATCATCTAAATCTTTTAACTTCATATAATTATTTGGGTCAACAATTCTACTGCTGACAATTCTTAATATTTTTTTGACTGAATCTGTAGGCATCTTTAACGGTGACATAACAAATTCTTCATCAAACCGATCTGGTTCTAATAGTAACAGGTGTATTAACTTACCTTCTATCAGATGTTTTTCCATCTTGGTTTCCCTTTCTTTAAGGATATAATCTTTATAAAAAAGTTTGGGTGAAAATAACAACCTGTTCAAGGAAGAGTAACTGAAGTTAAACTCTCCCTTGTAAAACAGATCTTCTTTAATTTTATCTTGCATAATCATGTGATTCAATATATTCATCAACTAAAGCTTCTAAATCTTCAATTCTATCAGGTAATTCATCTTTCATTTTTGCTTTAAGTTCCGGTTTTAATTGGATACTCTCAGGACTGATGCTAAAATTATTTTTACCATCAATACCATATTGAGAAGATAATACATCATCATACATTCTTCTAGAAATTTCTTTCCAAGCGTATTCAGTTAATGCATCATCTTTAATTAATGCTTCAATCATGTAATTATAACTATGACACCAATTCCAACCATTCATATCAATATAGTTTTGAAACTTTTTCCTCACGGATTTAAAGTTAACACTATTCCATATACCAGCATCTTTCATAGAGTCACTCATAAATGCAAATAATAAAGCTAAGTATGTATGAGATTCTTTAATATTACAATTAGCAATCATTGCTAATGCTAAATTCATATTCTCTTTATCTCTATTACCTTCCCAACCACAACCACTTTCAGTTTTATGCCAACCAAGCATAGTTTTAAGTTGTACATACATTTCTTTAGTTAATATTTCAGAATCTTCTGTAGCAAGATCATTAATATTAGTATCCCAAACAAGTTTAGAAAGATTAGTTTGTATATTATTCCACTGATCTAATGATTCAATGTAATAATGATAACAACTACTATCTCCCATATTTCTTGCTTTTTCTGTCATTTTAGAATATCTATCAATATTGCTAACATTATCATAAGAATATGAACTAAACCATTCTGATTCAAGTACAACATAAGCATCTTCAGGTATCTTATTTAACATTTCTACAATTTCTTCATAAAGATCTTCTTCCATACAATCATTGTAAATTTGTGCCCAAGAACCTACATCTACAGGATCTACTGATGACAACCATTTAGTAGTAAATAATCCATCAAAATACTTTTCAGATACAATACCATAATCTGCTTGATCAAAATCTCTTTTCAATTTAAGATCAAACTTTTCTTGTAGTATTTTTACTTTATCTCTTGATAAACTAAGTCTAGGAAATCTATACAATGAATTAGCATTTTTAAGATCATCAGATGTAATACTTCCAATATTTTTCATAATATTTTTAATAACTTCTCTATCATTTGATGCCATATGAGAACGTCCATAACCACTATTACTAGCTGATTCTATAAAATGACCCAATTGTTTTACTTTAACGCTGCCATTTTGCATCATTAAAGTATTATTTACTTTTTCTAATTTATTTGGGTCAATATCAATTAACCATAATTGTTTTAAATCTTTCATTTTTTAACTTTTAAATATTTTCTATATTCCTCTTTAACTTGTACTTTAAAGGTGTATAGTTCTCTATTATTAATACTAATTTCTTTACGAACAATAGGTTCAAGATACCTAAATGATTCTGAATCAAGACAATCTTCTTCTTCAAGATACTTAATCATTTCTTCAGCAGTCTTATGGTTAAATGAATTAAAGTCAGATTTTTGCATCCAATAATTTAAATCTTTATCTCTATTAAATCTATACATATAACCACTAACTTCATGTGCTAATTGCCATATAAGATGCTTTTTCTTTCTATAGTCAATAGCAGGCATCATCTTTTTAACCATTTCATTTTCTTCAGCACCACCACTCTTAATCATTCTAACAAGATCATCCATTAGTTGTTCATCAATAACCGTTTTATTTGCTGACTCATTCAAACATGTTTCAGCATATATAACAGGTATTTGTTCATGTCTAATACGATATGCAATCTGAATAGCTAATGGTGTAAATACATATTTTTCATATAAATCAGCATCATAATCCAAACTATTTCTACTATATGTCTCAGCCATTTTACTATCAAATACAATTTGAATATTAGGATCAACATTTGGTTCATCTTGTTTATCTGCTAAATTCAAACTTGCACTAATATCCATAGCTTCATAGTTATGTACTTTAAATAACATACTATTAGTTCTAATTGACTCACCATCAGTATGATATTGACCATAATTATCATGAGTTACAAAGAAATCAGCTGCATTCCAATCATTTGTTACAGTAATCTTATGCTCTCTTAATGCTTCCTTTAGTCTAGGTAATGATACTGGGCATCCAGGAAACACAAAAGCTTTTTTATATTGAGTTAGATCTACTATATCTATCTCATCATTAAAATATCTTTGAAATACTTTGTAAGTGTTATTTAAGTCACAAAATACGGCTTGACCCATATCAAAACTTTGTCTAGATAAAGCAACCTGATATACAGGCTGCCCATCTAAACCAAAGTCTTCTAATTGTTCCTTAATAGCACCCAAAGTACAATTATAAACTTTTGCCATCTTATTTCATTGTCATTTTGATGATTTCTGGATTCATCATCATCTTGTTAAACTTAGTTTTATTACCGTTGAAAATAGTTCTAACAATAAGATATTTCAGATCATTAGCAAATACATCTTTAGTACATAATGCTATCAATCTTTCATTTATCTTTGGTGTTACAGTATTTTCATTAGCATAAACAACTGAATAGTTAGCTAACCTTGTTGCAAGAGTAGATGCAATATCTGCTCTATATGTGTCACCTTTTCCTAGAACACTATTTAAT